CCGGACATCGACCGGTGGTACGTCGAGAAGGTCCTTCCGAGCGTCGTAGACGGGACCCGAAGTATCCTCACCGAGAGGACTCCAAAGGGAGAGATCCTCGGCGTCGCGATCACGAAGAACGGAGCCCACTCGAAGCTCTGCCACTTCTCGGTCGCCGAGGAGGCTCGCGGTTCTGGGGTCGGGGAGACCCTCCTTCGAAGAGCCGTGGAGGCGATGACCTCGGGAGGAGCCCGAGACATCCACCTCACGATCGGAGAAGAGGCCGCCTCTCAGTACAAGGGCTTCTTCACTCGGTATGGGTTCGAGGAGAAGGGTCACGCGGGCTCTCGCTATCGTCGTGGGGTCGACGAGCTGGTCTGGAGAGTGAACCCGGAGACTCTTCTCCACCGCCTCGGCTAGTGTCTGGAGTTCTCTACGAACAATTCGTTCAAGAGGACCACATCCCCGTTCGCTCGAAGAAGCTGAACGGAACCTCCCTGGCTCACCTCGGAAGCCAACGTATGAGCCATGGAGAGGACGCGACCGAACATCTCCAAATCGGTCTTCACCTTCAAGCAGTCGCGAAGGTAAAGCATCTTCTTCCTGGCGGAAGCGGACAGCCGGAAGTTCACTTCCAATTCTGATTCTTCGTCCATAGGCTCGTTACGCCTAGAGTTTCCGGACGCGGGCGTACTGAAGGTTCCGGGCCATCGCCGACCAATGACGGAGGAGATGCTCCTCGGCTTGACCCTTGAGGCTAGGATCGAACGAGACGATGTAGGCGCACTTCGCCTCGTTTCGAGTCGCGAAAACCCCGAAGTCCGGGTGGAGGACCCAATCGAAGGTCGTAGCTCCGCCGTCGTAGGCGGTCGCTCGCTTCCTAGGGACGCGCTTTTCTACGATCCACATCAATTGGACGCGCTGGGCGGCAGTCCCCGAGGAAGGACTCCGCGAGCACGCCCCTCGTACTGGGGCATGATGTCGGGGAGCTTCTCGCAGAACCCGTCTTCACACCCGTGGGCGCAGCAGTCGTCGCACGCAGGACTCGTCTGGGCGTCGTTGTCATAGCACCCGATACAGACGGCCCTACGAGCTTCCGGACAGTGAGCGCAGTAGAGTGGCGTCGTCAGCGCCATCTCCTTGAAGGCTTCTTGTCGCCCCGAGTCCAAAGCCTCGGCGACCGCCTCCATCAAGTCCTCGGGGAACTGAGCCTCTTTCAAAAGAGCCTCGAAGTGCTTCTCGAACTTCTCCTGATTCGTGGACTCGCTGGTGTCCTCTCTCGTGAGTCGAAACGCTTCGCGACTGAGATCGATCAGGTCCGAGATCATCTTCCGTTCTTACCCTTCCCCAGCGTAAGTAGCGAGGGATGCCTTACCAGAAACCGGGTGTGACGCTCATTCCGATCGCTCGGAACCGAAAACTCGCCCCGGTTCGAGAGACCCGAGCTTCGGCGGGATGGATGAGGTTCGAGGCTCTCGGACCTTACGTCTCCGCTACATACGTCAGCATCCAGAGCACATGTAGAGACACCTGTCGGTTCAAGAACGGGAACGGGTGCTTCGCCGAAGCCGGGTACATGGGCCCCCTCGTCCGTCAGCTGGACCGAGCCTCGGAAGATCTGGAGCCCTCGGAGGTCTCGGCGAACGAGGCCGCCCTCTTGGACGAGTTCGGCCCGGTCCCCCAGGACGGCGGGAAGTACGGGAAGTCCGGGCGGGACCTCCGCCTCCATATCAGCGGGGACGCCTTCGACGAAAAGAGCGCTTCCCTCCTCGCCGGAGCCGCTAGGAGGTGGCGGGAGCGCGGGGGCGGGGTCGTCTGGGCCTATACCCACTCCTGGGCTTCTATCCCGATCTCGGCCTGGGGAGACATCCAGGTCCTGGCCTCCTGCGAGACTCCCTCCGACGTCGCCCGGGCTCGGGGGCTCGGGTACGCCCCGGCCCTCGTCGTCCGGGACTTCAACGGGGCCCGTCGGGCGTATCCGGTCCCGGAGATCGAAGGGAGAGTAATCCCCTGTCCGGCGGAGACTCACGATACGACTTGCGTCCAATGCCGGCTCTGCTTCGATGTCGAGAACCTTCGGAAGCGGAAGTTCGTGATCGGCTTCTCCGCTCACGGTCGGGATGACGAGAAAGCTCGACGGCGCCTCCCCATCTTGAACTCTCTCTTCGGGAACATCTCATGATCGCCAGAAAGAAGATCCCGTGTCTCTGCACCTCCTGCGGGAAGGAAGGACAGGGAGATCCAATCTTGGACATGAACGGGGACGTCATGGCGATCGGGTACCCTCCCTACTGGAAGATCCTCCGGAAGGGTTGGGATCCCCTCCCGTCGAACCTTCAGGAGAAAGAGGGGGAACGCTTCCCCGTCTGCCCCGACTGCGTTCCTCCGGGGACCGTATGACGGTCTGCGTCTATGCCGGGACCTTCGACCCGTTCACCCGCGGCCACTTCAGCGTCGTCCTTCAGGGGTGCCGCCTCTTCTCTCACGTTCGGATCCTCGTCGCGAACAACCCCGCGAAGGTGACGACCTTCACCCACGTCGAGCGAGTGGAGCTGATCAAGAGCTACATCTCCAAGATGCCTCACGTCTCGGTAGACTCGACCTCGGACTACGTCGTCCGCTACGCCGAGGGGATCGGAGCTTCGGTCCTGATCCGCGGAATCCGGAACGAGACCGACGCGAAGGATGAGATGGCCCTCGCCGTCGAGAACTCGAAGCTCTGCCCTCGGGTCCAGACGGTCCTCCTCCCGGCTGATCTCGCCGTTTCGGACGTCAGCAGCACCGCAATCAAGAAGAAGATCGAGACCGCCGCGGACTACGCGGAGATGAAAGACCTCCTCACGGTCGAAACCTATCTCGCTCTGATCAACCATCGCGAGCGAGTCGCCGAGATGCGCAGCCGAGGTCACCTCAAATGAGTCTCTCTGAAAAACTGAAGCCACTCTACCACAAAGGATTCACGACTCGCTTCGAGGTCGACGAGAGGGAACTTCGACCTCGAATCCGAATTATCGTCTCCTTCCCGAACAACAAGGAGTGGTTCGACGAGTGGATCTGCTACCACCACGGGGAAAGCACGGAGCCCGAATACATCCTGAACGCCGTTAGGTTCCGGATCGACGCGATGATCGACCAAGCCCGCCGTATCGTCGAAACGGCCGACGCTTCCGTCATCCCCGACCTATTCAATTTCTGAACCATGAAGTACGTCCGAACCCGCGAGCACCACTACGGCACCTTCCACCCCAACTTCCCGAAGTTCACCGTCGGAGCGAGGGTGAAGGTCGTGCTGGGGAAGTACGATCGAGAGTTCGAGGCCGAAGTCTGCGGTCCGATCCGTCGGTCGGAGATCGGTTCGGGGAAGATGGTCTACGCGTGGAGCGTCTTGGTGAGGGTAGAGGGCGAGAAGGAACTCCGAGAGATCGACCCCCAAAGGGTCACCTCAGTTCTTTTCACCCCGCCCATCCCGAAAAAGCGTAAAGTAGCTCCGTGATCGTTACGAGCCCGCGCTGGAAGGACGAGGAGCTGAAGCCGGAGGACGCCTTGCGTCAGGCGATCGGCTATTCTCTCATCACCAGCATCCATCGGAACGGGCCTCGTGGGATTCCCGGACAGATCATCGGTCGGATGCCGGAGAGAGTGCGTAAGGCGCTCTCCGAGCTTCGTTCTGAAGACATCCAGGACGTTCGCGCCTTCGACACCCAGAACTTCGGATGACGAAGCTCTAGCCGAGCTTCCGGTCTGATTTGTAGTGACGTTCGGTCGCTATGTCTTCTGGTTGAGGGACGAACATGGACAAGAACTGTTCCTGCGGGCGTGAGCTAGCCTTTGGTGAAGAGAAGATCGACGCAGAGGGTGGTCGTCGGATCGCGGCCAATTGCCCATGCGGGATTCTCTACGTCCGCGAGATGAGGCCAGCTCGTATCGAGTTCATCTCCATGACCTTCCACATCGATTCGAAGACGAAGGACGGGCTTACGGCCTTCGACATCTCAATGGAGCCTCGTAAATAACCTGTAATACGAGCGCATCGACCCCATCATTTCGAGTGGGCATTTACGAATATTTCAGGATACGGAGGATGTCATGGAAAGCGTGATCGTAGAGATTCGAGCTGGAGAAGGCGGAGATGACGCGAAGCTTCTGGTGAAGGAGCAGTTCGTTGTGTATGTGCGCCTGATCGAGCGGAGGGGTCTTTGACTGCTTCATCGTAGACGAGCGCCCCGGCTTCCTCTCGTTCCAAGTGAGCGGGAAGGTGGCACGCTCGACCTTCTCTCAGGAATCCGGAGGGCACCGCTGGCAGCGCGTACCTCCGAACGAGAAGAGGGGACGAGTCCAGACCTCGACCGTCACTGTAGCGGTCCTCGACGAACCGAAGGAGTCGGAGCTTCGGATCGAGGAGAGAGACATCGAGTGGCAGACCTGTCGCGGTAGCGGAGCCGGTGGTCAGCACCGGAACGTCACCAACTCGGCCGTCCAGATGACCCACCTCCCTACCGGGATCCGAGTCCGCGTCGAGAACGAGCGCTCCCAGCACCAGAACCGAGAGACAGCCCTCCGGGTCCTACGAGCCCGCGTACACGAAGCGCGGACGTCGGCGGCTACCTCGGCTCGGGAAGACTCCCGACGGGCGCAGGTGGGCTCGGGGATGCGAGGGGACAAGGTCCGGACGATCCGCGCTCAGGACGGCCAAGTCACGGACCACCGACCGAACGGCGGTCAGATCCGGTACAAGGACTACATCCGCGGGAACTGGGAAGGCCTTCTGAGATAAGGAATCAGGGCGTAGTCCCCACCCAGCCGCAGTACTGAGGGTAGATCGCGGCTGCCATGGCCGGCCCCTCGCTCGCGTTTGGGTGTAGACCGTCCGACTTCGCCAACGTCATCCCAGCGAACGTATGGTCTGCGATCACATTCTGACCGCCGCTGACCGCCGTCGCGATCACGCCGGGGAGGTAATTTGCGTTCCAGTCAAGCACTTGAGCCGTAATCGGCGCACTCGCCGAGTACTGGAGCAGGTCCATCGCGATGACCTTGGCTTGCGGCATCTTGCTCTTGATGTCCGCCAACAAGGCTGCGTATCTCACGGCCAGCTGAGCGTTCGTCTGGCCGTCGCTCACTATGTCATTGATGCCGATCAGAAGCGGAATGACGTCCGGGACGAAACGAGTACCGAACGCATACGTCGCCGAATCGAGATTCGCCTGTAGCGTGACGGTCGTTAGGCCACCACCGGCCAAACAACGATCTCTCGCGAAGGGTGTGAACGCTGGCTTCAGCGGTCCGACAGGACGAAACGGAGCGCCTCCGTCGGGCCGCGCGTCGATTGTGGCTTGAGTAAGACCGCGCCACTGAGCGATGTTGCCGGCTTGGGCGGTAATCGAATCGCCCATGAAGCAGACTTCTTTCGCCCCAGCGTAGCTGCTCGTCCCCCACTTCGTAGCGACGTACGCCTTAGCCTGAGATAGCTCCGTAGGAGAGGGCGCCGTCTTGCGCATGAAGATACAACCGAGCGCGACGTTAGCGCAAACCGTGCCGGTGTATCCTGCACCGACGAAACCCGTGTTGGTCAGCGCTGAGAGTACAGATGGCGTGCCAGTGTGTTCCTTATCGTTGTCGACGCTGACGTAGGCTACGCCGCCGACGATACGGCAATGCACAGCGTACGATCGACCGTCTGCGTAGAGCGGGGCGAAGCCGGTAATGCCATAGGGCGTCGAGCCCGTACCGAGGTCGGCGCCAGACTGAGTCACCTGAACCATGTACGGTGCGGCGCTGCCGGCGCTAACGATGCCGGGGGAGCTGTAGTACGAGGTCGGGGTGGGGTCGGCGGGAAGCGCGACCGGCGTCACGACGACGATCCACCAACCCTCTGTAGTGGTTACGACAGAGGAGGCAGCGGAGCCGACATCGCTATCGGAAACGCCCGCTTCGCCGATATCCCCTCTTGGGTTGCGGCGGCTTGAAGGACTGACCCATGGGTTTTCGAGCTTCTCAGGCGGGAGGGAGGTCCAGAGGACTAGCGTCTCTGGATATCCTCAATCCTCAGCGTCTTCAAGATGAGCGTGGTATCACTATCAGCTCATGGCCCAATAACGGTAGTGCGGGCGGATCTAGCGCTCAGGGAACTGCGGCCAACCAGCCCACCGTCACTACTATCGGCGGCAAGGCTGCGCTCCTTTTCGACGGCAGCAACGACGTACTGGCCGACTCGTTCGCTCGGCTGAGACGGGTGGATCTGATCGCCCAGGAAGGTGATGAACGGGGAGATGTCGGCGGGGGTCGTACTACGAACGGCCTTGAACCCGGCGTTGTGGAGAGCCGTAACGATAGCCGGGTGACCCGCGTTGACCGCCGCGAAAGTAGCCGCGTTGGGGGAACCCGGGCAGATGTACAGGTCGTCTACGACGAACAGGGCCGTCGGGAAGAGGGCCGCCAGAGCCAACATGAAGGTCTGTTTGTCGGCGAGAACCGTCGCTGCTGAGTGACCGCTGACGATGACGTCATTCGTACCGATGTTGACGATGATCACCAGCTTGCGGCGACCAACGGACCAGTCTCCCGGAAGGGCGCCCCACGAAGACCCGCTGAGGTACGTCGTGAGAGAAGAGATCGCGTTGCCGTTGTGGGCGAAGCACAGGTCCTGAGGGAAAGCGATCGCCGCCTCCGAAAGGGGTCCCACGGCATTGTAGATACGACCCGACACGGGTCCAGCGTCGAAGAGACCCTGGAGGTACTTCCTCCACTGGGCGATGTTGGCGGTACCCGAGCCGCCCGACGTGATCGAGTCTCCCCACCACATGAAGTCCACGGCGGAGGGGGTCGATACCGTCACGGACGGGATACCGATGGGTCCGATCCCGCGAGGATCCACCCGGCAATCGGCCTCATTCCCCGAACTTCCGTAGACGCCTCCGAGACCGATGTTCGTAGCGGTCCAGGTCCACGGAGTTCCGGCGCTACCCGCGACTCCATTGACGCTTACGATCGCCGTAGCGGGATTCCAAGCAACCACCCCTAGGAGAGCGTGGAACGTGAAGACGAGGTACCCGCTGGCCGCCTTCACGGTTCCGCCCTGAACGGCCTCGATTCGAACGCCCGTCCCGTCGTGTCGGAAACGGATACCGTTGTTCGCGTCGTCGAACGTGACGAGCCAACGGATATCCCCGCTGAACATCTCAGTAGAGGCGAAGTTCGGAGAGACCTGGTAGAACTGAGCGGCCTTCGAGAGAATCAGGGGGTTGAAGGTAGAGACCGGCGCGACGTCTCGTCCTCGCGGATGACCCGCGGTCCCGTATTGGTTGGTGTTGCGGATCGCGCTCGTGGGATAGTTCCCCGGCTCGCTGCTCACGAAGTCGTAGACGCCGTCTCGAACGCCTGCGGTGAGACCACCGTGCCCACTCAGGTCATCGTTCTCCGAGAGCATCATCTGGGACTCGCCGCCGTTCGCGGCTACGCGAACCCGGTAACGACGCCACGTCTCGGTAAGGACGGTTTCACCCTGGCTGGTCTGATTCCCCGCGGGACCGCCGGTGTACAGATTGATACAGGCCGGACCCGTACCTCCGATACTAGCTCTCGCCCAGGCGCTTCCAGCCATTGGGGCGCTGAGAGCCGCCACGTTTACGTTCTGGCGCCAACGGAGAGTCGCGTCCCCAGCAGTCTGAACGCGAGTAGCCTTTCGACCATCCGGGCCTTCCACGTAAGAGCCCGTGACCGTAACGCCACCTTGGTTCGACCAAGGCGATAGAGTGATGTCACGGGAGTGACCCGTTTGACTGGTCGTACCGCGTTCGAGGAGTAGCATCTTCCCTGCCCCGTCGTTCCGGTCTTCATACCGGGGAACGTTGGACGCGGCGAAGTCCATGAACGAAGTGGACACGCCCGTAGAAGGCGAGGTCGTCAGGAACGTACCCTCAGTGGTACGTGTGAAGGGGATCTGAGAGAAATCCACGAACGGTGTCGGGGTCGACGCCCGTCCTCCACTAATGGCTGCTCTGAAAGGCATCTAGTCCCCTCTGACAGCTTGAAAGAGTTTCCGGGGGGGTGCCATACCCCATACGGGCCTCTATAAGGAAATCAGACGGATCACAGTACCCAAATTGTCGCAGCGAATGTCCCGATCGTATCTTCTCCTGAGAAGACGGTCGTAAGCGTCACTTCCACACGAGGAGTTGAGAGACCTTCTCCGCTGAAGACCGTAGCGGCGACCGTTGTACCCGCTGAATCGAAGATGGGAGGGCTCGTAACCTGATATGGCTTCGAGGTGTCGTAGAGCATCCCGTTCGGGAGAGTGAAGACGAACTCCCCGACTCCACCTTTCCCTCCAGTCAAGGTGAGGGCAACAACGCCCGAGATCGTCAGATACTTGCCGACCTGGAGGTAGCTCCACAACTCGACCGGATCGAGCGCGGAAACGACTCCGCTGGCGCCGGAGAGAACGGGCGTGTACGTACCGGCCGTAGCCCCGCCCTCGTCCACCCCGAGGGCGCCGATCGCAGCCCGAGCGCTCTGTTGAGTCGCACCGATAGCCTGAAAGAGTTTCCGAGGTGGCGCCATGGGTATGACCCCGGCGCCCCATAAACCCGCTAACGTCGCTCCCCCGACTCCTCGATCTGAGTCTCGGCCCAATCGAAGATCTGAGTCAGGAGGTCCCCGAACCCCATTCTCTCTGCCGCTCGGGCGAGAGCTTCCGCGTTCTTCTCGGACTGCTTTTCGTTCTCCTCAGGGGTACGAGCGTACAGAAGAGCGAGTCGGGTCAACAGGAACCGGTCTTCGGCCGAGAGATGATCCCTCATTCTCCTCTCGAACTCTTCGGTGTCTCTGGCCACGATCAGGACTCTCCCTCTGGAGGCTTCTTGAACCTCAGGCTCGCCTGGCGTTCGTTTTCGAGTCGGACCAGCTCCTCGTAGCGCTTCCCCCCGATCCACTCCTCCTTGATCTCGGTCACGTAGACCTCGGAAGGCGGCGGAGGAATCGAGCCGTTCCCGTCCCGACGATCCTCGTCGTCTCGTCGCGGAGGCGGTTCTCGAAGAGCGCCCCAAAGGGCCCGAAGAAACGACCGGATCATGCCCTGGCCCGGGCCTCGGCGCGCATGTTATCCAGAAGGGCGCGTCCGAGCGGGTCTTTCACTTCCCCACTTCGAGCGTCGATCCGGCCGAGGGGTCCGGTGACTTCCACACGCGGCTTCCCGTCCCGACAGTCATGGCACAGGAAGCTCTTCTTCGGATGGCTCATCCCGCGAGCTACCTTCACGTGTCCGCACTCTCCCGTGATGGTGTGTACGTACGTACAGCTCCACGAGTAGCTCCGACCTCGAATCGAAGAGCGCTCCTCGCAGGTGGAGACGATACGGACGATCTTGACGTAACCGGGTGGGATGGGTCGTTCGGCCATGAGCGACTTACTCCCTTGGGCTACCGTGAATTCGAACGAGATGGACCGCCAAAAAGAAGGCCATCGACGAGAACGAAAGGGCCGCCCCAGCGAGCCTTACCCAATCCGGGAGTCCGGGAGGAATCATGGGGATCGACCCCAAGACCATCCCATACACCGCCGGAGTCAGATCTCGTTCACCCTTCATCACCGTTGTCCTCGGGGACTACCTCCGCGAAAGGCAGCGTGACTTGACGCGCCCGAGCTTCCTTCTTCTTCCGATCGATACTGTCCCGAACCGCTTCCCATCGACCCGACGCCTCGCTGTAGCGAGAGCCGAGGATCAGTCGGCGGATCGCGCTCGACAACATCAGCATCTCCTGCTCCTGGGTCGTAGGCTCTAGGAGACGTTCCGGAGCCTCGACGACCTCGCGGATGGCCGTTCCCTCGGCCCAGAGCAATCCCCAGCCTTCGGGAAGGTCCTCGGGGCGGATAAGCTCGGGCGGGGTGAGGTACCACCGCTTCCGTCCCATCGCGTACCCGGGATGGATGAAGGAGAGCTTCGTCCGGTCCCGGAAGAAGTCCGAGCGAGAGACCTTCACCTCGACGAGTCTCGAAGCTCCGTAGAACCATCCGATGGCGTCTGGGGCGGAGCCTGCGGCTGTCGCCATCTCCGCGAAGATGGGTCTACACCTCTGCTTATACTTCAACCAACGAGCAGCCCGATCGACCAGCTTGTCGTGAAGGTTCTCAGGACGTTTTCTCATTGACTAGGTCCAAGGCCGAAGGAGTCTCGGGGTCCATCTGGTTCCCGAAGCGGTCCCAGAACCGTACCGGAGCCCCTCGGGCGAAGAGTTCGATCCTCCGATGATGGGGGCCGTAGAGGCGGTCGATTCGCCTCCGAACCTCTTCCGGTTTCTCGCTGTGCTTCCTCCTCGGAGCTAGGACCGATTGAGCGACCTTCTCGTCCAGGACAGGCAGAGGGCGCCCCTTCCGCATCGGAGAGCCTACGAGGACCAGCTCCGCGGTCGGCTTCACGATCGAGGGTCGAGGTCCCTGGGCGCCGATAATCCCGCCGTCCCTTCGGGTCTTCGTCCAGATGAAGCTGACGCCTCGGAAGTAGAGATCCCACGCTCGAAAGAGATCGATCGCCGCGTCGAGTCGCGGGCAGGTCCCCCACATGAAGAGGACCGAGCGCTTCTTCATCTTCTTCCGTACCGGGAGCTTCGCGAGGGCCTCGTCATCCATCTGGATGTAGTGCTTCCCGGCGGCGGCGTCCTTGTTCGGGTCGCCGTAGTAGAGCCAGGGAGGATCCGCGTAGACGATCTCGTAGGTGTCGTCTGGGATCTCCTCGAAGCGCTCGAAGTCCATCCTAGCGGTTTCGGAGGAGCCACTCCACGAACGCCTCGTTCGTGAGGGCGTCTCTTCGACGGGATTGGATAGTCGACACGACCAGGGAGGGTTCGAGGCCTGTCTGGATGAGGTACTCCGCTACAGCGAGAGCCGAACGATTCCGGCCTTCGCGACAGGTCACGAGGATCGTCTTCCCGTGTTCCCGAGTGAAGGCGATCGCCTTCACGGCTCTTTGTAGTTCTTCGGCCTGGAAGTTCACCTGGTCGGTGTCGTAGAGGTCCACCCCATAGACGCGCTTCCCGTCCACGTACTGGACCTCTCGGTCGTCGCCGTGATCTACGTAGTTCAACTCTGCCGCGACGTTCATGAGGACGTCGAAAGGAGCGAGAGACTCCCCGTATGCGAGTAGACCGCCGATGGCTATCCCATCAGCGACGAAGTTGTACGGGGCCTTCTCCACCTCACTCATGGCGAGAAACGAGCCTTCGGGAACTTCTTCCGCAAGCCCTTCGAGCGCGCCTTGAACTGGGTCTCCTCGGCCTTCCTCCCTTCCGGGGTCTGAAGGTACTCGTAGCGCTCTTCCCACTCGGGGTGCTTCCGCCACTTGCACGTATCGATCGGACAGAGGAGCACCTGTTCGTAGGTGAGCGTAGGCCCCAGCTCGACGAGATACCGATGGACGCGATCGAGGGCCGCGTGGGCGCGGAGAACCTCTTCCTCGGCCTTGGCCAGTTTGGACTGGACCATGTCAGGCGAGAAGGGTCGAGCCGAACGGCTTCAGGACTTCCGCGAGGGCCTTCTCGCCCTCAGGGGTGACGCGGAAGACGGCCGGATCCTCGATGTCGGCGGCGAGGAACCCCTTCTTCACGAGACGGTGGGTGATCTTCTGATCCTCCCCGGTCCACTCGGTCGCGATCGTCCGTGGCGACAACGCCAAGATCCCGATCTCCACAGGCTTCAAGTTCACTAGTGACCCCTCTCCTCAGGTTCTCTTTCGGCGGGCGCACCACGCGCCTACCGAGGCTTCAGGTCCCGTATCGGTCGCGACGGGGGCGCGGGTTGATGCTGACGGAAACTCGCTTCTTCGATCCGGGGATCTTCCGGAACTGAACAGCCTTCATCGGCACCCACACCGGGGTGTCGTGGTTGTTGAGGATGAAGCCGGGCTCGCCCTTCGACCCGAGCGCGTATTCGTGGCCGGTGTTGACCCCGTCCTTCCACCTCACGTCGACCCGATCGCCGACGGCACAGTGCTCCCCGGCGTGCTTCCCATCGATCCAAGGCCTCAGTACGGTCATGGTACTTCCTTACCCTCCTGAGGCTTCGAGACGGGTTCGTACGAGTAGGAGGTCTTCGTGACGGTGACCCGTTCGGAGTGGTACTTGCTGGAGAGCCTTCTCGCAGCGCGGTCCTCGCAATCGGAGGAAGCGTACACGTCCGGGGTCTCGATCTTGCTTTCGCGGTCCGTGACGTAGAGCGTCACCCACCCTGTAGGAAGGATAGCTCGCCCGAGAGGTCCGATGACCTGACGCGTCTGATCCCCGCACCCGAAGCACTCGACCCAGAGGACGGGATGGGGCTTCGGTTCGAACTGAGGTGGCCTCGGCACCAGTTTTCGCGCCCGGGCTCGCGGGCGCGGCTTCTTCTCTTTCGGCTCTTTCGGCTCGCTCATCTCCGCGCCTCGTTCAGGAAGGTGGTTGGATCCAAGAGTCCTTTCGGACGAGGCATTCCGAGCCTCCACCAGACGGGGTCCATCGGCTTTTCATAGAGCTCAAGATGAAGCATCGAGGGAAGGTGTCCAGGTATCTCGGACCGAGCCTCGGTCGGAAGAACCCGTTGAACCGTACCGATAACCTCTCCGGCTTCGACCTGCTCTCCGGGTCGAACCTTCGCTCTCACTTCCCCGTACAGGACAACCCCCGACCGCCCGTTCACTAGAACTGCGCTCGTAGGAAGCCACCAGGGAGACTCCGCCTCGGGGCCGGTAAAGGCGAGGACGGCTATGGTCACCCCGTCCTCGACCGCTCGAACCGGAGCCTTCTCCGGGGCGTATAGGTCGACGCCGCTGTGGACGTCATGCTTCCGAACGGCCCCGAAGGCTCCTGGGTGGGGGGCGATCGGAACCTCCGGGTAGTGGAACAGGAGGGGCCAGAGCCACATGACTCAGAGTCCGAGCTTCCGAAGCTCGCGCGAGTTCATCTGCTTCGCCTTCGTCGCGTAGACGTTCCCGTCTCCGTAGAGAGCGCGATTCTCGGCGCTCCCTCCGAGCTGGGTCCCGAAGTAGGTCCGGTACTCGTTCATCATCCTGACGTAGGTTCCGCGAAACACGTCCAGAACCGCCGGGTACTCCCAGACCTTCTTCTTCAAGACCGGGTCGAGACGTTCGACCTTCTGGTTCGGGATCGGAGCCAAGACGACTTCGTACCAGGCTTCCCCAACCTCTTTTCCCGTGATGCGATCTTCGAGCTTCTTCAGGACCGCCATCCGCTTCGAGTCGATTCGGATCCGCGTCACCTTCGGCTTCGTCTTCGCCCGACGACGAGCCCGGACCTTCTTCAAGATCCCACTCTTCGGACAGACGTACATCTCCCCCGGACTCATCTCGAACTTCGAATCGAACCGGCTCGTGGTGGACTCGAAGACCTTCCCGTCTTCCTCGATCCGGACGTTCTTCTTCACGTACTGGAAGAGGTGCTCGGTGATGTGGCGTTGGACGACGTTGTCCATCGAGATGTTCTTCCGGATCTCGGAGTACACCTTGTCCCACGGTCGCCCGACCTGAGACAGGAGGTACTTCTTCAACGGAGAGAGATTCTCGTTCAGGTTCTTCCGATCGGTCCGCGTCTTCGGGTTGATCCCTTCCCGCAACGGAGCGGTCTCGATCGACCCTCGTCGACCGACCCTGTCCCTCTTCCCCCCGAGGCGGGGCCGTTCCACAAGAACCTTGTCCATGTCCGAGCGCATCTGTCTTCCCTTGGCCTGGACCTTACGCTTCTTGGACCAAGAACGAAAGAGGCTACGCTCGGGTCACTTCCCCGGGGTCGCCAGCGCAGTTTCGAAGAGGGCGATCACGACCTTCAGATCGTCCGTGTTGAGGGCGTAGGTCTCGGACTTCTTCCCGTCCGGCTGGGTGACCGACACCCCCACCCCGGTGTCTCCGGCGCGCTCGACCATGACACGGCAACCGGCGTTCGTCTTCATCTCTCCGACCTTCATCGTTCCTCCTCGTTTTCTTCTGTCAGTTCGCGGATGAAGCGTTCGTGCTCATCCCGCTCCCGAAGGACCTCACGGGGATGGTCGGCTCGCCAACGGCGAACTCCCTCTTCCCGAACCCAGTTGGAATCCGGGGAGCACCCCCCGAATCTCTCTCGACACTCGTGCATGTACATCACGAGATCGAAGATCAGCTCTTCTCGGCGCTGGTAGTCCTCCAGAAGCGCGTCGTTGCACACTTCCGGAGCCGGCCAGGGAGGCGAGGTCTGGGCATGAAGGTCCGAACAGAACGTCCAGACCAACACGACCCCGAGAAGAAAGCGCCCGCTCACTCAGAGACCTCGGCCTCGCGGACGAGCTTCCGATAGGTGAGCGAGATTCGCCCGTCGCACTTACGATCGTGCTTCGGGATCCGGTGCTGGTGATCGTTCTGGTACCCGCCGGGCATGATGAAGAGCGAACCCTTCGTCATGAGGTACTTGTCGGAGTCCGGGGTATCCCCCTTGTACCCCTTCTCCTTCACCCAGATGTACCGCTCGGCCCCGAAGGCGAGAACGGCGATCGGGTGATCGAGGTCCTGCTCCGGGGAGTCGTCCGCGTGCCAGCCGAGGTGCTGACGCTCGTCCTTGTAGTAGTTGAGGACGACGACGTTGTACGAGGTCTTGAACTCCTCGTTCAACCTCCCCATCAGGGCGAGAAGCGGCGGGGTCATGTCCACGGCGTGGTAGGTGTGCTGCTTGAGGCGCCGCTCGTTGTTGTTGCCGTACGAGTACGTTCGCGGCGCTCCGGGGGCCGACATGAAGCACTCATCCCGCGGGGAATTGCGATTCACCCAGGGCACCTCGTCTCGAAGGACCGGGAAGAGGTCTTCGGAGACGTACTTGGAGATGAAGATCGGGGAACTCATTTCGTCAGACTTCCGTCAGGAGGGATCAGGATCAACGGGTTCGGGCTCTTTCGAGATCGTCGGACCGTCGCCCAAGTTCCCGATCGAAGCTCCTCTACATACTCTTTCGGCGTGGCCATCATGACCAATGTGACCTCTACAATCCAACCGTTCCGTACGAGCGGCCGAGCCGGCTCCCTCATCTGCTTCGCGCCTCGAAGCTCGCAGTGAGCCCTCATGTACTCGATATCGCAGGGGTAAATGTGACGTTCGAGACCGAGACCCGCGGCGATTCCGTCGAATTGTTCGTCCGCTCCCTTACAATCCCCGTGGACGACCAGGTTCCCGTAGCGCGTTCCGATCCGTTCAAGAACACGGCGAACGGAGACCTTCTGGGCCTCCGTCATTCCGGCTCTCGTTCCGGTGAACCCGATCCCGGCCGGCGTCCCGGTCATCCCCTCCGCTCGACGCCCTTCCCCTTCCGGGTACGAGACGCCTCCCCGAGCTTCTTCATCGCCGAGAGCGCGACCTTCTGATCCACCATCTTGGGGTGGACCTTCCGGAAGATCGCGATGTCCGAGAGGACGTGGGTCGCGGATCGAAGAAGAGCGCGCATCTCCGCCGGAGTGAGATCATCAGTCACCAAACGCTCGGCCTTCTGAAACAACATTCAACTTCCTCCTGGGAAAAGGTCTTCAAGGTAGTCGTCGACACGAGAGGCACCCTCCCTCAGTCGACAGGCCGCCTCATCTTCGCATCGAACAGTGACCTGGCCGTTCGTCCGGATAAGGTACCCGCGAAGAGCCTCCACGTGGATGCCGCAGATCGAACACGGCCCCGCGACCTTGTTTCGGGCCGGGCTCTCAGGAATGGGCCGAGGTAGAGGCGGACGTCCCCTCAACACCAAGTCCCGAGCCTCGTCCGATTTCTCCCGAGGGATCCACCAACGACTTCCGTCGTACCGGGCTCCGAGCTTTCGAAGATCTCCCCGAACCGGAAACGTGTTCCCGTAGACCTCGACGTCGTCAGAAGGGATGGGAACCATTCTCGGAGGGTTCTGGATCAGGAAGTCGACCTCAGCGCCCAAGATCTTCTGCCACTCTTGGGAGGAAAGGAAGATGGCTGTTCCGGTGACCTCGATCTCCCCGCCCCTCATCGACATGAATCGGGTCGCCCTGGGGTTGTAGTCCCCCGGCGTTCGGAAGAAGAAAACCTCGCCTTCGAGGCCCATCCATTCTTCCCGAGAGGTTCCCGGCTTCTTCTCGATCAGGAGGTCCAGATCCTTCTTCAGGGCCGGAGCCTCTACGAGAATCACCTCACCCTCTACAGGGATCACAGTCGCCATTCGAGGCCTTTACGCCTACAGGCGAAAGGACCTCAGAGGCTCTTCTTCGTCTCCATGAAGCGGGAAGCGACGCGGATCGAGGCCGTTCGATCGCGGAACGCGTTCAAGACCGAGATCAGTTCGTAGACGTCATCGTACTCTCGGAGCCCGACGATCATCTCAGGCTCGTAGAGGCCGAGAATCTTTTCGCGCTCCTCGTCGGAGCACCCCACGAGGAACTTCGTCTCGTCGGGGACGAGGGTCTCTCCGTCCTCCGACGGCTTCATCTTCAAGAAGCTCTCGATCTTCCCCTCGGGGTCTTCCCCTACGAAGGCGTCGAGCCCCTCCTCGTCCTCCCCAGTGTGACCCACGAAGTAGCCGTAGTCGACCGGGTAGGTGTACTTCTTCACCGAGCCGTCGTCCTGGGGCCACTCCTTCTTGTAGCCCTTCGGACGGTCGATCTCGAAGGTGAACGGTCCCCAGCGCTTCGTATCGAGAGCGACCTTCAGCGCGTGGATCTTTGCGACCCGAACCGAGGCCGCTACTCGGATCGAAGAAGCCATTCTCGAAGCGGAAGCCGACTTCTGACCGGCGTAGAACCAGTCGATGTGGCGTTCGCCCTCCTTCGGAAGCGGGCGTTCCTTCCAGTGGGTACGAAGGCGCTCGAAGGCGTCTCTCTCGGCCTCTTCCGCTTGGAGGCTACCCTCGACCTCATCGATCTCGTTCTGGAGGTAGGTCCCCCACTTGGGGTCGTCAGGGGTGACGATCTTCGGAGAGGCTCGACCGATGTTGAGCGTCTTCATGTCCCCCGATTTCAGACTGGCGAGACGACGCTTCAGCCCTTCGACGATTGGGATCAACTGCTGAGCGAGGTAGTCCGAGACCCCCTTCGGAGAGACCTCGAAGGGCTCGTAGCCGACGCCGAAGCACTTGCCGTGAACCGTCCCCGAACCGGGACGCTTGTACCCGTGGAGGACGAGCTTCCCTCCCGCCAGCTTCACGTTCTGGAAGCACACGGGACAAGACCCAGTCTGATCCCTCGTTCGAGCAGCCGCCGGAATGTGGTCTTCCATCCCCAGGAACTTGATAGCCCGGTCTACCCAATCCGTGTTCTTCGTCAACCACTCGATCGCGATGTGGGTCGGGAAGGGCTTCTTCTGAGGCCCTTCCCTGTCGTAGTGGCGCAACTCCGGAAGGTTGTACTGGCTGGGGAAGAGATCGATCTTCTGACTCCCCAGCTCGATCCGAACGCCGTTCGCCCCGATGGAAGACTCGGTGTCGATGTAGAAGACACCGTTCTTTGGATCGGGAGGAGAAATCTTCGTGACGTAGATCACCCCTACCTTCGGCTTCGAGGGGGGACTCGAAACGTAGAGCGACTTCAGGAACTTCGTGATCGTTTCGGCTTCCTCAGGCGTCTCCGCCATGAGGTGAGACTTCCGGCCTGGGGTGTCTTGAGAGACGAGACCCACGATCGGAGTGATGGAGCCCCCGAACGTCTCCAGGATGGCCGCGATCTGAGGGAGGGAGAAGCTGGCGGTCGCGCCCTTGCGCAACTTCAACATCAGCTCGTTCAGCTTCTCGGGAGTGATCGCAGCCATATCACCAACCCGCTCTCAATAGACGGGAGAACGGTTGGTCAGGCGGGGTGGCGAGTGATGACGCCTCGGGGGATGTCGATCGCCGTGAGAGCGAACCTCCCGCCCTCCTCGTACTTCGCCTTGATCTGACCGAGGACCCCTTCGAGTTCCCTCTGGCGATTCTGGAGGTGAAGTTGGGCGTTCAAGATCCGCTCCTGTGCCAGCTGAGCCGAGACGGAGTCCTCTCGGGCGAGGACGACCTCTACCGAGCCCGGAGGGGGCGTAGGAGCGGTCCCGGGCGCGGGGGCCGGCGCCGCCGTGGCGGCCTGGGGCGTAGGAGCCGCGGGGACGTTCGCCACGACGGTCGCCTTCTCGGGGTTTCCGGTCTTCTTCATGGTCATCTTCCTTACTTCGCAGCCTTCATCTTCGCCGACCAATCGAGGACCGTGTTCCAGTTCTCGTTGAAGCGACGCGTCTGAGCCTCGGGGGAGAGGGCAGCCAACTCGATCGGGATGATTGGGTTAACGTTGATCTCGAAGTTGCACTTCGTCCGGTAGTGGTCGAGACCGTTCGCCTGACGCCATCCGGACGAGAAGTACCCGAAGGTGTGCTCGACGAAGAAACGGCGGTGAGTGGGATCCTGGAATCCACGATTGCTTCGAGCGTTCGGGACGTAGATGTCCATCAACGCCCCCGGCTTCAGAATCCGCCAACACTCGTCGATGAAGGCGAAAAGGAAGTCCTTCCCGAGGAGTTCTTGGCGTAGCTCGCCGACCGCCTCCGGATAGAGATCTCTCTCCTCCACCTCACGCATCGGAAGGTGTTCGAGGAAGTGAGAGCTGTAGATCTCATCTACCGAATTGTCAGCCCAAGGGAGTGGGAACTTCCAGAGGTCGACCTTGTGCTGAGCGTTCGGAGCGTAGAGGTCCACCCCCTCGTACCCCTCCTTCGGGTGCTGACCGCATCCGAAGTCGAGCTTCACGGCCTTCGGCTCCTTGTAGAGGGAAGGCTTCCGGGCGAGCGTCTTCAGAGAGGACTTCTTGGCGGCTTTCTTCTTCACGTTCATACCCCGTCAGTAGACGATTCCAGTGTTGATATCCATGTGTCCGACGCGGACCCTCATGTCCACGGCGAACCGCTTCCCCTTCCGCCGAGCCCGCTCGCAGAAGTACAGATCTTGGGTCATGATCATCGGCCCCTTCTCAGGGACGACGTCACCTACCGTGACGAACCATGGACCTGGAATCTCTCTCAAGAGATCGATCCGATAGAGGCTACAGCCCATGGCGATCCCGTTGACCTCCATGATAGAGCCGGTCGCGAGCGCGCCGCGAATGTCCCTCGGGCGGAAGTCCAGAACGCTTGTGTTCTTGTAGACCTCCGGGTCTCCGTAGGCCATGGGCATGTTGAGGTCGCCCTTCGTCCAGTACAGCCCCCCTACTGCGTCGAAGGGGCCCGTCTCGATCGACTCCAAAAGTCGAATGTGGGCGTCTGGAGGAGGAAGGTTGTCGTCTTCGAGGGTGAGGACGTACTTCCACTTCGATAGCTCGGGATGAGCGAGGATCTGGGAGATCATCTGGTTGTAGGCCTGGCCTACCTCGTCCCCAGTGATGAACATCCAGGCCCGCTTCTGGTTCATCGGACCGATGAGGTTCATCCAGGCTGAGATCACTCGATGATTCACCATCCCCCTCGTCGGGACGAGAATCACGGTGGAGGAATCCTTGTAGGTAGCCCCATGCTGAAGGCTGACCCTTTTGTACCCTAGCCCCTCCTCCTGATCCTGGATCAACTGAACGGCGTTCTCGATCGGTCTCATCTCCGAGAGAGGATCGAAAGGCTTGCCGAAGGATACGGTAGCGAGAGCTTTGCTCTTTCGCTTCTTAGGAGGCATCTCGGCTACCGTACCTACGACCTGGGTCGCCCTATCAGACTCTGGTAGCGAATTTGAGATACGGAACGACCGACTGGTTAGCCGAGACGTTGCTCAAGGTGATGATCTGGCTGACACCAGTGCTAGCAGCGGTGTAGATACCGGCCCCGAGATGCCAGTTACCTCCCAAATCCAGTAGAGCGTTCGTACCACTGGTGAAGGCGGTGGCTGCTGAGCCCATGGGCGCTAGGGCAGTAAGGCTCTGGTTCGCTCCCAACAGAGATACGAGAATTCCTCTCCCAGCCACCGACGAGGAAGAAGCGCGGTAATGGAGTCCGAGCCAGTAGTGTCCCGGGGTCAGTACGGTATTGAGACCCAGGTTGAACTGCTTCAGACCTGTGTAGTTTGTGGAGATATTACCCGCTGCAGAGGTAGATACACTTCCTGTACTGTATACACCGCTGGCGTTCGTCGCGGTGACCTGGTTGATCGTGATCGACGAGTTCTGGTAGGAAACGCCGAACGACAGAGAGGACGTCGCGAATCCGAAGATCTGAGTGCTGTTGGCCCCGGTCGCGCGAGTGTAGAGGCCCCACTGGAAAGATCCGCTCTGGGACCAAGACTCGACCACGCCGGAGGTCGAGAGGTTCATGCTGACGATGACTGCGGCGTACTCGGCCGAAACAGCCTGAGGGAGGTCGAAGGGAACGAACGTCATTGCAGCCGAGGTCGAGTTCGACATGGCGATCGTCGCCGTACCCGTCTGGACACCCAGCGGGTAGGGCTCGTACGAGGCCAAGGTCGGAGCCCCGTACGACGCCGTGATCGTCCCTGAACTCAGACCGAAGCTGATGTTGCCCGATCCGGAGCTAGAGAGAACCATCAAGCTGAGAGAGTTCGCGGTTCCTGGAACCGAGACTCGGAAGAACGGAATCGGAGCGATCGAACCTCCTGCGGTCTGCCAAGAGACCTGGCCCGTGTCGGGGAAAATCGCCGTCCCGTTGGTGTACACGGTATTGGCTGCGGCACCGGGGAACGAGATGGCTCCGAAGTTTCCGGTTGCGGAAGCTCCGGCCGGGACGCTGATCCCGAGCTTGTTCCCGCTCGGGTTGACCCAAGAAGCGTTCGGATTGTCTTGGAGGTCGATCCCAGGACCTGTAAGAGTACTGCCAACTCCAGTGGCATTCAGGGCCGTAATAGCCTGGAAAGTAGCGCTCGCCCCGAGCTTCGCCCCGTCCCAGTTCCAGGTGACGTTGTTCGAGTTGGCGAACGACATCTGAGAAACGTCGCTCTGAGTCGTGCCTGCGATCACGCGGAAGGCGAAACTTCCGGTCATCTGACTCGACCCGCTCATGCCGAACGAGACGTTGTTCGAGTTCGCGAAGACCATCGTACCGGTCGACACGGACTGGGTACCAGCCGAAAGAGCTATGCCACCGCCACCTCCCGGGGAGACGCTGGCGGTAACCGTTCCGGCGTTCAACCCGAACGTCACTCCGTTTCCGTTAGCAAAAGCAAGGGAGTTCAGGTTGTTCGAAGTCGTCCCAGCGGAAACGTTGAAGACGTAAGAGCCAGTGATTTGAGAAGACCCGCTCATCCCGAACGACATGTTGTTCGAGTTCGAGAGAACGACGGTCCCGCTCGTACCGGTCTGGGTACCCGCGGCCAAGGCTCCGAAGTTTCCGGTCGCGGTCGCGCCAGCCCCAACCGAGGCCGTCATCGTCCCCGCGTTCAGACCGAAGGAAAGCCCGTTGCCGTTCGCGAACGAAACCGAGTTCAGGTTGTTCGAGGTTGTGCCGGCGGAGAAGTTGAAGTTATAAGAGGCGGTAAGCTGGGTGCTGTTCGAGATCCCGAACGAGATGTTGTTCGAGTTGGCGATGACAAGTGTACCGGACGAGGCGGTCCCGGTAACACCTGCGACGATCGCCCCGAAGTTACCAGTAGCGGTCGCCCCTGCCGCAACGGCGGCTGTGACCGTGCCGGCGTTGAGACCGAAGCTTACGGCTCCAGCTCCAACTCCGTCCTTGAGGAAGACGGCGTTCAGGTTGTTCGAGGTCGTGCCGGCGGAGAAATTGAAGTTGTAGCTTCCGGTAACCTGGGTAGAACCAGACATCCCGAACGTGAGGTTGTTCGAGTTCGCGAGGACTACGGTCCCGCTCGTACCAGTCTGGGTTCCTGCCGCGAGGGCTCCGAAGTTTCCGGTCGCGGTAACACCGGGTCCGATAGTGGCTGTGATTGTCCCCGCGTTCAGACCGAAGCTGATTCCGTTGCCGTCTCCGAACGTAACGGCGTTCACGTTCCCCGAAGTCGTTCCTGCGGAGACGTTGAAGTTGTAGGAACCGGTGATCTGGGTCGAGCCCGACATGCCGAACGACATGTTGTTCGAGTTCGAGAGAACCACCGTACCGCTGGTGCCAGTCTGAGTTCCGGCTCCGAGCGCGCCGAAGTTTCCGGTGGCGGTAGCCCCAGCTCCGACGCTCGCCGTCATCGCCGAGGCGTTCAAACCGAAGCTGACTCCGTTCCCGTTCGCGAAAGTGATCGCGTTCAGATTGTTCGAAGTCGTACCTGCAGAGAAGTTGAAGGCGTATGAGGCGGTGACCTGGGAGGAACCGCTCATCCCGAACGACAGGTTGTTCGAGTTCGCGTAGATGACGGTGCCCGTCGAAACGGACTGAGTTCCGGCCGAGATCCCGACGCCCGCTCCGCTCGGGGCTACACTCGCCGTGATCGTTCCGGCGTTCAGTCCGAAGCTGACACCATTCCCGTTCGCGAAGGTAACAGCGTTGATGTTGCCGGAAGTCGTACCTGCAGAGACGTTGAAGTTGTAGGAGCCGGTAACCTGCGTCGATCCGCTCATCCCGAACGTGAGGTTGTTCGAATTCGAGAAGACGACGGTTCCCGAAGTCCCGGTCTGAGTCCCTGCGGCCAGGGCTCCGAAGTTCCCCGTAGCCGTGGCTCCTGCGCCTACGGAAGCCGTCAACGTAGAAGCGTTGAGACCGAAAGAGACCCCTCCCCCGTTCGCGAACGTCACCGCGTTCAGGTTGTTCGAAGTCGCGCCAGCCGAGATATTGAAGTTGTAGGACCCAGTGATCTGGGTAGACCCGCTCATCCCGAAGGAGAGGTTGTTCGAGTTGGAGAACGCGACCGTTCCCGACGTCGCTGTCTGAGTTCCCGCTCCGAGGGCTCCGAAGTTCCCCGTTGCGGTCGCTCCGGCCCCTACCGAGGCGGTTACCGTTCCGGCGTTCAGCCCGAAGGAAACGCCTCCTCCGTTGGCCAGGGTGACGGCGTTCAGGTTGTTCGAGGTCGTACCCGCCGAGACGTTGAAGACGTAGGTCGCGGTGACGACCGATCCGTTCAACCCGAAGGAAAGCCCGTTCCCGTTCGCGAACGTAACAGCGTTCAGGTTGTTGGACGTCGTACCGGCGGAGAAGTTGAAGTTGTACGACCCCGTGATGATCGAACTGTTCGAGAGCCCGAACGACAGGTTGTTCGAGTTCGAAAGGAGGATCGTGCCCGACGTTCCTGTCTGAGTCCCGGCGGCGAACCCACCCAGGTTGCCGGTTGCGGTAGCTCCCGCCCCAACGCTCGCGGTGATGACGGAGGAGTTGGACATCCCGAACGAAACGCCGTTCGAGTTCGAAAGGACCATCGTCCCGGTGACCGCAAGCTGTGTTCCGGCCGACAGAACGACGGCATTGGACAGCACATCCGCAGCTTGTAGCTGCTGGGGAAGTCCATCGGAACCTACTACTAGCGGCTTTCGAGCAGTCAAGACTTCTCCGAGGGGTACGCGAAGCCGAACTAACGGCCTCGCATACGGGGCCCGAAAGAAGGATCAGAGAAGGATCGGGGTTCCGATCTGAAGAATCATCGGAACGTCCACGCCCGCCCCGCCGTTTCCAGTCCGGGCAATTCCCACCGGGGCAACCACCTGTCCAACCGTCACCGGAGCAACGTTCGTCACCTTTCCGGCCTCGGCTGCGGAGACATAGAGCCGGTCCCCGGCCGCAACGGTGATGGTGGACTCGACGTTCTGATTCTCGATCGTGCCCTGGATCGTCATCGATCCTGCAACACCCTCGTTCGCTCCGAACACGATCGACGCCGCGAGAGAAGTGGCGATCGCCTTCTGAACGCGGTTCGCAGTCGTCGTGAGGTAACCGAGGTCGCCGTCTCCCAGGGTGTTCGTGGTCGTATCGAACCCCGTCAGAACGAGCTGAGAGCCCGTAACGGTAGTGTGAGTGTGAAGAGCGTCGGCGTTCGAGGTCGAACCAGCGGTCAGCGTCCCGAGGTTCGCCGAAGTGACGTTCGCCGAGACAGCGACCGTTTCGATCTGGAACCGAGCCGAACCGTTGTTCGGAAGGTTGATGTTGCCGGTCGAGGTCGTCGTGAGCGTCGCGCCGGCCTGAACCGTCACCGCCGTACCCGCAGCGCTCACTACAACCGCTGTCGTACCGTTGCCTTGGAGGTTGATACCTCCGACGCCGTTCACCGTCAGAGCGCCCGCGAGAGTGCTCCAAGTCGCCGCGACGGCCGAGGTGAGGGTCAGGGCGCCCGTAGAGGTTGCGAAGCTCGAAGCCGCCGCCGAGGTCAGGGAGATACCGCCCGCGCCCGCCGTAGTGACGGAGAAGGCCTGACCGCTGGTCGGGGTCGAGGTCATCGCTCCGGCCGCCGAGATCACGAGAACGTCAGTACCGTTGTCCTGGACCTGGAGGGCGCTTCCGGTTCCGACGTTGTTGACGAAAGCCGCCGTTCCGGTGACGCTCGCGCCCGTCGTGACAACAAGACTCCGACCACCGCCCGCGAACGTACGGGTGACCGTCAGAGTGTCGGTCGTGTCGGTCGTGTTCGTGAAGCTGATCGTTCCGCTACCGGTGACGACCGAGATCGAGTTACCGGCGGTGTAGGCCTGCTGGAGGGTCGGAGTCCCACCCGTAGCGAGCTGGGTCCAGGCCGTAGCGCTAGCTCCGGTCTTCAGCCACAGCTGACCGGCCGCAGCGGTCGTACGGTGGTAGATCGAGCCTTCCGAGGGAGTCGCGCCACCGTCGAGAGGACCGACCGAGGACGGGTCGGAGGTTCCGACGAAGTGGACTGCCGTACCGGCGGCCTGGGTCATCTTCAAGATCGGACGATCGGTTCCGGAGGTTCCGCTCGCGGTCGCCGTTGTCGTCACGATCACGTTTCCGGGAACGCCCGACGTCACCGTTCCGCCGGTGAGAGTGATCTGACCACCGTTACCGGAGGTAGAACCACCCGCGCCCGCCGTGACAGCGACGCCACCGCCTACGCCTGTCGTACCGCCCGAGCCCGCGGAGAACGTAGCGAGACCACCGTTACCGGAGGTCGCACCGGTTCCGGAAGTGATCGTCAGGGCTCCGCCGGCTGCAGTCGCCGTTGTCGAGGTCTGGACGAGAACCGAGTGAGCCGCTTCCTTCCGGAAGGTGAGGTTGTTCAGGATCCCGGCCGTCACGGTCAGGGAGTCGGTGATGGCGTCGCCGATCACCGTATCACCGTTGAACGTCGCCGTCGTCGTCACGGTCATCGTACCCGGGACGTTCACCTGCGTCGTCGAGTTACCGATGTTGATCGTTGTGACGCTCACACCGTTCATGTTGATGACGGTGGTGGCGGCATCCGAGCCGATCCCTAGTGTCGTACCGGAGCGCGGCGCGATACCGTCAGCTTGGACGATGTCGGTGGACGCCAGCTGTTGCGGCGTTCCGGTTACGATCTTCAACGGGATAGCATTCGCCATTTGAGCCTTCTTTTCGCGGTGAGGCGAAGGAAACGGGTGGAAAGCTCAAAGGGAAGGAAAGAACCGACTACCGAAAGAACTGATCGAGGTCGACGTTCGCGATCGGACGCGTATCCGTGACATCCACCCAGACCTGGCCTCTCGGGGGTTTCACACCGTCACGAGAGACACCTTGGGGGATATGAAAGTGGATGAGATAGGTCATCGCCGTCGCGTTCGTCGTCTGACAAACGTCGGTGTCGTTGATCGTGATGGTGGGACAGAGCCCCGGACCGTTGATGGTCTTCCCCTCGTTCGTGTCGAAGCCGACTCGGAACGAGAACTTCCCGTCTTCCGTGTACCAGGAATCAATCACTTCCTGGGTCAGCATGTATCGTCGAGGGTCGGCCATGTTCTCACTACTCGAAATGTATAGAAACTTCGGGGCTTAGAGCCCGAAGCCTTCTTTGGGGGCTAGGATCAAAGTGGTTGAGTTCTTCGCGTATCCGACTCGAAGAGAGACGCTGCCCGGGGCGGACGGAGGGGTGGTGGTGAGATCCCCCGCAGTCCCCAAGTAGTATTTCGCTCCCGGAGTAAGAGGCGCTCCTGGCCATGGGAACTCCCCGTAGTAAGCGATCGTGGCGGTTCCGGGAGAGGGGATCGCGTAGATCAGTCCTCCAAAGGGGGTCGAAGTAGATTGATCTACATTCGAAGCCATCACCACCGTGTTCGGAGTGGAGCTGGGTATGACTGCAGTCCCTACAGTGAGCCCCGAGTGGAGCCAAGCTCCGGGAGGGGAGAGAAGGAGGGTGTTCGTACCTCCCGCAACGGTCGTAGGTGTGTAAGCCGATCCGTCCCACACCAGCGCCTGTCCGGCAGTAGGAGCTACGGCCGAAACGGCGTGAGACTGAATCGCTACCACGGTAGCGGCTTGCGAACCGGTTCCCGGTCCGGCGGTGACGTCGGCGGTGAGCTGGATGATCCCGCTTCCGGCTCCGGCTGGTAGCGCCAACCACTTCGTACCATTCCAGGTCAGAACGTAGTTCGTCGTAGGTGGGGTCGAGAGGTCTAGAGCGTACCCTTGAAGCTTCGAGATCGTCGGGCCTGGATAGGCCCCGCCGAGGTCCCCCGTAGCAGAACCAATAGGGGGTCGAGAATCGGAGAGTCGAGGATCGTTTCCGGCTGCGGCCTGATGAGATCCGACTCCGAGGGTTCGAAGTCCAGGACTGACCGCTACAGGATCCGATAGAGTGGGATCGAGGTTGGCGAGAGTAACCGTCCCGCCCGCGATCTTCGCTCCCGTAACCGACCCGGCAGCCAGCTGACTCGCCGAGATAGCCCCTACGGCGATCCCTGGATTCGGATACGTCCCCGTGAGGGAACCTCCGGCGATTCCTCCGATCCCTACCCCCAGGGGTCCGGTGATCGAACCATCCTCCAAGACAACGTAAACCCCATCGCTTTTCGTGTACAGCGTTGTAGCCAACGCCGACATCGGCGGATCGGAGACGCCGTTTTGGATGACGATAGTGGGCATGAGCCTGAGAGCTTACTTCACCCTCGGAGGGCGATAGGATGTCGACCGGGGCGTTTTACCCCGATCAAAATCACCAATCCATCGGGTGTTTGATTACTTCAAGCGAGTCGAACTCGAAATAGTAGTTGGCGGTGGTGCCGGTATTGCCGAGGAACGCGAGCCCGCACGAGTCGAGGGTCGCGCCGTTCCAACCCGCTCCGAACGCACCTACCGATGCTGCGAACGTCTTATCGCTCATCATGTCCGCATTTCGAGAAGTGGTCGCCGCCGGAACATCGAGCTTGAAATTGCCGCGGAACTTCGGCGGAGACCCGGCGGTCTTCCGCGCCGTCGTCTCGTACTCGAAGAGCGCTGACAGCGAACGGTCGTCCCCGATACCAAGGTTGAGATCGAAGGTCGGCCAAGAGGGCGTCCCTCCAGACAACGACGTCGTACCGCCAGCGATGTAGGCGAATCGCGTGAATCCGCCGATCTGAGTCATCGACGAAAGCGAGTAGTGGGAAGCGCCGGTGAGCTTGTTTCCGAGGAACGAAGCGCCTGCCGAGTACCACTCAGTGTAGTGAGTGAAGTCGGCGATACCCACTAGTCGGAACCTCAGGATGTACCGCTTCGCATCCGTGTCGTAGATGGGCAACGTGAGGTCGTTGATCATGATCGACGTCATGAGGAGCCCCGTCGCCTTCGTGGGGAAGGCGACTCGAAGACGCGGGCCCTCTAGACCGGTCACCTTCGAGACCACACATCCGCCCGAGGCGATATCATCCTTACAGATGGTGAACTGAGAAGCGTCGGTCTCGTTCCATCTCCAGATCACCGGGCTCGAATTCGGTTGGATCGGGAAGGGACTCCCGCTCCCCGGCTGGACGTAGAACTGCTTGACTCCGCCGAAGTCCTTCGCGTAGAGGATCGGACGTCCCGTAGCCGCCGGATCCGTTCCGTTGTCGTAGACTTCGAGGCGCCCGGGCGTGTTGATCTCACCGAGAACTTCTCGACCTTCAGTAGCTCCAGTGACGACCATCTTCCCACGATGGGTCCACGTCGGAAGATTCGGAATCCCTCCCGAGAAGATCGCCTTCGAGGTAAGGGTTCCCACCAAGACATTTCCCGCGTCGGAAACGTTGCCAGGGAACGAAGGCCCGGACCCTCCGTCGATAGAAGCGTCTCCCCCGGTCTGACCCGCACCGGCCGCCCGACCAGCCGATAGGATCAGCGCGCCGCCGGTCCCTGATGTACCGGGCGTGTCAGTATCCCCGCCCGCAACTACCAGCATGCCGCCGTTCGCGTTGTTGTTCCCTTGTCCCGCCTGAATGACCATCTGGGAACCGTCCGAGTCCACCGAAGTGGGACGACCCGCCGAGATAGTGATCGAGGTGGTGTTAACCGTCCCCCACGTCAAACCGGTCTTCGGGTCGACGTTCAAAGACGTGTCCCCAGAGTCCTTCGAGAGGTAGAGGAGCGAGTCCTTCATCTTCGCTCCCCTCATGACCACGGCGTGGCCGAAAGAGAGAGCGCTAGGCGAGAAGTCGAACGTAGCGAGACCCTGAGTCCCGCTAAGGGGCGAAACGGCTGGGTTTGCGAGTTGGACCAAGAGCGCGGTGTTCTCGGTGTTCGCCGTTGTTCCCTGGAAGATCTTCACGGCGTTCCCGCCGTCGACTCCTGTAGTGGTGATCGTACTTCCGCCGTCGTAGGCCCCCTGAAGGGTCAAGATACCCAGGGTCACCTGGGTCCAGGAGGTGTTCGAGGCGCCCGTCTTCACATAGAGGGTTCCGCCGCTGACCCCGCCCTTGAAGAAGAGGGAACCGCGATTCGCGACAACGCCGCCTCCTGCCGAGGGAACCACCGTACCAGAGAAGAGACCTACCGCGGTTCCGGACTGATTCAGAGTGACGGCCTCGCCCTGAGTCACGGATCGGAAACTGGAGAGGTTGATTCTTCCGGGCGTAGTCCCGTCTCCGGAGGCGAGAGTGAGATCGCCCCCGTTGAGGTTCCCGTCTCCTCCGGAGATGTTGAGGCCGCCTCCGTCTGCGTTGTCGCTACTTCCGCCTGAGATGAGGATCGCGCCCCCATTCCCATCTACCGAGTCTCCGCCCCGAAGGCTCAGCCCTCCGCCGTTGGCCGAGTCGCCCGGACCTCCGGTGATACGGATGTCCGAACCGAGACTCCCATCCGTCCACCCGTTGATGGATACCGCTCCAAGGGAATCGATCGTGAGAACGTCGTTCCCTTGGGCCTGGAACTGAATGACGCCGCCAGATCCGGTGGCGTTGACGAAGACTCCGGGTCCCGTCGTAGACGGACCCATGCTCACGTTGAGGCCGCTTCCCGACCCGCTTACCGTTCGAACGAGGGAGAAGAGATCGACACCGGAGCCCGAACCGCCGTCTCGGAAGATCACCGGAGCCGCCGCGGGGACGTTCACGTCATTCGCAGGAGTCCCGGTCGAGATCACTTGGGCGAGCGTCTGAGACCCTCCGCCCCCACCGCCCGGAGCGGCCTTCCACTTCGTACCGTCCCAGGTCAGGACCTGGCCGGCAGCCGGGGCCATCGTCAGGTCGACTGCGTACCCCTGGAGCTTCGCGATCGTCGGACTCGGGTAAGCTCCGGTGAGATCTCCCGAAGCCGGGGCTCCGGTAATGCCTTGGCCCAGCGGGCCGATCTCGGTCGAGTCTTCCAGAACGACGTAGATGCCATCGTCTTTCGAAAAGATGGTCGTGGCCGAGGCGATCGGTAGGGGAGTCCCAGTGTCGTTTCGGATTACGATGGAGGGCATGAAGCGCGAATTCCGTAACACTACTACATGATAGGAAAGGGACCGCCGTTCGGGAAAAGATGGGGGAAGGGCGTTTCGCCTCGATAAGATCGCTATGATCTCTCGACGTGTATGAACCAGGTCGGTAGCGGAGAGCGCGTTCTCATCCTGAGCGATCGGGTGAGCACCAGTAGCACCATCGGTGCGGACCAGGAAACTCCGGAAGCTGGTCGGATCATCGTCTTCCTCGATTCGCTACCCTCCCAGGGTATCTGGTCGAAGGACGAGTTCGGAGTCGTGAAGGCGCTGAACGGAGGCGTCTTCTCCGACGCCGCGTGGCTTCCCTTCGTCCCGGCCCCCTCCCCAACTCCGACCGGAGACATCACCCACCCGGGTCGAGCAGCTGTGGGCGTCCTCGCTTCAAGCGCGATGCTCGTGGGGATCCAGTTCCAGGTCGAAGGCGACTCTGCCCTGGACGGTTCAGTCTTCGTTCAGGAGAAGGCTTCGCCCGCAGCGGATCAGACCGGTCGGAACCAGGTCCTCGCCCACACGGTAGACAGCGGTCTTTACACGAAGCCCGAAGGCCTCCCCGAGCGTCGTATTGACGCCCCTGGCCTGATTCGGAAGTCCATCCCGGACAACGAGACGGTGATCGCCCCAGACGGTGGTCAGTACCTCGTCTTCGGAAGTTTCGTCTTGGGGACCGGAGCTTCACTTATCCTGGAGGGGGACGCGGATCTCGTGATCCTCTGAACCCTCTATCGTCTCGAAGCTTCTAGGAGAACATCATGATCAATCGATCCGCCCTCGGACCCTCCAACATCTTCCCCGGAGCCGGCATCTCGGACGCCGACATCGCGGGAGAGACCCCCGTCGAGACACCCCCCTCGAAGCCTGCCCATCCTCGGAAGTCGCCCTCGAAGCCGTCTGCCCCGAAGGCGAAGAAGGCTGAGCCCGCCGCGAAGCCGAAGAAGGCCGAACCGGCGAAGAAGCCCTCGAAGTCGAAGAAGTAGTCCGAGCCCACTCGTGCTTTTCAACGTCTCCAAGTACATCCCGGAAGGCCTGTACGGATTCTTGGTAGGGGAAGACGGCGCTCGCGCCTTCTTCCACCTCTCCGAGTTCCATCCCGGGGTAGGGGGACCGCCTCCGATCACAGGAGAGCCGGTAGAGGTCGCGAGACTCGAAGAGAACGGGGACAAGGCTCCGCGTGCTCGCGAAGTGACGCGTCTCCGAATCCCCGAGTTCTTCACCGGAACCGTTACTCGATTCGATCCCAACGTGGGGTACGGATTCGTGACGGTAGAAGGTCGCCAGTTCTTCCTCCATCGGAGCGAACTGGCGAACGGAGATCTTCCTCGTATCGGGATGATCGTGTCCTTCTTCGCTGGAGATCCTACCGTGGCTGGAAAGCCCCCTAGGGCGTGTTACGCCTCTATCATCGATCGAGGGACCGCATGAGCGTAAGGGCCCGGAGGCCTGCTCATGACCGACCTGACCGAAGAAGAGAAGGCGTTGATTGCGGACGAGATCCAAGATCTCTGTAGGCGAGTAGCGAACGGGGAACGCTACAACATCGTAAGGTACCACGAGACCCGCGGCTCCTTCCTTCCTCACGATGAGAAAACCCAAGTCGTAGCCTGGGGCGTCTGTAGAGAGGCCTTGGAGAAAGCGCTTTCGAGACGTCCGGCTCCGCCTCCATGCGAGGTCCTTCTCGAAGGAATCGGGGTGAAGTGTACGCTCCCGAAAGGCCATCTGTTTCCTTACCACGCTCACGTCCCCGTTCGACGGTAACGTTTCCCCGAGGTACCACGTGAACGATCGGAACGCCTTCGGAGGGAAAAACCCCAAGTCTGTCTACGTCCCGATGTCGGAGACGGAACAGGAAGCGATCTCCCGTCTCGTAGAGGCTCAACTCCTCGAAGTCGCGATCCACGGCTGGGGCCTGATCGCAGAACCGAAGATCCAATTCGGCGACAAACAGATCATGATTCCGATCTCGGTCACGTTCGACCGAATCCCGAATCCAGTGCCGGTCTACTTCTTCGATCTGGAACTCCGGACGAAGACCGGGATTTGCCTCTTCCGAGAGAAGCAATCGGCCGTCTACGACAACAAGCCGGTGATCCTCCAGACCGGGACCGAGCTGAACATGATCTGGCACATCGGGATCAAGGCCATGGATCCCGCGCTCGTGAAGTCGATCGTCCCCGGAGCGATCGGTCTCACCTCGCGAGTGATCGACAAGGAGACGGGCGCGGCCACCGCCCTCGGGAACTACAAGGGCCTCTCCCGCGATCAGGTCGGTACCCTCGGCGCGATCCAACGCGGTGAGGACCGTATCAAGCGTGAGAAGAAGAAGCCCGGGAACTCCTGATGAGCAAGCACGCGAACTGGTGGTTCGACGAACTGGGGGTGAACAACCTCGCGGGAGTCCCGGGGGATGACTCCAACCGAGTGATTCTCCCCGACGCGACCATCGTCCAGTTCCTTCTCGGGAACCCCCAAGCTCGGATCGACTTCCAGGCGCTCGTCCCAACGATGCTCCCGGAAGAGCAAGACCGCCTGAACGGCATCGTGGCTCGAAACCCGCGAGTCCTTCAGAAGGATCCCGACCCGGATCCTCAGGTCGTGGACGACCAATTCCAAAACACCCTGAATCGTCAGGGTGTGTTCTACGACCCCAACCGGAGAAGACGATGATTCGTATCCTACTCGTGGTCCTGGCGTTCTCGTTCGTCGGCTGCGGGACTCTCCGAGACCCGGCCGTCTACTCGACGGAGATCCAGTTCACGGATCTCTTCGTTCAGAGGGGCGCTCCGAGCGTACATCGCTTCCTGACGGGCTCGTGCTCGTGCGCTCCCGAAGCGGTGGCCTGGACGGCGACTTCGGACGGAGTCTCGAACGCGGAGTGCGAAGCTGCTGCCGACTGGTACCGGACGTACGGAGCCCGGTGGGGCTGGCACGTATCGATGATGCGCTACAACGGCAACCTCGACGGGGCGACGGATCCCGGGGCGGTCCCTACGATCCCCCACTCGTGTGACCTTCCGGCCCCTGGAGGCTCCCAGTGACCGACATCTTCGAGAAGGGCGGGGAAGCCGTCCTCGAACTCCTGAAGACGCAGGGAATCCCGGCGGTGACCTCCGCCCTCGGGGACCTCTCGAAGAGCGCGACCGAGGAGTGGCAGAAGAGCCTCCTGAAGCTCGGAGTCGCCCTCGTCTCCGACCATGGCCCGGACGGGCTCAACCTCCTCGAAGACATGGTCTCCCGGCTCCAGAGCGGGAAGACGGTCGACCTATCGAAGCTGACCCTGGAGGAAGCCAGCTCCCTCCTCGCGGTCATGCAGAGGAAAGAAGCGGACACGAAGAACCAGGTCGCCCTCTACACCCAGATCGTGATCGAGACGATCGGGAAGGGACTCTCGATCTTGATCTCGGTTCTCTTCCAGTCGATCAAGCTCTGATCGCCTCGCTTGAGTGGTTATAGTTTCGATGGGGTATGGCGTCCCCTCGAAAACTCTTTCAAGCTATCGGTGCGACGCAACAAAGCGCTCGGGACGCGATCGGAGCGATCTCGTCCGCTGATGTAGGCGCTAGCTCCCCAGGCCCTTGGGCGAGCGTCCTCTACGTCGATCAGGTTCGAGGAAGCGACTCGACTGCAGCGCGAGGGAACGAGAATTTCCCGTTCGCAACGATCCAAGCCGCGTTGAACGCCGCCCAAACCGGAGACACGGTCTGGCTAGCACCTCAGCACTTCACAATCACCTCGACGTTGACGATTCCGAACACGGTGACGTACCTCACGATCCGAGGTACGTCAACGAACCCGTCGAACACAAGCGTCTCCGGGACCCAACCCTGCTCGATCATCATCGGTGTAGGGATCAACGCCCTGGACTTGTCGACGAATACCGCTGGGCTTCGCCTGAGTCTCTTCTACGTTCAGTTCGTGAACGCTTCGGCGGGCTTCTACTCGATCGTGGCGGACGGGTCGTTGGCCGACCTGCACCTTATGAGGCTGCATCTCAATTACTGTCAAGGAGTCTCGGTCTACGTTCGTCGGATACTCGAAGTCGAGTTCTACAGCTGCCAGAGTTCCTCGGCGAACGTCTTCAACGGTATGGGCTCCGTTACCGTGACCAATTCGGTTCTTTCCGGTGCGTCCACGCTCGCGTACGATGTTAGCGTCGATCCGGGAATCCCGTCTCAGATGACGGTGCGTCAATCGATTCTCGGTCTCAGCACGACGTCCAACAAGCTGACTCTTACCGGCCAGGCATCACTCATCGTTGACGACATGTCTTTCGTGAATGGGATCGTCGGTTCAGGTCTGCTGGCCCCTTCGGGTGGAGCAGCCCCCAGCGTCTCGTGTAGTGGTTACATCGGTTTCGGAAACGTCGATTTCGCCTCGGCAGGCTCGGAACTTCCCGACACGGCCACCGCGCTGACTTTCTCGTTCGTTGGGACGCGTTTCATCGGTCCTGGCTCAGGAGTCGCCGGACAGCCCGTACGTCCCGCAACGGTGATCAAGTTCAAAGTAGCAGGATCGGCGGTGAACTCCCAGACCATCGACATGTCTTGTACCCTCACCGGACCGACTTGCGCGATCACCGCCGACGCCGGGATCAGTCTTCTCGGCCGAGGTTCTTCATGGCCTCAAGCGGTTTTGGCCACCCCAGGAACGACCGGATCTATCACCCCTCCGCCCCTAAACGGAGTGGTCGACGTTTCGGCCGGAGGAGTTCAAGCGAAGACTTGGGCTCAACTCGGAGCCGGGGCCGGGCTCATCCGTACGAGCGTACCGACAACGGTTCTTCTGACGGATGCGGTCCAAGCGGCAAACTCGGTCGCCCCGACGGCTGGCAAGCTAGCTACTGGTTTCACGATCACGAATACCGGGCAGGGCGGTAACATCGTAAACTGGGAAGCTCGTTTCTAGACCCGACCCGAGCGGGAAGAGTGTAAAGACTCTCCTCCCGCTCGTTATACAGGCAGAAGCGAGACTTTTGCCATGAACACCACCCATTTCGCGTTGATTTTCCTCGCCTTTTCGGCGACCGGCTGCGCCTTCGACTTCGCCCCGCTCCACGGGACGGGTCTGAACATGGCGGATTCCGGGCCGAATCTCGGCGACGGTGGTCCGACGCTACCCGACGCGTACATGGACCTCCCGGACTCGGGGGTGGACGCCTACGTCGTCGCGGTTCCGGATGGTGGGGCGGATGCGGGTCTCGGCCCGACGGGTCTCGACGCGCGGTACGCGGTTCCCCCGGAGTCGAACCCGTCCTGCGGTATCCCGAGCATAAGCTGCACGATCAGCGCTACGAACGACGGCGTCTGCCGTCCGTACTCCCCGACCGAGCGCCGGTGCGAGTTGTGGACGACTCCACCCTCCGACTGCGATACGACGAACTCCTGCCCGTGTTCCACCGGAGCCGACTGCTCTGACCTAGAGATGTGCGTCTCCGGTCAATGCCGAGCCTTCTGTATCATCGGAACGGAGTGCAACGGGATGCCCTGTACGAGCATCGGCGATTCGCGATTGGGCTACTGCGAGCGTTGAACTCAGCTCGGGATCGTCGCCGACAGAAGCCAACCCCGGTTCCCCGTGAGGTTGTAGTAGGCGGTGAACTTTCGACCCGTCCCAGGAGTGATCGTCTGAGCTCCCGTACCGAGAGGAGCCGTGATGCTCGTGAAGGGAGGGATCGTCCCGTTGACCGGGATCGTGATGTTCGCGGACGCGGCGCTGTCGAGGTAGAACGTGATCTCGGCTCCGGGCGGGTACTTCCGCGAATCCGGGAGCGTGATCGTAGCCGGAGCCACGATGTCCTCTCGGCCTCGGATGAAGGTCGGCGGGGTATCCGCGAGAAGAACGAGGTCTTCCGACGCCTTCACGTCGTGAGACAGGAATCGGGCCACGTACCCGAGGGCCGCATCAGCCGCCGCATGGTTCAGAATCCGCGGGTTCAAGGGATCGACCGAAGTCCCGAGGTCCCCGAGGACCGAGATCCGAGCCACATACGGACCCGCGGGATCCGTACCGAAGTGGACGCGGGGAGGATAGCCGAACGCCCACGTCGAGCCCGTGTCAGCGTAGATGAACTTATCGATCCCGAGCGGGTTCCCGATCTTCGCCGCAGAGACCGCATTGTTCGCGATCTTCGGGTTCGTCACCGAGTTGTTCGCGATCTGAGCCGTCTGGACCGCGTCGGTCTGGATCTTCGCGTTCGTGATCGAGTTGTCGGCCATCGCCGCCGTACCGACCGCCTGAGCCGCGATCTTCGGCGTCGTGACGGCGCTCCCGCCCAGCTCGTTCGTCCCTACCGCCCCGGCCGCGATCCCCGGGTTCGGATAGGTTCCTGAGAGAGAACCTCCCGCGGCGCCTGACGGGGGCCCGCCTCCGCCTGTGAACGGGCCGCTCACCACTCCGAACTCGTCCATGCAGAAGAGCCCAGCGGCCTTCGTGTAGATGATTCGCGTACCGGTCGGGGGCGGGGTCGGCGGATCGACAGAGAGGTTCGAGGTGCGCAGCTGGCTCATGTCCAGCCGTGTCTCATAGACACCGTAGCGCGCCCAACCTCATCCGCCCATCTTGATCTTCGCCCCGACGGGGACCCTCCGGGGGGCCGGAGAGGTCGGAGCAGCCCACGGATCGACCGGAGGAGGCCCGCCCGCCGAAGGGGGCGGAGGAGCCGGCGGTGGTGGGCTCCCGTCGAGCATGAGCCCCTCGGCCGGGAACTCCGTATTGGAGTCCCGGGTCTCCGTATTCCGGAAGTGAGCCGGATTGGGTCTCGGAGCCGCCTCGGGCTTCGGAGAAGCGTTCGGAGACGCGGGGGAGGGATTCGGACGGGGCTCCGCCTCGGGGGTTCCTAGGAGAACCTCGGGGGAGACGGGTTCCGACGCTACGACCGCCCTAGGGGGAGCTTTCCCCCTAGTTTCGGCTAGAGCGGAAATCGCTCGCTCGACCTCAGCATGCTGAGAGGTCGACTTCTCCGGGTCCGCGAAGTGGACAGAGGGGCCCGCCCACGGATCGCCTCCGATCACGTAGATCGGGGCCGCTACCTCCTTGAAGGGGAGTGCGCGGATGTCCTTGTAGTTCGGGTCGTTCGGATCCGCGAAAAGGACGTTGGTCAGGAGCCTGTCGACCTGAGTGCTGATTCGATCCTGCCATCGAGACTCCGACCATCCCGAGTTGACGCAGGTCGAATTTCTGCAGCGCTTGCAGAAGATCCCCATGAACTCCTTCGGGGGAATCCTCTGGTCGTTACAGTCTTCGAGGAGATCGAGCTTCCTACCACTCATTGAATCTCCGAGATCTCCCCCGGCCGCCCTGCGTTGACGCACTTCGCGTTAGAGCACGAACGACAGAAGGTCCCCTTGAAGACCGTCGTCGGTAGATCCCGGTCGTTACAGGCCTTCAGAAGATCGAGCTTTCTAACCGGCTGCTTGCTCATCGGCCACCTTTCGGAAGTTCTCTCGTAGAGACTCTATCCGCTTTTCCAACTCGATGATAACCGCGTCGACAGGAATGCCGGACTTCGGAGGTGTCCCGTTCTTCTTGTCCAGTTGGACGTGAGCGAGGTCCACAAGAGCCGTCCCGAGGTTCCAGGGTAGCTCGGGGAGATACCCACCGCTCTCCAGCTCCTGGAGTACGAAGCAGACGCGCAGAGAATCGTCGGAGGTAGCCGAAACCACCTCAGCCACGACCCTCACATCGTCTTCGAGCTTCTTCAGCCTCGTCTCTACGAGCTTTTCGAGGGCCGAGAGTCTTTCTTCAACCGTCTGCTTCGTCGTCATGCTTCCACTTCAGGGAGGATACCGCCCCAAGCAGTCATGAGCGTCGGGGTAAGATCTTCCCCGTTCGGTCCTTCGACCTTCAGGAGCGCCGGAGTGGAGGGCTTCTCGCTGAGAAGACGGGCCAGAGGTCCGATCTCCTCGGTGGAGAAAGACTTCAGACGATACACTCGAATCGTCGTGGTCTTCTTCGGCTTCGCCACCTCCTTCGTCTCGGAGGGAGCGGTAGGCGCGTTCAGAGAATCGGGGAAGAGCCCCTTCAACTCCTCGGGCCACTTCCCGGACTTCCTCATCTTCTTCAAGTCCCACGGCACGCTCCAGTCGAGGCCGATCTCGACGTCAGAGGTGAGAGGGATCGGCCACTTCAGCTTCAAGAGCGCCGAGTTTCTCGTCATGATGCCCACGAAGCAGTCGATCGCCTCCGCGAGGATGTCGTCCTCGATCTCGAAGACCAACTCGTCGTGCATCGTGAGGATCATGTAGACCTTCTCCAACCATCCGCGCTTCTTGCACTCCTTGTAGATCAGGCCCATCGCGAGCTTCGTGATGTCAGCGCTGGTTCCCTGGATCGGACCGTTCGTCGCGTTCCGCTCGGCCTTCGAACGGAACCCGCCCATCTCATGATCGATGTCCGGGAGCGGGTAGCGGCGACCGAAGGCGGTCGGGACGTACTTGTACTTTCGCGCGAACGCGTGCTGTTGGTTCCACCACCCCTTCAAGCCCTTGTAGGACTTGTCGAACTGGTCCTTGATGCGCCATCCTTCTTGCTTACCGCAGCCGATCGCCGCGTCCACGGCGTTCCCGCCTCCGCCGTACACGAGGGCGAAGTTCGTTGTCTTCCCGTTCTGACGAAGACTCTTCCAGTCGGGACGCTTCTGAGCGTCCTCTCCGTACACAGTGAGAGCGGTGAGAGTGTGGAGGTCTCCGATCTTGTCCGAGCCGCAGACCGGGCAGTAGGGCGGAGGAGCCTCCGGAGTCGACTCCCCGTCGCTCCCCTGGAACATGTGGTCGCAACCGGAGCAGTGGAAGAACTCTCGGACCCACTTCGGTTCGCGGGAGAGGTTCGTGACGATTCGAAGCTCGACGCCGCTGAAGTCGATCGCGACGATCTTCCTTCCAGGTCGCGAGGTGATACACTCGCGGATCCTCGAAAGACACTCCGGTCGATTCGGGTCGTAGGTGGCCGGGGTTCCGTGGAAGGGGAACCGTGTACCGCCGTCCTTCTTCGGATTCTTCGAGCCCTCCGCCGAGAAACGACCGGTGTCGACCTTGTGGCCGTTGAACTCGGCTCGGAGCGTGTGATCCGGAGCGCAGTCCTCGATCAAGGGAACAAGGTACTGAGAGAGAGCCTTCGCGATCTCGCGGAAGCGCTTGATCTTCCCGGCGAAGGGGAACTTCGCCCCCTGCTCTTCGAGCACTCGGTCCAGTTCGTCCTTGTTCGTGGCGACCTGACCCGACTTTTCCGTAGCGGTCAGCCCAGGTACCTTGCACTCGCGGAGGAGAGCCCCGAGCTGAGGGGCCGAGAGGATGTCGTAGACGACGGGGAAGTCCACGTCCTCGTTCGCCCCCTTTACCGTGAGGGAGGGAACGTTTCGGGTGATGGTCGTCACCGAAACTTTCTTCCCCTTCTTCTCCGTCGGATCGAGTTCCAGTCGGTCCGACTCTCGACGATAGGAGTCAACACGGTCCATGTACGAAGGCTGGACCTCCTCGACGTCGAACTTCCCGAGAAGCGCGTCAGGGACCTCCCCCATCATGAGCTTGTAGTAGCCGGGGCGGACGTCCCGGCCGACGATCTCGGAAGCCGACCGATAGACCTCGTCGAGCGCGGAGATCCAGTCCTTCTGGCCGAGACGAGTCAGCTCCTTCGCCCGGTCGTGGTTGGTGTGTATCCGAGCCCGCTCCATCCATCGCGTCCCGGCGACGCAGAGCTTCTCGATCATGTAGATCAGACTCTGGCCGCTGTTCCCGTCCGTAGGGGCGAGAACGGCCGGAGAGACCTTCGGGAAGAGCTTCCAGGTACAGATCGCGTCGGACGCCCCGTACCAGATCACGTAGTCGAGACCCGGATCCAGGAGGGAGAAATCAAGGTTGTCCCGCTCGTCTGGCGGGAACAACTCCTCCAGCTCGATCATCTCCATCCCGAGGTCGGCGAGAGCGACGAACTTCAGGCCCACTCGCTTCTGACGCGGGTCTCGAAGGTAGGCGAGGATCAGAGTGTCCTCCCACTTCTTCGGGTCGTCCCACTCTCCGATCGGCTCCCCACCGCAAAACTGAAGGAACTCCTGGTCGAACTTTCCCTTATGGAAGATGGCGACGGCTGGGGAAGCGATCAGCCTCATCATCTCCGACTTCCACAACGACCAGGAGACGTTGTGTTCGACTCCCTTCTTGTGGCGAAGGGGGATGTAGTAGCCAGTGATACCGTCGGCCGAAAGACAGCAGCCTACGATCTTCTCGACCGTCTCTCCGTTGAAGACTCGGTTGTCGAGACCCGTGGTCTCCAAGTCGAGGGAGTAGAGGCCGGACTTGATACACTCGTCGATCACCCCCGGAAGCATCTCAGCCGTACACCGGAGAAGCCGGTGAGATCCGTCAATCATCCAAGGCTTGGGGGCGACTTTATGGGTCGTAGCCTCGGTGAGGAAATCGAACATGTCACCAGACATAGATGCTTCTTACTCCTCGGGAACTACGATGATCACGATGACTTTTTCTTTCCAGAACCTAGCCACCTTTGAGGCGACCTCGACAGCGTTCGACTCTACGCCTCCGGCCTCCCAGCAATCCGGCATCTTCGGTCCCGGGATACAAGTCAGAGCCGCGTTGATACAACCCTTCCGAACCCTACAGAGCTTGTGCTCGGGAGGAAGGCGCTTCATCAGCGCTTCGGTCGCCGGTCCGAGGATCCTCATCATCGGAGTGGAATGGCCCCGGAGCGCCTGGTCGAAGATCTGGAAGGGTATCAAAGGGAAGAGCCCTTCCCATGGAGTCTCCTTCAACACGGAGAGGATCCCCCAGGGATCTCCCCCTCTCGGAATCGCCCGCGCGATTCGAGGGGAACCCCAGTGAGGATCAGGGATCCGCGTCACCACGAAGTCGGTCAAGGGAGGTACCTTCCAAAAGGTTCGAACGAGGTGCTGGAACTCGGCGTGTCCGATCGCCGAAACTAGTTCGGGGACCTCTTGACGTACCCCCCAAGCCCACACGTACGGATCGAGGTTACAGATCCGAGAAGCGAACCGAGCCTTCGACGAAAGGAGCCGTCGCGCCAGGATTCGAGACGCTACATCATCTGAGCCTTCTGGAGGCGGACCACTACCTTCGCCTTCAGGTCTAGGAACTCGTCGAGAAGGTCCGGATCCTTTTCCAGAAGGAGGACCAGGCGATCGTACTCTTCCCATAGGCGTAGGGTCGCGTTCAGGGTGAGGGCTTTCTCCGAGGTAGCTCCCTTCAGGAGAGCCGCGACCCGAGCCCGTCCGTCTTCAGCGGTCGCGATAGGAGCTTCGAGGGCTTCTTCCCATCCCTTCGAAGGCGCGGAAGGAGTCCCTTCTTCGTCCCCCTCAACCCAAGGCAAGGGAGGTAGGTGGTAACGCTTCTCCAGGACGTCGCAGGCAGTCCGGAAGTCGAGACCTTCCTTGTCGCGAACGGTTTGGATCGCGTCCCGACTTGTACCGCAGGCGAAGCAGAACCACTGCTGAGTCTCGGGGTAGACGCGTGCTGAGGGCTTCGAGTCGGTCCCGTCTCCGTGTAGGTCGCAGGAGAACTGCTGTTGTCTTCCACCCGAGTCGCTGTGGACCATGTACCCGTACGAGGAGAGAACCGATGTGATCGAGATCTCAGTACGGATACGGTCGGCCCTGGCGGAAGCTCGGCTCATCCCTCAGGAACTTACCTTCGCAGGAGGAAAGATCTGCTCGTCGAAAGCCAGAAACTCCGCGGGCGTTCGAAGGAAGTTCTCTTCCTTGTACGCTGGAAAGTTCTCCTCTTTGTGGACCGGGAAGTTCTCCTCGACCTGAGTCGGAAAGTTCGGCGGTTCGGGAGGTTGAAGCAACGTCGCGGGCAGATTCGGAGGCGGGGGAATCAGCGATGGGATCACCCTCTCCCCGCTCGGCGGAGGGGCGGACTTCGCTCGGTGCTTCCGGGCGATCGAGCGAGCGGAGGCGTTCTTGTTCGAGCACTTCCGAGAACAGTACTTGGACTTCGGAGACGCCGTCTTCCCGCACCCGGGCCACCCACAGATAGCCACCGAGGCTGCCAGAACCGTCTGGGCCTTCGCGATCTTCACCGCTGCTGCCGTCGGCTTCGTTGCCCCCGGAAGCAGAATCGGCTTGAACGGCTTCTTCATCCTCTGATCGTCCGGACGAGGACTGCCACAGTAGTAGCAGGTCTTCTGTACCGAGGGGAGCCGAGGAGCCGGAACGTGGTTGGTACAGATCCAGTGGTCGTCAGAGATCCATTTCGATTTCAAGGGTCTTTGCTTTCAGATCGTGTTGATGATGTCGTCCAAGACTTCGCTCTTCGCGTTCGACTTCTCTCGACTCTGGACGAGAGGAACCTCGTGAGAAGTGAGGAGGCGACGGCAATCCCACTTCACCGAAGAGAAGAAGTTCGCGAAGGGGGCGTGGTCGCGAGACTTCAGGCACTGGAACAGAACCTTGTTCTGGGTCCGAAGCTCGTCGTTCACGTACGACGAGGTGACGATGTCGGAGGAGCGCTCGCACTCGTTCGCGTACGAGAGGTGGGTGAGGTTGTAGGGACCGTGACCCCATGCCCCGTCCGCCTTCTCCGAGATCTTCTCGGCCGCCTTGAAGCCTTCGCGGCTGATCTGGAAGAGCTCAACGACGGCCATCCCCTTACCGCGGTTGAAGTTCATCGAGAGCTTCTTCAGGTCGCGGATCACCTCGTTCAGTCGCTCCGTAGTCGAGGGGATCCACTTCCGAGGAGCCATGAGACCCGCGTGATCGACGAAGAGGAGCGAGAAGGGCGAGCGGGAGTAGATCAGCTCGGCCTTCGACTTCAGGTCCAGGACCGTGAAATCGTTCTTGTCCGGGTCGGAGACCTCGATGTGGATCTTCCCGTACTCCCCCTTGTCGAAGTCGGGGATCACGTAGTTCATCAGGAACAGCTCTTCGTTCGGAGTGAGTTCCCCGTCACGAAGGCGGTCGTAGACGATCCCGACTTGAGGGAGACCCAGCTCCATCCGGATCGACTTGAACTTGCCGTGCATACCGTGCATCGCGTACAGGATGCGGCGGCACTGCTTGTAGGGCATCTCCAGCGAGAAGATACAGACGTCGTAGCCGAAGTAGACGGCCTGGTTGTAGGCCCAGTTCAGCATGAGCGTCGACTTCAAACCGCCGGTGAAGGCCGCGTGAGTCCAAAGCTCCCCCGGCCGAGCGCCCTTCATGCTCTCGTCGAACTGCTGGATCCCGGTGAACTGACCGATACCGGCTCGCGGGTCGTTCTTCACCCGCTCGTAGTCGTCCTTGAAGTCCTTCGTGTCCCCGAGCACTTCTCCCGAAAGCCGAGCGCTGCTTGTGGGGGTGACGATGTCGTGGGACTTCGCGATGATGTAGCGGATCGCGTCGATCGGGCCGCGGAGGATCTTCGACTCTCGCCCCTCTTTGAACTCGACGCCGACCTGGACGATCTGACCCGCCTCCCGAAGGACGTTGATCACCCGAAGCTGACGACGATCCTCGGCGCGCTCCTCCAGCCGCTTGATGAAGTCGCCTCGGACGAGCGGCTTCAGAGGGGAGATGATCTCCAACCGGTCGACGGGCTCGGGCTTCTTCAGTGCCTCGAAGTGAGATCGGAGGGTTCGAAGCTCGGGGGAATGGTTGTGGGTCCGAGTGAAGTCTCGGATGAACTCCCAGAGGACTACATCTTCCGGAACGTCGAACTCCAACCCCGAGTCGTCGAGGAGGAGGAAATTCCGGTGGATCTGTTCCTTGTCATCGGCCGGACCCCCGACGAAAGTTGAGCGGAGAAGGAACTTCACTTCCGACTCCTGTACTTGTTCTTGTTCGCCTTGGTCGGAGTGTCCGACCCGGGAACGGAGAACGACCTCGACTTACTCAACTGACCGCCTCCGAAGTACCCCGACAGAGAAGGGACCGTCTCTTCCCCGAGATCTAGAGCGGGAGGTGAGGTCTTTTCTACGACCTCGCCATCCTCGGTGATCTCTTCTTCCGGGGGGCTCTGGCCTAGGATCTGAACCCCGAGCAACGAATCGATCGAGTCATCGAGAGGGATGTACTTCCAACCGTCGATATACTCCATCACAGCGTCCGAGTAGGAACGGTGCGGGTTCCCGAGCGCGTCCGGAGCATTCAATCGGTGACCGGGCTGATCCACTACCCAAGTCGGCATGTTCTCATGGTCTCTACGAGTGAGGGCTTCGTGGAAGACCTCGTGCATCGCGGAGTTCCTCGCGATCTTCACCCCGAGACGGATGATCAGGAGCCCGGGCGGGTCGACCAGATCCTCCAACGTCCTCTTCGAAGCAGAAGCTGAAGCCTGGCTGAGAGAGACCGCCATCTCCTGGTCGTAGATCTCCTGACCCTTCTCCTTCGCGTTGAAGAGCCACGCCTTCATGAGATCGGCGTCGGTAGTGACGAGGAAGCTCCAGTTCCGACCCTGCCGAACCCCCACGTACTTCAGGTGGGAGCGAAGGGTGGAGTCATTCGCAGTGATGTAGAGGTCTTGGTTGACGTAGTCCAGAAGGGGGGACTCTTTGATCTTGTCGGCGTACGCGACACCCTTCCAGCCCCTCTCCAGATTGCGTATCGCGTCGCGCGCGAGAACGCACTTGCACGGTTGAGTGATCGGGATCCCGTGATGGGTCTCCTCCTTCTCAATCACCCCTGCGCCCATACATAGGCGACAGGACTTCGTCAGATCTACGGTCAAGCCGCCCGCCTCGCGTCGTCGCGAAGAGCGTTGAAGAGATCGCTCAAGTCGTTGTCCACCGAGACCACCACATCGTCTTTCTCGCCCTTGATACGCTTCCCGAGAACCTTTTCAACCAGGGCCATCTTCTTCGTCATGATCTGCATGACGTGAGTGTCGACCGTCTTCTTCACCAAGAGATGGATCGCGTAGACGCGGTCGTGGAGGCTTCCGATTCGGATCATCCGACCCAAGATCTGAAGGTAGTCGCCGGCCGAGAAAGGCGTGTCGTAGAAGATGATCGCCTTCGCAGCTTGAAGGTTGATCGCTTCGCTCGCGGCTGTCGTGATACAGATCACGTTCGTGTTGGATGTCCCGTCCTGGAAGAGGTCCTGAGCGATCTTCCGCTGCTTCTCGTCCTCGGCTCCGGTAATCCGAGTTGAGGCGATCCCTTCCTTCTTCAGAGCCGGGACGATGATGTCAATCATCTTCCGGAACCGCGAGTAGACGATCACCTTGTCTCCGGCGAACTCACCGGTGAGGAGATCAATCAGCTCGTCCAGTTTCTCCGACTCGCCCTCGACCCCGATCAGTTCGGGGTGGTTGACGATCTGCTGGCAGTAGGTGACGGCGGTCAGCTTCGTGACCTCGACCTCGCCCTTCTCGTCCCCCTTCCCGATCTCTAGAAGCCCCGAGAGCGCCTCCGCGTACTTCGCCGAGGCGACCGAACTCATGCCGCACTCGACGTGCTTTACGATGAGCGGGGGCAGCTCGCTGGCCACCTCGTGCTTCGGTCGACCGAGGAAGTAAGGGTCAATCAGCTCGCGGAACGCCTTCACGTCTCGGTCGCGGTACCCGACGATCACGGGGACCTGACGACGAGATCCGGGAAGCTGCTGCATCCGAGTGATACAGTACTCGTTCAAGAACTTCGACCGATTCCCGAAGAGGCCTGGAACGATGACCTGGTAGATCCCCCAACCCTCGATCAGGGAGTTCTTGATCAAGGTCGCCGTCAACCCCCAGGAACGAGTCGCCCGACCGGATAGGTAGCGACAGACTTGTCCGACCTGAGTCGATGGGTTCTTGAATGCCGTCGCCTCGTCCGTCACGAAGACGAAGCCCTCCCACTCCTGAATCTTCGCGAAGTCCTGGATCATGGACCGATAGCCGGAGATCAGAACTGTAGGGCCGGTAGAGGCCTCGTAGGCGTCTCGGATCTTCTGGCGCTGAGCGGCGGAACCCCTACAGACGAAGACCCGAATCCCCTTCGTGAACTTCTCGAACTCGGAGCCCCACTGAGCCGTAGCCGACTTCGTAGTGAGAACGATCACCTTCTGGTCGGGGGTCTTCTCCCAAAGGTAGCAGAGAGCCGAGATCGTCTGAAGCGTCTTCCCGAGCCCGGTGTCGTCCCCCAATAGGAACCGCTTCATCGCCAGAAGGTGGAGTACCCCCTGAATCTGGTAGTAGCGGAGCTTCACCGGACGTTCGGTTCCGTCCAGAGCCACGAAGGTATCTCGGAGGTACTTGGCCTGGCGAGCGGTGAGGTCCGTTCGAGTGCGGATACCCTTCAGCTTCGCGTAAACGGCTTCCAACTCAGAGGGGCTACTAACAGTCTCATCGCTCATGAGTCCGCTACGTTACGCCCTAGACCATCCCCTTCGGAGGACTGTTGTCAACCAACTCCACGCTTGGCGGAGTCCCGTCCTCCAGAGTCTGGAAGATCATCCCCAGATTGGACCAATCCAGCAGACCTTCCTTCAAGATCTCTCGAAGGGTTCTCACCTCTACGTAGGTGATCTCGGTGTCCTGGGTATTCCCAAACTGGGCGTCCCCGAGCCACTTCATCGAAAGCATCTCCGCCGCAGTCAGCTCCACCGCGTAGACGTGAGACTGGTGTCCGCAAAGCGTAGCCGCGACCTGACGGGCTCCCACGTACCGGAACCGATCTGCCGGAAGGTCGAGCCCCGATTCCTCGATCAGCTCGGTTCGAGCGGTCTCGATTCCAGCCCCCTCCTTCCACGAAGATCCCCCGGGAACCTCGTGGACCATCCCGTCCTCGGTCGCCGCGGGGGAGCGGAACTCACGAACGAGCATGATCTCGGAATCGAGAGTCCAATCGTTCTGGTCGCTGAGCGGAGGACGACTGAAGACCACGACCGAAGTCGTGGGGGGCCGGAAGACGACCACCTCGTTCGTCTTCGCCCGCTTCTCCGCTTCGACCCAGACGTTCACCTTCAGAGACCACAGGACCGTGAGAGTCTTGTTCCTCCCGGCTCGGAAGGCCCAGACCAACTCCGCCCCGTCGAGTCGATTCCCGGCTTCCTTCTGAGCCTCTAGCCAGGTCTCGAACTCCGGTTTCTTCCAGAGATGGAGCGGAACCTCGCGCTCACCTCCCGTTCGAAGCACTCCGGATTCGAGCTTGTTGAGAGTCCCGGTGAGGATCCCCATCAAGGTGGCGTGGACCGGGACCCCTTCCTGAACCGCCCACCAGTTCAAGTAGTCCATCTTCGGAGCCCCCTCCGGGCTTCCCAGGAGGATCTTCCCCGACTTCACCCACAGACCGAACTCCACGTTCGTCGTGAACCCGGGGAGCTTCTCCAGATCTCGCGGGACCCAGAAGACGATCTGGTCCGACATGTTGAGGTACTTCTTCTCCCACGACACCTGCTTCGAGTAGTCAAAGGGGTCGGGAGGGGTATCCCTCCACACCGGAGAGAAGACCACGCCGTCGTACCCGAGTTCCTCCAACATCTCGATCGCCTCGGTCCTCCAGTTAGGATCCGTAGCCTTTCGAGGCGACGGCCCAGCGAGGAACAGAGACTTGGAGAACGAGTCGGGAGGTGTCTCTCCGGTGTAGACAACAATCATGCTCACTCTACCCCTTACTCGTAGAACGCCTGATACAGGTTCTGGGCCAGTCGGAAGCTGTCGTATGAAGCGGTGTCTCCCTGCACGACGCCTCGGAAGTAGATCGTCTTCATGACGTCCAAAGAGTCCTCGGGTCGGAATCGCGAGAGAAGGACCTTGTCCAGACGGTTCACGCCCGAGGCGAAAGCCGAGTTCATGAGAGAGCGAATCGCTGACTCGTTTGACACCCAACGGACGGCAGACTCCTTCTCCCAAGCCGTCATCGTAGGTCCGTCAGCAGTAGCCTCATCGAAGAGCTTCGTCCGGACGATCATCAGCTCTTCCATCCGGGCAACTTCGATCAGGACGGAGATCAGGTGTTTGGATTCCCCGGAGACCCGAAGGAAGACACCCTTCCCGAGGGCCGCCTGGCCGAGGTCTTGGAGGATGGGGTGGTAGTCCTTCGGGTACTTGATCTGCGTCTCCCGGTACCAAGCCAAGACGAGCTTGGTCAGCCCGGACACGATCGCGGTGTCGACGGCCTGGAGAGCCCTCAATTCCAGGTACGAGTTGGGCTCGTTCCAGAAATCTAGGTCGATCCTCCTCGCGGAGGGCTTGGATTGGGGTTCCGGGGTTCGGTACGGCGCCACAGCAGTACCCTTGCTATTCGATAGCCAGGGTAAGTAGTCCGGCCCCTTTCGGAGCGTCCATGAGCAGAGATCAAGTCCTAGCCCCCGAGTTCCTGGACATGGTAGCGTTCTACCTGGCGCTGTCGTCCGTGGACCAGGCTCTGGTCAACTTGGAGGGCGGCGACACGGGCGGGATCGACCGCGAACGTCTCCAGAAGCACCGAATGGAAGCGGCCCCGATGCTTCGTCGAGTCGCGGGCTCGGTCGACGCCGGGATCGATTCGATCCTCCGCGACGCCTCCGAGAAGGCGAAGCTCCGGGTGAAGGGACGCCTGGATACGGCCGTCCGCGGGAACCCCATCGCCTCCTACGCGTCCCGAGTGGATTTCCTGGAGTTCTTCCTCCCGCGCCTGAAGGCCCACAACAACGTCCTCCGCGACGTGTTCGGAGACGCCTCGTCTCAGGCGATCCGGATCGTCCAGGCCGCCGAAGTCGAGGCCCCCTACTCGCGCCTCTTCAAGCTCGCCGGCACGCGTATGGCCGCGGGCGGAAAGTTCTCGCTCCTGAAGCGCTGGACCCAGGAAGCGACCGCGATCTGCGGAAACCCCGTCTCTGAGATCGAAGAGGTCTCGGTCGACGTCGCTTCTACGGACGCCATCCTCGATCGCGTCGAGAACAACAACCGGAAGCTCGACGTCCTCGACCCCACTGACCCGGAAGCTGCCGCGACGACGGCCGAGAACGCCGAGCTTCTCAACAAGGTGAGCCGAGTCGCCGAGAAGTCGAAGGACCCGGCCTCGGTGAAGGCCCACGCCGCCGCCCGTATCGCGAACACGGGTCCGAACGACTCGAAGGGCGGATCTTCGGCGATCGCCGCTCACCTCAAGATGACCCCCGAGCAGGAAGAGTCTCTCCTCGTTCGCGGAAAGGCCGTGATCGCGGCCGGAGCTGGATCGGGAAAGACCCGCGTCCTCGCCGGCAAGGTCATCCACCACATGCAAGACCTCGGCCTGTCGATGTCGAACATCATGGCCGTGAGCTTCACGATCAAGAGTTCCGGCGAGCTGAAGGAGCGCATCCTGAAGTACGGGAAGGAGATCGGCTACGATCTTCCGAACCCCGACTCCAACTGGGACGCCTACGCCGGGATCGGTACGACCCACTCCATCGGTCGCGGCATCCTGAAGAAGAGCGGCAGTGGTTGGAAGACCAACCCGAAGACCGACACGATCAAGGGCGGAGACATCTCGAAGCTCCTGAAGGTCGCGATCGCTCAGGTGAAGATGCGTTCGGCTGGAGGGGCTCCTCCCGCGCCTCCTCCCTCAGCCATGAGCTTCTTCCCGAGCGTCGCTCCGAGCGCGGGGATGAGCGCGGAACCGGACCAGGATCCGGCGGATCAGAAGGACCCGGCGCTGGAGTCGAAGTCCCCCGTCCAGAACCCGGTGAAAGACACCTCGCCCCTCACGTTCTTCCTCACCGACGAGGGTCGCTTCAAGACGCTCGTCAACGCCTCGATCGATACGATCCGAGACTTCCTCGGCGCCTTCCCGAACGTGAAGCTTCAACCGAAGTCGGGGAACGGGTGGTACGTCCTCGAAGTCTATGGGCCTGGGATCACCCGCTTCGGAGACGACCTCGCGAGCATGCGCATCAACGGCATCTCGCTCTCCTACAAAGAGGCGGATCCTCGCTTCCGATCGCCCAACCGCTTCGTCGCCTTCTCGAAGCGCGAGTTCAACTACGACGACGTGGTGAGTCAGATCCGAGAGAATCTCGGCTTCGACCAGGCCGAGAACGCCGTGAAGGCGCTCGAAGGCTTCTCGGCGAAGGATCCGAAGGACCTCACGGGCGAGGATCTGGAGATCCTCGAAACGATCGTCATGAACCCGCTCGTCGCGGCTGGTCTCACCTCTCGGAACGTCCTGCTGAAGCAGGCGTCGACCCCGAAGAAGGCTGCGGACGAGCCTGGCGAAGGGTTCGAGCCCTCGGGAGAAGCCGATCCGGAGGTCTCCGACAAGGGGATCGACACGGCCAGTCGTCGGAAGCTTCAACGCCTGGACTACGAGGGTTCCCCCTTCTACACCTACCTCCACACCGCTGCGAACCAGTGGTTCAACATCGGCGCGACCGATGACGACTTCAAGATGGAGGACAACAAGGGGAACAAGAAGGACATCCCCATCGGCGAGTTCGCTCGCTTCGTCAGCTTCAACAAGAACGGTCTGAAGGCCCCCGGCTCCCTCTTCCAGGAGGGCTCGGAGATCGAAGACACGGGCTTCGGAGAAGACGAGGACGAGGGCTTCCAGAAGCCCGGCGATCTCGCTCCCGGGATGTCGAAGAAGATCTTCGCAGCCGTGTACGGAGCGTACGAGTGGTTGAAGGGGAACATCGTCCAGTTCAAGGGACGCCTCGACTACGACGACCAGTTGGTGATCCCCTCGCGTGAGCTGATCGAGAACCCGGCGCTCCTCGCGAAGTACCAGAAGCAGTACAAGTGCGTCCTCGTGGACGAAGCCCAGGACCTCAACGCCGCCCAGCACCTCATGTTCGGGCTGATCTCCGGGTACATCGACCCGAAGACGCTCGCGCCGAGGAAGGACGGGAAGATGTCTGCGGACACCTTCGCCCTGATCGGCGACGACAAGCAGGCGATCTACGAGTTCCGAGCGGCCGACCCATCGAAGTTCATCGAGAAGTCGGATCTCGTCCCTGGAGGAGAGGGCTTCACCACGAAGCTCCTCGACACGAACTTCCGCAGCGGCAACGTGATCGTCGAGGCGGCGAACAAGCTGATCGCCTACAACTCGAAGCAGATCCCGATGGTCTGTAAGACGGACCCGGCGCGCGGCGAGGGCTCGATCTCTCGCGTCGAGACGAAGGACCTCGCAGCGGCCTCGGAGATGATGAGCGACGCGATCCTCTCCGAGTACGAGGAAGCGAAGCACGACGGTTCGGCCGATCGCTTCTTCCAGCGCTACGGGCTCGCCGTCCGCACGAACAAGGAAGTCTACCAGTTCGCGATGAAGATGATCGAGAAGGGGATCCCCTTCCGGTCCAAGAAGAACTTCCTCGGCGGGCCCGCGGTCGGTCCCGTGATCGGGATCTTCTCTGTACTCCGGACCGACAACCTCGACGCGAGGAACGACGGCGTGATCGCGGGCATCCAGGCCCCCGACTTCGGTCTGAACGGGATGACCGTTCGGAAGAAGCTCGAAGAGCTGGGCGTGAAGGACTACTACGACTTCCTCGTGAACGAGCGTGGCGCGAAACGCGTCTACTCGTACCGGAAGATGGCGGACAACCTTCAGGAGTACGCGGACTACCTCGAAGAGATCGTTCGCGTCGGCGAGAAGGGAAGCGCCTCGGACGTGATCGACCTGATCCTCAACACGAAGGGTCCGGACGGCGATACCTTCGCGGACTCCCTCGCGGCCAGCCTCATGGAGGACGGCGAAGCGATGGAGGAGATCCAGATGAAGGCGGACGCCGAGACCGAGGGAAAGATCACCCCCGAGATGCTCGCGAACTACGCCCTCGCTCCCGTCGAGCCCTTGCGGAAAGCCGCCGCTCGATTCCCGACGGCCACCGAGTTCGTCAACTACATCAAGGGCCTCGTCGAGTCGAACAAGAAGAACGTGGACGACGGAGACGCGAAGGCGGACGCCGTTCAGATCGACACGGTCCACGGGTGGAAGGGTCTGGAGGTCGCGAATCTCTACGTCCCGATGTGGGATGGAGGTTTCCCCCACGCTCGCTCGAAGGCGAGCCCTGCGCTCATGGAGTCGGAACGTCGACTCGCCTACGTCGCGCTCACCCGTGGTCAGAACAAGGTGACGATCCTCGAACCGAAGACCGTCAACGAGAAGCCCGTCGGCCCGAGCCAGTTCACCTACGAGGCCTGTATCCCGCTCGTAGGGACCGCCGTACCGCCCTCCGGAGCCGGAGAAGAGGGAACGGAGGCCCCCGCGAAGAAGGCCTCCCTAGAGAGCTTCCTGCTCCCCGTACGGGAGGAGCCGACTTTCGGGCCGATCGAGGACCTCTCGTCCGAGGTAGACCTCGAACGGAACTGGGACTTGAACTCGAACGGAGAGGTGAGCTGACATGACCACCGTAACCGCCGCAGGCGGAACCTTCGTCATGATCAGTCGGGAAGAGCTGGAGGAGTGGCTCAACTCGATTGGCTTCGCCGGGAACTGGGACCGGGACACCCGCTACCAGGGCATCTACCTCCTGAAGCTCTCCCCGACGGTCGCCGTGAAGCTTTCCTCGACGATCGGCTCGAAGGATGACGTGATGGGAAAGGGGCGAGCCGCTATGCAGCTGTCCCTCGTCTCAACCGTCACCGGCCGAACCCTCAACAAGAAGGCCCAGGGCCAGGACCACTTCAAGAGGACCTCGGGCTGGAAGAAGACCTGGGCCGCTGGCATCGACACGATGAAGAAGGCCTACCTCTCCTCGGCCGACTTCTATGATGCGATCTCCGTGATCCCGGATCGCGACGCCTATCGCACGGACCTCCTCCAGAGGATCGAGGCGATCCCGGGATGGGACAACGATGGGGAGCTGATCTCGATCAGCCGGAAGGTCGACCGTGGGGGCGTCCTCATGAAGGGCGAACTCCAGGCGATCGAAGACGCCGAGAAGCGTCCGAAGCCGAAGGCTCCCGACCCTCAGCGCATCGAACCCGGAAACGCTCCTGGGGAAGGCGTCACCTACCGAAGCCCGGAGGTGATGAAGGATCTTCGACTCGACGCGCTCCGGAAGCTCTGGGTGATGGCGAAGCGAAGCAACGACGAGTGGACGATGAACTTCGCTCAGGACATGGCCACCAAGTGGATCGACCCGGGTCGACGCCTCTCGGGCCCTCAGCTCCGCGTCATCGGTGACAAGTTGCACCAGTACCGAATCCCCGACAAGAACGGGGAGCCGGCGTTCAACCTGTTCTAGTCCATGATGTAGACGACGCGGGCTCCGAGATCCTGAAGCTCCTTCGCGGCAGCTTCGCAGAATGCGGTGCGCTTTCCGGCTTGACCCGCGCCACCCGAGAACTCCCACCCCTTCGATCGAAGGAAGAAGGCGGACGCCAACCCTAGCCCGGACGCAACGGTCGGGCGCGCGACGCTTCTCGGAAGCCACACGAAGTCCATGCAGCAGGTCCCCGTGTCGGGGACCGCTTCAGCTGCGCGTGTTCCAGCCTCTCTGGCTTTCTTGAGGCGCTCGGAAAGGTCCATCGAGAACCCTTACGCCGCCTCGAACTACGGGCTCTGGGGCGTAGGAGGCGTCGGGGACGGGGGGAGGGCCGGAAGAAGGTTCTTCAGGATCATCTCCCAAAGACCCACGGCCGAGGCTCCCGCAGTGAAGCCCTTCCCGAGAGCCTCTTCCCACGGGATCCCCGTAGCGAGCTGAACGCCGATCGAGGAGAGGATTCCGAGCCCCGCGGCGACCCACGGCACGTACTTCGCCCCGACCTTGTTCTGGAGGCCGAAACGGTTCGCGATGTAGACCGCGAGACTGATCCCGAGACCCACGGCGAGAGGCCACTGGTGGTCAGCGAGAGCCGAGATGAAGGCTACCAGCGAATCGGTGTTCATGGGGTCACTCCTTGAAGAACGGAGCCGGCTGAAGAGCCGGATCCGGAGTCGTCCGGGTACGCCCGCGATCCATCGGACGACCTTCGAGAAGGTATCGATCCGCCGCCGCGTAGCCCTCGCCGTAGCCGGTCGGAGAGATCTGACCCGCCGCCGTGACGCCCGTCGCCTGAGTGTTCCCGTTGCCGTAGACGGCGAAGGTCATGATGACCATCTGAAGCTCGTCGCCTTCGGAACGGATTCGGTTCGGGGCCGCTCCGGAGAACGCCTCCTCGTGGAAGTTACGAACGAGGAGCGCCTTCCCAGCGAGGACCGCCCCCTTCAGGACGGGCCGGAGGCTAGACGGGAAGGAGTCGCTCACCCAATCCACCGGGCCGCCCGGGGCCGAACCCGAGAGAACGAACGCCGCGCCGCCGCCTCGGTAGAGACGGAACTTCTTCGTGCCCGCGGGGGTGAGGGTCGTGAACGGGGTGTACAGAAGGATCCCGCCGTCCGACATCGAGAGGAGCGATCCCGGGTCGTTCAAGAACCGGGTGTACTCCAAGCCTCCCGTCGTGAGGGGAAGGTCCGAGTAGATCGGACGAACGCCTCCCGGATAGGTCCGCATCGCCGACGCGTTGTCGTCAAGCGGGTTCTCCGAGAAGAAGTCCGAGTCGCTCGCGAGGATACCCAGCGGAAGGCGCTCGGTCATGCCTCCGAGCGAGATCGCCGAGTTCCCCGGGCCGCCGTTCACCGGAAGGTTGACGCCGCCTGCGAAGGGACCTTCGGTGACGACGGCTCCGACCGGGTGGTTGTTGCTCGACGGGTAGAGGCCGAGCCCCGTTCCATCGAGGAGTTGAGCCGCCTGGTTCAGCGGGACGAACGGCACCGGAGCCGTCCCGTACGACATCGTGATACGGGTCGAGTTGCCGTCTTCTCCGACCTCTCGCGAGACGAAGATCACGCGGTCGGCCAAGGCGAACGCTTCGACGAAGAGGCTGGTCGTGGGATCCGAGTTGACGGCCTCGGCCAACGACGCGGCCAGGTCGAGGGTGTTGGCGCCGATGAAGTCGGCGCCTCCGACGAACGTCACCGAGATCACGGTCTGGATCTCGATCGAGAGAGCCCCGGTGACTCCGTTGATCAGGTTGGCGTTCGTGAGCTGGATCGAGATCCCGGCTCGCGACGTGTTCTTTCCCTGACCTTCGGTGAAGGCTCGCGGAAGGACGCGCCACGGGAGGGCCGAGGGAGAAGCCGGGATACGGTCCGCGGCTCCGGCCGTGGACGAGTCGATGTACCCGGCGTCCAGCTCGGTTCCGAGGAACATCCGGCCACCGATCTTCCCGGTCCCGAGCGTCGTGTAGAAGTCCATCGACGCGACGACCTGGAGAGCGCGCGGGTTCGGACGCTGGACGTTCATCACACCCGTCGTCGGATCGAACTGCTCGATCGGAGTCGCGAGCTGGAACGCGTCGTTCTGACTGATCTGGCCGTAGCGCGACTCGTAGTCCGCGATCTGGATCGTCGATCCGTCTCGCGTCATGTACGGGTCGCCCTGATAGACCGTCCGCTCGTACGCCTGGTACAGGGCATCCCCTCGCGGAGCCGCGCACGGAAGAACCATGCTGACGTCCGTGATCTCGGGGTTGCTCCCGTCCACGATGTCCGCTCCGGTTCCCGTGTTGCGACGGGCGAGGACGAGGTTGTTCTGGTTGATCCAGCCCTCGGAGAACCCGAAGACCACGCACTCCACGACGTAGTTGAAGCTCGTGAAGGTGTTGCCCGAGACGAAGCCCGGGACGCGAGTGATGTCGATCGCGGACTCAGGGACGAGGTACGTGTGAGCGTTCGCCGTTCCCGTGACGTCGTTTCCTCCGCCCTGACGGACGAAGAGCGTCTGCTGATCGGCTCCCGTACGAAGAAGGTTCGTCGGTGGGTTCACGATCGGAGTGAGACGGTCACCTTGGAACCCGCCGATGTACGTGGGATCGAGGTGGGCCAGGAAGTCCTGGAGTTCGTAGACGCCGTAGAGGCGCGCGATCCCGAGGTACGGGGGAAGCTCGACGCCGTTCAGACCATTCCCGAGGTCCGACGAGATCACGTCTGAGTAGAACTGTTTCCGCCCGCCGTACGCCGGATGCGGCGGACCGCCAACTGTGCCCCGGTGTCCGTAGGGGATACCAGCGCCCGTCGCAAAGAGGATAGGGTTGACCCGGTTGGCCGCGGGGGACCCGCCGTTGTCTTCACCGCCGATGATGTAGAAGACTTCCGACGTGTCATCAGTCTCGTCGCAAAAGAGGTGGTTGATTCCGGGCATGAACGGATCCGTCGGAGCCGTTCGAACGTGGTAGGGGATGTCCTGACGACCGAAGCGGGGCATGTACTCCGGCGGAACCGGGTAGCCCATCTTGAGGCCCGTCGTGAAGATCGCCGCCCCGTCCTTCAAGGTGGCGTCGAGGTAGGCGACCGGGCCGAGGAGCGACGGGTTCGCCGTCGTCGTCAGCGCCTTCTCCGTCATGTTCTTCTTGATGAAGGGACGGAAGAGAGCCGTCTTCGAGCCCGGATCCACGAACAGTTCGTGCTCCCGGTCCTGTTCCGAACGCCCGACGACGAAACCGCCGTAGGCCGGAGCCAGCGGAGCGTCCTCGCCCTTCGACGAAAGACGGTTCCAGAGCTGGATGTGGGTGGGGTCGTACTCGCGCTCTCCCGCCGGGAAGGGGGCGAGCGTCGAGAACTCCGGATCGAGAACCGAGGGGACGTTGCGGAGGAACGTCGCCGCGCTCGCCACGGCCGAGAATCGGACGATCTCGTCCGCCACACGGGTACTCGAACCCCGGTTCGGGTGCCACATCAGCGTCGAGGTGATGACGGCCTTCGAGTTGACCGGAACGACCTTCGCCGGAGAGCCCGTCTGCTGAACCGCCAGCGTCCCGGTGTTCGCAGCGTTCCACGGGTTCGCCGCGCCGCCGGAGATGTTCGCGAGGTCGGTGAAGACGAGCGCCGCGCCGGCCGGTCCAGGGATACGACCCTTGTCGTCCTCGGCGTTCATGAACATGGAGCGGAACTCCACGATCACGGTCTGACCCGCGTTGCTGGTGAACGCGTTGAAGTCGGCCGAGAGCGGGACGACAACCATCTGGTCCGCCGTATCCGCGATCTGATCCGTGTACGCCCCGCCCGTAGCGGCTGCCGTACCGGCCCCTACGACCTTGAAGGCGCCGTTGTTGTCCTTGGACAAGGCGTTCCCGTACACGATGACGTAGATGAGCGAGGAGGCTCCGGTGTGGTCCCGGCCCCCGTCCGTCAGCATGTCACGAAGCGTCCGCTCCCCGCGGAGAAGCGGAAGCGTGAACGTATCGAAGTTCAGCCCGAGAACCTTGATCTGGTGACGGGTATCCGGGCCGGTCGGGTTGATGAAGTTCGCGCTCGTGGAAGGCACCGCCGTGAAGACGAGCGCCGGGTTGAGAACCCCTCCGAGAACGATGAAGGGACGCTCGAAGTTGAGCGAGTGGAGCGGGTACATCGCTCCCGGGTGCTGGGCGGGGGTCTCCCCGATCGCCGCCGCCGTCGTGATACGACCGGCTCGGAAGGCGTTGTCCAGGGGCGAGCCCGGGACCGGAAGCGGGAAGGTCGGGGCGTAGGTCGGACCGCCCTCGAAGCGGAGCTTCCAGGGGTGCTGGTCTCCGGGATTCGAGGTATCCGACAGCCACATCTCCACCGGCGAGACGTGACGGACGGCCTGGGGGTTCGGGCTCTGGGGGAAGCCCGCGCGCGCCCCGCCCACCCCATCAGCTCCGCCGAGGTGGATGAGGATCACGGACCCGTTCGTCCAACCGTCGCCGGTCGGGTTGTTCAGGAAGCCGTTCGGCTGGAAGTCCGCCCCGACGCCCCAGCTCGCCGCCACGCTCGAATCGAACGTGGTGTCGGCGAAACCGTTCGTGGTAGGAGCGTTCGGGTCGATCATGACCGTCACGCCCGGCTGAAGGGCCGCGCTGTCCGACCAGATCGTCCGGATACCGTCTGGACCGTCGATCTGATCGACCTGATTCGGAGGCGGGCTCGTGTTGACACCCCAGAGGTACGAGACCTCCGTGGTGGTGACGCCGAACGTATCGCCGCCCGTCCCGGCCTTCTTGAAGGTCGTCTTCAGGTCGCCGCGAACGAGCGAGGCGACGCCGTGCTGGAGGATACGGGTGTAGTCCCAATCCCCAAAGTTCACCGATCGACGAAGGTCGACGATGTCGTCTCGGGTGATCTGGTCGGCGAAGACTCCGTCCGGACGCGAGTCGTAGAGGGAGACGACGGTTCCTGCGACGTGAACCCGGGCCATCGTCCCGTTGCGGCCGCGCCCCCCGGTGACTCCGGGACCGGGCGTCGGAACGAAGATCGTGTTGACCGAATCCGTCCCGTTGAAGGCGATGATCTCTTGGTTGATACCGGTGTCGAGGACGAGGAACCTCGTCGTGACACCGACCGGGAAGAGGGCCGGATCCGAAAGGGCCGAACCAACGAGGTTCGTGAGGACGATCGGACCCGTCTGGGTTGCGGTGATGTCGCTCGTGAGCGTCGCTTGGAGAAGCGGGCGAGCCCCCGAACGCGGATCGGGAAGCGTATGGGAACTCGGAGTCCGCTCCGAGGCGCCGTTCTGATTCGGGTTGCCGCTGGAGGTGACCGCCACGAAGGGGCTCGTGTTCCGGCGGAAGACGCCCGCGATCGGAATCGCATAGACGTAGCCGTCGATCGTTCCGAGGCCGTTCGCCGGATCACCGTCGCCTGCGCGCCAGAGCGAAGGATCGCCCAGCTCTTCTCTCATGTTCCCGAACGTGAAGGCGGAGGACACCGTGGCCGTCCCCTGAGCCTTCACCTGCGGGTCGTCGAGACCGTCCGGGTAGTTGGCGAGATCGACGCTCGTTCCGAGCGAGTCGCCCGAGCCCACGACGCGGATACGGTATTGAAGCTGGACGCGCTTCGTCGTCTCGAAGCCGATCGCCGGATCTTCGAGATCGTCGGTGACGTTCGTCCCGCCGAACTCCACGTTGCCGTACTTCCAGATCGTGGAAGCCGAGGGCTTGTTCACCGTGGAAGGGTTGGGAGAGACGAGGGTCCGCCAGACTTCCAGGAAGACGAAGTCCGTACGGGAATCCGTCGTCGGAGGCGGGAAGAGAGCGACGCGGTTGAGGACGCTGTCGGAGATCCTTGTCCCGGCCACCGGGAAGACCCAGCCGTTCACCGCCGCGATCAGAACAGGGGAAAGCTCCTCGACCGAATCCACGACTCCGGGAACGCCGATTCCGAACTGGTTCGCCCAGAGCGGGTCGACCTGGTAGTCTTCCCTAGCGCGCGTCGGATCGACGAAGAAGCCCGAATGGACCTGGGCTCGAACGACCTGAGAGAGATTCTCCCAGTCGATCTGAGACATCAGGTTCAGCTCAGAGTCGAGGGGTGGCTTGTCCTTCTGCCACACGACGGCCGTGAACTGACGTGCGAAGTCAGACAACGTTCGGGAAACTCCGGGACCCCAGTACTCAGCCATGAGTTCTCACTTGTACAGAACCGCGTAAGAGGCGAGGTAACGCTTCTCGACGGTCGATTTGTTGATGAAGGCCAAACGGAGCTTCGTTCCTGGGTCGCAGACAGTCATCGGAGTCAAAAGGCTCACCCGAGAGTACCCGCCCCCGTCGTTGGCCGAGAGGTAGACTTCCCAATCGGTTGGAGATTGATCCACTTCGACGAGCCCCTTCGAAGCAGCGTCGTTCGCTCCGGCGCTCGGCCCGTCGTATGCCATGACGTCCGGAGTGACCACGTACTCGTGGATCTTCCAGTACACCATGAAGCTATCCGAACCGGCAGGGACGTCGGTTGAGATGTCGATCGTATCCGTGATGAGGCACCCAGGGCGAACCGGGCTGAGCGTGGAGTTCTGAGGAAGAACCGCCACCGAGTTCGGAGCCAGGCCCTGGTTCAAGACTCCGCCCCGCCCGACCTGGGCCCGAGTCGTGTACCTCACTGGCGGAGGTCCCGGGCTCGCCGGGAAGGCCGCCGTCAGGTCCAAAGCATCCACATCCGCCGACGTCAGAAGAGCGTTGTAACGGATGAAGTTGTAGGACGGGAACGACTTCAGCACTGAAGCGAAGACGGCGTCTACAAGGTTGGACGGACCCAAGAGCTTCGAGCTGATGGTGATCGGAGGAGGAAACACCCCCTCCGGAACTTCCACATAGAACTTGCCGTTCGATGGGATCGGAGGCGACCCCGGAAGAGGCGTCGGAGAAACCTGTACGATCACCGATGTGGACTCGGGTCCAACGTTCGGGAGTCGATTCAGGTCGGCGAAGATCCTCATCAGTTAGCTCTACCGTCGCTCCCTCATAGGGACACGACCGAGTCCAGTGTTTTTCACCGTTAGGTCGCTCACCTACATGGGGGTTGGGTTCAGGCGGCCGGAGGCGGATCGGTCGGTTCGATCACCGTCGAATCCTGGGAAGGGTTCGGATCGGTGGCCGGAGCCGGAGGAGGCGTCGGCGCGGAGGCAGGAGCCGGGACGACGACTTCGGTCGTAGCCGTCGTCACATTCACCGCTCCCGGAGCCGCCTCGACCGAAGCGCTGCTGTCCAGAGTGTGAAGGACCTGGTTCGCCTTCGTGTTGACGAAGCGACGAATGGTGGTGATGAGGACGTCGTAGGCGACCTTGCACAGGATACCGGCGGAGCCGTAGGTCATGAGGTGACCCGCGAACTCGTAGCCTTCCTTGGTCAAGGAGGGTTCGGCCGGGAGCCAGGGAATCAGGCCCAACAGGAGACCCACCAGAACAGGCTGAGCCGGTAGCGTCGCATCGAAGATTCGAATCCACAGCGGATCCGGCGGAGGAACCGCCTTACCAGCGGAGTCCCGGTACGTGACGGCCCGACCGTTCACGGTCAGAGTCGAGAGAATGTGACCATTCTCGTCGTACATGGGCGGAGTCTTGAATGCCTCGACGGCCTTCTTCGCCGCTTCCCCGAACGCGCCGATCACGATCGCGGAGATCAGGATTGTCGGGGAAGAGAGAATGTCGATCAAGGATTGCATGACGCCTCCTCAGATCTCAAACGATAGGTAGAAGAACGCCTCGGGGCTTTCGACCCCGAGGCGTTCTTCGTTCGCTTGGCCGCTGCTTCTACCCTAACGGTATCTGACGATGTCCAACCGCTTTCCTTCGAAAGCACCTCGAACGAAAGTCGCGAAACGATCAGAGATCTCATCGAGCGGATTGTGACCCTCAGAGGTCACAAGGGTCTGAGAAGAACGATCGAAGTGTAGAGACACCTTCTCCCGGCTGCGACTGGGTTCGAAGAAGGTCACCGTAGCCGCATGAACGCTATTCTCCCCCACCGGAGTACGTTCGAAGATGATCTCCAAGGTAGTAGCTGAGCGATCCCCTTCCGCTGGAAGTCGGAGTTCCAGACGCGAAGTCTCCTCGTTGAGGAAGAGACTCACGTCGCTTCTCTTCTGTCCTGAAACGGGACTGAGCGTGAGTGGCTCAACGAACCTCTTCTCCCACAGCTGGTAGAAATCCTTCGCGAGTTTCTTACACGCCTCCTGATGAGCCTTGGGGTTTGGATCAAGGAATTCCACCAGGCTGTCGATCTGACAGACGGCGGTTCTGATTTGGGTCATAAGTGATCTTTCGAGTGTGGGGGTTGTTCGCCGAGCTTCGGCGATGATGCTTCGAGTCCACAGGGTGTCCCCTGTTTCGGACCAGAAGTACACATTCTAACTCTGTATACGGAAACTAATACAAAAATCGTACTCCTGTCAGTAGCCCGTACTACGGTATGGTGTGTATGCCCGACTCAAAGAAGATCTCCACCCGCATCACCTTCGACCCCGATCTCCTCGACTGGCTCAAGGCCGAATCGAAACGTCGTCGGATGTCGATGTCTCACATCATCCGCGAACTCGTCCTGAGAGAGATGACGGGGGAAGGATCGGCTCTCGCCGTATCTAGATTCCTGGAACAGAGGTCGACGGAGAAGAAGTGACGTGTTCCTCGAAAACATGGAATCGGCGGGATGGTCTCCTAAGAGAATCCACCCCGCCGAATTGAATTTTTACCTAGAATCAGGTTGGACGAGAGGTCGTGTTACTCGACAGTACGGATCGTCCAGAGGTCGTCCGCCAGATTCGAGTTCAGGAGGTAGGCGTAGGGCATGGTGAAGTACCCGCTCTGACCCCAGCTCGCGCCCCAGCTGTTGCGGACGATGAAGCGCTGGGAAGCGTCGTCAAAGCCCACGCAGAGAACCGCGTGGCCGCCGAGGCACTGCTCGGAAGCCGTCGGGAGGTTGAGCACCCCCGACTTCGCCACCTCGGCGCTCTCGAACGCCTCGTAGACCGAGAAGCCGAACACGACCGGGAATCCCGAGGCAAGACACGTCTTCATCGCTTCGAGCGTCTGGGGAACGCGGGCGTAGGAGACCGCCTGGTTCAGAAGACCTTCCTTGAAGGCCGCCGCAGACGGCTTCTTCTTGAAGGCCGTGATGACGTACGGCCAGGTCTTCTCCGTGCAGACGCCCGACTTCACGACGGTCTTGATGCCGTCGCGGATCTGGGCTCCGGCGTCCTGCTTGATGGTGTGCTCCATCGCGCGCTCGTTGTAGTAGATGAACAGGCGCGACGGCGTCATGAAGGTCGTCCCGCCGGTCTCCTTCGCCTTCGCGAAGGCGTAGGCACCCGCGATCGCGTTGCCAGTGCAGCTACCGAGCTGGCCCTGGTCGTAGACCGGGGGGCAGGTCCCGCGAAGGTCGATCTTCGTGGGGAGGAGATCCTTCCGAATCGGGGCCGCCGCGAAGATGTGGTCGCGGTGATCCGGGAGATCCGGGTGCCATCCGTAGTTCTTCTTCGACACTGAACTCTTCTTCACCATGGTGTATCCTCCAAAGCCCCAACGACCTATACAGGCCATAGGTGAGCTAAAGGGAATCCATGATTTGAGAGTCGATTAGGGCGTAAAGGCCCTCGACATTCTCATGATACGCATACTCCTATTCCTACTCGCTGCGTCCATGGTCTCAGGGTGTTACTTCAACCTAGACGCGCTTCGCGGGACGGGACGTTTGGACGTCGGAGCGTCCGCAGACGCCGGAACCGACTCGGCTGATTAGCTCGGACCCGCCGAGCTGTAGTTCAGAGTGGCGCTGTAGATCGAATCGTCGGCCGGAACCGACCCGTTCGAGGCCAGCACAACCAGCCAGTACGTGTGAGTGGTGAAGTCGAGGGTCTCGGGAGAACCTGGAGTGACCGACACGTTCTGTTCGGTCGTAGTACCGTTGTCGGTCGTGTTGGCCAGAGAAGTCGGAGCTGTACTGGTTCCGTCTCCCTTGTACAAGACGAACAACATCCGATCTCCAGCCGTGGGCCTCACAGCTCCAGGCTTCACTCTCACGGTGATGGAACTGAGCACATCCCCGTTCGAGAGGAACTGAGAGAGGTCCAGTTTCGCCAGCTGGTTGGAGCGAGTCGGAGAGTTCTTCGAGGTGATACCCGCTCCGATACCCGGGTAGTACCAAGGAGCCGAAGGGACCGCCACGAGATCCGAAGTGATTCCTTCTGCCTGGAATCCTTGGGCCGAGATCTTCTTCGTTCGGACCGCCGGAGTCGTGTAGAGGAAGTTCCCTCCCACGACGTTGGCCGACGCCGACACGTTCACGCCCGCGGAGATATTCCCGGTCGGAGCCGAGATGTCGCCCAGCGTGATGACTCCGCCGAGGAGATCGACGCGGAAGACCTCGAAGGCCTTTCCGCTGAAAGGGGCTCCGATGCTGATCGTGTTCGAGGTGACTCGGATCGCAGCGGCGTTCGCTACGGAGGTCGGGTCCGGGGCCGAGATGTGGAGACCGACCGAGGTGTCGATGTTCTGGACGCCCGCCACAATCGAAGGACGATGGCTGCTCAGGATGCCCAGGTAGTTGTAGTAGTCGTCCGCCCCGAAACCCACGTACGAGGCCGAGTAGAAGCGACACGTACCAGTGGTGGGCGCTACGAACACAGGCGCCGAACCATCCAGCCTAATCAGCTGGAAGTCGCCCTGGTTGGCTACCGCCCCGGGGTTGCTACAACCTACCAGACGATAGAGACCTCTGACGTCGGAGACCGGAACAGCGTTGTAGCTGAGGACCTCGACGAGCGTTCCACCGCTGAGGTCGACCTTACGGTGGGTGAACCCGGCTCCAGCGGCGATATGAAGGGTGTCGGTAGCCGACGCGGTGAAGTTGAAAGTGGCTGTCCCCGCCGTCCCCATCCCGTTCGAAACGAGAGAACTGTAGTCGTAGCTACGGGAAGGGGCACCGACTCCGATGTTCGTCGTCTCTATCAGGTGACCCATGCCGAACGCAGCGCCCCCGAGCGAGGGGCTCCGAACGACACGAGTGAGGAAGGGTCCTCGGAACAACTGGTCAGAAACCGGAGGCGTGAGATTCACCGAGGTGAGGCGACCGAAGGTATCGAAGGAGTTCGCCGAGACGGGGGTCTTCTCCGCCGACCGGTACCAGAACTCCAAACTCTCGGTAGATCCGCCCGCGTCGGGGCCATCCTGTACGATCGCAGATCCAGCGAAGAGACGAAGCGTAGGCGGGGGACCTTCGCTCGTGATCCAAGTCCCACCTTGGGTGGCGAGGATGGGGGCGAAACCGAAGCCGGTGAAGAACCGAGGACGGAACGCCGTACAGCCCTTGTAGAGGCTCGCCGGAATCACCGGGGTCGTCCCGTCGAGGTTTCGAACGGTGTAGTGGGTCGGGCTCCCGTTCACCTGGGCGTGGAAGACGTAGAGACCGAGTCCGATGATCTGGATCAGGTCCAGATCGTTCATGAGATACGTCCGATTCGTAGACCCGCCGTCGTGGAACTGATTTCCACCGGTGGTGACTACGATCTCGTCCGTCCCGCTGGCGCTGATGTCGAACTGGTAGCTCGAAACGTTACCCAGGACCGTGTATCCGGCCTGGGGCGCGAAGACGCGGCGGTCCATGTATCCGGCGAAGTTGTCCTGACCGGTGAACGGAATCACGCTGCGACGACCGATGAAGTCGTAGCCCACCTTCTTCGAAGTGGGGTCTGATCCCAGGTCGTACCGGGAAAGGAACTGGGACTGGAAGCCCGCCTCCGCGTCGCCCGGGAGAGTAGAGGAGCCGGCCGGTCGAACTTCGATCGGACCCACGTCCGAGTTGATCACTCGTCCAGCGTGGTAAGCGTCGTCGAGATCGCCGCCGAGCGGATGGATGATGACCGAACCGTCCGCTCCGAAAGAGACGTCGGTGTGCTTGAACTGGAGAGACGAGATCCTCTTCGAAGAACCTCGAACCGTGTCCGCGGATACCGTCAGCGGAGCGTACTCGCGGAAGGACCGCTGAAGAACGATCTTCCATCCGGTCGCGGGATCGAGAGCGACAGCCCCGCCCGGTCCCGTGATACCGTTGAGCTGAACCCCGGCTCCGGGAAGAGTGGCGTACTGGTACGCGTACGGACCGAGCCTCGTCGTGATAACTCCGCCCGAGTTTTGAACCAGGAAGAAGAACCCGGCAGGAGGGATTTCCGTGACGAGGGGAAGGGTCGTCACGAGTTGGGCCGAACCCACCGGGTTCAGGGTCTGAGCTGTGAGAGGCTGGGTGATGATCCGGCGCCCGAAGACGTCGGCGTAGTCACTGTCCCCGAATCCGGAAAGCTCGGAGAGGGTGCTGCTGGCCGAGACACGAACCCCTCCGCCCGTCTGACCGTCCTCCATGGAATAGGGGACGAAGGCCGCGAAGAGAACGACTTCGTGACGTGGGTTGTTCGGAGCGAAGAAGGGATCGAGAGTCGTCGGGAAGACGTCGCTCCCCGGCTGAGGCGTGTGGGAGAGGTACGCCACGCCTGCGGAGTAGTCCACCTCGATGAACTGGGGCTCGTTGATCGACGGATCGAGAACCAGGTTGTTCCCGTCGATCGGACGGCTGAAGTCCGGGACCACGTCTCCGCCGACGGTGAGCTGCTTTCCCGGGAAGAAGACCGTCCGGAATCCGAGGTCGAGAAGATTCCCGGGGTCTTCTCCGGACTTCGTGTTGAAAATCGCCCGATCGGGGGACGACGGAGGGACGAGCGCCGGACCAGAGGTATCCCGATACGAGATCGAGGGGCCGGAGGTCCTCGGGTCGATCAGGTTCGTCAACCGAGCCGAGGCCAGGTTGTTGATGTTGAAGTTGGGGTCGAGGAAGAACGACGAGATGTTGTCGTAGACCTCCAACGTCACCGGTACAGGAGACCCGGTCGCGATCGGGCCGTTTCCGTAGAAGACGGCTCCCGTATCCGGGTTCGCCTCTACGACGCGGCGGAGGGTGAGGTTCGTCGGAGGACCCGCTACGACATTCGTGATCTCGAAGTAGCCGTAGGCGCTCGACGGGTCTCCCGAAGCCAAGGTGGTAGAGGCGTCGTCGACCAGGTTCGTGACTCGAACGATTCTTCCGACCGTGAAGATCGTGTTGAGGACCGGAACGCTGATGTGCCACTCGTCGGCCCCGTACGGACCGCCGACCGGGATTACCGCGTCCACCTGAGCGAGGGGGCGGGGGATCGGAAGCTTCACCGAAGTCCCGAAGTGAGCCCCTGAGGCCGCCGGAATCGTTCCCGCGACGTCGAACCCGCCGGTGATCCAGGTTCCGGTTACCGCCCCGGACTTCAGCGGAGGCATGTACTCGGAGTTGGCGCTCGTCTCCGGAGGCATGAAGACGAAGGTTCGATTCGCCTGGACCTGGCCGGTGATCGGGGCCGGGAACGCCGCCATCCGAGCGACCTTCGGGCGAACCAGGGTGACTGCTCGGCAGCCGTTACCGCTCCCGAAGTAGTTGACGAGAGGCTTCTCCGCATGAAGCGTGAAGGTCTGTCCGCTCATGAGAGCGATACGGAAAAGCTCGAACGGAGCCTTCCCCTTAAAGTTCGGAAGGATCGGTGTCCGACCCCCGGCCAACGAGCCCGTGAATCCTTCTCCCGTGAAGGAGAACATCACGTAGAGGCCTCCGAGGGCCTCGAAGTCCGAGATCGCGTTGATCCCGTACGCGTCCCCCGGAAGAGGGGTAGCCGACCCAGGCATCGGGTACGGACCCGCTTCGAGCGTCAGGGTGTTGGCCCCGAGGTTCACCGCCCACTGCCAATCGCAGTAAGGCGACTTCAGGGTAGGGCCGACGACCTCCCAGGAGATCGGATGGCCGATTAGGGAAGGTCCCTTACCGCCGAACCGGTTCGTGTTCGCGGCGTACGGAACGAAGTCGACGTCCGGGACTCCGGGAAGACCGAGACCCAGCTGGAAGCTGTTTCGCGCCGGAGTCACGACTCCGGTCTGGATTCCGAGATCTGTAGTCCCCGTGTAAGGGAATCCGGAAGACCCTACCCAGGCTCCGAGACCGCCCTGGACGATAGGAGCCGACTGGGCCTGTCCGGACTGAACGGAGTCCCTACGCGTCAGCGGCTCGTTCCAGGGTTGAACCCCGGTAGCCGTGCTGATAGCCTGTTGGAACGCCTTCTTGAGTTTGTCGAGTGTGTCGGTCACAGAAGTGGGTCCGTCCCTGGAAGAGGCATAGCTGCTAAACCGCTCTACCCTCGATGGGGCGTAAGGTCCTACCGTGAAAGTAGTCCTAACCGAGGAACAGCAACGGTGGTGCACCCAGGAAAACCTGGGTGCTGGGTTCGACGACGATGATCCGAACCTCGAACAGTTTTACCACGTATGCGAGACGACCCCCGACGATCGGGTGAGAGCGATTTGCGACTCTCCCAGGTTGTGGTGCGGACAGGGTCGTGGTCACGTGTGGCCCGCACTAGAAGAAGCTGACCCTCCCGATCTCCGACAACAACGTTCGGACCTGTGGGCTCGAATCACGTGTGAGGCGTGCGTGGCTCGGCTCCGGTCGCGAGGGTGTCCGGGGCTCGAAGAAGTCTTCGCGTGACTCTCATCCAGAATTTCCAATCGCTGTCTCAGGACCAGCGATTCCTGAGGACGTCGGTCTTGGGAGATCTCTACCAAGAAGAGATTCGATTCCTGGATTTCGACGTCGCCCACGTAAGAGAAGGGATCTCGAACAACATCGTCGTGTACCTGACGGTAAGGATTCTCACAGAAAACCTCCCCTCCGGAACGACTTGGAAGTTCTCGGAATCGACCTTCAAGAAGACCGGGAGACTGTCCGGATCCAAATTCGTCTCCCAATCAAAAGACGACTCGGCACGAGAGATCGCCCAGGTCATCGAGAATCTCGCCTATCAGATCTCCCCCTACCTCTACGAGGTTGATCCTCGGATAGGTAGAGACATCGGGGAGAACCCCTTCCCCGAGTCTCCGCTCTTCGATCCCACGCTTGAGATCCGTCGACCGGCCCATAACGCCTCGGTCTACTGGAAAGCGCGTGCGGAAGACCCTTCCCCAGGTCCTGATGCCTACGAAGCCCAGGACTCCGACCGGTGCGCGTTCTGTTCCGAGAGCGTAATCTGGGCCCCGTCCCCCGAGGAAATCCTCTGGGGAGGTGGGAATCTGGGCTGGGTCCACCAAATCTGCGCCCCCTGGATCTGATTACCCTCTGAAAAACCGAAAGATCTCAACCATAGGGCGATTAGGCCCCGATAAGTCAGTTTCCCGTCTCAAGAATCCCACGATAGGAGGTGGAGCAACCAGCTCGTTAGATCCCTAGAACGTATGGAATCTATTTCGGTTTCAACGTTCCGAGAACGAAAGGACTCGGTTCTTATGTCGAAGAAAAAGTGGATGGGGGTTTCCCTCATCGTGATTGGTTTCGTAGTCGCGTTCATCTCCTGCGCAGAGTACCCGAGCGGGTCTGGGGCCGAGCCTCCGGACTCGGCGGTGATCGACGTTCCTTCGGTTCCTGTTCATGTGCCCACCGAAGAGGAATCTCGACAGGCCGCCGAAGAGATGCGGCTCACCGTCGAGCGACACATCGCTGAGATGGAAGAGCGCGCGCGAACCTCCTCCCAGACCTTCACCGACGAAGTCCCTACCGTCCACGGAAGCGTCTCGGGTCCCCCTCGACGTCATCTGACGTCCGTCCAATCAGCCCCCAGCGTCTTCCCGAACGCCTCCGGCCCCTTCAATCGCCGGTGGTCCGAAGAGCGACTGATCGGAAACAACCAAGCCCTCTACGACGCCTGCCTTCTCGTGTTCTCGCGGGCCGTAGTGAACGAGGCAAACTGGATCCATCGTGAGTGCGGGACCGGAGAGCCGGGACCCTGCGATCCGCGCGATGACCACAACCATGCCGAGCTAGACGGCCCGGCGATGTTCCAGGTCTTCCGGTACACCCGCTACAACCACGAGACGTTGCTCGGGGCGATGCGTCGTCACATGAACTACGTAACCGAGGAAGTCGAAGCTCGGCGTCCCCGTACTCGTTGGATCTCGGAGCTGGACCTCGAAGGAAACCGCCCCCCTCACTTCCAGGAGACGGATTCCGAAGGGAACCCTCTCAACTGGGAACGAGACTACCTCCCGCGATGGCGCGACATCCTGGAGATGTCTCGTCGCCTCTTCGCCGGACGAGGGGTCGGGGGATGCAGCCAGGCTCCCCTCGTCACCTGGGGAGGGCGATGCGAAGACCGCCACGGGGCGTGCGACGACAGCTTCGGCTGGAACCGAGGCCTCGTTCCCTACGAGTGCGCTCAGGTCGGAACCGGACCCGAGGCTATTCGATCCAGTAACCGCTTCTGGTGTAGCCCGGGCACCGGGTCGTGTCCTAGGGACGCTCAGCGCCCCGGGGCCGCCGTCTCTGAGGCTACGAACCCCGAGCCCTCTCCGGACATCGTAGAGGCTCCTAGCGAGGCTCCCTCGGTAGCAGAGATCCCGGAACACTCCCCTCTCGCTCTTGCCCCTTAGACCCGACGCCCGATCTGAGTCGAGATAGCGTTCAGACGCTGGATGTTCTGACTCGTCGGGTCCGTAGCTCCCTGAAGATCGCCTCCCAACTGATTGACGGTCGTAGTCGCCTGGGAGGCGATCCCCAAGATGCCCTGGATGCTGTCGAAAGCCGAGCGTCGGCCTTGGGAAGAAAGAGCCGAACCGCGGAGAGCCGACTGAGACAACGTCCAGGAGTCGGCCGCCAGACGCATCTGCTGAGCAACCCACTGAGACGCCTGATCCGGAGCGTCGACCGACACGAAGGTGTTGTTGTTCGAGCCGCTCATGTACGCTGCGAGGAGGAGATCCGCCTCCGCGCCACGACAACTACACGTATCGTGCTCCTCGAACGGAGTGAGGTCCGAGAGTCGGAAGGCGGCGTTCGTGACAGGAAGATGAGTGATGGCGTCTCGTGAGCTCATGACGTAGTTCGCGAGCCCGCTCGCGATCATCGCCGTCTGCTCTTCTTCCTGAGACTCGGGGTTGTCCTCACGGAAGATCCGAATCGCGATGTCTGCGCCCGGACTCCGAACGAACTGATCGTCCGAGGCGATCTCGCGAAGAGCCTGGAGAGCTTCCGGGCCGAGAGTAACGCGCCCATCCACCACGGGAGCCCCCGATCGACGAACGGCGTCTGCGAACCGGTAGGCGAGGTCCGGGTCCACGTACTGGAAGGGATCCGTACCCATCAGGACTTCGTAGTTGCCTCCGGGCTCGATGCTGAGCCCGCGACCGTACTGATAGGTCCCGTAGTGCTCGTACCCCACGGCGTCCGAGACGGGGAAGACCGGGGAGAACGTATGGACGGGCTCCTCGATCACGCCCCGCTCCGTGGCGAACACGAAGGGAAGGGGCCCGCTCGGGAAGCGACCTCCGAAGAGCGCCGTGATGTCTCTCGACCAGCGAGATAGGGCTCCGGAGAGCTGAGTGGCGGCGACGCCCGAGATTTCGAGACCGCCCGTCGTAGAAGCCGAAGTCCTCCGAGCCGAGGAAGAAGTCGACCCGAGGTTCTGGTCCGAGAGGGCGGCCGAAAACAGAGCGCTTCGACGTCCGATCTGCTCTTGTCCTGCGGCCGTGTTCGGGTCCGCACCGGTGTAAGCGGCGGAGAGTGCGTCGATGTTTTCCTGTGAAGGATCGGCGGTAACGGCGACCATCGCGTTCTGGACCCGCGGGAAGCCGTTCACGTAGTTCACGAAGGAGTCGTTGCTGAACCCGACCGGATCGTTGTCGAACGCGGAGAGTCCGGCGGGCGTATCGACCGCTCCGAGGACCTGGTAGTAGCCGAACGAGGTCTGACTGAGGATCATCGCCTGGTCGTCCGGATTCGGATGGGAGGCCAGAGCGTCGTCGAGATCCGCCCGCGTCGTTCGCCCTTCGTGGGGGATGTCGATCCCTCGACGAGCTAGACGTCCGTACTCGATTCGAATCGCCCGCGGGTTCGCCGGGGTACCGGACTCGATCGAACGCGTCGCTCGAACAACGTCCGCCGAGATCGTCCCTCGACCCGAGATCCGAGACGCCAGCTGAGAGTCCGACTCGGTAGCGGGAGCCGGAGTCGGCGCCGTCGTAGTGGTCGTCCCGCTCACCGGAGTCTCGGTGTCCACGATGTGGATCGCCTGATTGATCGCGGCGGAGTTCGCCTCGGAGACCTGCTGGATGAGAGCGTTACCCTTGTTGATGCAGATCGTACGGATGTTCGTAGCGACGCCGATCGCCGTCGAGGTGACGTCGGTTCCTGCCGGAGCCTCAGCGTGGTTGTTCGGAGTCCCGCCGCTGATGTCCGTCCCTTCCACCGGAACGTCACCCGTCCCGAGAAGACCCGTGACGTTGTCTCGGGCGAGGACTCGCGTCAGAAGCTCCCCACCGGTGATCGCGACGTTGGTGTTGAGGGCGAGCGAAACTACCTGGGCGTAGAGACGATCTCCGAGCGCGCGACCGAGCGCGCTACTAGCCGTAAGGCACGAACGGAACGCTCGGATGACGCTCGCGGAAGACTCTCCCGGATCGAGCCGGAAGACGCGTCGAGTCCCGAAGCGACTCGCGCTTCTCTGCTCGAAGGAGAGAGCGAAGATCTGATCCGTCGGCGTAGGAGTGGGGACCTGGGAGACGAATGTTCGAACGTTCAACCCCTGGACCGGAGTCACGTTCTCCAGCTTCACGAAGTCCCGAAGCTGCTCGTCCGTGAGATTCGTTTCGAGGTCGTCATCGTCGCGAGAGAGCGCCGCAATCCCCACGGTCGAGAGCGAGGGCTCCGAGGATTCGGTCGCGGAAGTCTCAGAGGCGAGAGCAGGATCCGAGTCCGAAGAAACAGGCGTCGTCGCGTCGGTCGTAGCGCGAGCGGTAGCGCCCGACTCCGAAGTGAGGGAGATGTACCCCTGCTGATCGGGGCTCGGATGAGCCGACGAGTAGTACCGGTAGTAGCCGGGCGTGTTCAACCCGAGGCTCGCCTTTCGGTCGTTCAGAAGATCGAGGATCGTCGAGGAGTCGTTCAGGGCTCCCGTCGAATCGACGCTCATGTCTCGTCCGGCGCTCGCCGGATTCCTCTGACGAACCTGGTTGATCAGGTAGTTCACGATCGCCGTCAGTCGGATATCCACTCCGCTGAGGTTGATGTTCGAATCGGCGCGGAGGTCCTGGAACGTCCCGTCCCCGGTGAGGAAGGTGTTGAGGCCCGCTGCTTCGGCTCGGAGGCCCGAGATCAGCTCTCGGATCGCGGTACGACGGTCTGCGGACGTGTTCGCGTTCTGGTACTCTCGTTCGAGGACCTGGATCCGTCGCGAAATCACCGTGATTCTCTGGCGGACCGTTCCGCGAACGGCGATCAGAGACCCGAGACCTTGGCGGAGCTGGTCGGGGGTGATTGTGATGTTCGTAGCGGGACCTACCTGGATGATCCAGGGGCCAGCGATGATGTCTTCTCGCGAGCGAGATCCGAGAGTACTGACAGGCGTCGCCGAAGTGACCTCAGCAGTCGGCGCGGTAGCCGTCGACCCCGTATCCACAATCGAGGTCTCGGGGAGATCCAGGCTGGAGAAGTCGGTCGTATCGACCGTCCGATACCCTAGAACGCTCGCCCCTACGAGGATCTGAGCGAAGTTCGAAGCGAGAAGCTCCAGACGAGCCGCTGAAGAAGCTACGCCGCCGCGCTCCCCGCGGCCCTGGAGACCGCTCTCTTCGGCGTCGAGCCCGAAGAAGAAGAACAGGGGATTGATCCGCTCCGGGTCGAGCGCCATGACGACGTTCGGGAAGCCGAGGACTCGCGGGATCCCACTGTTGTCAAGGTACTGGAGCGACCGAGGAGGAAGACTCGTCTGACCAAGATCGATCGAGGCGATCCCGTTCCCGCTCGGATCTCCCGGTGGGATGAACTTCCGACGCCGAGCTACGAGGTTCAACGTCGTTGTGCAGCTCCCGCCGAAGGTGAAGGCGTGGGAGACCGACTGGACGTAGTAGAAGCAGTCGATGTGAGGGATGTAGACGGGGAAGCCCTGACGGATCTCCGGGCGAAGCGGAATCGTCACCGAAGCCGCGTTCATCCCCTGGTTGATGCGGTCGAGATTCGCGACGGCCGCGTAGTAGGCCGAACGCGCGTTCGAGTAGTAGTTCGACTCCAGCGATCCTTCGCGCCAGCCGAACTGAGCGATCAAGCGGTAGTCGTAGTAGGTCGAACGGACGCCCCATTCCGCCTCGTCGACCGCCCCACGGATGTTCTGGAAGGGGCCGCCGCGAACCGTCGCGTACGTCGCCTCAGGCTCCGTCTCGGAGAACGAGATCGAAATCACGTCTTCCGGTTCGATCCGATAGACCCGAGACGAACTCGTATCCAGGTTGTAGAGGGGTGGCTTGAAGACCAGGTCCCCATCCATGTCCTGGTAGAACTCGTAGCCGCAGATGTTCGAGACCTGGGTGGCGATGTCGAGCTTCGTCTCGTACGTCGTCTCGAAGAAGTTGACCTGACCCCACTGAGAGATGTCGTTGACGAACGCCTGCATCTGGGGAACCACGACACCGTAGTCCCGCCCGGTTCCGCCCGAGGAAGCGAGAAGTCGAAGATCCGCGCCCCTAAGGATCCGCCCGTCCCCGTCCCGATCGATCAGGTTGAAGGCCGCCGCGGACGACGCGAGGGGGTCTCGCTCGGGCCTAGAAGCCCCCGTCACGACCGAGATAAGACGGGCGTCCCCTCCGCCCAAACGGGCGAGGTAGGCCTGCGTAGAGCCCGAGAACAGTTGTCCTGAGGCGCCGTGCATCCGGAGCCCGTACATCCCCTGCATGAACCGGCGTTCCCAGTACCGGATCGCCATCGAGTACAGGGAGTCCCCGGAAGCGGTCGAGACCGCCTGCATGTTCGTCCGGCTCTGGAGCGCGAACCCGACTCCGGAAGCTGCGCCGGCCGTATCCCTGTAGAGCGAGTAGATGATGGAGAACGGGCTCATGCCCGTGAAGATGTGACCGCGGAGGTTCGTCCGGACCCCGGAGTTGTTCGGTCGAGCGCCGAAGAACGAACCGTTGGAGGCGATCTGCATGTACTGCCAGAAGTGCAGCATGCCGGAACACGTCATCGATCCAGAGAAGAAACCCCCCGAATACTCGTGGGAGACCTGGGTGACGACGCCATGGAAGGCCGGGTAGTAGGGGTACTGAGGGATGTCCGAGAGACGAACGCCCGCGACGCTCGCCGAGGCGGGATCAGCGTCCGGATCCGCGAGCCCCGTCATCGGGAAGTACCCGCGGAAGTAGATGTGGACTTCCAACCCGTTCCGAAGAAGCGTGTTGCCGTCTCGGAAGATGGAATCCCCGTATGAACGAGGAATCGAGAACGAGATACTGGCCGAGGAGGCGCCCGCGTCGACCCCTGCGTCCACCGACACGCTTGTCACGAACTGCTGGATGTCGATGTTGTGACGGCACGTGGGACAACCCGCGAGGCTCGTATCCCCGTTGAGGTACACGAGCGCGTCGGGGGTCCACTGGATGACCTTCCGGCGATTCGGGGCGAAGGTCCCCGCATACGGTCTGTCGAGAAGGCTCATGTTCGGCGACTAGTGACTACGGTCCCTGTCGTGGGCGACACACCTACGGTCGCTCCGGACCAGGGTTGAGCCGGAGTCGATCCCCCTACCGTGGGGGCGGTGAAGATCTGATTGCTGGACCCGAGGAACGTCCGAGAGAGGCGCGATCCGGGGGAAGGCGAGTTCGAGGCCGAGGGGTTGTAGAAGTTGCTGCCCGGGGCGTTCTCCGGCGAGATCGAAACGCGCTGACCGGCCTGGTCGTAGGTCCGGATCGCTACGAACTCGATCTCGAACTTCAACCCACCGTTCTGAAGGGTCTCCTCTTCGGAGTACGAAAACGAATCCATGTGACCCACGTACACGTTCTGGTCGTACTCGATCGCGAGGTTACCCACCATGAGCGAAGCCCGCGAGCGCCTACCAGTCGCGTTCGCGGTGAGGTCAGAGATGTTACCGCCGCTCTGGTACAAGGCCAGTACAGCCATGAGCTGCTGGTACGAAGCCGAGTCTCGCTTCGAGGCGTACTGGACTCCGGAGGCGACATTCTGGGAAGCCGACGTCTTCATCGCGTTGAACGCGCCGATCGTACAAGAGAAAGAGATTTTCTCCAGTTCTTCTCCCCAGGCCTGGTAGATGTACCCGTATCGGTTCCGCTCCTGGAACTGGGCGATCTTCGAGTAGTTGATCGTGAATGAGCTAGGGTTGATGTACAGAACAAGAGGCGGGATGTCGAGGATTCGACGAAGCTGGAGAAGGATCGATAGAGCCGAGGCGTCGTTCGCCAAGGCCGGAAGGATCCTCGACCGGGGCGCTCCGGGAACCGTCGGGGAGATCGCCTGATTCTGAGTGAGGTTGGCGATCCCAGCTTCGATCGAAGAGACGCTCGCCGAAGTCAGGCCCGGGATCGTCGTCCCTGCCTTCAGGAGATTCGTGTAGGTCTCGTCGGCTACCTCAACCCGACGAGCGTTCAACCCGCGGATCGCCCCGGCGTAGTCGACCGGGTTTCCGACCGAAGTGTTCACCCCGTCCGAAGTTGTACTGCTGGGAGTCGCGACGGGGATGACGTTCGTCCGGTCCCCGAGAATCAGAGGCGGGAGAACGCGAATCACGAACGGAGAGAAGGCTCGGAGACTCGCCTTCGAGCCGTCGATCGGAATCGTGACCTGAGTCTCGTACTCACGTTCGAAGTTCGGCCCGGTGGGGAGTCCTTCGAAGAAACGAGCTGGTTGAGTCGGATTCGGCATCTCAGGTCCCCGTTCGGTTCAGGGGTACCAGAGGGACGTTGATAGTCCGAAGTACGTGCTTCTCGTTGTCGACCGTGAAATTGCCGGTAAGAGTGAACTGGTAGGGCTTCTCCGCGGTCTCCTCGACCGAAAGATTGGCGAACCATCCGTTCCACGTCCCACCGTCGAACGACATGCGGATCTGGCCCTGGAGAGCGATCTGACCGTAGGTGTCGTAGATCGCCCCGTTGTTCTTGAAGAGGGCGAGGAAGTCCAGGTACTTGTCGTAAGCGATCGTGTCTCGACGAGTCCCACCCACGCCCGTAGCCTGCATGGAAGCGGGAAGGATGTTCGCGTTCGAGGCGGTAGGTCCGGTGATGTTCGAGAGCCCCGCGAAGAGACGAACGAACCCGCCTGTGGCGAGGTTGAGGGCCACTTCCGAGGGAGCTTCCCCCCAATGGGCCTCTACGAATCCGCCGAAGGTCTGGACCCGTTCGATCACCTTCGTGTAGGTGATCTGCATCGAGCTGGGGTTGACGTGAAGGACGAGCTTCAGATCTCCGAGGAGGGACGTTCGACGATCCGGCGCCAGGATGTCGAACACGACCGGACGCTTCCCCGTACCGGCGAACTCGTCGGCAGGAGACTGGAACGCCGATCGGACGATCGAACGATCAGGCACGCGTCGTCACTCTCCCCGGAGTCACTCCGGATTCTCGGAGAACACGCTTCACGACGTCGAAGACTCGGCGTTCGTCGCCGCCGTAGATGTGGAAGTTGTTGTTGATCGTACCGCCCCCAGCTCCGGCCCGGTCGAGCGCTCCGCCTTCCTTCGAACCCACGAGCACGTCAGCTGAATCGATCGGAGTGATCGACCCTCGGACTCCCCCGCCGCGGTAGATGAAGTCGTTGACTTCCGGAGCGATGTCAGGGGACGTCCCAGCTTCGGACCCTGTGTCCATCGGGAAGCGGTGGGCGCGACCCGCCGTCGCCGCCCCACGAGCGCCAGGCATGATACCCAGATTCGCCAAAGACCCTGCCAGAGCCGAGCCCTCTTCGAACCCGCCAGATCCGGAGATCGCCGCCTGTAGCTCAGGGGTCAACGTCCCGGTCTGGAAGTACGTGTCGAGAGCCTCGCTCGCTTTCTCCGGGTCGAGGCCCGAAGCGAAGGCGAGAGAAGCGAACTGCTGCTTCACCTGTGCGGCTACGATCGCATCCGGAAGGTCGGACTTCGCGATCATGTCGCCGACCTTTCGGTCCTTCGTCATGATCTTCGTGAGGTGCTTGTTCGCCTCGTCGCCGATCGTCTCCATCGTCGAGCGGGTTTCCGCGTGCTCGTCCCGGGTAACCGCCGACGAAGCGTCCAAGGTCTTCACGATCGGATCCGTCACGAGAGCCGCCTGCTCTTCCGTCGCCGCCGTTACGGCCTGACCTCCGCCGCCGCCCCCGCCTCCGAGACGGGCCCGCGCGCGCTCCTCGACACGACGGGCGGCCTCCGAGCCGCTCAACGTGTAGGACTGAGTCGTGGTCGTAGCCGCCGCGTCGGCAGCGTCGAGACCCGAGCGACCCATGGCCGCCCCGGACATATGACCCCCACCCGCAACCGTCTTCGTTCCGGTGAGGCCCGAATAGTCTCCGGACGAGAGCTTCCGGAGTTCGGTGGAGACCTCCGACATGATCGCCCGAGACTCCTCCGCCGTCCGACGGGCCGAAGCCAACTGAGCGGTTTCCTCCGGGGAAAGAGTCCCCTGAGCCTCTTTCGTCGAAAGCTGGGAGATCGTCCGACTCGCCTGAGACCCCGAGTCCATCGCCCGCCGTGAGGTATCCTGAAGAGCGCCTCGGGCGGAGATCGCGGCCTGACGAGCTTCAGAGCCTCCTCCGAGACCCAACGTCTTCGAGAGCCAGGTGATCAGGGGTTGGCCCACGTCTTCGTAGAGACCTCGGACGTAGAAGAGGATCTTGTTCTCCAGGATGTCGGCGATCGTCGTCGTCGCGTCGAACGCATCGTATGCGAGACTCATCGCCTCGTCCCGAGCCTCAGTGACTTGGGTGTCTCCCCGTTCGATCGTCGCCGTGAGGAGATCCATCGACGAGGTGACGGCCGCTCCATTCTGATCCGCGATCTCGCCGTTCTTCGTGATGTGAGCCCCGAAGCGCTGATCCTGTTCCTTCTGAAGGGCTTCCAGTTCGGCGGCCGTGGCGGGAGGATGCTGAGCAGACGTCTGGAGCAGCCGGTAGCTTCCCTCGGAAGCTCGGGCGAGAGCCTGGTACTGCTCGATCTGAGCCCCAGACATGCCCGTGATCTGCTCCGCAGCCATGCGGTCGATACCCGTGAGCTCATCGAGAGGACGGCCAAGGATAGCCATCGCACTCTGGAGCTTCATCGCAATCGTAGCTCCGGGGTCGAGGCCCGACATAGCGTCAGCCATGTCCGCCATCTCTCCGGTCGTACCCCGAGCGACGGTCGTGAGCTGATCCAACTGGCGACCAAGAGAAGAGACGGTCTTGTCGGTCGAACTCTCGAACGCGGCAGTGATGACCTCCTGGTCGCTTCGGGAAAGGTTGGCCAGCTCCTTCACCAGCGTCTGACCCGAAGTATCCTCGCGAGCCGCCTTCGAAATCGACACGCCAGACTGACCGGCCATCTGAATCGCGCGGTCGATCTCACCCTGATTCATCGTCTGAGAGAGGTCTTGAAGGAAGCTGCTCGCCTGGCGCTGGGCGCTCCGGTCGATCACGTTCTTCGTACGACCCTGACCGGTCGTCATGATCGCTCGGTAACGATCGGACGTCGAGACGTCCTTGTACCCGCCGGCCGCGCCTCCGATCACCTCAGCAGCCTGCTTCTCACCCAACGTCTTCGTCATCTTGATGAGAAGGTCCGCCGTCTGGTCGAGATGGGTGTTGAGGGACGCCTGCCCCGCGGACGCCTGAGTGATCAAGGAGTAGAAACGACGGGTCGAGAAGCCCGCGTCCGTTGCCTGCTTCGCGACGAGAGCGAACTGACCGGTCACGTTCTCCAAGCTGAAAGCGAGCGTGTCCGTGTACTCTGCGAGAGTCCCCGCGAACTCCGAGACCCCGACGCCGAGAGACTTCGCTACGGAGACCGTCGAACGCATCGCGACCTGGAGTCGGTTCTCCGCGTCCGCCGCGTCTACTGCGCCCTTCGTGAAGCGACCGAGCGAGTAACCGCCCGCGTCGAATGCATCGAAGACCCCGAGGGCCTCCTGTTCGGTCAGGCCGAGAGTCGCGGTGAGGTCCTGAACAGAGTGGCGGATCACCTTCAGGTTGTCGTCGAGCGTGGGCATCCCCACGTTCATGACGCTTCGAGTTCCGAACGTGTTGATGACGCTCTTGTTGAACTCCTTCACCTCCTTGTCCATCTCGAACAGGACCGCCCCGAGGGCTCCCGCTAGGATGACCAGAGGTCCGAGAACCGTAAGGGCCGCCCCGAGGCCAGTAGCGAGAACGCCCATGGCTCCACCAACCGCTCCGAGACCCTTCGCCATCTCGGCGAGGTTTCCGATCCCCTTCCCGAGGCCTGCCGATCCTCCTGACAGCATCTCTCCGATGTTGATGTTCTGGAGACCGGAGCGAAGGTTCGTGATGCTTCCTTCGAGGCGTTCGTTGAACTCGTCGGCACCTTTGATGGCGTCGCGACGAAACATCTTCATGAACTCGGCCGCGCGCTCCGCCCCCCGGACAACCTGATCGGTCGTTCGGTCGAGAGCCTTTGCCGCCTTCAGTTGCTCGGTGGTGATGGCTTCGAGTTCCTGGTTGGCCGCACGAAGTGCCTCCGAGAACCCTTCCATCTCGTTGTTGTTCAGCTGCTGGAGGAGCTTGCACTTCTCCTTGAAGAGGTTCCGCTCCGCCGTCTTCCGCGCCTTGATGTCCTGGGAGAGGGTCTCCGAGTTCAGATCTCGCGTCAGGTTCGCGAGCTTCTCCTGGACCTCTTGGAGCTTTCGTCCGACCTTCCCGGCGTTCTGAGCCTCTTGGGCGTAGGAGAGAGCCTGGAACTTCTTCTCCAACTGAGTGCGCTTCTTCTCGAAGTTCTTCAGCCCATTCATGTAGCCGACGAAGGACCGCTTCTTGATCCCGGCTTCGAGGGCCTTGGCTACGACCGCGCTCGACTTGTCACCAGCCTTCTTCGCTTCCCGGACGAAGTCCGAGAAGTCGGCAGACATCCTAATTACATGGTCTGTCGTCTGGTTTGACATTAGTACGTGGGCTTCCGCCGAGCGATCAGATCATTCAGAGAAGGACGCTTCTCCACCTCGACTGGAGGTGCTACAGAGGGTTCGCTATAGACAACAAGCTTCCCGTCCTTCGCTTGAAGGGCTCCGGGGTCTGGGGCGTCTCTCAAGTAGCGGTTGAAGACCTTCGAAATAGGGTTCGATTCGACGATGAAGCGGGCCCCAGGTTTTCCCTTCTTCTGGAGGAGCGAAGAGACCTGGTCCTGGGTAAGGCCGACGAGGGACGGGATCGGAGCCCCCAGAGTCTTCTCTTCTTGCTCGCGACGCTCGCGGGCCCTTTCGAGAGACTCGGCCGATTCGATCTCAGCTTGCTCGTACTGGACGCGAACGCGCTCCTTGTAGTCGGAGACGACCTTGTCGTGGAAGTCCTGCTCTCCGGCCACCCACCGACGCATCTCCTCCGCCAGTTCCGAAGCCGAACGAGGCTGGCTGACCAGGAGAGAGGGATGGACAGCGCTGTCCCCGTTCTCGTTCAGAACCCCGATGTGAAGGTAGAACGCCCGGTCCTGGACCTCGGAACGTCGGGTACGTTCCGACTCGTGACGGGTCTTATCCTTCCCGTCCAGTTTCTTCGCGCCCTTCGGCGATTGAACCGAAACGAGGGTCTTCGTGAGGACCCACGAGTAGTCGTCGTTCAGTCGGTCGTCTTCGGATCGGTTCCACTGGACCCAAGCCGACTGGAACGGATTCAGACCCAGGCGCTCGACTCCGGGGATCCCAGCCTGAGACCAGACCGGGAAGTTCCCGTTGTTCGTGGACTTCCAGAGCCTTCGAGACTCCTCTTCGTAGAGGTAAGACTCGAAGACCTGATTGGCCGCCTTCATCCGAGAAAAGAAACTGAGACACTGACAGAAGACCGCCCGTACGACCGACTTGTGAGCTGACTTCAAGACGTCGAGAGCGACCTTAGTGGAGTATGGGTAGGACTCCAGAAGGGGAATCCCGTCCACCATCCAGATACTCGCCGCTGCGATCTGGAAGGGCCACTCCGGTCCCCCCTCCTCCGCCGCCATGCGTAGGAGGTTGAGGTCGTTCGAAGACAGAGACCTCAACCCCAAAGTCGTCTTCCCGAACCTCACCCGAGACGTGAGGAATCCGGGGACGATCAGAGGAGCCAGGTCCTCGTAGATAGGCCCCCTCTGTTCCTTACTGGTGGAGGGAAGCACGGCTTCGGGTCTCTCTCCGAGCCCCGCTTACTTCCGGCTGATCGGCTTGAAGCGGGGGTTGACGTTCTTCGAGGGAGGGTTGGTGACAACCGGCGGAGAGGCCGGGGCCGCCGGGGTCTTCCCGCGATCCGTCATGACCTGCTCCGGCATCTTGTAGACTTCCTTCCCATCCCTCATCCCGCTAAGGACAGGCTTCGGTTGGGCGGCGATCTCCTTCTCGACGGTCTTCGCAGCGAGGTGGGGCGGAATCCTCCCTCGGCTCTGACGCATCTCCATGACCCGCTTGTTCTCTTCGAGAACGGCGGCCTCCATGGCGTCCGGATCGTTCGAGTCGACGAACGAAGAGGCCGGACCCTTCGGAAGGGTCGGTTCCGACGTCCCGGAGGCCGTAGGAGCGGTCGGGACGCCCGGAGGAGGCGGAGGAACGGGTCCCGTTGCTCGGGCGAATACGGGCTTCCGGGGACCCGCGGGAGGCTCAGGAGCCGACTCCTCCTCGTTCGCGGTTTCGATCTCCGCGAGACGTTCGAGATCGTCGTAGAGCTTCTCTCGGGCCGCCTGCTGCTCTTCGGACTCCCCGGGCTCCTCTTCGGACCCCGACTCCTCCTCGATCTCCCGCTCGACTTCCGACGGGATCACGACGGTCTCGGCCTCCAAGGTAGTCGTCCGCTGGTCGTCCTCCGCCGGAGCGGCCGTGGTGGTGGGACGGATACGCGTCTTCTTCACCGCCGCGACCTGACGACGATTCGCCGTCCGGGAATCGGCGTTGGAAGCCGCCGTTCGACCCTTCTCATCCTTCAGCTCTCGAATCCGCTCTTCGAGACGGGCGATCTCCGCGTCGTGGTCGACCGGGTTCACCTCGATCAGGCCTTCGGCTTCCTTCTCGATCGAGTCCATCAACTCACCGAACTTCGTGTAGACAGCGACCTGCATCGGCCGAGACCACTTCCCGACGAGGTTCTGAAGGACCTCGTGACGGCGCTGCTTCACCTTCTGGCCGTTCTGAAGAACCTCCCCGGTCTCGATGAACTCCTCGTTCCGGAAGTCCAGGTCTCCGATCTGAACGATCGAGTAGCCGAGCGAGGCCTTCCGGAATCGATCCAGGTACTCCAGAGCACCGACCTGATCGGTGAGATCTCCCCCATCGACGATCGAGGCGCGAGCGCTCCGCTGGACGTCGATCTCCTCGTCCGGAGTCAGACCGCGCAGCCAGATCCTCGTCCCCAGTACGTCGAAGTCCAGCTCCCCTTTGCCCACAGAGGCCAAGGGGGCCATCGCTGTCTCTAGATCCTTCAGGGAAAGTCCCACGGGGCGCTCCTTCGATCCCCGAAAACGGATTCGGGGAGCCTGGTTACCCAGACTCCCCGACTCTACCGTTCAGACGTGGGACTCGATCAAGCGAGAGAGCCGACGCCCACGCCACCCGGCGAGCCGCCGTAGCGGATCGAGCCGAGCTGATCCACCGTCGGGTCGTTGCCCGTCGGGAGGAACTCGCCGTACAGCGAGGCGAAGTCGTGAACGTCGCTCACGGTGACGTCGCCCGACTCCATGACCTGGCCCTGGTCCTGGGCGAAGGTCGCCGACCACGAAGTGAACCAGCACGCCTCGTACATCGTGATGACGGCCGAGTGACCCTGGGTCGCGCTGCCGTAGGGCGACGGATCCGGGAGAGTCGTCGAGGGGTACGCGACGCGCTGGGTGCCGCTCCCGAAGCCGAAGTCCGCGCCGGTACGACCGACGTTCGCCGCTCCGAGGTCCTGGTCCACGAGGGACGAGAACACCAGCTGCTGCTCGATGTCGAACGGCCAGCGGTGGTGAGCGAGAGACCGAACCGGACCGTCCACGCCGCCCGCATAGCCGGTCGCCTGCCAGAGGTTCTGGAGGTACAGGAGTGCGCGCTCGATCGAGCCGGTCGTGGGCTCCGTCACGGACGGTACGAGTTCGGCGATCATGTCACCGAAGCCGATACCACGAACGGTGTCGACGTTGCGGCTCTGGGACGGGCCGAACGAGGAGACGACGCCCATCTGGAAGAGCGTCTTCTGACCCGACCCGTAGGTGGGGGCCAAGAGGCGCGTCTTCTGACTCACGGCGACGCGAGTGTTCGGAGAAGTCCCGAAGTCGTACAGGTACGAACTTCCCTGTACGCCATTCGCCGGGGAGTTGTCACGGTTGCTCATACCCACGCTCCTTCATAAGGAAACGAACGAGCTGGCTTCAGCCCATCTTCTCCAAGTCGTCGATGATCGAACCCAAGGCGTTCATCGCGTAGTGAAGGTGGCCCAGGCTCTTCTTCGCCTCGCCCTTCTTCATGATCTTCGCCGCTTCCGACAACGAGGGCGAGATCTTCCTGGAAATCTCATCGATCGCCGCCTTCACCCAAGGGTTCTTCGGCGAAGGAAAGGCCTCGATCTCGGCGAACTTCTCGGCCACCCGCTCAGGAGAAGCGCTTCGTGCGTACGGCATACCCTCTTCGTCACCCTTCTCGGATAGGAACTTGTGCCAGGCGGCCTTCGCTTCCGCTCCGGTCATGAACGTCTTCGTCGAGGGCCAGTAGAGAACGTCATCGCCTCGGGCGAAAGATCGGCCGAGACCGTCCACTCCCGGGTACTTCGCCTTCATCCAGCGAGGATCGTTCGAAAGAGTACGACCGTACCCGGCCACTCTATCCACCAGCCGTTCGGCCATGGACAGGAAAGCCGGGTCGGACTTTGACGAGGGGTTCGACATCTCAGCTCTTCAGAGCGATCGTGTCGGCCACGTCGTCGCGGATGTCCTTCATCGTCGAGAGAGTGGCGTCGAGAAGCTTCACGGCGGTGAGGAGATCTTCGCCGGAAGACATTCGAGCCTTGCTCAAGATCTTGAAACACTCCCAGACGTTGAGGTTCGCTGCCTTCAGTTCGACGGCGCGTCCTTCGAGGAAGCGACGCTGGATGAGGGACATTTCGCCCCAATCGACCCGCCCCTCCTTCAGGAGGGGAAGGATCGAAGGACGAAGCTCCGGCTTCGCGTGAGCGAGACGGATCAGCTTCGAACGAAGGTGACGTTCCTTCACGGGCTCTCCTCAGGAGGGGTTCTGGACAGAGACGCGGAACGTCATCTGGATGTAGAGCAGCGGGAAGACCGGGACGTAGAAGGCGTTCACGAGAACCGCCGTCGGATCTTCCGGGTCGGTCGCCACGGTGATACCCGTGAAGCTCGTGATGATCTGTTCCTGGACCGCTCGCTTGAACATCTCGGAGAGACGTCCCTCGATCTGGCCGAGGATCTGCGGGAGGAACTTGACACCGATGAACGGGTCGAGTTCCGCTCGCGCGCGCTTCTGCATGTCGTCGGCGATCTGGATGACCGTCGGGATCCTCGACAGGATGTTCGACATGTCCGACGTGAGGCCGTGTCGGATCCGGAGGAAGGGAAGACGCTCCTCCAGGACCGTGACGCCGCGCTGAGCGACCTGGTTGGCCTGGACCGCGTCGAGACGCCGCGCGAGAGCCGTGAAGCCCGAGAGCTGGCGACCCGTCCACGGCGTGGCCGAGTCGATCGAGGGCGAGGTCGTGCTCGCCGCGACCGCAGCCGCGAGGTAGCGACCGTCCGAGAGGTACTGCTTCGAGTTCCCCAGGGCGTCGGTCAGCGAGAAGGTGACGATGTCCGGGTAGATGAACCGGACGCGGCTCGCGCCGGTCGCCTGAGCGATCGTCCCGGCCTGGATCGGCTGGGTGCCCGAGGCGTAGCCGAAGATCGCCGTCCGCTCCGCACGGTAGCGGATCGAGGACTGGACGTCGCAGTGGATGGCCGTCTGCTTCGCGAGGTTCGCCGTCGCCGGGGTGAGGAGGACGATCACGGTCGGGGAGATGTTCCCCGGCAGAGAATCGCCTTCGAGCGCCCGGAGAGCGTCGAGGTACGTCTGCTCGCTCGCCTGGGACGATCCCGGGGTCTTCTTGACCTGGTAGGTCGCGATCACCGAGGAACCGTTCAGGAACGAGAAGTAGGCCGCGAGGGAGAGCGGGTTGTCGGGGCTGACGTCACCGTACTCCGCCACGACGTCCGAGAGACGCGAGAAGAACTTCGGGGTGAAGTCCTGCTTCTCGAAGTTGTAGCTGACGTAGTAGACCGTTCCGATCGAGGGCTCGTCGCCCGTCTTCTTGAAGGTCTCGACGAAGGCCGAGTCGCCCACGACCACGCCGTTCGTGTTCGTGACGATCAGCTCGATACCCGGGACCGCGAGGGTCGGGATGTTGCCGTCGGTGGTGAAGGTCTTGCTCGACCGGAAGGTGAGCGTCGCGAGGGCGCCAACCGGGTACGGGATCCCGCCGTCGCGCGGAAGGATCGTGAAGACCAATCCCGTCACGTCGTCGTAGTAGGTCTGACCCACCACGCCGTCCTGACCGACGCCGTTGTTGAAGACCGAGGTGTTGGCCGAACCCGAGCCCGAGGTCGGATCCGACGAGGTCACGAAGAACCCGTCGATCGCCGCCTCGCCCGAAGCCCCGTCCGCCGACGTGATCAGGAGCATCGTCCCGGTCACGAGAGCGTTGTGGGACGTGGCGTCGGCGAAGTCGATCGAGGAACCGACTCCGAGCGTCTGGCTCTGGAAGTAGAGGTAGACGTTGTTCGTCGAGTCCTTCTGGATACCGGCGAGAGCGCGGCCCGCGAAGTAGTTCACGTCCGGGGTCGCGAAGGCGGTCATGAAGGTCACGAAGGCGCCAGACGCCCCCGCGTGGTTCATGAGCACCGAGCCCATCTGGAGCGCCGAGACCGACGTCGGAGCCGCCGAGCTGTCGGGGGTGAACCCGAGGGTGTCGTTCGCGCTTCCCGATCCGATCACGAGGGTCGAAGCCGGACCGACTCCGCCACCGGTGAGGCGAATCGAAGCGCCTTCCTGAAGGACTCCGACCGTCGCGGAAAGACCCGCCGCCACGATCGCGGCGTTGATCTGGCCGAGGACCGAGCCCGCGACCGTGACCGGCCCGAGAGCCGTATCCGTCCCGGGACCCGAGGCCGCGAAGACGCAGGTCACGAGACCGCCGCCCGCCGTGAAGGTCAGGACGTTGTTCGCGGGGTTGCTCGGATCCGACCCGTCGAAGAAGGTGACGTTCGGCTGACCGTCACGGCTGTCGCCGAACGTCGCCGCAGCGACCTGACCGCCCGACCAGCCCGTGAGGGCGAGAAGGGTGGGGGCCTTCACGTTCGCGCCGTAGGCCGCTTCCGCCGTGACTCCGTTGAGGAGACCGGACTTCACCGCGCCGGTTCCACCCTGGAGGGTGATTCCGGCCTGGGCGAGAGCGGAGTTGAAGGCGATCGAGTTCCCGCCGATGAAGAGGCGGTTCCGGAGGATGATCCGGTCGTAGGGGAGGCGACCTGCCGTCGTCGTCACCGTGTAGCGACGAGCGATCGGGCCGTTGTAGACCTTGACCTGGTCGCCGTTCGTCGCAGCGGCCGTCGAGAGACCGGCCAGGATCGCGAAGTCGCGAGCCGGAGTGGCGTTCGTGATGAACTCCAGGTAACCCGCAGCGTCGGCGCCCGCGAGCGTCGCCCCAGACCACGTCGCACCCGTGACGGTCGTCGTCGTGGTGATCGAGTTCGAGCCGAGGCCCTGGCTCTTCGCCGTGACTCGCATCGTCGTACCGGGGCCCTGAGCCGCCGAGACGACGGGGTTGAGCGTGGTCGAAGCCGCGTAGGTCGAGCCAGCGCCCGTTCCGAGGTTGATGGCGTTGATCAGGTTCGTGATCGAGGCCGCCGTCGACCCGCCGATCAGGACGTGTCCGTCCACGTCGGTGAGGACGGTCTGGAAGGTGTAGACCTTTCCGTTGATGGTGACGGTCTGGGTATCCGTCGGCTGACCCGTGAAGGTCAGGAGACCCGTCGACCGAGCGATCGTGAGGGTGAACCGGATCTGACCCGAGGCGAGAGCCGAAGCCGTCACCGACCCGAGGAGACCGCCCGTGGCGTTGATCGTGGCCAGCTGGGTGTTGAGCTGGGCGACGAGAGCGCCTACCGAGGCGTAGGTGCCGGGGGTGAGGGTGACCGTCTGGATACCCGACGCGCCGGACACGCTTCCCGTGTAGTGGAGAGAGAGGCGGTCGTACTCGTTCGCCGCGACGGTGTACGCGGTGAACTGACCCGCTCCGTCGTAGCGGGACTCGTGACCCGCCGTGAGAACCGCCGCGTTGATCGCGGAGACCCAGGTAGCCGCCGTCGCCGATCCGACGGTTCCCGTCGAGACCGAGACCGGGACGCCGTCCACGACCATGTTGATCGTGTCGTCGACTCCGGAGGTGAGGCCGTAGGTGGTCTCACCCGTCGCCGGGTCGTACTTGATCTCTTCGCCGAGAAGCGAGGCGAACGCGCCGGCTCGATTCCCGCCCGTCGGAGACGAGAGGTCGATACCAGCCGCGATACCCGTCTGGGCCGGAAGCCCGTCGATCGTGAGACGGAGGGCGTCGGAGATGTTGTCGATCGTGTAGTACGGCTGCGGGCCGAGGTTGGTGAACCGGGCCGGGGTCTCGTCGCTTCGAGCGAACTCGACCGTGACGGTCTCCTCGACGGGGACGCCGCCTTCGATCCGCGCGTCCGGGAAGAACTCCGAACCCGAGGGGAAGTTGATCTGGACCGTCGTGAGGTCAGAGCCCTTCCCCGTGAGGAACACGTCGAATAGCGAGGCTCCTGACCCGTTCACGAGGGAGTAGGTTCCGATCCCGCCCGCGCCCGCCGTCACGTTCGTGAGCGTGTAGGCGTGGCTCGAACCGATGTTCGCCTGGTCGACGAGGGTGTTGTAGTAGAAGGTCGCGTAGACCGAGGCGCCTTCCGGCACCGGGGACTTCAGCGTGATCGAGGAAGTCGTGTCGTCGACCTTCAGGACCGTGACCACCCCGCGAGCGAGAGCGTCCTGGACGCCGAAGCCCCAGTAAGCCTTGATCAGGTCCGGACGGGTCGTCGCGAGATCCGAACGGCCGTTCGAGACCGTGAGGAAGAGCGACTCACCGAGCGGGTTGCCGCGACCGTTGCCCGTCGTGGGCTGGAACGGAAGCTGGAAGACCGTCCGACTCTCGACCGCGACCGGGCCGGTGTTGTCCACCGTCGGGGTGCAGGAGGCCATGAAGACCTGGTTGTCGACGAGCGTCGCCTGGATCTGGGACGTACCGAGCGTCACTCCGCCTTCGGTGTGGGTCGCGGGGGAAACGAGCGCCGCCGTACCCCAGACGATCACGTCATCCTTCAGGACGTACGAGACGCCCTGGACGAAGGTGCCGGCCGTCGACCCGTCGGGGGTGAGACCAACCTGGGTGATCGCCGTGACGCCGATGTTGGCGAGGTAGTCGAACGTGTCCTGCCAGGTGTTGAAGTAGTAGCGGATCTTCACCGTCGAGGTCTTCGCCGGAGCGAAGGGGAGCGTCACGGCGCGAGCCGTTCCGTTCACAGCGCTCGGGATGACCTGGACTCCGTCCACCGTGACGACCACGTCCGCCGGGTTCGTCGTCGTGAGACCGCCGCCGTTCCCGTCCACGATCGGGCCGTTGAACACGTAGAAGGTACGGTTCCGCGACGTCGAGGCGTTCGGCACGAAGCCGAGCGTCGTATTCGCCGTCCCCGTTCCGATCACGATCGACTGGTCCGCCGAGAGGCGGAGGCAGACCTGACCGAGGTTGTTCACGAAGGTCGAAGCGACCAGCGAGCCGATCCCCGCAGTCCCGTTGATCGTGGCCGCCACGACCGCCGCCGACACGGACGGGGCCGACGAGGGCATCGTGACCGTGACGAAGGAGAGCCCGTCCACCGAGAAGGTGAACTGGTCGTTCGCGCCGAGGATGAAGGCGAAGTTCTGGCCGGCCTGGCCATCGATCACGGCCGCGTCCGAGGAGACCTGGTCCGAGACGTCGTCCGTCGTCAGGGTGTCGGTCCGGTCGAAGAAGTAGGTGCAGCGGACCGAGTCCGTCGGAAGCGGCGCCTCCGCGATCTCGACGATCCCCTTCGCCGCGTCGAGTCCGAGGACCACGACCGGGAAGTTGTTGATCAGGACCGAGACCGAACTCGTGTCGGTCGCGAGCGTCCCCGTCCCGTCGCCCGAAACGAGCGGAAGGTTGCGGACCTGGAACTTCGTGATCGTCCCGTCGAAGTCACCGAGGGTGACCAGGCCGCTCGGGGAAACGTTGAGAACCGCCCTTCCCGACTCGTCCTCTTCCGTGACCTGCTGGTCGATCGTCGAGGACGAGCCTCGGACCACCGGCAAGTTCTGACGAGACAGGATCTCCGTACCCGTTCCGACGAGAACGGTGATACGGGCGGGGACAGGCACCGGTGTGTTCGGGACCCCGAAGAACGTCTGGGTGTAGACGCCCGGGGGTGCATATCCGCCACGAAGAAGACTCGGCATGGTTCTCGCGCTCCTGAGTCTCGGGTTCAAACCGAGCTACCACGGATGAATTCAACCTCTCCCGTCTATTGGAGAGGAAACGAAAAGCGCGAGAGATGGGGTACGTAGTTCGAGTAGGGTTTGGCCACGGCGTCCGAAGCGCCGGGAAATCATGGGCGAAGGACGGCCTTCTTCTGGTGTTCGGATACCTGAGGAAACTTCTCCCGGAGCGCCTTCTCCATCTTGGAGTGGAACGAACGAGTTCGTTCCGAGGCGGCCCTCTGCTTGGGAGTCATGACTCCATAGGAGCCATCGATCTTCTTCGCGAGGTCGTATCCGGTCTTCCCGGACGCCTCGATCACATCCCTCTTCGCCTTCTGTCGAGAAGCGATGGTCTTCCACTTCGTCTTGGAGTCCTCGCCAACGATCCGATCGATCTGGTAGTCGTGAGACGAGATCCCCGACATGGGAGCCGAGAGACCCTCGGTCGCCACCGATGAAGTGACTGAGAACCCACGAGGCATCGTCTTCTCCGCCGGGGCTCCGCAAGACTCACACTTCGTCGAGTTGGTCGCACCCGCGACCCTCGCCGAGAAGTTCAGTCCGCAAGATCCACACTGGTATCGGAAGACTGGCAACCGGTTCTCCTATCCTTCGAGGGTAGAAATAGACGCGTCACCGCAGATCATTTGATCTCTTCGAAGTCAGCCTTGCCGACGAACCAAGGATCTCGGAAGGGACTGAGGGCCAGATCCTTCGGAACGTTCTTGATGCTCTCCTGGTAGGAGAAGATCCGAGAGACGATTGGGACGAAGAGGAACCAATCCGATTGGACTGTAACGGACATTGACGACCCGTAGAAGTAGTCGTCCCCGTTCTCGTCGTAGATCTCCTCGGTCTCTCCGCCCATGGAGACGTCCTGGATGTCGATCCCCTCTTCGATCAGATTCGGCCGAAGGATCGCCCAGAGGAACATGGCCGTACTGTCCGAGATCTCCGCCTGAGAGTTCACGTCCCGAGCGACGATGTCGATGTCGACCCCCAACTCCCACTTCCCGCCGTACTCCAGGTACGCGGGCTCCCGGATCGCCGAGACGAGGATCGCCCAGCGATCTCCCTTCTTGTATCGATGCCCGAAGACCATGGTGACGCCCGGGATCGCCTTGTTCATCCCCGAGCGAGGGAGAACCTTCCAGGGTCCTGTGCTAACCCCCGCCGTCCGATAGTCGGCCGAGAGAGCCATGTTGTTTGCCAACGGCGTGTTAAGGAAGATCGTGGTCTGATCACTCCCCACCACGTAGTCGACCCCTGGCTTCAGTTCGCGGGCGCTGGGCAGCTCGTAGATCCGAAGACTCCCCTCGTAAGGGACGGCCTGGATCGAACCTTCCGAGTTCGTGGTCATCGTCACCCGCTCGTCTCGAACGTCGAGAAGAGGGTCGATGTAGAACTCATCCTCCGAAGTCATCTCGCAGTAGTAGACGCCCGGAGCTACGGGGAAGCGTCCCCCGTTGTCCTGGATCGCGATCGCATCCTCTCGAACCCACTCGACCGAAAGGCCCGGGTACCCGGGGATTCGGGCGAGGGTCACGTACGAGGCGACCGTACCCATGAAGTTGTCCGGAGAGAACTGAACCTTCGTCGCCTGTCCGGTCTTCAGGATGATGCCGAACTGTGGGCGCTCTTCGAAGCTGTACTTGCCCTGGATGTTATCTACCAGGTCCTGATACTTCGGGTCGAGAGACCAGAAGGCTCGGAGTTCCTTGATGAACCGCCTGCGAGTCGCTTCGGTGAGATGGAAGTACAAAGGGTCCTCCCTTCTACCGAAGCAAAGACAGGCTATTCCCTAGGCTACTCGTCGTATTCCTGAAGGGCCTGGATGAGGAGCCCGTTCGCGACCGCGTTCAGCTGGTCCGTAGCGAGACGAACCTCGCTCACCTCGATCGGGAAGCGCTTCCGCTTCTTCTCGAAGACCGAGTTGAAGAACTCCAGGAAGCCCTCCGGCTTCGAGGTTCCGCCGGAGACGATGATGGGGATCGCCTTCGGGATCGCGAACTTCCCCTCGATCGACTTGAACTGGAGGGCGATCTGGTCGAGGACGTACTCGACGAGGTTCTTGTAGTAGAAGGTGACCGCTTCCTGCTCCCGACCGACGGGCTTCCTCAGGTCGATCCCCTTCTCCTTCATGGCGCAGATCCGAGCCGCCGTTGATCCGATCGACTTCGCGGCGCCGTTGTCGATCCAATCGCCTCCGCGAGCGACCGAGAAGGAGAGACCCTCGACGGTAGTGACAGCCAACGAGACGTTCGTCATGCCGCTCCCGAACGAGAGAGCGATCCCGGAGAAGCCTTCCTTCGCGGTCTCGGCGTAGATGATCGCGAGGGCCTCGTTCCCGGCATGGGCCGTGTACCCGCACTCGGTGACGATCCGGTCGAAGACCCCCTTGTGGTACACGACATCGCGACCGGGCTGATCGACGGGAGCCGCTGGGATCGAGAAGAAGCAGTGCTCCCCCTTCGCCTTCGGATCTCCGAGAACGTTCTTCACGAGAAGACCGAGGACCGAGAGCGAGTCGATCTCGGTCGAGGAAACGAGACCCCCCGAGAGCGGACGGCGAGCCTCCTTCCCGAAGAGATTCGCCATGTCGAGGGCCGCGTCCCCGAGAACGAGGATCTCATCGTCCCTCTCGACGTACGAAACGTTCGAGAGCTTCAACATCTTCTTCGCGTCGGAGGGCATGTCGAGGAACGCGTCGCGCATCCGAGACGTGTCGATTCCCTTCGCGCTCTTCCGAGCCGAAACGAGGTTCATCGTCCCGACGTCGAGACCGACCCCGAGGTACTGAGCCGTCTTCTCCGCTGCCGCCTGCTTCTCAGCCATGGTTCTTGTCCTTCTTCTTTCGGGCGTTCCGGAGGGCCGCTCCCGCTTCGTCTACGCTACCGGTCTCGGTGACCGCCTTGTTGGTCTGAATGTCCTGACTCCCGTCCGGAACAATGTTCGTGGGGATGAACATCTCGTCGGGGGGAGCGTCGAGTGGAGATCGAGAATCACGTTCCGTTGAGACCGTCACGACTCGATCGAACCGGACCTCCTTCAACGCCTCTTTCACCGCATCGGCTACGGCTGTGGCGATCTCCTCCGTGTTGACCTTCGTAGCCGGTACCATCCCCTCGAAAGGCTTCAACTTCTCCGAGAGAACCCGCTCGAAGGACCTCAACTGCTCCCCGAGCTTCTGGACCTCAGTCGAAAGACTCGACACGATCTTGAGGACGAGCGTCTGATCGGTTGGAACCGGAGCGGGAGCTTCGGGTTGAGGCGGAGGAGGAAGGCCAGGGTGGACCGCCGCACGACTCGCTGCCCTCAGATTCGGACTCATCCGAGCGGTTGAGACAGGTAGGGATTCCGGCTTGATGGTGCCCCTCATGATCTTCACCCCCACCACACCCTGAGACTTCAACGACTCCAGGTCCCTCGACTTCGAGATCGCTGAAAGGGTAGTTCGAAGCCGAGTCCCCTTCGCCATCCGTAGATCGAGGTCCAGGATGTGGGCGGAGTCGCCCAGACACACCAGTTCTACTTCTTCGCCGGGGGGGATCATTTCAGGGTTCCTTCCAAGATCCTACTGATCGACCGGTTCAGGAACTGATCCAAGCAATCCTTCTGAGCCCTCCGAAAGGCCCGCTCTATGAAGGTGTGCTTGGCGATTCCGGGGTGGATCCAGGCCTTGTCGGTAGTGAGAGGAGCGGTACGGATGACCACTTTACCGTCGTCCCCACGAAGAGGAACCTTGTAGACGCCTTGGGCTTGGGTAAGCCACTTCATCTTGTACGGGCCGTTCGTACCTTCTTGGATGAGTCGGATCCACGGCCAGGTACAAACGATGTCAATCGTGTTGTCCTTGATCTGGTAGGAGAAGGACTTGAAGAAGTCGTCGGTGACGGGGACCTGACCGGTCTTCGCTGCGTCCTTCTTCGCTTCCTGACGGATGTACTTCAGAAGACAGCGCCCGAAGAACTGGAGGTCTTTCTTCGTGAGTACGGCTCCGACCTTCCGTTCGAGAGGGGAGATGTACCTCTTTCGGATCGGGTCGGTGCTGGCGTAGCGAGAGAACGGGGAAGCCGAGGGACTCGTCCCCCGTACCTTCCCGCTCATCTGTACAGGAGCGCCGGGAACGATGTTGGCCATGGGTTAGTAGTTCTGGTTTTCGCCAGTACCCGTACGCCAACGCTGCTGTACCGGACCCGGAACGTTGTCCTTGTTGGTCGCCTCGGGAAGATCTGCGTCCGGGGTAACCGGCCACGGCGGATCCGTACGAGCGTCGTAGGTCTCGCGGGGCGGGTTGTACGTGTACCGGGTCTGGGGCCACGGAAGGTTCGGCGAAGCGATCGTTCCGTCGATCGGGACCTCGTATCGAATGTCCTGAGAGTCGAGGTACTGAATGGTGAAGTGCTGCTGCAGGACGTTACCACGATTGGTGGGACGTCGGACCGGCCCGAGCGAGTACCGGTCGTTGTTCTGTTTGATCACGAAGTCGCGCTGGGAAACGATCGGAGTGAAGGTCATGAACACGTCGTAGGAGTGTTCTTTCCGCCGTCCGTTCGGTCCCTGAGAGATCTTCCTCTCCGCGTCGTCCGGAGCCATGATGATGTCGTAGGGGCCTTCGAAGCCTCCCACGAATCCGGTCCCGTAGCAGATCTTGCATCGGCTCGACGGTTGCTTCGAGTAGGCCCGGACGCGCGCATCCAGCTCCAACCTACACTCGCACCGACGACCCGCCACCTTCCTCACAAAGAGCTTCACCCGCTCCCCGCCCTCGGTGAGGATCCAGTTGTTCCGGCGAATCGCCTCGCGCCAGATGTAGTCGAGCTGTTCGATCTGCATGTCCGACGCAGGCATCGTAACATTCAGAGGAGTCTCGACTAGACCTCCTGGAGCGTCATCACTCTCCGCAACCGTAGTGACGCGGTAGAAAGACTTCTTGTCCACCCCCGGCTGGACGAGGTTCTTCAGGGTGTAGTAGGTCACGAGGACTTCGTCGTCCGGCCCCGTAGGCAACGGGGCGAAGGCGAAGCGATCGTTCCTGGGGTCGATGTCCCCGGCGTCTCCTAGCGTGATCTCGTTCGAGGGACCGAACACCTCGAAGATACGGGCCGGGACGCCATTGATCGTGACGATCACGTCTTCGAGGGAATTGGCCGGGGTCCCTTGGGTCCTCGGCTTGTACATGGGGTAACGAGTCCGTAGCGTCCACCGACGCAGGTTCGGGGCGTTCCCTCGCGACTGCCATCCCGTATCCCAGGGAATGATCTCCTGGTTCACGAGGGCGACGTCGGTGTAGTCTCGGAAGAAGGTTCCCCCGACCGGAAACGAGTTCACTCGACGGAAAGGACCGCGGTCGGAGGCGTCCGAACGATAGACGTTCACACCTACGACCGCGTACGAAGAGTTCCCTCCGAGAAGAGAGGGATCATCCCACCGAATGTCGAAGACACCCTTGTCAAACGGGCTCACCACCATGACGTTCATGGGGGGGAGGGGATACGTGATAGGGTCCCAGACCATGGCTTCCCTTTCGGGAAGCATAGGTTGGTTAGTGGGTCGGGGCTGTCTGGAGGTTCTTCGACGGCAGGATCACCACCGTCCCGTCCGGGGTCATCTGCCAGGGTGTCCCCGGCGCGATCCCGAGACGCGAAGCCGCAGCGTTCATGAGGCCCTGAGCCTTCTCCTGAACGTCGCTGAGAGACGTGAGGAGACCGGCCTTCCGGACTTCCATCTGACCGATGGTCTGGACCAGCTCCTGGGCCTGGCGGTGGAGTCGGGTGAGGTTCTCCACCTCTTCCGGAAGAAGCTTCTGAGCTTCTGCGGCGGCCTTCGTCGTGTCGGCCTTCGTCATGTCTTCGGCGGTATTGGGGTTCTCGTTGCTCATTCTCGTTCCCTTTCCTAGGAGCGAAACTCTACCGACCAGATCAGCCGTTCGGAAGGACCGGCAGGCCCTTCTTCGGCTTCGCCGGAACCGGAGGCGAGTAGACCCCGATCTTGAAGTCAGGCATACGGAGCGCCTTCGCAGAGCCGTACAACTCCGAGCCGCACCGCGCCTTCCCCGGCTCTTCCTTGTTGTCATCCGAACAGGAGAGACAACCCGTCGGCGGGCACTCCTCGACCTCGGTGAACGGAGCGCCCGGGGTCTTCCGAGTGAACATCGGAACGCGATGCCCATGGCACTGGTCGGCGGTTAGGAACTCCTTCCCGATCGATACGCCGGTCTTGTTGATAACCTCTCCCGCCTCATTCCGGACCATCTTGTACTCGTAGCACGTCGCGTACGTGAGACCGAGTCGCTTCGCCGCCGCCTGATAGAGACGATGACCGACGATCCGATACTCCTCGGCGATCGTCTTCTGGCCCCCGATGTTCTCCGTGAACAGGCTCTCGAAGACCTTCCCGCGCTCGTCCCCGAAGCGAGACTGAATACGCTTCACCATCGCCGGAGCCCAAGAGTAACCGGCCTCGACGAACTTCACGATGACGTGGTCGGCCCCGGCCGCCCTCAGCATCTCGAAGATCTCGATCACACCCGTATGGTCCACGACACCGGGAAGGATCGGATTGACCTGGATGGAGACGTAGATTCCGCGCTTCTTCAGCTCGCGGATGTCGTCCATGTGCTCTTCGAGAGAAGCCGCCCCCGGAGAGAGCTTCTTCCAATCCTTCGGGTTCGCCGTGTTGATCGACTTCTGGGCGTAGCTGTACGGGTTCTTCTGGAGCATATCGATCGCCCAGCCCGGATACCGGAGACGCGAAAGGAAGAAGATCGGAAGACCCGCGTCCACGAACGCCTGAGCGCCATGCTGGGTGTTGTGGTAGTAGTTCTCCAAGGGGAGGAACGGATCCGTGAAGCTGGAGAAGTAGCCGGCCGCCGAGGTCTGCATCTTCCCCAGGGCCTTCTTAACCTGGTCCCCGTAGCCCATCGGGACGCTCACGAGCCCGGAGCCTCGGTAGCCCTTGAAACCGGAGTTGATGTAGCAGAAGGCGCAGCCCACCGTACAGAAGCCTCCGTACGGCTGGGTGAGGATCGCGTCCGTGAAGCACGGACGGTCTCGAACCCCCTTCGGTTCGGTCTTCGCCTTGTACCAACCCTGGAGCGGGCGCATCGCGTCGATACGGATGTGTGGGATCGGATCGAGGAAGACCTGAAGGACGTGCTTGTCTTCGTCCTTCGCGCCCCGGACCATCCCGATCCTCATCTTCCGGGACCGTAGGCCAGTCTCGGGCTCGACCTCGATGTCCCCCGCTACGTCCTTCGGCTCGGGACGCATGAAGAAGTCGTAGGCCTTCCTAGTGCTCTCCGCGACCCCGCCGGTAGCCAGCGCCACCTCGTCGGCGACCGCCTCTTCAGGGGTCTCTTCGTCGGCGTTGTTCTCATCCAGCCACGTCAGGATCTGGTCCATCGAGTTCTCCTAGAGCGACACCACGAATAGGGCCTTCATTGACCACACAGAAACACACGACCTTCGTCTCGGTAGATGGTCTTATGACCTTGACGTACCCCGGTCCAGTCGTTGAACTCCCCCAACCACTCTTTGGGGAAGACTCGCGCTCGCGCTTTCCAGAAGGGGGACGTCTCGACCACATCACTCTGAAACGGAATTCCAGCTTGTCGAGCCGGAAGATGGGTCATCTGAAGATCGATGTCATGACCACAATAGTAGTGGCCCTTGCACAGAGAGTTGAAGTCGCACAAGGCCGTCTCCAACTGATCGAGCCCGGAGAAGGCTACCCCGGCCGTCCGAGAATCTTCGAGGAGAGCCCTCTGGAGCGAGAGATTTGTCGCGCACTCTTTCCAGGACTGTCCGGTGAGACGAACCATCCCAGGGATCGGACCCGCGGTCTCCGACCCACCTCCGACCCCTAGGTCTGAGGCCGTGATCGGAAAGTCGTGGACGTGAGCGAGTAGGTCTGCGAGCTTGTACGAGGACCAGGGACCCGCGTGGGGGATCTTCTGGAACCCCTCGCGAAGCGAGTCCCACCCTTCCGGTCCGCCGGCCTTCGTCAGCCCTTCCAACCAAGAGGAGAGGTTCCCTCCCGAGGCCTCCAGAACCTTCTCCAGATGAGCCAGAGATAGGAGGTTGCCACGGAAACCTCAACGCTCTGTCCCCGTGGAGAGTCCTTGAACCTTCTCAGGAGACGGCAACGCCGGGTCTGGGTACAAGTCCCAAACCCGGCTCGCCGAGCCCAAAGAGTACCACGTCACGTAGAGGAGCGTCCGCCAGAGAGACCTCTCTTTGTCGAGGCCTTCGGCTTGGTAGATCTCCTTCAGCAGCGGGTACGTCGGATCGAGATCTCCTGAGGAGAGCTGGCCGTTCGCGAAGATACAGAAATCCGCGAAGAGCTGCTTCGCCTCAGGAGCTATCGCTTCCGTCATCCAGCGTACGTTACGCTGCGACGGGAGGCGTGGTCGAGTAGTGCTCGGACTTCACGTACACGGTGATCACGAGACCATTCGGAAGAACGAAGAACGTCCCCTCTTCCTTCTCGGCCTTCGTGAGCTTCGCGTCCGGGAACTTCGTCGTGAACTGCTCGGAGGTGTAGGCGATCGCGTCGAGCGAGTCCGGCACGAGACCCGTCGCCCCGACGTAGAACGCGAGGGGACGGATCCGGTCGTAGAACGACTCCACGACGCCTTCGATCCCTTCCAGCGCGTCGTGAACCGCCGCGACAGCCTCGTCACGATCCGCCCCGCGGACCGTCTTCATGAAGTCCTTCCCGTCGAAGTCCGGGATCAGCTTCATGGTCTTCTGGAGGTCGTCCTCCGACCCGAGACCGAGGAAGCCCTCGTAGATCGGGTACGAGATCGTGTCCACGTAGTTGAGCTGGGTCCGAGCGGAGAGCTTCTTCACCCCGGTCTTCGCACCGCGAGCGATCTGATCGAGAGTCGGCTTCTCCACTTCCTTCCCGAGGAACTCCATGGTGAAGCGACGCTGGAGGTACTCGTTCCCGGAACTGAGCTTCGTCACCGCGGTGAGGCTGGGGACACCGACGTCGATCTTGTACGAAAGACGCGTGTCGACCTTTCCTTCGGCGATCGCCTTCGCGAGGTCCGCGTACTCGGTCGTCATCGGAGGAGTGAAGTTGAGGGCCGGGCTGAGGTAGTGGGTCTTCAGCTCTGCGACCTGCTCCGTGGTGTACGAAGCCGACTCGCCCTTGAACATCCCTCCGAGGATCTTCGAGAGGACCGTCAGCTTCGCGAGGCCCACGACCTCGTCCGGCGAGATCGTGTCGAAGGACGTGTCGTACGCGATCAGCGGAAGATCCGAGAAGTCGATCACGAAGGGCTCGTTCGGCTTGTACTCGCCGGTGACGACGCCGAGATCCTTCAGCTCGCGGAACGTCCGCTTGTCCGAGGTACGGAAGATGAGCTGGTTGACGTTCAGCGACCCGTCCCCCACGAGCGTGTAGTTGTTGAAGGAACGGAGCTTCGAGAGGTCCACCCCGGAGACCGAGGCGACCTTCGTCGTCCCGCCGACCGGGTAGATGTCGATCTCTTGGGAGACGAGCATGTTGACCGTCGCGTTGTTGCGATTGATCTCGAACTTGTTGACCGAGACCCACTCCTCGCCCGCGTTGCGGTAACGCTGCTCGTACTTCGGGGGAGTGACCGTCCCGTCTTCCTCACGTGCTCCCGGGATGCGCTTCACTCCACGGCGCTTGTAGCCCGCGAGGAGCGTCTTCAGGTTGACCGAGAGCGACGAGGAGCCCCGGTCGAGGACCGAGAGAACCGCGAGAACCGAAGCCCCGTTCGACGGAAGACCGAAGTCGACCGAACGATCGTACTTCATCCCGCCCGCGAGAACGTCCTCGATCGCCGCTGCAAACGCCGCGACGTCCGACGAGACGAGAGCCTTCGCGTGCTTCTTCAGGAGGTCGCCGTTCTTCGAGGCCACGACCGCGTACTTCGCGGCGTTGAGGCGGCCTTCGCTGATCGCGGCGCGGGCGTACGCGAGGATCGCGACGGCCGAATTCGTGTCGAGAGTCTCCGGAGCCTTCAGCTTCTCGTAGGTCTCCTCGGAGATCTCGAAGTAGCGGAAGGCCACTCGATCGTCCTTCTCGGAGAGACCGCGAACCACGATCCCCTCCGTCGACCCGAGGACCTTCCGAGCCGCGACCGAGGCGAACGTGACGTAGTCGGCGTCGCCGATCCCCGCCTCCAGGGCCGGAGACATCGAGCCCGCGAGGAGCGCTGTCGCCCCGTAGAGGGCGTCGTAGACCTGCTTCACGTTCTTCGCCTGGATGCACGAACCCGAGAGGGCGTTCGAGATCGAGGAGAGGAGGTTGAAGTCGCAGTAGTCGCGGTAGGCGATCGTGTTGACGAAGACGTTCGGGTGCTTCTTCAGCGCCGTCGTGACGGCGGCGATCGCCGCGCTCTCTGCCGTCGGGGACCGATCGTTCGCCCATCCGTCCGTGTGAAGCGAGACGCACGTCGTCTCCTTGTCGTCGATCAGGGTCTCCGCCATCACGAGGCCCTGGGAGATGCAGGTCATCGCCGTCGCCCGAATCGAGCGGATCTCCTTCAGCTGAGGGCTGTTCGCCTTCATGACGTCCGCGACCGTCGCTCCCTTGAAGTGGAGCTTCACGTCGCCCGAGGACGAGTAGGTGATGAGAGAGACCTTCAGGGTCGGGTCGTCGAACTCACCGAGGGTCAGGAGCTTCTCGACCATCGACTTCAGATCCGCCAAGTCGTAGGCCATCGAGCCCGACCGGTCGATCACGAAGATGTGATGGGCGGGGTTCTTCTTGGCGATCGCGGCCTGAGACGAGAAGTCGTCCCGCTCGACACGGAAGAACGTCAGGGGCTTCCCTGAATAGGAGCGAAGCGCGAACTTGGTTGTCTCGGATTTGGACATGAGGAAGAGATCTCCTGGTGAGAGATCTCTTTACGCCTCAACCAACTTGGTAGCCCACCCGATTCAGCGAGACTTCTTCTTCAAGTAGTCGGAAGCGCCCTTTGCCGTGAGCTTCGCGTTCTCCGCTACTTCCTTCGCGGCCTCCTGAATCAAGTTCTCGATATCCGAGACCTTCTCGTCGGCGTCCAACAAGGTGTCGACGACCTCTTGAGCCTTCTTCGAGTTCATGTCCGCGAGAGCTTCCATCATGTCGCCATACAGCTCATCGAGTTCCCCCTGGCCGACCTCGGCGGTCTTCCCAAGAAGCGGAAGGATCTCCGAACGGATCTCCGGCTTCTCGTGAGCGAGACGAATCAGGGATCGGCGAAGAGAGGAATGCTTGTTCACTTGGATAGCCCGTTCTTGGTTCTCGGCTTTGTCTTTGGAGGGATGGCGTCCCAACAGCCGGTCCCCGTCGCTCGTGTAGAGACACCACTTCTGCTCGTCGGCGGGACGGTCGTCCTGATCGGAGGGACGACACTCATGGATGACCGCCTTCTTCATCGCTCAGTCGATGAAGCCGTAGTCCCGGCCGCGACCGGAATCGTTGGACCAACCCCACCGACCCTCTTCCGGGTCGAAGCCGACGCGACCGATCGACTTGCCGTTCGTGCCGCCGTTCGGATGGACGTAGTCCCAAGAAAGAGACCCGCCGAGGCCGCCCTGGGCGTCCGACCACCACTCGATCGAGATCGAGATCTCCGAGAAGAGAGACGAGAAGCCCTTCGGCACCTCGACCTTGACTGAGTTCTCGTTGAGGTTCGACCACTTCACCGGAGCGTCGATCTTCTTGAGAAGAACGTTGATCGCTTCGAGGGCCTTCTTCTTCGCCTCGTCGTCGAGCTGAGGAAGCCGACCGGCCTTCTTCTCCAGAAGGGGAAGGATCTCCGAGCGGATCTCGGGGTTCGCGTGGGCGAGACGAATCAGGGAACGACGGAGGGATGCCATGCCTCCGCCGTTTCAAAGAGAATCCACCGAGGGCTACTCCGCGGCGATCCCGTAGAACAAGAAGCCGACCGCCGAGCCCTGGAGCACGATGTCTCCACGGACCTCCCAAGAGCCGAACCCGAACTTGTCCTTCTCGCCCGTGTCTCGGACACTTCGGATCTTCCCCGGAAGAGCGCCGCTCGCCCGAGCCCAAGTCCCGAAGGCGGATCGAGCCTCCTCGTCCGAATCGGCTCGAAGCACGACCTTCTTCGCCTTCGTCTCAGCTCGGCCGGAGACGACTGGGATCGCAAACGCCGGACCCGACTTCGGGTTGTGTCTCACGTCCTGATTGGCGTAGGTCTTTGCCTCCGCAAGGGTCATGCCCTTCGCCCTGAGGACGAACCCCTTCCCGGCCTTCTCCAGGATCGTCCCCGAGTACCCGCCCTCGGAATCGTCGTCACGATACGACCGAACGTCGTTCTCCGCGTCCTGTACGAGCTTCTCGAAGACCTTCTTCGGATCCGTCCCCTCGCCGTACTCCTGGAACTCGGCGCCGCCTGCGGTCTTCGAGAGGAGCGAAAGAAGTGCCGGTCGTAGCTCGGGCTTCGAGTGCGCGAGACGGATGAGCTTTCGACGCAGCTTGAGGTCGGGGGTCACAGACCTCCGACCTCAAAGGAACTCCACCGAAGGTTCAGGGCTGAGGCGTCGTCGGCTTCTGGAGCCGTTCGGAGACCTCGATGATCTGGTGGGCCGGAATCCAGCGCGTATCCCGCTCCAGAGGCGGGCGAACGTTTCGACCAGTGTTCTGGTTCATCGTCCAGAACACCCAGCGAAGACGGTCCTCCTCTTCGCGCGAGCGGAACTTCTCCTTCACGACCCCGACCTTCCCGGTCTTGAAGTTCACCCCGTTCACGGTCTCTTCGCGAACCGGGCCGTCCTTGTACTGGATCCGAACCTTGTCGCCCGGCTTCAGGTTCAGCTCTTCGAGCTTCTTCCGACCCGGCTCCGCAGCGTCGTCCTTCGCGTCCATCCGGTCCTGACGACGGTCGAGAAGCTCGGCCTTCTCCTTCTCGGTCTTCGCCTTGTCGGCCTTTCCGACGTAGCGGATCACCTTCGCGTTCGCGTCGTAGCGGGAACCCTTCGCGGGGAAGCGAAGGTCCCCCGCCGACGAAGAGAGCAGAAGTTCGGCGTTCCCGGTTCGCTTCGTCGTGACGCTGACGATCGTAGCGGGAATCCAACCCTTCCGCGTCTGGACTTCGACGGAGTCCCCTTCGTGGAAGTACCCGTCCGAAGGCGCAGCTTCCTTCAAGATCGGGATGAGGTGCTCGCGAAGCTCGGGCTTCTCGTGAGCGAGACGGATCGTCTTCGAGCGGAGTTCGTCGTCGTTCATGGTCGGTTCCTCCTGAGATCGATTCGCCTAGAACCGACCGCTTACGCTCAGGTACGCTCGCGTAGGGGTGCCTTCGGTCGCCGTGAACTCGAAGGCGAAGGAGAGGCCCGTTCCGATCAGCGCGATTCCGGAGACCGCGTACATGATGTTCGCCCCGAGCGCGAACGAGGAGATCTCACTGATCTGGGCTTCGGAGCACCCCGAGACCGTCTGCCCGCACGTAGCGGACAGATTCGAGTAGAGGTCCGAGGCGTGGACTCCGAGACCGATCGCTATCGCCGCCGATACCAGGGTCAAGGCTCCGGCCGCGATCGTGAAGGTGTAGTCGCCTCGCGGAACCGTAAGAACGGGCTCCTCGGGCTCCGGGAGGGCCTCTACGGGCGGTTCCGGGGTCGGGGCGACGTCCGGCTGGGGCTCTGGCTCCGGGGCTACCGCGGCCTCCGAGGGCATCCGCGCGAGGCGCCCAGTGAGGTCGGAGATGACCGTCCGTACGGTAACGGCGTCCGAAGCCTCCGGAAGCTCCCGAAGGTACCGCTGGTACGCCGCCAGGGCGCGCTCCAGGAGGGGGCGGGCGACTGCGTCCGGTAGGGCTCCCGCCGCCCGCTGATAGCAGGCGCCGACGTTGTAGAGAAGCTCGGAAGCGTGGACGATCGCGAAGCTCTGCTCGAACTCCTGGGCGCAGTCGATCCAGCGCGATTCCGCGAACGCGCGATTCCCGCTCTCGAAGTGGGCGCGGGCCGACTCCTCTCGGGTCTGGGCCGAGACCGCCGCCGGGAACACCAGAAGCGAGAAGACGAGAAAAACGTGTAGATTTCGCATAGGGACGTAACCTTTCGCTCGTATAACGAACGAGACGGCCGTCCCTACACTACCTACTTCCAGTAGCAAACGAGGGAGATGTCCCCGATCGAGCCGGAGTAGGAAATGGTTACCGAGGTCGGTCCGGTCCCGGAGGCCGATACGGTCCCTACCCCGATCCCGTTCCTCGGGGTAGCCATGCAGTAGTCCGGGGTCGAGGCGAAAGTGATCACGCCTGCGGCGTCCGGAGTGATGACGTCGGGGGTCGATCCGTCGGTCGTGTAGGTCCGAAGGATCTTGTCGACGTGGACTGCCCCCGTTCCCGAAGTGATGATCTGAGTCCCCTCGATGTTGATGTTGGACCCTCGAAGATCGAAGACCACACCGTTCGCGGCGTGGATGTTGCTGGTGAGGAGGTTCGCCACATCGCAGCTACGAAGAGAAGCGTTGAGCGTATTGGACGCAGCCCCCGCCACCTTCAACTTGATCACGGAGTTGATAGTCGCGTTGTACACATCGAACGCGTTACCAGACACGTCAGCAAAAGGACTCGTCTCGAAGTCGAACGTATCTGCGTTCCCTCCGTATTGGCGATACCTCAGTATCCCAGTGAGAGAAGATCCGAGTACGTTCCGAAGACTACAACCCTTCAGACCGATATCCCCAGGGGCCCCGATCAGCTTGAAATCGCTCCCCCACCCACATGCCGTCGCGTCGAGAGACGGCGAGAAGGGAGGCTTATCCACATCTGTCGAATCGTAGGTGATGTCCGTCTTCCCGAACGTGCAGTCCGATACCTTCACGAGACCGCACGTGAAGATCTCGAACTTCGTAGCTCCGCCGATCTCGAAGTAGACGTTGTTGAAAATGGCGATACCGACGTCTTTCAGACGCCCGCTGAAGGTGGGGCCGAAGAACCCGCAGTCCTGAAGAACGAGACTTCCGGAGAAATCCCCGCCCATATAGTTCCCCCCGCCACCCGTACCATCGCAGTAGAGCGCGCGACCGGTTCCAGCCGTCACGGTCGCCCTCAGATTACGGATGCCGAGGTACTTCACATGAGAGGGAGGGACGAAGATATGAGACCCGTCGTTCCCAACGTTCTGGATGACGGTACCTCCTGTCCCGAGGAAATCGAACCCAGCACCCTGAACCACGAGATGGTGGAGGCCTGAAGGCCAAACGGGCAAATCGGACGCCCCATTCAGAGTGTACACCCCAGGACCGATCACCAGGGTGTCCCCGTCCAAACAGGCTTGGAGGGCGCTCTTGAACGTCCCGAAGGGCTTCGAAGCGTCGCCGCGGGACGCGGACCCGTCGACTCCGGTCGGCGTGAGGTACACGGCGTTCGGAGGACCTACGATCCCTCCCGAAACGGCGAAAGCGGTTTCGGTACCCGTGTCGTCCTTGTAGTAGGGCCTCTTGTCCGTCTTGAAGTAGAAGCTCGTCGACCCGGCTGCGGGGGTGGCGGGCGTCGTGCCCACTCCAAGATTCACTAGTCCTGCTACGGTCATGGAACTCCCTCAGAGAACGGCGAGCTGCCCGCCGGCTTCTACGGTGATTGCTGAACCAGCCTCGACGATGAAGGGACCTCTCACGAGGTACTGGAAGTCGGGGGACACATCCACAGTTGTGTTGGAGGAGAGGCGGAAACGGAGAGATCCGTTGCCCATTGCTCCCGCTCCGACTGGAGTCTCGGCCCCCGTGTCGTCCTTGTAGTAGACGCTCTTGTCACTGCTCTTGGCGTAGAGAGTGATCTTCCCCGTCGGAGGGGTAGGCGCCGATAGGCCGGTAGTGAGCTTCAGTTGAGCCATGGAGAGTCGTATCAGACTCTCCATAGAGAGATCAGGCTAAGCCCGACCCGGCTTCTTTCGGAGCACCCAAATGGGAAACGCCCCGCTCGCGCTTCTCTCGGCTAGGACGAGATAGAAGTGCAGCAGGGCGCGGAAAACGGCGGGCGAACAATCGGAAAGGTCGGAGTAGTCAACGGTGTCCATACCTCCCTAATCGCCGCGAGGAGGGGAACCCGGAAGACTATTCGTTCAGGAAGATCCGGATGGAGCACCGAGGACACCCGACGTACTTCCGGTCTGACGAGACCATGTAGAAGGGATCCTCTTCGGTATGGATCTCCGAACGACCGAAGGTGAACTCGGCCTTACATCGACCGCAGGTCGCCCGACCGATCTGAAGCTCCCCGCAGCGAGAGGCGCGAGACTGACGACGAGCTTTCCGTTGGGAGCGCCCGCTCACGCCTTCTCCAGGTACCGATTCCCGACGAGCTTCAAGATCACGCGGCCCAACTGAGGGTCGATCCGCTCGACCTCGGGTTTGACCACGACGCCTTCGGCGTAGTGGGGCTTGAATTTTCCCCCGCTGAGGACACTGTCGGCTTCAGCGAGAGCTTCGATCCCCTCGGCGAGGAAAGGTCCGCGATAGACGACAGGAACGCGAGACAGACCGTCCCGACCGTCGCCTCCGAACAGATCCCGAGCGTCCATCCACTTCCGGTCCCCGAGGTAGACGTCAAAGACGAGGAACGCGGGAAACCCCTGTGGGATCCCGTAGTGCATCTTCTTCGTCGACCGGAAGACCTCGCCGTAGAGGATCTTGTCTTCGTTTGCTCGGCACCACGTCTCGATCCACGGGTTGGCTCTCAGAGCCGCCCAGAAGACCGACGGGTTCTGGCTCCGGTCCCAGGCCTTCAGGTCGAGATCTCCGCCCATCTTCCCGGTCCCGGTGTCGATCGTGACGATTCCTGGCTCGACGCTCTCGTCCGGAGGACGCTTCCATTCCGTCCGAGACCCCACCCACATCCGACCTCCGCGGAAGGCGTAGCGGGCGCTCTCCCCGTTGATCTTCTCCGTGACGATCACCGGTTCCCCTGGAGTGAAGAGGTCTCGCCACTTCCTCTTCGTGGCCCTCTCCCCTCCGCGGAAGTTCTCCATGTCGTAGGCGGAGAGATGGGCGAGAGAATCGATCGGACGCTCGCCTTCCTGGCTCTGGATGTTCGCGTATGGATCGTAGCGGACGATCCCGAGGCGCTCCATGACGTTGTCCCCTTCGGAGACCTTGTCCTTCAACGCCCCGAGCTTCATCAGGAGCCCCTGGGAGTAGATCCCACGGAACTTCCGGACCTTGATTCGGCGATCGTCGGTCGGTAGGTAGCTCCAGAGAGACGAGAAGGGATGCTCGTTCCCCGGCAAGACGTAGTCCGGCTCGACGTAGATCGCGAGGTCTCCCGTCGCGAAGTCTTCCGTGCGGACGACGCACGTGTACCCGTCGATCTCGACAAGGCCCAGGGTATCCGCGGCGGGGTGCTTCTTCACCTCACCGAGTCGAATCACGAAGACGCCGTGGGTACTCATGGTTTCTTCTCGCTCTCGATCTCCGCCAACCGACGGAACTTTCGGATCTCCCCCACGACTCGCCAGATGTGAACATGGCAGTCGTAGCGATGAGCGCTTCCCGGAGCGTATTGATGACGAGCGGGAAGGAGGGCGGTCCGGAGCCAGGTTACTCTCCGCGCCACCTTCTCCGCCGCCGGTTCCTTGAAGATGTCGCTCACTTCCGGAAGACGACTCCTTCGAAGTTGTCCGTGGGACGAGAGATCAACACCCCAGCGAGGCGAAAATCCGCAGACAGGACTCGGAGATCTTGAAGGATCTGGTCGTGGCGGGAATCCCCGTTCTCCGGCTTTGCTCCTCCGCAACGCCTCCACCAGCGGTAATCCTCCAAGAGCCTCGAAGCGCCCTCGAAGTCTCGGTAGCTGAGACGTTCCAGAGCGGAAGTCAAGGTCGCTTCCGGATCCATATCCACGTTGTCGCTCATGACCCCTCGAAGATGATCTTGTGCATCTGACGAAGATGGATCCCGGTACCCGTCCAGCGACCCGGATCTGTCCAGCGGTAGTGGATCGAACTCGCCCCTTCGTAGGGACCCCGCTTCGTCTTTGGGGCGGCGTCCACCTTCGCGTTGTTCTGGGCGGCGTAGGCCATCCACTGGCGCTCCCCCTCGGCGATCGCCGTCTCTCGGTCGACCCCCTCCCAGAACATGACGTAGACCCGACGCTGGATGAAATACATCTCGGACCCGGCGACGTCCGCCCCCGACATGCTCTTCAGAGCGGTGTCGCCCAGCGCCATCGACTGGCGCATCTGGACGAAGAGCTTCTCTTCCTGCTCAGGGGTCACGGAGGCCCCTCGGACGTTCGTGTTCTGGTACACAGGGTCCTCCTACGGTTTGTGAACGCCGTCGCGGAGCCAGTCGGGGAAGTAGTCCGAGACCTCCTCGGGAAGACCGTCAGCGACCCGCGCCAAGATCTGGGAGACCTTCTCGATGTCCTTCGTGCACTCGACGGTAAGGCGCTCGAACCGAGCCACGATGTCCGGGGCGTTCCCGCAGACCCCGGTCGCCCAGTGGGCCGCCGTCTTCGCGTAGCCGGTATGGCCGTCCCGACGCTCCAGGAGCATCTCCCGCCACCCTCGAAGACCCCCGAGGGTAATCTCGTGACGCTTCTCGCCCACGACGCGGCGGATGTCTTCCCCTCGGTAGTACATCCGGTTGTAGAGACAGAAGCTGTCGATCTGGGAACGGAGGGTTCCCAGATCTTTCTTCGTCCACTTCTTCGCGCCCCGGCTCATCCGTAGAGGACCTCTCCGAAGAAGCAGCACTGGACGAACGCGTCGCCCGTATTCGCGTCGTAGTTGTCCTGGAGGAAGTCCGAGAAGTGCTTCGGGTACTTCGCCGACAGAACCTGGAGGCCCTGAGCGATCGTCTTCCCGTCGAGACGGTGGACCTTGTCGTTCGCGTAGAAATCCTCGCAGACGACCGCTCCGCCCTGGAGGGGGAAGTCGATATAGTTGTAGATCTTCTGACCCGAAAGGGTCGGCTTGACCTCCGTGCGGGGCTTCCGATAGCCCTTGATCTTGCACCAGTAGCCCACGCCGCCTTCGAAAGCGGAACACAGCAGGCCAGCGAGCTTCTCGGAGGTGATCTCGGTCTTGACGGTGAAGTTCTTCATGGTGTCTTCGTCTCCTCGTCGTTGTAACGAACGAGGGGGGAGGTTCTACACTCCGAAGTCTCTTTTTGGAGCGAGCGAGAGCGCCGTCTCGGTCGTCTCTTCCCCCGAATCCCAGAGAACCTTGACGCCTTCCGGAAGAACGGCCTGGACTTTCCCGAGCTTTCCCGGGACCTTACGGGAGAAGACCTCGTCGTTCTTCCCGAGAGCTTTCCGGGCTTCGGTCTCCCGGGCCGCGTCGCGAAGTTCCCCGGAAGTCCCTCCTTCGAGGGCTCGGGAGATCTCGTAGATCGTCGCGAGCTTCGCCCGAAGACTGAGCTGGGAATCCTTCCCGAGCTTCGCGTCCACGTAGTCCGCGAGCGTCCGGCCCTTTGCGGCCAGAAACGGGCTCGGATGCGGGATCTTCGCCAGCTTCGCCCTGGTTTCCGGCTTCGAGTAGTCGGAGATCGCCCTCTCCACCATCGAATTCGGGTCGCCTTTTCCTCGTGTGCGCATCGTGTTCCTGTAACGAACGAGGGGACGTCCGCTACACCTTCTCGTACGCGGGCCACTCGGCGGGCCACTGGTTGAGGAGCGTCTGGATCCTCTCCAGCTGGAGCTGGATGCTCTCGACCGGGACTCCGTGGGCGTTCCGAGCCGCGAGAACTTCCGGATCGAGTTCGGACCGGAAGACGACGAACTCGACCCGGTAGCCGTGGCGCTCCGCGAGCTTCACGTAGGGAGTGATCTCGGAGACCGTCTGGTTCGTGTTGTCGAGCACGACGAGAGGGAGGCCCTCCTCGAAGGCGCGGCGAACCTTCGTAGAGCACATCTGATGGGCGTACCCCAGGAACGCGGGATTGAACTTGTACTCGTCCCCGACCATGAAGAAGTCGTCGGCGGAACAGACGTACGCGTCCGGGAGAGCGTTACACAGCGTGCTCTTACCCGAGCCGCTCGCGCCGATCAGAATCTTGAAGGTCCTCATAGTCCTCTAACGAAGGGGGGTCCTCTTCTTACACCCGGGCGTAAGGAACTGAGAAGGAGAGAAGCGCTCGATGACCCAAGACCCCACCGATTTCCTGGAGAGCCGGTTCGATTTCAACGAGTTCGTGCGGAACGCGCGAATTGGTTACGCCGAGTTGTGTGGGCGTCGGGAGGCTCTCGAAGCCACGATCGCTTCCGCGAGCGAGGAGCTGGTGAGCGTGAGGGATCAGATCGAGAAGCTGGAGAAGGTCCTCGACTCGTCCGGGATCGAGGCGGAGCCGAGCCTCGCTCGTCCGCGGACCTCCTACGTCTCCGCCACGACGAACCAGGTCATCGAGGAGCTGAGGGAGAATCTCTCCTCCCGATCCGAGATCCACCCCGAGGCCACGATCATCTCCCTCGTCATCTCGAAGCTTCCCGACGCGAAGCCGAAGTCGATCTCCGCCGCGCTCTTCCGAATGGTCCAGCAACAGAAGCTCATCCGGTCCGGCAAGCGCGGGGACTACGCCTACCAGATCCCGCTCAGTCAGAGCGAAGTGATCGAGACTCTGACCACTCCGGCCACTCCGGCCGGACCGCGAACCTCCGACGCTGGACGCGACGGGTACACGGGCTGATCACGTGCTGGAGTACCCGAGCATCAGTCCAGAGCCAAGGTACGGCGGACCGTACTTCATCTGGGACAAGCTCGACGGTATCAACCTCCGGTCCGAGTGGTCGAAGCAACAAGGCTTCTACAAACTCGGAGCCCGCGCTACCCACCTCTCCGACCAATGGCGCGGAGAGGCCGGGGCGCTGATCGACTTCCAAGCAGCCGCGATGATCAAGATCTTCAAGAAGCAAAGGTGGGATCGAGCCACCGTCTTCTTCGAGTTCTACGGAGAGAGGTCCTTCGCTGGGATCTTCCCGAGGAACTCCGCGAAGCTGATCGCTCTGTTCGACGTAGCCGGGCCCGATCGGAAGCTTCTCGACCCGAGAGACTTCTACAAGCTCTTCTACGACATCGTCCAGACCCCGAAGCTTCTCCTCCGGGGCAACTTCAACAAGGAGGTCGAGGCCGAGGTCAGGGCCGGAACTCTCCCAGGCATGACCTTCGAGGGGATCGTGGCGAAGGGCCCAGCTGTCGAGAAGGACGGCCCTCCCATCATGTTCAAGAGCAAGTCACAGGCCTGGATCGACAAGGTCCACGGCCTGTACGGGGACAAGGCGAAGTACTACCTCTGATGTCGGCCTATCGCGACCCCCCTGGACGTTCCCCGTGTCCGTACCACTGTCGTCAAATAGCAGCGGCCGGATGGGGTGAGGGATGGACCGGGTTGTGGAACTGGGAGTGCGTAATGTGTAAGGCGCGCGCTCCCATGTGGAGGTGGATTCTTCTGCCCTTCCTCCCTACCCTCTCTCACATACCGCTGGGACCCGGTCCCTACCATGTAGTCGACCCGAGACTGACGGAAGCTGAAGCTCTGAGAGTCGGGTGGACGAAAGAACAGATCCAGAAAGAGCGAAAGACGGGCTTACCGAATCAGCTCGATCGGTGGAAAGAATGGACCTGGGGAGAGCTTCCTTAGAAGGTCGCCCCGAGCTTCCGTAGGTACGCGAGAAGGCCATCGACCTTCGGATTCGGTACCTTGCTCTTCTGGATATCGATGAGCTTCCCGATCTGAACCGGGTCCGTCTCCTCGATCGAGATCTCCCCGGTGTCCGAAGCCCGAAGAGTTGCAACGGGCCTCGGGAGCCTCTCGTTGAAGAACACGAAGAGGAGATCTCCGCCGGCCGGGTCGTGCTTCACGATCACCGGATCTCGGACGTAGAGACCCTTCGCCGACCACTGGATGTCGTTCCGAACGTTGGAGATCGCCCGGTAGGCCGGCGACATGAGGAGAGCGAGGTTCGCTTCGAGCTTTGCCTGAAGGAAGTTCGCCGCTTCGTCGTCTCCGATCTCCCGAAGATGGGGGATCAGGTCGTCCGAAGTGACGAACCCGGTCGAGCGAACCGCCTCGTTGATGCGCTCCTGTAGCTCACCCGAGAACTCGGCCTTCTTCGAAACCGGCTCCTTCGCTTCCTTCAGGAGCGGTAGGAGGATCGGACGAAGCCCGGGGTTCTCGTGGGCCAGGCGGATCATCTTCGAACGGAGAGTCATCCCACCCCGGCCTTCATCGAAGGACTAGCTGCCCAAGGCCTCTTCGAACTTGGAGGACAGGTCCGGGGAGAGCTTCCCGAGGGCGTAGAGGGCGAACAGTTCCGCGAAGAACTCCTCCACCGTCTTCGAGGAATACGGGGTAGGGAACTTCGCCACTACAGCCCGCTCTTCGAGAATCTTTCGGACGGTCCTCTTGACTACGAATCCGCCCCCCGAGAGACCGTACCGGTACCCGTCGTCGGATTCAATTACTGGAGGCGGACCTCGGCGGTTGGAGAGAGGGATTGGAAACACATCCCCCACTTTCGGCATCTCTACCTGGACTCCAGAGGATCGCTTCATCAAGTAGTAGAAGCGGTTGAAGGCCTCCAGGACAGGCTTCGGAGCGAACTTGTACCAGTACCGGTGTCCCAGCTCGTGACACAGGGTGTCGAGGTCGTCGAACCCTCTCTTGGCCATCGATCGGATGTAGACGTCGTCTTCCGAAAGCGAGTACCAGGCGAGAGTCCGGGCGTTCTTGATTTGACCTACGACGTAGACGTCTCCGTAGAGGACCTTCTTGAAGTCGCGGGTCGCTGAGAGGATCCGATTCGCGCTCTCGAAGAGACTCTGGATCTCATTGAACTGATTCGCGTCCGCCCCCACGGTGTTGTGCACCTTGAAGGGTCCGACGGTCGCTTCCTGAGTTCCGCCGGATACTCGTTCGGGCCAATCCGAAGCCTCCGAAAGGAACTGGAGCCAGGGCTTGTTCTTGTCGTACCAACCGATGACGTCCTTCTGTTGGCGCTTCGAAGCGAGAAGGGCCCGCGAAGCCAACTCCAAGAACTTCTCTTTCCCAGGAGGGATCTCTCGGGTCTGAAGCAGCCACTCCACTAGCGAACGACCCGACACGATCGTGGGGATGTACCCGTACGTGTTCAAGATCAAGCCGTTGGGCTTCGCCCTCCCCCGCTGTTCGGAGACGTTCTCGGCGAGAGAATCGACGGACATCCGATAGTCGGACACCAGTTTCGATGGGTTGTCCCACCCCTTCGCTCGAACGTACCGAGACGCCACCCTTACCTCGCTAGGAGCGCGTAGAACCACCGCTCGTCTCTCCTTACGCGCCAGGGGCCTCAGAGGGCCTTCGAGAAGGTAGAGGAGAAGTCGGAGGCGATCGTTGCGGCTACCGTGGCTACGGCCTTCTTCGCGGTGAAGACGAGACCCATCTCTCGGTTCGAGGCAAGAGAAGCGTGGGTCAAGTTCTGAGAGCCTACGAACGCAGTCTTCCCGTCTACCACGAACGCTTTCGCGTGGATGTAGGGCTTCGTTACGATCCGAACCGGAATCCCGGAAAGCGTCAGTTGATCCGTAGCTGCCTTCCCAGCGGGAGACTCCATCGCATCCGACATCACGACGCGAATCGCTACCCCGCGGGCCGCCGCGGACTTCAGGGTCGCGATCGTATTGGCGTCGCTGATCTCCTCGTCCTCCAGATCGATCGTTTTCTTCGCTCCGGACAGAAGGTCGTGGATGGTCGACTTCGCGTTCAACGGAGAGACCACCAGGGAGCCCGCGTAGGTGGAGATCGGAGTCCCTGCAAAGTCCCCCTCGAAGACGGCCTCAGCGTCCGCTACGACCTTCGGAAGGGTCGCTACAACCAGGAACTCCCGATTCGACTTCAGCGCCGCCGTAGTGGCGTTCATCGTCATGATCCAGGCGGTCTTCCCATCCAGAATCACCGACTTCTGATGGGTGAGAGAGAAGTGGGAAGGGGCCCAGACTACCTTCACCCCAGCAGCTGCTAGGACGGCGAACTCGTCGTTGTTGTTGTTCGAGAGGCCTGGGTTGAACCTCTGATTGAGGATTACTCGAACGTCGAGCCCGGCCTTCTGGCGATCGATCAAGGCGTCGATCACGGCCTGAGAAGACAGGAGGTACATCGTCATGTGTACCGAGGTCTTCGCCATCCGAATCGCCTTTACCAGGGCCACGCCAGAGTCCCCCGGCTCCACTATCACCCGAACGGAACCTCGGGGAATCGAAGCCCTTCGAATCTTCCGGTTTCTGTTCGGGTTGTGGCCCACATACCCTTTTCAGGATAGGGAACCTACTCAAACGAATTGAGGGACGGGAGGTACTTCCTCCGCGTCCCTCAATCCCCTCTACGTGAGCCTCGGATCAGGCGTTGACGAGGTCCTTCAGCTTCTTCACGGCCGAAGCGCGGACCTTCCGCGACGCGGGCTTCGCCGCGTACTGCTTCATCTCGCCCGTGAACGGGTTCTTCCGCTCGCCGGCCTTCTTCGCCTCGGTCACGCGGACCTTCAGCTTCAGGAGATCCGGGATCACGAACTCGCCCGGGCCCTTCTTCCCCAGCTCGCGCTGGGCCAGGCCCGAGAGGGCCTCGAACGTGTCCACGACCTGCTTCTTCGTCAGGCCCGTCTTCTCCGCGATCTCGCTCATGATCTGAGCCTTCGTCAGGCGCTTGCTGTCACTCATGGTCCTCGTCTTTCTTGGGTCGCCACCAACAGGTGTTAGATCCGACGAGATCTTACGCCTCGACGAAGGCCTCGATCACGAATCAGACGCCAAAAACGACCTTCTCGATCACTATTCAGCTCCTCAGGTGGAGGTGGAGGCCGGTGCTCACCCCGAAGAGATCCGCGAGGAAGAGAACGGCCAGGAGTACGACCACGACGACGATCAGGACTCGAACGACCTTCAGGATCATCGGATCGGTGATGAACTGCTGGGCGACCCAGAGAACGAGGCTCGCCAAGACGATGATGAGAATCAGGGAAATCAGGGTGACTATCATAGATACCTACCTTTTCGGGTTCGAAAAGGAGGTCCGATAGCGGGGTTACGTTCCTATAGGAACTGAGGCTCAGAGGAACGAGCGGGGACTCAAGACTCCGCGACCAACCGCCGGACCGAAGGCCGAACGGATACCAATCCCGTACTTCGGCTGCTGGAGACCGCGAATGAACTTCACGGTCCGAGCTTTCGCTTCGGTGGCCTTATCGAACTGAGACTCGGCGTTCTGCTTCAGAGACTCGTACTTCGCCGACTTCTCGATCGAGAGCGAAACTCCGCCGATCGAATAGTCGAATTCGTCCGCCACCCAGTTGATCGAGAGCGCGAAACAAGCGTGAACGATCGCCTCCCAAAGGATAGCGGTCCTCCAGACAGCCTTCTCGGCGCAGAGCTTGTCCAAGGTGTTGAGATCTGGGGTCGTCGGGGGGAACATGTTCCACCAGTCGAGACCTCGTTCGAGGTACTCCAGAAGCTCGGCGTCTTCCCAGATCTGACCGAAGACCTTGTTGTAGTTGCCGATGTTTCCCTCGGCCTCCGGCGGGCGGAAGTGGTAGAACTTGTCAGGGTTCTGATCGCGAAGAAGGAGACGAAGCTTCGCGATCATCGAGGTCACGCAAAGCGAGTAGGTCGGGGTCGCCACGACTCCTGGAGAAACCACCGCCCACTCCTGAACCACTTGCTGAAGAGGGCTTCCAGCGTACTGCTTGAAGTTCCAGCGGATGACGTAGGTCCCAGGCGTCGCGCTCGTGGGTACTTGGAGGGAGGCGTAGTATTCCCCCACCGTCGGGTTCAGCGGGATTCGATTCGCCGACCCGATCAGAATCTCAGTCTCCGGCGGGCCGGGGCTGACGTAGTAGATCGCGTAGGTGATTTCGTACGCGTTCGAAGCGATGGAGTTGGAGTCCGTCAGGAAGATGTCGAGGTCTCCCTGACCGAGCGTCGTCCCAGGTAGGAATGCTACTGCCATGGTTCCCTCTATCGGGGTCGATACTCACACCACCGAACGGCCGTGTCCAGAACGTAGGCGAAGACCGCCGAGGTCAACCCCCAGGACAACACCGATAGGACAGCCTCGTCCCACGTAGGGAGGCTTCTCTCGGCGAAACGGGAGAAGACCCACACCATCCACCCAGAGTGGAACCCGGTGCAGTAGGTGCACTTCACTAGAGCGTCCAGGAACCGATAGCGACCTCGAAGGAAGAGCGCCTTGTTCTGAACCCCGAAAGTGATTGAGTAGGCGAACAGCAGATACATCCAGGAGGGCATCACTTCTTCGCCCCTCCGAAGAACCGACCAAAGACCCCTTGAGGGTTCGCCGGATTCGACGCCGGAAGCGGCTTCACCTCGGGCTCTTCAGGTTCCTCGAACCGAGAGGGAAGGACCTCCGCCCGAACTTCCTCTTTGGGGAAGCGAGAAGAATGGTCCACCAATCTACAACAAGACGTCTCGGACGACTCACGGAAGAGGTCAATCGAGTCGGACAGGTCTTCGGACGTTGATTCGGTGCTACAGTCGAACCCGAGCTGAATCTCTACCTTGTTGAGGGCCGTGAGGAGCATGTCTCGCTCTTCGGCCAACTCCGTAGTAGCGACTCCGTGACGGAATCGAATTTCGACGTCGAGAAGCCTTCTCATGGCTTCTCCCAACCCGATCGAGAGATTCTTTTGAGAACGATCCGACACTCAAGTACCGTACCCCTTCATCTCACGAAACGCGCGTTCAGCCCCGGAGTAGAAGACCTGGACTTCAGGTTGAGAGCCAAGGTCTCAACGATCACGTCGAGGGAAATCGGTACCGTGGCCTTCATCTCCCCGTAGAGGACGACCCCATCCGTAAGGGACGTAGGGATGTCGTACCGGTACGAGTACCGACCAGGATCCGGAGGGGTCACCGGGAGAAGCGGGGCGCTCGCTACCAACACGATCTCGTTTCCGGTAACCGGATCGAATTGGAAGATCTTGATAGCCGGAGACAGCACCGAAATCGGGGCTCCGAGGGAGTCCAGATAGAGCTTCGTGAAGACGAAGGGTTCGCCGATGAATGCGTCCGAGGACATCTAAGAGAGGTCCTGGTATAGGAGGACCCGCTACGCGTGAGTAAGGGACTTCATGTTCCGGACCTCGTCAGCGTAGTCCAACGCGCTGACTTTCCCAGAGCGGTTGAAGTATTCGCGCTTCAGATCACGGATCGAGTCGCCGTTCTCGAACGAAAAGAAGACCCTTCCGTTCTCGCGATTGGCCTCCAGGAACTTCACCCCCGCTACGCGAAGGAAGGCCGCATAGTACATGTCCGTCGTGCGGTAGATCTTCTCGTCGTCGGACGGCATGGGGGGTTTCTTGTCCAAGACTCTAGGCCCTCCGCGGACTCTACCCTTCGGACTTCGTTGACAGAAACGAAAAGTCTTGACCGGAAAAAGCAGAAGCCGCCTTGCGGCGGCTTCGACCCCACCTCCGAAGAAGTGGGGGGAGGACCCGATCAGTAGATCAGAGGACCGCGCCGGTGTTGTCGTACACGACGATCGCCGCGCCCGTCGTACCGCGGTACTTGAAGCCCGCGTCCGAGAAGCCGTTGATCTGGCCCTGAGCGAGCGAGATGTAGAACGACGAATCGGACACGAGGATGTCGCGGTACGTGTTGAAGTTGAAGTTGTTCGCGTTCCACGTCGCGGGCGACGTCTGCGGATGGAAGGTCGAGACGACGACCTGAACGATCGTGCCGGCCGGAACCGTGTAGGTCGCGCCCGAGAGGATCCGGAGGATGTCGATCACGGTACCGGTCGAGGTGTTCGCCGTGAGCGTCGCGCCCGCCGCCGCAGCCGCGAGGATCACGTTGATCGCCGCGAGCGTCGTCGCCGCGCCCGTCTTCATCGCCGCGATCAGGGCGTTCGCCGCCGTGGTCGCCTGAGCCGGCGTGAGAGCCGGACCCGCCGCGCCGACCTGGACGTTGGCGATCAGGTAGGCCGCGAGGCCGCTCTGAGCCGTCTTCAGGTAGCGCTGAGTCGCGCCCGTCGAGCTGAGCACGACGGTGTTCGTCACGGGCGCGCTGACGTAGCGCGGGCCCTGGGGCTGAGGATCGATGCTCTGATTCCGCTGCGAGCCGTTCGGCCAGAAGTCGGTGATCTGGAGAACCCCGTTGGGGATGTCGGTGCGGCGCTTGCAGATGAACGGCATGTCGTATCTCTCTTTCCGGATCGAGGAGTTTGGGAAAGGTGCCTTTGAAGAGGCCTCTTCCTAAACTCCCAGAGATAGGCCGTCTAACGCCTCAATCTGATTAGGCGCTGTTCACCACAGCGATACGGATCGTGAACCAGGGATTCCCGCCCGTAGAAGCGACGAACATCTCAGGGACCCCGGCTCCGGTGAGGCTGATGTCGTCTCCGGGCATGATGACCGTCGGAGGCACTCCGGGGTGGAAGCTCACGAAGAGCGGGAAACCTCCGGAGACCGGGTCGAGGTTCCGAATCGAGATCGTTGTGGAGTACGCCGGAACCATGAAGTCCAGGACCCCTTCATTCAGGTAGTCCGGAAGGTTGGGCGGGAAGGCTCCCAGGGCCAGGTTCGGGGCCTTCCCGGTCACCGTGAGCACCGGCTCCTTCGTTGAGAAGAAATCGAAAGGAGGGACGATGACGATTGGACCTTCGGGAAGGTACGCGTTTGCCGCGATTGAGAACCTCTGAGCCCTCATGAAGAGCGTCTGATCGTCGGAAGGGATGTACGAGTCTCCGGCGACGACTGGAGTCGCATAGTCGTCGAGATCGAAGACACCTCGACTGAGGTCCCGACGAGACTCCTCGACTCCAGGGTACCTCTTCGCCCGAATCGACTGGCTCCGGAACTCCCCGCCGTTCGGAATCACGAACATCGGCTTCGTCCCGAACCCGCCCACGCCCATGACGTTGACCCCGTAGGCGTCGTTCAGCCGGGAGGCTCCGTTGATTCGGTAGTTCGCGACCCCTTGAAGCTTTGGGAGCGTCAAGTTGATCTGATTCGCACTCCGATACTGGACCGAAGGGATGTCTCGCTGGCGGGTCATGTTCCCCTTGTAAGAGCTATCGGGCCTTCACCGCGCGCTCGGCTCGAACCTTGGGTTCGTAGGAAGCCCCGCTCTTCCCCTTTGCGGTCGCAAGCTTCTGGGCGTCGGCCCAGGACTCCGTACGTTCCCCGTTCACATTCGGGACGAGTCTCACCCCCGGGGCGTCCCGAACCCTTTCGGTCTGCTTCTCCCCGACTCGACGGCGCTTCGCGGCCATCTGACCGGCGACTCGGTTGTTCTTCGACGCCCACCCGTCTCCCACGAAGATCAATCCTGGGGAAGAGACCTGCTTCTTCCCGAGAGTCCCGCACTTCTCACACTTCTGAGGAGAGTCGTACTCGGCGATCGGAAGGAAACGCTCGAACTCGTCGACCTTGCACTTCTTGTTCGGGCACTTGTACTCGTAGGTAGGCATTGCCCTACACCTTACCGGTCGGCAGCTCCCAGTTCTTCACCATGTCGAGAGTCGCTGCGACGTGCTTACAGACCTTGTGGATCGAGGTCGGGTCTTTGATCGAGGGCTTCGAGGCCGTGCCTCTCGGGCTCCCGTACAGGTAGTTCCCGAACTTCGCCCAGTGTTCCGGTCCCTGCCACTGCCAGAACGGACAGGAGCAAGAGACCTCCAGATCCATCCGCCCGAGCTTCGAGACGTTCTTCGCGGGCCGCGAGACCTTCATCCGAACCACGTAGGTCTCTTTCGAGGTCGCGCCCGGAACCGAGAACGTGTACATCGCGTTCTTCTGATCGAAGCGCTTCCCCTTTGGCCTCAGGGTCTTCGCTCGAAGGAGAACGTCAGTCGAAGTCTCCCCGAGAAGCTCAGCGAGACGCTTCGCGACTCTCCAAGCCGAAGCTACTCGCTGGGAAGAGGCTTCCTTGTTCACGAATCCGTGACCCGAGGGGATCACCTTCGCGGATCCGGGCGTATCCGGCATCTCTCCGCGCTCGCGGTAGACCTCGATGTCATGGCTCTGGGCCCGATCGCGGTGCTCCTGATCGGGGTAGGGAAGCGACGGGTTGACCGGAGAAGGTTCGCCCAGGTTCTGAGCCCCGGGTCCCGGGTCCATGTTGTAGCCCGGACGGTAGACCTCTCGGTAGAAGGTCGCGGCTACCGCTCGCGGATCCGGAGACCCGTAAGCCTCCTCCAGCAAGCTGAAGAAGGTGTCGAGGTCCTCATCGGTTTCGAAGACCATCCCCGAGGTGAAGGCGCGAAGCGGGACGACTTCGCAGTCTTCCGTATCCCCATCGATGTGGACGAGGAGACCCTCATCCTCGAAGCCGAGGAGATCGCCCCATCCCCACACCTCGTGGTAGAACGAAAGGGGCAAAGAAGACGAAGCCTTCTTGTCCTCTCGCTCCTTTCGCGAACGTTCAGCGATCGAGCGCGCGCCGCCCGCGGGGAGACGACGAAAGCGGTTGTGGTACTTCGGCATGTTGCGGAGGGACTTCCTCCGCTTGAACTCGGGGCTGTTTCGGATCTTCTTGTACCGGCGCTTCGCCTGCATACGGATCCGGTTCTTCCGCCGACGGTAGTTCTTCTGGTAGTAGCGCTTCGCGTACGACTTCTGCTTGTGTTGACGGCTGTCGTACGTCGGAAACATCCCCGCGCCCGCGGCCTCGCGGATCGCTTGGAGCATCTCCTCCTCGGACCCTTCTCCCGTCGCCGTCCGACGTGGATAGACGTTGTCCTTGTAGGGGTGGCCGTACTCTTCGCCGGGAGTCCCAGGCGTTCTCATCTTGAACTGAGACTGGGGGTTCGGCGAAGCGGGTTGGCCCTTCGTAGCCGGGCCTGGGGTGTTGTAGACGGGAGGACCGTGACGGTGCTCCACCAGGTCCACGTTGTTGTCCGTCGTCTCCGGAAGGGACCTCTCGCGGTCCGACTTCCAGGTCTCTCCGGGGGCGTGGTAGATCGAATCCCCGAGAGGATCGTTGATCCCCTTCGCGGGCTTCTCGTCTACGAAGGTACGGACCCCGGCGAGATCAGCCGCTGGAGCTTGGTACCCAGCGCCGCGAATCTGACACCCTCCGGCCGGAGCTTCCGGAGTCTTCCGGTTCTTCCAGTAGGTGGTGATGAGAGACGGCGTCCCCTTGTGGGACCCGAATCCGAAGACGAAGAACAATCCGGACTTCGGATCGACCCACTCCATCTTCTGACGATCGGACTGGAGGAGCTGCCGGTAGCGCGGATCTCGCTTCCGCTTCCAGTCCTCGATCTCCGAGACGAAATGGGAAAGCGCCTCGCGAAGATCTCGAATCGTCACGGACCGAAGGTCCATCCGATACTGAGAGTGGGGAGTGAGAACGAACTGATTGAAGGGGTGAGGGCCGCGTTCGATCAGCGGGTCGTAGACCTCGTGAGCCTGCTGGTTCGTGAGGTCCTGGTCTCGATCCACAAGCGACACGAGTTCCTCGGCCTCGCCTGGGGGAAGCTTCTCCTTCAAGATTCGATCTACAACCCGGCACGGACCTCCGGCGAGTCCGAGCGGAGGTTGAAGATCCGCGTACTTGAAGAGGAGCGCCATGGCTCAGTACTTCAGGTCGAGCCCGAGGCGAATGTCGTCGGGGGTAGGAGTACGGGAGCACAGGCCAACCACGATCACATCCGTACCGCCCGTGGCGAGAAGGAGAAGCGCGTCGGGGTCCTGACAGAGGAGACCGTTCTCGCTGATCTTCAACGGGTCGTTGATCGTGTAGACCGCCGGACCCCCGGCTCGAACCCCGAAGGCGTCCAACGCGATCTTCTCGTAGTTGGTGAAGAGAAAGCGCCCGCCGCCGACGATGAGGGTAATGACGCTCGCCCCCGAGGCCACCGCAGCGAAGTCGCTCTTGTTCTGGTAGCTGGTGTAGTTTCGGTACGTCGACCGGCGCGGGTCGTTGTAGTTCTCCGAACCGTAGAGGATGAACCCGGTCGTGTAGATTCCACCGCTCTTCTCGACCGTGAACTGAGAGACGGGAGGAACCTGAACGTCGGCGTAGTCGACCCACTGGCCTCCGAGCCATCCGGTCGAGCGAAGAATCGGCCCAGCAGTAGCGGTGAACTTGTCACCCTGCTTCAGGACCATCACGTCGTCGTCGGTCTGATCCGCGGCTCCCATGACTACACGAGCTTCTTGTGCTTGGGGAGTTCGTCGCGACCTTCCGGTAGACCCTTCGTTCCGGGCTGCTCGGTCTCGATCACGTACCGGTTGAGGGTCGAGAACTGTCTCCCACCCGGAAGAGTCTCGATCTCGGACGGATCCAGAGGCGCGTTGTTCGCTTCCGACTTCGCCTCGGATACGGTCCGATCAGCTTCGGAATCCTTCACCGACTTCACCGCGACGCCAGGCTTGTTCGAGACCGCGTTCGATTCGGAGAACTCCCGAACCTCTCTCATCTCCGGATTCCCGAAGAAGTAGGCCTCAGCCGTCGGGGCCGCCCCGGGAGGGGCCTCCGCCGCCTCTAGGAAGCGCTCCGCGACCCGATCGGGGCCGGCGGATAGGAACCGGTGGGCGACCCGCTCGGGGGCGGATTCCTTCCCCCGGGAGCCCGCGAAGGGAGCCGTCTTCAAGGATTCGTCCACCATCTCTCGGTCGTCCAAGGAAATCCGCCCCCGCAAGAAATCCTCGCCCATGACCGTCATGGCGTAGGACGTCCGGTCGAGAGCCCGCTCGGCCGCGCTCAGACGCGCCGGGAATCCCTGTAGGATGTCCCCGGCGACCTGGTAGAGATGGTCCCTAGCCTCGGAGTCGTCCACCATCGCCTGGACCCTATCAGCCATGAGGCGGATCCGGTGGACCTCGATACGCGCAGACGTGATCCCCTCGGCGAGAAGGGACCACGCTACTTGACTGGAGGCGGTCTTGCGTTGACTCACGGCTTCATAAGCCGCCAGCCCATAGCCTTAATCTCGTTGGGACCGAGATCAGGCCGTCGCGGCGGCGACCTTCTGGCGGTGGGCCAGGTTGATCCGCGCGTGCTTCTGGACGGCCGCCGTTTCGACCGCGAGGACGCGCTCGAAGTGGTCCGGGTTCTTCTCGAAGAGATCGCAGGCGAGCTTCACGCGCTGGAGCCAGTGGATCTTCATGTCCCACTTCAGCCCGCCGCCGAGATCCATTTCGTCCCCGGCGAGGATCACTTCCTCGATGGTCTGGGGCTTCTTCGGAGCCGGAGAGACCGCCTTCGTGGCCTTCACTTCCGCCTTCGGGGCCTCCGGTTCTTCCGAAACCTCGGGAGCCTCGATCGGACCTCCGTTCACGGCTTCAGCCGAAGCGGTCGCCTTCGCTCGACGCTGCTCGGCGATGATGCGAGCGCGATCTTCGGGGTTGAGCGTGTCGATGATGTCCTCGACCTTGTCGGCGCTCGCGGCGTGGATGTCGGAGCCCTTCTTCGATTCGGTCGAGAGGATCGTCGAGGTCTTCGCGATCGTGGGCTTCTGGATCTCGGGCTTCTTTCGAGGACCCTGGTCCAGACGCGCCGTCTCTCGGGCCGCCTGGGCGCCGTCGGAGATGATCGTCCGACCCTTCGCCGGAGATCCGATCTTCCCGATCACGGTCGCGTCCTCGTTCCCCGTTGCGTCCGATTGGACTTCCATGACGCGCTTCGTCGAGGGACCGACCGATCGCTCTTCCTGGTCCTGGTTGTGGACGGTGCGGCTGAAGGTCGCCGTCTTCGCCAGGGCCTCGGAAACGTTCGCCGAGGCTGCTGCCGCTTCCTTCCCTTTCCGCGTCGCCGGACCCATGTCCTTCTCGTCGTCGGTGACGGTCGTGGGGGAGATCCGAGCGGCCTTCCCCTTGTCCTGAGCCGAACGAACCTTCACGTCCGCCGCCCGAGGCGTGTACGTAGAGGTAGTGTCCCCCGACGGAACGAGCCACCCCACCCTCACGCCTCCGCGTAGCTCGGGGTAGTTGTGGTCCGCGCCGCCCAGCCTGAGGGTGGTCCCGTCGAACTGGATGACGTCGCCCGGGCGAATGTCCGTGCTCAGCTTCCCGAGGTGGACCTTCACGGTGGCGCGGAAGGAGTAGAACTCCCCTGTGGTGTACTGAATTTCTACGGACGCTGGAACGGTCGAGGTCATGAGACAGAGTCCTCCAAGCGGGACTCTACCGAGCATCCAATGTCTTGATCAGCCGGGGAGATACTCCGCGGCGATGGACACCACTTCCTTCTTGCTGAGGCCGCTCGGACCGATGAGATCGGCCACCTCGCCGTCGTAGAGAACGGACATGGCGAGATCGTGGGCGACACTCTCGATCCCCTCGCCGGAATCCCCCGGGTCCCAATCAGACCGAGCGTCCTTTGCCCAGGCCTGAATCGCCTTGAAGAGTTTCGACTTCGCCGCCGACTGGCTGAGAGGACGCTGGAGAGCACTCGGATCTACGACTCCCTTCGGAGCCTTCTTGATCGCGCCCCTCTTCAGGAGGTCTCGGATGAACTCGTTCGGAAGACTCTTCTTCTGCCAGGACTGCTGATCCGGATTCAGCACCTCGGCCATGAAGGCGTCTCTCTTCACCTTCGGCATCCCCGCCGCGATCAGACCCCCGACGATGTCCTGAGCGAGGCCCACGTAGGCGTTCAGGTTGTCCCCGTAGATACGAACCTCGGTTCGAGGGTACGCTGCGAAGCGCTCGACCACGCGGGCCGGGCTCGCGGTCTTCTTCAGGTAGATCTTGTCTTCGAGCGTTCCGAACCCCGTAGCCCCCGTGTACCACCCGTTCGGAAGGCGCGCAGAGGTGATTCCCGGAACCGGCGGTTCGGGAGTCACGTAGATGTAGTCGGCCGTGAGCTTCGTGACGATCAACCCCTGGCCGGCCTGGAAGCCTCCCCGAGAGAGCTTCACCGGTTCCGTCACTGTGAGACGGTCATTGACCGCGAGCTTCGGCGGAAGGGTGTACCCCTCTTCCTTCATCTTGAAGTAGCGCGGGTACGCCTGACGGACGGTTCGCTCGTTCGAAGCAATCATCGAGTCCGAGTAGGTCTTCCCGAAGAGAAGCGGATACCACTCTGGGTGCTCGAAGAAGGGGATCGAGGCCGCCTCGTCCTCCTCGAACCAGACGTATCCGCCGGCCTTCTCTCCGATTCGGTAGGCCGGAGCCGAAAGGACCTTCCGAGCCACGCCGTCCGAGATCCCCATCCCCCCGTGGCTCGCAGTCGAGACCCAACTCACCCCTCGAAGCGAAGGATGGTCGTACATCGTCTGGACCGTTCCCCACGGAGACTTCGGAGCCTTCGGATCGTTGTAGCTCCAGTTGCGAGTACGGGGAGAAGCCTTCTTGTCCATGACGCCCGGCTCCTTGTCCCAGTTCGCGAGTTCTTCGTAGGTAGCGATGCTCATGATCAGAGCTTCTTCATGACGTCGGTCCACTCTTCGAGGGACTTCCGGTTCCGACCCACATCGGCCTCCGTAGCGGGCTGGACCACTCCGTTGATCGTGAATCCGGAGCTGCCGTTGGCGTTCGCCTCCAGGAGCTTCTCGTAGAGTTTCACCTTCATCGGGACGAACTTCTTCAAGATCGTCGTGTCCGCTCCGGGGAAGTCCGAGAGGAACTCCGACATCTGAGCCGCCTCGGAATACTCCCCGAGGCCGGTCCACTGAACGTGGCCCTTCTCGTCGAGGTACATCGCTCCGGCGAACTTCAGGTAGGTCGAAGCCTTCGGCTTGTTCCAGCGGCCCGTCTTCGGGTCCATCGTCTGGGAGAGGAAACGGTAGCCCTTCCCGGAGTTGAACTCCAGCCAGAACTTCGCCTGGGTTCGGAGCTTGAACCCGTAGGGGTAGTCGTCGACCACATAGGCCGAGTTCGGATCAGTGTGGCCGTAGAGGGGCTTCTTCGTCGAGGCCTTCTTCTCGAACTTCCCGCCCTTGGACTCGATCTTCTTCCGATCCGCGTCGGTGAGCCGATCCTTCTTGGCCTTGGAGTCCATCATCTCCTGCCACTCGGCTTCGTCTTCGTTCTTCGCCGGTCGCCAGGCGATCACTTCCTTCTCGGAAGCGGCGTGGTTCGACGGCATCCAGAGATCGTTCTCCTTCGCCGCGAACTCCTCCAGCTTCTGGAGGAACTTCATGTCCGCATCATCGAGAGCCTCGTAGGCCTCGTCGAGCGTCTTGTACTTCTCGTCGAAGTAGTCCCCCACCATCGCCAAGAACTTCTTCTCCACGTCGGACTCGGCGCCCTTCATGTGGTTCTTGATCCCCTTGATCATGCTCTGAGTCATGATCCCGCCCGTCTTCGAGAGGAGGGGGAGGAGAAGGGGGCGAAGCTCGGGCTTCTCGTGAGCGAGCCGAATCGTAGCTGAACGGAGGTTGGTCATGGCTCGCTTCTCGTTGGGATGTTCTCGGAGATACCGCTCGCGAATAGAGGGATTCTCCCACTGAGGGAAGATGAACTCCATCCCCTCCTGCTCGTAGGGAACGCGATTCTTCTTCAGCCAAGCGACGAACAGGTTGGCGGTGCCCCTGGTCCCCCACTCGACTACCGCCCGCGAATCGTTCGCCTGGGGATTGCGCGTCGAGTAACTTGAGTTGCCGAACGTGTTCTCATCGTCCGCATCTCTCATCGCTCTGACGAGATCTTCGAATTCGTGGAAAGCCATCTCACTCCACCACGATCACGACGGAAAGATCGCGGACGACGGGGACCGCCCCGTACACCGCGAGCTTCGGCTTCACCTTCTTCAGGAGGGCGCTGAAATACGCCTCGTGGACTCTCTGGTCGAGGTGGCTGACCTTCTTCTTGTAGGCCCAATCGGTGTACGGGAAAGTGAGGTCGAACCAGTACTGAGCCTGACCATCCTCGACCTTGAAGGACGAGTAGGAGGACCTCTTCGGGAGGATCGAGAGAGCCTCCCGAACGATGCGCTTGTCTTCCTCGGGACCGGCCGCGACGCGACCGAGAGCCTTCTCTCGCCGCTCTTGGGCTTGCTGGGGAGTGAGACCGATCGCCTTCGCTGCCTGACGGATCGCCTCTGACCAGGTCTTCCCGTAGTAGCCTTCGACCCCGAGCCCGCCCGCCGAACTGGCGCGAGTGACTCCGCGTCGAGACTTCCAGATCGAAGCTGTCCACTCCGGTCCGAGGAGGATCTTCACGAGCTTGTCGACGGTTCGAGCCGACTGGCGATCGAGGATCGCCTCTTCGGCCTCAGCAGCAGCCTTCGCCAACAACGGCAGAAGATGCTCCCGAAGCTCGGGCTTCTCGTGGGCGAGTCGGATCGTGGCTGAGCGGAGGGATGCCATCTCCCTGAACCGGAAATAGCTATCCCACCGACCGGGCTCGGATCTCGGTGGAACTGATGTCCCAAGATCCCGGAAGGCGAGTCCAAACGCTGAGCGCCTCCAAAGACACGAGACCCGACGGGGCCAGCTCTTTCGAGCGCTTCTGGGAGACCTCGTCGATCGTGAGGAGCTTCCCGTCCACGATCCGGTTGGCGACGTAGAACCGACACCCGAGCTTCGAGAACTCGGTGATCATGTCCAGAACGCCGTCTCGACCCTCCCCGTACCACTTCGGATCGAGCATCCGATCCATCGCGTCCGTTCCGATCACGAAACCCGCGCCGGGGTACTTCCGAGCCTTGTCGAGGTAGAGCGCGTCGTCGTACCCGAAGAGGAGGTCCTTCCCCCGGAACTGAGGGATTCGAGCGAGAGCCTCCGACACCGAGATCGTCTCCTTATGAGGAGGCTTCATCGTGATGTAGTAGGTCGCCCGGAGACCCGAGACCTTCTCCGCCGCCTCGGCCATCCCGAAGTGGCCAAAGTGAACCGGGTTGAACGCCCCCGGCACCAGAAGAAGCCCCCTCCCGTCCTTCGGGGCTTCCGTCCGAGTCCCGTCGGCTCGGAAGTAGGGGAGGCTCAGGAAGGGGTGGAGGTCTTGCGTCACGTGGACGGCTCCGCCCTGATAGATCTCCGCATCCAGGGGCTTCCCGGTGTAGGAGAGCTTCGCGGCAGACATGATCATGTCCATCGCGAGATGTACCACGAACTCCTCGTCCTTCTGACGAGCTTCGTACCCCACCCCTTTCCGGATGATGACGGAAGTGTGGAAGGCCGGCTCGTCCTTCGTACGGACGGCCACGCATACGCGATGGTCCCCTCGGTGTTCCCGAGTCCCGGCCACCGAAGCCGTGATCCCGACTCCGATCGGAGCCCCAGCCCGCTTCGAAGAGAGAGCCTTCATGTACGAGACCGAGGCCATGTCCACCGCAACGGACTCGGCGACGTACTTCTCCGGGCGGTACCCAAGGAACTCCGCGGTCGCGTCCTGATCGTACGGGAAGGACCCTCCGACCAGCACGGAGGAGATTCCGGGGACCGCCCACAACAGGGCCTGGAGGCTCGCCCCGGCCCCCGTAGCGGCGACGTAGAGCCGCGTAGGAGGTCCCGCGATCAACCGCTCGATCGCCTCACGTTCAGCGAGCGTAGGCACGAAGCGGCTCCAGTGCGTTCGCCCGGACGACGTCCAGCATGATGCCGGAGCCGACCTGCTTCCCGTTCTCGTAGACGACGTGGAGGAGGGATGGGGCGTCCGACGAGCCCTCGGGGACGGTCATCGGCCCCGTCGGTCCCATCACGAGATCGAGACGGCCGCGCTTCGAGCGCTTCCCCGGATCCGTGACCGGGTCCTTGTAGACGTCGACCCACTTCCCGTCGATCAGACCCGACGAGCACTTGAAGGCGAACTTCTGGGTGTCGCGATCGACCTTCTGGAGAAGAGCCCCGCCCATCCCGAATCCGACGTTCGAGGCCGAGAACTGCTTCGACTCCGCCTCGTCGAGGATCTCCCCGATCGAGTTGTAGTTGATCCCGTCGCCCTGGATGATGCCGTAGTAGGCCGGAAGGACCTTGTAGCCCTTCTTGTTCTTCACGAGCGTCAGCTTCTTGTCGAGGAGCTGGAGGCAGGTACGGACGACCTCCGGCGGAATCCCCGAGTCCGGACGGATCACCATCTTCGCTCCCGAGCGCGCGACGTCGGCATGGAGAAGATCGCCCCAGAGGTTCTCCACGACGTTGTAGAGGTCGTACGAGTCCGAGACGCAGGCGACGATCGTCCCCGGCTTCGCGAACTGCTTGATCATGTTCCGGTACGCCTCGACCTCCATCTCCCGCCCCCAGGACGTGATCGTGGAGTGTTCGGAGGCCGGAATCGAGAACGCGGCCATTCCCTCGGGAGTCCCGTAGTAATGGTTCGCGTAGCGAATCCCCTCGATCGTGTCGGAGCCCTTGAAGTTCACGAGGTGGCTCATCCCGCCGATCCCTGCGCTCTCTCGCGAAGAGACGCCGCGCGAACCGAAGTCATGTAGCTTGAAGTCGATCTCCCCGAGCGGGTCGTCCGACGACTTCAGGAGGTGACGGAAGATCTCCGCCTTGCAGTGCCAAGAGAGCGTCGAGACCGTGATCGGGTACCAGAGACGCATCAGCATCGTCTCCAGCCATCCGACGACCCAGAAGGTCTCCGGGTCGGTGCTCTCGACCGTCACGAGAACGTTGTTCACGGGAACGACCGTTCCTTCGCGAACAGCCTTGATCCGAACAGGGAAGTAGCCGAGGTCTCGGATCCGCTCCATCCCCTTCCTCGGGAACGGGACGCCGTGAAGACGACAGAACGTGTCCATCTCGTCGATGTCGGCCGTCGTGACGAGGGCCTGGAGGTACCGAACGATCAGGTACTGGAGACCGAAGAAGACCGTCCGATCGAACATCCCTCCTCGCGACTCCAGATACGAGTACATCCCCGTCATCTTGGGCGGGTACTGGAGGAAGTGGGAGGTCTTGTAGCTGTCGACGTCGCCGATCGGATTTTCGCGGAGGGGTTCGCTCATGTTCTTGGTCCTGTTACTCTTCGGAGGTCGTGTGGAGGGCGTACCCGTCCGACACGTGGTCGAACAGTCGCTTGTTGTAGTCGTAGAAGCTGTTGGAAGGGTCGAGGAGATCCTTCCACTCGATCCACTTCACCGAGAGACCCGCTTCCTTCGAGAACGGCTCCCCCTCGAACTCCGCGAGGTAGGTGATGGAGTCGTAGGTGACCTCGCCGGGACAGAGTCCGCGGAAGATCTTGCGGAGAGTTGTCACAACGACCCCCGTCTCCTCTTGGACCTCTCGGACGATGGCGTCCTCCGGACTTTCGCCCGTCTCCACCTTCCCGCCCGGGAGACCCATGTCCTCGGGCTTTCCTCGACGGGACACCCCGAGGATGAAGCCGTCCTCACGAACGAGGAGGGCGCAGACTGCGAGCGGAACAGCGGGGAGGATCTGGTGGGTGGTCATTCTGTCCGAGGTAACGACCGAGAGAAGGGTCGCTACACTCCTTACGCCCACTCGGGGCGAGCGATAACGCTCGATCGAGGCGCCGACGTCGCGGTTGCAAATTTTTCGTAACCTTTCTCGATCGATCGACTTCGGAAGGATTTTCGGACACTTCCGAGCCAAAAATCGAATTCCAAAATTCGCTGCTGTAGTAGGCCCGGAATTAGCTAGCGGTAGGGGCTCCTGGGCTTAGATAGGCCCAGTTCCGGAGTTCCCCCCTGGACCTCTTGGTTAAGACCCTACTCACAAAGGACTATCCATGACCCTCGATTCCGCTCGTGTGTCCCACCCCTCGACCAACGACCAGAACGTCTCCACCCCCGCTCCGGTGAAGACGAGACCGCGGTCGAGGGAAGCGAAGACGCTCTCGTACCTGAAGAGGCTCCACTCTCTCCAGGCGTCCTCCCACGACGTCGCCCGCTACCTCGATCTTCCGAGCCCCTGGGGCCCGGCTCAGGCGGTCGCTTCTCTGGAGAAGCTGATCCGCGAGAAGAAGGTGAAGAAGGTGAAGTCGGGCGGAGAGACGAGATACCTCGCTCGCTGATCCATTCGTCCGAGGGGGGCTACAACCTGAGTCCGGGGATCGCCCAGTCTAGCCATCTCCGGACAAAGAAGACGGGAACGCATACCTCGTCCCCGTACCCGCCGCCGGGTCCTACGACCAGACACCTCACCCCATACAGGTCTATGTACGTCCCGGTCGGGATAGGGATCTCGTGGAGCGTCGTCGCGGCGTACCACCTTGCCGTTTCGTCATCCATCCAAGAACGCCTTCAGCCTCGCGAGGAAGCCTCGGTCCACTCCCGGCAGGTGTGAGCGGCAAGCTCGTCCGTAAGGTTGAGGCTTCTTCGGTAGAATGGGGGCGTTGTCTTCGGTCTTCGAGAGCTTCTTCGGCTTCTCTTTTTCGACCGGCGTGTGCCAGGCGATCTCGGCGTCGGCCCCACAGCAACAATGCTGGTCCGCCAAGAAGTCGGGATCCTTCGTGATGATCAGAGAGGAAGACCCCTCGCCCGAGCGCCTCTGCTCGACCGTCCCGGTTTCCGGGTACGGTTCCGCCTGACGTCGGGCGAGGTCCTCAGCGTCTTTCTCCCAGGTCGAGGGATCTCCGAGGCGCGAAAGAGCTTCCTCTCGCGAGATCTTCCTTCCCTCCAGGTTGGGATCGAGCGGCTTCGTCATACGACGAAGTTACGCCCTCACTGACCTTCGGGCGAAGGAACCGACCGTCCCTCGACGGTCGGACCCGAGACGGCTCCCGTCACCGGATCTCGGTTCAGGAAGAAAGTCGGCCGACCTTCCATATCGATGAAAGCGATCCAGGTCCGGTCTTCGGGCTCGATCCAGCCCTGCCAACCGCCGACCGCCACAGGATCCGAGTATCTCTTCACGATGATGTTGTTCACGGGGATCTCCTAGTTGTGAGGAAGATCCACGAACATCCATCGTGGGTCGCTCGAACTGTACCCGCCTAGTCGGGCCTCTTCAAGTAGTAACGCCTGTGAACCCCGACCCCGTCAGAGGCGAGAATCTCCCCGCGCTTCCGAAGCCTCTCCAAGGACTCCGCGCAGAGCTTCCACCCCCAGACGCACTCCTTCCAGGAAGGTTGCTGGTCGAAGCTCAGGTACGGGTAGCTCTGGAGACACTTCAAGACGGACCGGTCGATGATTCGATCGACGGCTTCCGTCGCCTGCTCTCGCGTCAAGGGACCTCCGGGAAACTTCGGTTGTACAGCTCCAAGGCCTGAGTGAGGAGACGCTGCTTCCAGGACAAGTCGTCCTCGTCGGGAGCCTCCGCGGCGGCCTCGATCGCGGTCCGATTTGCGACGACCCAATTGAGAACGGCCTGGTACTTCGCCGCCCTCTCGGTCTGAATCAATCGAGCCGCGCGTTGGGTCCAGTGACGACTGCTCATGGCCTAGAAGGCCATTACGCCTTGAGGTCAGTAGCCGATCGCAGCGCGACGATTCGTGAAGAACGTCGACTGACCCGAGGTCGTGAGGTGGAGCCCGTCCCCGGCGAGATCACCGGTCGAGTACATCGACGCCCCGCTGATGATGGTGACGTTGACTCTCCCCACGGAGGCCACGGCGTTCGTCTGAGCCGTCACGAACTGAGCGAAGGTCTGGCCCAACCCGTTCGTCGAGATGTCCGTACGGGGACCGAGGGTCTGTACGAAGACGTGGGTGAAGTAGGGCGCGACGAGCGTCAGAAGCTGGGTGAGGGCTGTCTGGTAGTCGGAGACGAGAGCCCACTGAGAGAGGCCGAAGTCATTCGTTCAGATCTGGATCAGAAGCTCGTTCGTCACGGTCCCATCCGCGAGCGCGATCAACGCGTTCGCCATGGCGGTAACGGACGGGTATCGGATCGTGCTCAGCGTCTTCAGCGAGTAGATACCCGCCGTCATCTCAGTCGTACGACCCGGGTAGGCATCGCGCGTGAGCATCGAAACGCCGTCGTTCTGGAAGAAGGCGGGGCTCGGGGATGCGTTCTGGCCGAGGTTGATCGAGTCGCCGATCTCGATGAGACGACGCGTCGGGGTACCCGGAGGCGCGAAGGTCATCGTGCGAGTCGGAGGAAGCCAGATCTGGGAAAGGTAGTTGCCCGCGTTCGGCGAAGGCGCTCGGTAGCTCTGGGGGCCGACTTCCAACTCGACCGTCTTCACAGTCCCGCCGGTTCCGAGTGAGATCAGGGGGTAGGCGATCGTCCCCACGTCCACGACGTTCTTCGATCCGCCGTTGATGCGGTAGGCGATCGTGTACTGGATCGTCGTGGTGACTGCGACGGTGAGAAGCTGGAACTCCTCGGCGTCGGTCGTGAAGAGAAGACGTGCGTACGAAGACGGGGCCTCGTACAGACCGGGGACCACGGTAGTCGGCTCCGTATCCACGTAGGGGACGCCGACGAGGAGCTGCTCGGTCGTACCGCTCGCCGCAGCGAGAAGCTGGGAGAGCTGAAGCTCGTCGGCGTCGCTCAGCTCCGCCGGGAACAGGACGATGAACCGAACGGTCATCGCCGCGAAGGTTCCGGCCGAAGCGTTCACGCCTCCGAGAGCTACCGGCGTCGAGGGAACCACCAACCCGGCGACGCTCGTAGAGCCCCCGAGAAGGGACCCGAAGAGATCCGTTCCGTTCAGACGCTGGGGACGTACTGCGTTCACCCCGTTCGCGAACGTGCAGCGAGCGCTGTAGATACCCCAGCCATCGCTGTACTTCGCGCTCTGGTACTCGTTGATGTTCGGACCGGTCTTCACCGCGATTGCGCCGACGTGAAGGCTGTTGCGGCAGTAGAGACCGATGTAGTCGGTCGTACTACCCGCGTTCACCATGTACGACTCGATACCGCCGCCGGTCGCCTTCCCGACCATCACCATCGTGTAGCCGGCCGCGCTCGCGAAGAACCCGGTGGACCCCAACATCTTGTTGGCCACCCCGTCGAAGACCATGTTCGACCCGACGAGAGTCGGTCGAGCCGTCGTCCCGGTTCCTGCGGTGAACGCGGATCCTCCGGTACGAGGCGTCCACGACGTACACCTCTGGCCGGTCTCGAAGACCGTGCCGAACAAGGAGTCGAGTAGGATTCCGGACCGCGCCGAAACGAAGGCCGTGAGAGGGCCAATCGTGTTCTGAGCGGCCCTACCCGCGGCGAGGCCAGGACGGAACGCCATCGTTCAGCTCACTGGCGTGACGAGGACGATCTTGTTCGGGACGTCGATTCGAACGAGCCACGACCCCGCGGCAGCGTTCGCGCTCCCGAAGAGCGTGTAGTCGGAGTTGAGACCACCTGGGGTCGTCCAACCGGCCGAACCGCCTGAAGTGACGTCGATCGTGATCCCGAAAGCGGCGGTGTTCGTCTTCATAACCGTGAAGGCCATCGAAGACGGAGCCACTCTCGCGTCGATCTTCCGAGTCGCCGTCGGGGTGAACTGGACGATCGGCTCGTTTGCGTTGAAGATCGCGAGAGCCGAGTAGTCCGCGTCATGAGCCGCAGGCGGGTTCGCAATCGAAGTCGCGTTCGCCGCGACGTCCGAAGTCCCGAGAGCGCCGATCGCGTCCCGAGCGCTCTGCTGAGTAGCTCCGATAGCCTGGAAGAGTTTTCGGGGGGATGCCATACCCCCTACGGACCCTTATAGGCTAGCCAACCTGTCAGAGATTGGGATCCGACTTCGTCCGCGCGCGAAGAAGACGCCGCGCCATGTGACGAGACAAGGTGTCCCCGATCTGGGCCGTCTTGTCCCCGAACTTGTACGGGGGTGGGTGGCGCTCCATGTCCTGGACGATCTTCTCCATCGTCCCGAACGGAACCTCGTCTCTCAGGAGCTGCCAGATCAGGGAGGCGACCTGGTCCTCTACCTGCCTCATCGTGACGTTGGCGACTGCGATCGCCACATCTTTCGCTACTCGGGCCGCCACCGCAGCCCGGATACTTTTCGAACGGGCTTTCCTCGAACGAGTCTTCTTCATGGACAACCCTACCTCGCGGAAAGAGCTTCCTGGTAGAGCATCTCGCCCTCCCAGACCTTCGTCTGATTCCGGTTCCAGGAGACGTCGCCCGTCTCTCCGACGCGGAAGACACAGGCCCAGCAGTTCCGGTTGTTCTTGTCGAAGATGTAACCAGGAGCCTCGACCGCCGAAGCGTGTAGCTCCTGATGGAACTTACCCTCCCAGGTCTTCTCCGCAGGAGCCTTCGAAGCCCCGAGAAGGAAGCGGTTGTTGAGACCGATGATCCGGGGAAAGTCCCGATCGGCCGTCAGGACTTCGGCTTTCCCGGTGTTCGGATCTACCCAGCGAGCGGCGCACAAACCGCACTCGCACCGGGTCCACCGTTCCAGGAGCCCGCGGATGTCTCCGCAGCGAGTGCAGTAGAGGAGCTTCAAGGATCTCCCTCTCGCCACTCCGCCTTCACCCCGGCCTGGAACGAACTCCCCTGAATGTTGAGGTTCGTATGGAGAGGCAGGACGATAGAATCGGTGAAGAAGTAGGTCCCAGGAGCGAGTTGGACCGTGTCTCCGGAACGAGTGGCCTTCAGAGCCCCGTTCAAGGTACGGAAAGGCCTCTTCAGAGACCCTCGACGACCGGTCGAGTCATCCCCACGCGGGTCGGCCCAACACGTCTGAGGCCTACGGAGGTAGACCCATAGAGCGTAGAAGGTGTAGAAGACCCCAGCCAGACAGAGCGAGAGAGCGATGAGAAGTCCGCTCATCGCAGCTGGGACCAACCGCGAAGGTTGACTCCCCTAGACCAACCCGGAGTCGGGTAGAGACGCGGACGCCCCATGACTCCCTGACGCTTCGAAGGCGGATTCATCGGGATCACCGGTCCGTGGGCGTTCACCGGCGTCGACCCGCAAGAGCGGCAGGTCGGGGTCGGGGGATAGATCCCATACCAGACCTCCGGAACGCAGACCTGACCGCCGCAGTTCCCGCACGTGCCTCTCAGATGTACGCCCATGACCAACTCGCTTTCTCGGGCCTAGCCCTACCTCGACTTTACGCCCGAGCACGACTACTCGTCGATCCTCAAGGGGACCTTCGCCGAGACAATCGTCCCCAGAGGCCAGTGCTTCGGGTTCAATCTCAGAGCCTCCCCCGGCTCGAACCCGGCCTCCTCCTCCAAGTCCCCAGCGGCGCCCTCCCAGCGGCGCTCGCCGGTATCCTCGTCCTCGACGAGAGTGAACTCCCCACCGTTCTCGTAGGAGACCTTCTTGGGTCCCATCAGATACGGTGCTCCAGGAACTTCACCCTGATCTCCAGCTTCGCTGAACAGTCGGGGCACGAGACGGTCGCATGAGTGGGGTCGATCTCGAAAGCCTTCTTCGGCTCGTCGCTCTTCAGGTCAGTCACGTCGATCAAGGACTCAACGCGAACCTTCTTCTGAAAGAAGTTGTGTTCGCCGTCGAACCAAGCGACGTGGGCGGTACGACAGTCCACTTCCTCGACCGTCATCACGGGTCCGCCGCTCTTCAACTGAACCTGATTGCCAGAAGTGATTTCGCTCATGAGGAACCTCCGGCGGGACTCTACCTTCCGCCCATCGTAGAAAATCGCCTCGCTTGAGTGATTATAGAGTCTCCGAAGGATATGGTGCCCCCTCGAAAACTCTTTCAAGCTATCGGCGCCACCCAGCAGAGCGCGCGAGACGCGATCGCCGCCATCGCGGCCTCCGACGTCGGTGGAAGCGCTCCTGGTCCCTGGGCCTCGGTCCTTTACGTCGACCAGGTTCGAGGAAACAACACCACCGCTCAGCGAGGGAACGAGAATTTCCCGTTCGCGACGATTCAGGCAGCACTCAACGCGATGCAAACCGACGACACGGTCATGCTCGCACCCCAGCTCTTCACGATCACCGCAACGCTCACGGTGCCGGCGACGGTCGTGCGCGGCAGTATCTGCGGAGTCGGGCCATCCGGCGATTACGGCAACCCAGCAACGAGCGGTCCACTGACTAAGCTCGTATCTACTACGACCGATCTTTGGAACTTCGGCGCGAATCTCGGCTTGACACAATGGGTCATGTCAAACTTCTCGATGCGCACAACCCTCGCGGGCTCTTCGTGCATCCTCGCCGACGGATCGTCATACGCAAAGGCGACGTTCTTCGGTGCCGGCGGCGGCCTGACCTTGCGGAGCATGGTGCTCCGCAGCGCCAACGGCGCAAACGTGATGAACGTGAAGTATGCCGTCGGCGTCCAGCTCTTCGACGTTTGGAACACGGGCGGGAACTACTTGTTCACTACCGGAGCGGCGGTGACACTCGACCAGTTCCGCGGGACAGGAACGACAGTCACCACGACCAACGACTCGTCTGACCCGCTAGCGATAAGCAACCAATACGCACTACAGATCCAGAACGGTACTCACATCGGCACGAGCGCATTCGGCACTGGTGTCGTCATCGGCGGACAGACGAGCCTCAATCAGGACGAGACCTCGATCATCGGTGTTCTGAGTGGCTCTTCACTCTCCGTAGTCGGCTCGGGCAAGCCCGCTTGTGTCTGCGACGGTTGGATCGGCTCGATCGACTTCGCGAGCGCGGGCAAGGAGATCCCCGACACCGCGCTAGTGCTCTCGTTCATCTTCCAGGGCGCGCGCCTTTACCAGAACGGTTTCACCACCATTACACCTGGCGTGTTCAAGGCGAAGGTTGGTGGTTCGGCCGTGAACTTCCAGTCAATGAATATTGACTCTACGACCACAGTGCCTGGCGCTACAATCACGGCGGACGCAGCGATTCACATCACAGGACGCGGCGCTCGCTGGCCGAACGTCACGCTCGCGACGCCCGGTACAACGGGCGACATCATCCCGCCGATCCTCGCTGGCGTGATCGACCTCTCGGCTGGCGGTGCCGTGGCGAAGACGTGGGTTCAGCTCGGTATCCCCGGGCTGATCCGTGTCGGCGCCGCTCCAAACGAAGCGTTCCTCACGCCGAACATCCGCGGGGCTGACGCCGCAATCACCGTGAAGTCAACCACTGGACTCACTTTCGATTCGGCAGCGGTCGCGAACAACGCCTGCAACTGGCAGGCCATCTGGAACTGAGGAACTCTTCCTAGGGCCAGGTCGAGATCGCTCCAGCGTTGATCGCCAAGTGGAGCACGTTGTCCGCGAGGATCAATAACCACCCCGCTAGCCAGTCGGGCTTATCCTTCTTGTACCCGTGCCAGGCGGCCTCTCCCCACGGATACCGGTACGTGGCGGGAGCGATCTGGTTCTTCGCCCACACGAGGTACCGAGCGAGTCGGTAGCGGTCGATCAAGGCGTGGGTGATGCAGATCACTGCGAGCGCGATCGGAGACCGTGTCACGAGTAGGAAGGGGAGCGAGTAGACGACCGCATGCCAGAAGGCGACGAGAAGGCTCTTCGTCTTCTCCGAGGCCATGTGGTCCGTCTGGAGGAGATAGTCGCCCGTTCCGTGACAGATCAGAACCCAGAGTCCTAGCATCCACTACGGTACCGAGATCACTCCCACCTCACCCGACCCGGAACAGAAGGGACCCAGACCGGAAGGCCGTACGAGAGCCGGTTCTGGTCGACGTGGTAGTTGTTGACCCACTGGTAGATAGGCTTGTCGAGCCCGCCTCTCTCGTACACCTTCCCCATCGACTTGAACGCCCCTCGGAACAGTCTCTTGAAGACGCCTTCGGCGTCCACCTTGTTCTGCTCTTCTTCCCCAGATACGTTGAAGAGAAGACGGTTCCGGACGCCTGTCTTCGGGCAGACGAAGTGCCACTCGCCCTCCACCCAATAGTCGCCCTCGGTACATCCGGATGGGCTCACATACCAATGGGTCGCGATCGCGTCGAGAGATCCGACCTGGTGGTGGCCGTAACAGGACATGCACCGAATCGTCTTCTGACTCGGGTCCGCCTTCGGGTCGCTCATACGAGGGAGACCTCCTTCGAGGTCTCGAAGGCCTCGTCGAATCCGGCCGAGTCATTCACCACGACCCAGAAGCCGGTTCGAAGGGTCGGACCGTCGGCCTCGCAGTTGTAGCAGTCCGCCCCGGCCCCGAAGCGTCTCGTATCAGCTCCGGAACACCAGGCGATCAGGGACTCCTTGAAGTGGGAGAACACGATCTTCCCCTCGTGGACGCACCACCAGGCGCCGATGTGGATGTCGGCATGGTAGATCGAGGAGCAGTCGTTCGGCCCCCTCCACCACACCTGGACTCCTTCGACGTTCTCGGTCATGCGCGTCTCCTTCTCCGAGAGATCTCCCGTTCGATCCGCTTCAGGTACTTCTGGTTGCCGTAGTAGACCTCCTCCAGCTCAGAGAGACTGAGCGTCTTCCACATCAGGAACTGGAAGACCTTCTCTCGGGTGTCGGCGGGATTCCGCCCGAGACGAAGGAGGTCTCTCGCGATAGTAGCCGGCTCGGTCAACGAGGGATCGTGAGGAGGGTCGTACCTACGCGGACGAATCGGACGCTCGGTCTTCTTGGGTCTCTCCATCCGAACTACCTCTCACATCCCAGGCTCTCCGGTCGGAACTCGACTACGTGAGGACGAACCTCGCACGTATGAGTCGACCAACACACGAAGTAGCCGACCTCGAAGAAGAGCGAAGCAGTCAGAAAGAACAAGACGAGCTTCCATCTCTCGAAGGCGATCGCCCACCTCTCCTGGAGCGTGGGAGAGACGGCCCGCGTCGGAGCCCCTTCGAGAACCGAAGTGGTTCGTAGATCTGATTCCCAATACTCTCGGTCCATGGCTACCCGTTCCGGAAAGGACAAGAAGGGGGAGGAGCCTCGGACGAGTCGACGGAGAAGCCCCCACCCACGGGATGGTCGCAGCGGCTCTTAGACGTCCGGTCGGGGTACTGGACTGTATCACAGAAGTAGCACTGGTCGCAAGTCCCCGGGACTACGACGGGGAGCTTACTCGTGTCGATCCCGAAGTCCTCGGCGGTTTCCCGCGACATCAGGATGAAGTCCCCTCGGAGGCGGTTCTGGTTGAGGAGCTTCCTCAGCTTCACGAAGCTCATGGACGACCTTACGCCTCAGCGACCCCACACGATCGAGCCGATCAATCCCCGCCGGCCGGTGACTTGGTTGTTTCCATGGACCTCGACCGAAGGAGGGACGTTCTCCGACCCGCCGCCATACGACGAGACGCCCCCGTAACCCCTCATGCTCATCTCGGCCTGGACGTCCTGCATGTAGACGCCTTCCGGGGCGGAGAGGGTGCCTCCCTCTCGTTCGAGGCGATCGACCAGGTTGGAGGCCTCTTGGACCTGTTGAACTCGGGTCTTCATGGGGACCTCTCTTCGCCTCGGAGACCGGAGGCGATCAGCTTCTGATAGGCCAAAACCTCTTCTACGTTCTCGTAAGAGAGATCGAGCCCGTACTCCCCCGGAGGAGCGAAGTCCACGAACTCGGACCCTCGATACATCCGATCGAACGAGCGCGACTGCTTCGCATTCTTCAATCGGATCTTCCCGCTTTCGAAGTCGTTGGCCAACTCCCTCAGCAAGGAAACGATCATTTCTTTGGTCTTCGGTTCGGCGGGATCGCTCATAACCTACACTACCGAGGGGCCCCTAGTCCGTCCGACGGGCGAACATCTCGGTACACTTTTCCGAGTTGCACCCCTCCGCCTGGCACCCGAGATTGTGGGCGCTGAAATCGTGATCCTGGCAGGAGTGGCCGCACTCGCAGATCTTGTCCTCGGACTCGGGATGGAACACCGGGATCCCGCACTTGCAGATCACCTTACTCCAGTCGTAGGGCTCCAAAGGCTTGGGTTGGATCTCCACCTTGATCTCGTACGTCCCCGGTTCGACCCCGGCGCTCTCCGGAAGAACGAGTACGACTCGACTCGCCACTACCCGAGGAAACTCACCTACGTTCGCTCGTAGCGCCTCGAACAGCTTACGGGACTTCGGCATGAGAGGGTTACTCCTCGCGCTCCGACCAGATCACGTAGGGACCCTGTCCGCTCGACTGTAGGACCACCCACCCTAGCCTCGGGGCATGGGCGAGCCCCGTCGGGACGCCCGACTCCGACTCAGCGCGAGCGAGCGCTACGGCGTCCGGAGGTGCCCCACAGGAGTTCCACCGCTCGGGCGGGACGAGGGACTCTTCGAGGTCGGTCATGGAACCAGCCTCAATCTCCGCTTCCGGACGTGTCTCGTAGATTCGTCGGGGCCTGAACGACGATTCCAATCCTCTTGAGGAGAGTTCGAGATCGGTCCTCTGGCTCCGCATCGAAGGCATTCCACCTGACGGTTGCCCACTACGTCATGAGCGAGTCCCAGCTTCATGTCGTCATCCACTTGTCCGCAGAAAGGACAAGCCGCTAGGGAAAGGGTCTTCAACCGACGAAGAGCCTTCGCTTCCTCCCGAGTAGGGTGACGGTCAGCCACGGGAGACCTTTACGCCCGAGCTACTGGGCGTACTCACCTACGCTCACCAGGGCGAGGCCTACGAGCCCCAAGGCGACCCCGAACCAGCTGAGAGGGGAAAGCCGTTCCCCGAAGAACCAGGCCCCCGCGAGCGCCCCGAGGACGTACGTCAGGACCCCGTAGACCGCGACCATCTTCGTGAGCGAAGCTCCTCGTTGGCCGAGAAGGACGGCCCAGGCCGCTCCGCAGATCCCATACACGAAGAACGCGACCCAGGGCCGGGAGGCGCGAGCCGAGACGTCCGCAATCATGTTGAAGAGAACGAGGACGACGACGTAGGCGGGCCAGTACCTCATTCAGTCCTTCAGAGCGTTCAAGACGCGGGAGATCTGCCACTTCGAGTGATCGGCGTCCGGGTACTCCTGGATCATGTGATCCAACATGAGGCGGAGCGCTTCCCGTTCTTTCGGATCCGCCCGGCACAGCGCGACCATCGTCTCGTCACTCACCTTCGTGAGAGAGTCCGGAGAGAACTCGGCACTCTTCCGCTTCATTCGAGTCACCGGGCCGCCGCCCGGAGACAATGCTCTACGAAGTCGGAAGGCGGGCGAACGGCGTGCTTCTCGATGTAGTGGGCGAAGCCCTCGGGCCAGACGTAGGAGTCGTCGGTGAGGTCGGCCGAACCGTTCCGTACGCCGCACATCCTACAGTCCGACCATCCTCGGTACTGAGAAGCCGTCTTCCCGCCCCGGACGTAGCTGAGGACGATCTCCCGTTCCGAGGCGTCCCAAGTCGGGTCTACGCTCGTCTCTACGGCCGGAAGGTCCATCTCCCCCGAGCCCTCGTAGATCCCCCACGAGGCCGGTACGGGCTTCCAGAAGCCGACCTTCGGTAGGCTCGCGAGTCTCTCGTTCCGCGCTCGGATCTTCGCGATCTCCGCGTCGGCCGGGAGCGCGTACTGATCCAACCCCCCTCGGGTCATCCTGATCACGCTCGCTTGCCTACCCACCAGAAGCGGGAGGAGAAACGGACGAAGCTCGGGCTTCGAGTGAGCCAGCCGGATCGTCTTCGATCGGAGATCGGTCATCTAACCCAGAGAGCCGATAGGAGCCTCAGCGGTCGGTATCAAACCGAGTCGGTTCAGCGCCGTCAAGTAGTCCCGTTCGGACAGTCCAAGCCACTCCTGCAAAGAAATGAACGCGCTGGAAGGCTCGTTGAACCAGTCGTCCACGGCGTCCTCGATCTCCCAGAAACGATAGAGGCTGAACGCCCCGGCCTTGTGCACAAGCATTTCGCTACCTCATAGGGAGTGGGCTACAGGCCGAGCTTCGTCAACCGCTCTTCCGGAACGCCTGAAACGTCGAGGATGCCCCATACCGCCGCGGGACGAACACCACCGTCCGGCATGGAGGCGACCGCCCCGAGTCCCCCGAGGAAGCGCATCTGGAACTCCTGGCCCAGGTAGTCCCACTTGACCGGGACGGCGCTAACCTGCGAAGGAAAGTCGCTTGGATTCGGACCGCTCATGCCGGGACTACGTCGCTCCGGCTTGGACTCGTTCCTCATTCTCGCGAGCAACGCCGCGAGACGCTCTCCTTCGAGCATCCAGTTGCGCTTGAGGCCCACCTTGTAATCTCGCAGGAAGGGATAGAAGACCGCGACCCATCCGTTGACGAACGGGCCTCCGCTACCACCCCCCTCGGCGTAGAAGGAGCGCCAGAACTTGACGTCGATCGAGCCCGTCGCGGTCTCCACGAGCTTCTTGCAGACGCTCTGCAGCGGATCGAGCCACCAGGCGAGGTCTCCGAACTCCCGGAGGTTCTCGACGCGAGTGAGGATCGACTCCCAATCGCCCACCTCGCCTTCGAGGGTGATCTTCGGGAAGCCGCACATGGTCGTCATCCCGTAGTCGAAGTATTTCGACATCGCATCCATGAGGATGATCTCGCTGCAAGCCTTCTCCACGACCCCCGTCGTCGAGAAGTCGCACACGAGCAGGTCGCGCTTCTTACCGATGTACCCCTCGATCTGCCGAGAGAAGTCACCGAAGAGACGCGTCCAGTCGTTGGAAGGAGACCCCTTCACGAAGTCGTGAGCCTCGACCTCGATGAACTGCTTACCCTCGAACTTCACGAACTGGTCTCGAAGCTCCTCCGCGTTCATCTTCACGTGCTGTGCGAAGCCGTGGGCGATCGCCATCCAGACGTGATCCGGCGAGAGACTCAGGGGAAGATGCAGGTTGTACGCGGCACCGACCGCTCCGATCAGAGCGCTGGACGAAGACCAGCGATGTACGAGGAGATCCGATGCCCCCTCGACCCTCACGGTCGGTCGCTCCAGATCCGGACTCCGAAGCTCCGTAACTCTTCCGAGTCGGAGCCCGCCTTGAGGACGACCCTGGGTCTCGTACGTCTCCCGGAGCTTCGCCGCGTACGGGACGATCTCCAAGCGACTGAGATCGTCCGGTTTCACGTCATCGAGTCGAAAGCTTTGAACCATAGCTCAAGCCTTACGCCTCAGGGAGCGCCTCTATGTGGAGGTCGATACTCTCCGTGAGGTAGAGGCATTCCGAGACGTCCCACCCTCGCTCCGCCATGACGCGGTCGGCATGAGCCCGGTCGGATACGACCACGACCTTGATCTGCTCGCCCTTTCTCCAGACAAGAGCACCTACGCGAGGAGACGTGTTCATGGCGAAGGCTGGGCCTGAGGTCACGAAGGACTTACGCCTCAGGGAGCGCCTCAGGTCCTACAAGGCCCCGCCTCTGGAGGTCCCTCATCCGTTCTGTCATGATTCGGTCGGCCATCCGAGGATCGACCCCGCGCGAGGCGAGGACAAAGAACAGGGAACGGACCTTCAACATCTCGTCCGACGCCTCGTCCTTACACTTCGCGCAGAACGGGAACCGTCCGTAGACGACGTCCAGTTCCTCAGTCGGAGTCGAACAAGCACGGCAGGGGTTCACAGCAGAGAGAACCATCTGGGGACGGTAGCCTATTACGCTCCGAGACACGACGGAAAGCGAAGAGCCCCGATCCTTTCGGACCGAGGCTCCATTCACCATCCGCAGGACGAATCCTACGAATCGCCCACGATCATCGCGTGATCTGAAGACGAGCCAGGCCGCGGGGGTTGTAGGCCCCAATGCCAAGGTTCTCGAAGACAGAGAAGCCGATCGTGCGCGCCTTCGGGTCGTCCGCCGAGAGGACCGTCAGCTCGGTACGGACCGGGATCCGACCGAACATCTCGGGCTCGCAGCACACGTACACCGTGCCCACCGGAACGAGGCGGCTCGTGATGACCTGGGCGCCCCAGAGGGTCGCCTGGAGGCCGGTCTTGAGCAGCGTCGCCTGGGACTCGATGTCCAGGATGTCCCGACCGAACTTGCGGATGTCCTCGTAGTCCCGCGCGTTCATGTACACGCGCGCGACCCGGAGGTCGTGGCGCTCGATGAGAGCGAAGGCGTCCGCGAGAACCGCACCGGTGATCGGAGCGACGACGGGGATGTCCGGGTTCAGCCCGCCCGGGAGCGAGTCGAAGCCGTTCACCGCGATCGCGTCCAGAACCGCGAAGACGCGCTCGTCCTCGGCAGCCTGGATCATCGCACGCGCCAGATCCTGGGCGCGCTCGATCAGATCGAAGCGACGCTCCTTGATCTGGGTGAGCGGGATCTCCGGGTTCGAGGCGATCTCGAACAGCGGGAAGATCACGCGGCGCGGCTTGGTGATGGCGAGGATGTTCTCGCCTTCCTCGCCGACCACGTACGCGGTGACGTCCGGGTCCTTGTCGTAGATCGGCAGCGCGCCGTCCGGCAGCTGCTCCACGAGGAAGGTCTTTCGACCGACGCTCATGTAGTCGCGGCGCGTACGAAGCGGCTGCGTCATGGACGCAGCGAGCTTGTTGCGACCCGAAGCGGTCTTCAGGTAGTCGCTGATGATCTTCTGCTTGACAGCGTTGTTGACGTTGATGGTCATGACTCTGGTTCTCCTGTTTCCGTCAGACGCGCTGGTCGTAGACCAACTCGGTCATGACCGAGTCGGGGACCATGAGGAGAATGCCCAGAGTCCGGGACGCCGTGTGGCCGTTCGCGACTTCGATGGCCAGGCCAGCGACATCGAGCGAAAGGATCGCACCCGCGTTGTCCACCCAGCGCGGCATCAGGTAGCCGTTCAGGGAGGCGATGAGGTCCTGACCCGGCAGGTAGGCGAGGGGATCGCCAGCTGCGAAGGGCGCGACCGCTCCGAGGAACTGCGTCTCGTAGAGACGGTTGCCGTAGGAGCCCATGCCGGAGACGTACGGGCCCTTGTTCGACGCTGCCGCCGGAAGGTTCTCGTACGCGTTTCCCGACGCGTTGTTGATGAAGCAGCCGAGGGGCTGCGTGTTGTACGCGTTCACCGTCGACACGCCCGACACGGCAACGGTCACGGGACCGCCGACGAATGCCGAACCTGCGTCGGGTCGCGTGAACGCGATCGAGCCGGAGAGTACCCCGAACACTTCAGTGAGTGCTCCGGGCGAAGTGGACACCGTGGAGGGTGTCGTGACGATCGGCGGGTTGGTCTGACGGAAGGCGTCTGCCGTGAGAACCGCAAGGGAGTTACGAACTCCGATGTAGAGGATTCTCAGAGCCGAGGAGCTTTCCGTCCAACCACCGCTCGCCTGTCCAAGCAACGACATAGGGTTTCCTAGCCTTTGCTCCCTGTCGGGAGAGTGGTGAGTGGAGGATCAAGGACCCGTTCAGACCAGCCTGTCCGGGGCGACGGAGCCTCTGGGCGCCGTCAATATAAAGCGCCGTGTATTCGGTCAAAAACGAGATCTTCTGAAGAATTCTGACGCCATTGGGGCGTACACCTGGAGAAGACCGATGAGAGAGGCGCTCGAAGGCAGTGACGAGAGGCGACAGGCGAGGATGCTTCTGCTCATCCACGCCGAGCAGGCACGAGCCCTTCACCTCTCTTTCGATGGGTGGCTGGAACGCGAACGTCAGGACCTGATAGACGCGGTGTCGACTCAGGACCTGATTTCGATCGGATCAATCATCTGGGGCTAGAAACGAAAAGGGACCGGGCCGAAGCCCAGTCCCTCCCCTAGTTCACCGATCGGTTCGGATCAGCCGCCGAAGACCTTCGAGACGTCGGGGGACGTCTCCCAGAGCTTCGAGAGGTCCGCGATCTCGGCCGAAGCCGTACGCGAGTTCGAGGGAACCGAGCCGAGGGTGCGGGGACCGGTCGACGCGACGCGGGGCTGGGGCTTGACGGCGGCCTTCTTGGCCTCCTTCTTCGCCTCGTCCTCGTCGGACTTCTTCTCCTCGGCCTCGTCGTCCGCCTTCTTCTTCCCGGCGTAGCGACCACCGTAGACGGCGGCCATCTCGTTCTCGCTGAGGCCACCCATCTCCGACGGGTCCATGAGAGCCATGGGGTCCTCGCCGAAGACGTCGTCCATCATCGGGTCCTCGTCCATGCCCGAGAGCATGTCGTTGACGTTGGCCTTCTTCTCCTCGCCCTCGGCCTCGTCCTCGGACTTCTTCTCTTCCTCGGCGTCGTCGTCGGCCTTCTTGGCCTCCTTCTTCGCCTCGTCGTCGTCCGAAGCCGTCTCCTCGTCGTCGTCGGCCTTCTTGGCCTCCTTCTTCTCGGAGTCGTCCTTCTTCTCGAAGGGGGGCGCCTTCTTCCCGCCGAAGGGCTCGTCCTTCTTCGCGGACTTGGCGGCCGAAGCCTTCTTCGACTCCTCCTCCATCATCTCCGCGAGCAGGGCTTCGTCCTCGTCCTCGTCTTCCGAGGCCTTCTTGTTCTTCCCGAGGTCCGAGCCCTCGTAGTTGTAGTGGGCGGGATCGTTCTGGTTGCCCGACGGAGCAGCGCGGCGACCCGAGGCCTTCTTCGCCTCCTTCTCGGTCTCCTCGTCCTCGTCCGCCTTCTTGGCTTCCTTCTCGGTCTCCTCTTCCTCTTCCTCGGCGGCCTTCTTCGCCTTCTTCGCGAAGTGGGCGGCGAGACGGGCGTACTTCGCAGCCTTCTTCGCCGCGACCTCCGCATCGTCCTCGTCTCCGTCCTCGTCGTCGGCCTTCTTGGCCTCCTTCTTGGACTCCTCTTCCTCTTCCTCGGCCTTCTTCGAAGCCGGGACCACGACGTCCTCGTCATCGACGATCATGTCGTCGGCGAGGAGATCGTCGGCCGAGCGCTCGGGCGTGAGCGTGTAGTTCGCGTCCTTCCCGCCGAGACGGGCGAGAGCGGCGGCGATCTGACGATCACCGAGCGACATGAGGTCGAGGGCCTGGTCCTCGATCGCGTCCACGGACGCGTTCTTCGGAAGCATCGACGTCGCGATGCGGATGCACTTCGCGGCCTTCTGCGTCATCGCAGCGCGGAGCTGGCGGCTGGCCGCCTTCGACCCGCTCGGGAAGTAGTGGGCCGGATCCGTCGCCGGGTGACCCTGGGGCTCCTGCATGCCGGGGTCGGCCGGAGCGGGCGTGTTCGGGTAGGGACCCGGGTGCGGATCCTCGGCCCACGACGACGGATCGCCGTTCATGTACTTGTCCGCGTCCGGGTCGGGGCCGGGCCACGCGGGGTGGTTGGTGCCTTCGGCGTAGCCCGGGGTAGCCGGGGGTGCAGAAGCCTTGCGATCGGTCGTTCGGCGGCGCGTCATGTCAGTCTCTCCTTGTGGGCACGAGTTTCGGCGGTTCGCCGAGCGGTAGGAAGATCCGCCAACAGGGTTGCCAACCGAACCATCGTGTTGACTTCCTCGTTGGAGGGAGCGTGGCCGAGAGCTTTCTTCACGGCCTTCAAGAAATGAGCCGGTTCCCGATACAAATCTCGGGCTCCAACCTTTAGCGCAGCCCTATAGATTGAAACGGGAAGCAAAACGCCGATTTCCCGATTCAGGGTTGCAACACGGTTGATCAGTTCGACGTCCGAGGTAGACGTCGCCACCAGGGTACGGAGCGACGCCACGTAGGCGGCCCTCTTCCCGGCGAGGCGAGCCTGCTTCACGACGGTGTCATTCGGAGCGTCCGAAGGCGGCAGGACCTGGTCCTCGACCTTCTTCTTCGTCAACTCTTCCTTCAGCTGGTCCTTCACGCCGTCGAGGACGACCGACTTCAGCTCGTTCTCGATCCCACCCAGCGGGGACTCCGAGGGGCCCTTCTTCGGCGGAGCCATCTCCTCTTCTGGAGCGGCTTCCTCTTCCTCAGGAGCGTCCTCGAACCCGCCGGTGCGGGCGGCCTTCTTCCGGGCGTTCGGATCCGCGACCGGAGCCGGGGAGGCGAAGACCTTCTCGGCCGCCTTCTTCTTCCCGCTGTCGATCTCCACGACGTTTCGAGCGACGGCGCCCGTGAACGCGGGGGTCTCTACCCAGGAAGCCTCGACGAAGGTAACGCCGCCGGTCGGGTCGAGAGACTCGTCCCCACACAGCTCAGCGACCCGGTGCTTCCCACCGTTCTCGTCGTAGAAGACGTTGCCCTTCTCGTAGCGAATGTGATCGCAGAACTCGGTCTCGTCCGCCGCCCAGTGACCGCACTTTGTGCAGGTCGAGCCGTCGATCGAGCACCCCATCGAGAGAGTCGAAAGCTCCCCTGAGGCGATCTTCGCGCAGAGGTCTTCGTGCTTCCGGTCGTTCGCGACGAGGATGTCCACGTAGATCGAGTCGCCGACGTCGCGGGCTACCGCATCGATGATGCGACCCTTCGAGAGCTTCTCGATCTGGACGTGCTCCACGAAGGAGTGTCCCCCGACGAAGGTCTTGTACGACTTCAGAAGGACCGGACGGGCCCAGGAGTCGAGGTTGTTGTTGATGTACTTGTCGCAGGCGCTCTTGATCCGGAAGTTCGTCGTCTTCCGGACGATCTTCTTCCCGTCCTCCGTAGAGGAACCCAGCTTCGCCTTCGGGACCTTCTCGGTATCCACCGAGGCCACGATCGTAGCATGGGTGAGGAGGAACTTCTTCGGGTCGAAGTCCGACTGAAGGATCTTCGAGGCCTGGTCGATGATATCTCGCCCGGCCTTGAGCGAACCCGACGCCACCCTCACCCGGTCCCAGTCTCGGACGTGGGGAGTAACGTTGATGCTACGGGCGTAGCGAAGGAAAGCCATTCAGGCCCCCTCAGCGCCGATGATGTCGCCTCGGCGGATCATGAAGAGACAGTCCCCACAGCAGTAGAGCTTCTCGTTCTTCCCGTCCTCGCGCTTGTAGATCACCTTTCGGAGTTCCACACCGTCGCAACGAGGACACGTCGGGACCCCCGAGTCCATCTCTCCCCGGTTCATCCGGTACTTGCGGTCCGGAGAATCCCAGTAGAGGGCCTTCTTCACGAAGGCCTCGATCACTCGGTCGGTGCTCGCGTCGCGATACAGCTCGTCGTTCGTGAGGTCCTCTCGGACGTCCTTCGCGAGCGTATCCGGACCGCCGGAGACCGACACCGTCGGAGTCCCGCCTGGGATCGAGTCAGCCTGGAAGTCGGCGAAGTTCTCGAACGTGTCGGACTGGTCGATCACCAAGTCTTCCACCGGGTACCGAGTCGAACCGTACCCGAACTGGACATCCACCATGCCGATCGCAGGCCACACGGCAATCACCGTCCCCCCTGCAGCGGGATTACCGCCAAGCATGGGGAACACCCTATCGCCCGGTGAGAACACCGAGGCGCGGGCTTGGTAGTCGACGTAGGTCGCCCTGCGATCGGACAAGGTGGTCTCCTTCACTTCGAGTCGGCGAACAGACCGAAGAGCGAAGCCGTCTTCTTGGCCTCCTCCTCGTCGGAGGCGACCTCCTCTTCGTCACCGTCGTCGTCGGCCTTCTTGGCCTCCTTCTTCGGCTCCTCTTCGGACTTCTTCTCGTCCTCTTCCTCGGCAGCCTTCTTCGCGGCAGCCTTGCGGTTCGCGAGGTCCCACTCCTTCAGCTGCTCGAAGGCGATGACGGCAGCCGTCTTCGCGATCAGCGAGGCGAGCTTCGGGTCGGCGCGATGAGCCGCCGCGTTCCCCGCGAGGCTTCCGCTCAGCTGCTTCTCGGCGAGCTGGGTGAACTTCGCCTGGGTGAAGTGGCCGTTCATGAACGGGTTGTTCGCGTCCATGATCATCGGACCGGGGACGCCCTCGCCGATCTGGGCGGGGTTGTAGTAGCCGGCCGTCTTCAGCCCGAAGTTCCGATCGATCGCCGCCGAGAGGAGATCGCAGCGGTGCGCGAAATCCGCCGCGACCTTCGCGGGGATCCCGAGCGACACTGCGTGACTCTCGAAGAGAGACGCGATGTTGTCCAGGGAAGCGGTGACACGACGAGCACCCATCATCGAAGCCTTACGCACGGTCATGAATTCCTCCAGGTGTAGGCTCGTTGAAGGGGTCGGAGCCTTGGTTGGGTGCTACAGTACACCCTACCTTCTCGCCCCCGCAATAAGCAAACTATCCTACCAATTCCACTCCAGGGACGAAGTCTTGTTGGAAGACCCCGTATCGATGTCCAAATCCACCAAGTCCCCGATCGCATCCTGTACCTGGGACTCGTAAGGAGCCTTCTCTTCCGACTCGGACGAATCGCCCGGACCGGAGAAATCGGTGGGCTTCGACCTCGAAGGAGCCTTCTCCCGACGCATCTCGGTAAGAGGCTCTCTCTCGGAAGCCGCGTCTTCTACAGCTACGTTCGTGAGAAGCTCGGTGAAGACGTCGTGAGCGTTGCGGACGCGCTCCCGCTGAGACGCCTTCAATCCAGAGAAGGGCCAGACGTAGTCGGCCTCATCCTCAGAGTCTTCCCCGTCGTAGATCTTCCGCCAAGACGCCGCGAGCTTCCCGCTCGGGTCTACCGCCTCCAGCGCCTTCTCCATCTGCTCCGGTTGAAGCTTCCGGACCATGTCAGAGACGACTTCGGCAGAAGGCTCGGAACCGGGAACTCCCAACCCGGCCTCAATCATGTCGGAGACGTCTACACCGCTCTCCTTCAAAGACCGAAGCATCGTCCTCGTCCCCGTAGGAATCGAAGACTCTGAGTCGTCGTCGCCCTCTAGGGCCGACGAAAGCTCCAAGGCTCGATGGTCGGCGGCGAGGTACCCCATCCGGTTCCGGAGCTGTTCCAGTTCCTTCTGGTCCGCCTCGCGCTCTTCGGGAGACTGGGGCGCTCCGCTGTTGGAGGAGAGCTTCTCTTCGAGGTCCGAGATCTTGTCCTGAGTATCCGTTCGAACCCGGGCGAAGGTCTTCTTCGTCTCAGCCCGATCGTCCGGAGACATCCCATCGAACCGCTCGACCGTCTTCGAGGTTCGCTCCTTCACCCCGGCCTTATCGATCGGAGACGAGGTGTCTCCGATGTAGGTCATCGGGTTACGGGCTGCCTCAGCCGTAGCCGCATGAACGAAGAACTTCGAGAAGCTCGACTGGAGTTCCTTCTCCACCTGGTCGCGCTTCTCGGTGAGCTGGAGGATCCGATCACCTTGGGTCTTCGCGAAGCTCCGCTTCAACCCCTCGATCTCGTCGTTGAGGTCTTCGTACTTCGACTTCAGCTTCTCGATCTTCTCTGGGGACGGGGGCTTCTTCGTCGAAGGGGAGTTCCCCGCGGCCATCCTACCGATCGCTTCGTCGCGATCTGCCGTCAGCTTCTCTACGAACTTCTCGGCGTCCTCGGTCGTCATCTGCTCGGTCAGAGAATCGAGCGTCGACTTCACGAAACGTGAGTCCTCCTTCGAGAAAGCCGGGGAGTCCTTCACGGACTGGGCCTTCTGATGGATCTCCGAGCGGCGGCGCTTATCCAGCTCCTCCGCCTCGTCCCTCTTGTACTGAGCCTCTTCCTCAGCGTCCGCGTCCTCTTGCTGCTTCTTCGGGTCGGGAGGCGCCTCCCCGGACTCAGGCTTCGGTTCTGGCTTTGGGGGCTTCGGAGGAAGGCCCTTCAGATCTCTCTTCCGGGCCTCTTCCTGCTCGCGCTTCTTCTTCCGAAGCTTGTCTTCCTTCGAGCCCTCTTCTTCGAACTCCTTCGCCTTCTCGGCCCACTCGGCGCGGATCCGCTTCTGTTCCTCGTCCGGGAGACTCTGGAACTTCACGTCTTTGTTGGTCTCTTTGTTGTGGAAGGTCTTCCCCTCCACGGACTCCAGGAATTCGTCATCCTCTTCTGAGTCCAAGGCCAACAAGTACCGAGAGGCCACGCGACTCGGGGCCGTCATGAAGTAGGCCATCGCTACTCGAAGGGCGACCTTCTTGTAGTTCAGGGAGAGATCGTCGTCGGTGGCGTCGAGGTCCTTGTCCCCCGAGTCCACCCGGTGGTTCTGGAGATCTTTCCGAGGGGGCTTCTTCTTCGGCTCCGGCTTCAGAAGAGCTTCCGTCGCCTCGTCTTCCTTCTCTGCTTCGGTCTTCGTGGCGGACTTCGACTCCTTGAAGGAAGAGAGGATCGTCCCATCCTTCATGAAGGCGTCTTCGAGACCGGGGACCAGGTAGTCCGAACGAAGGGTCGCCTTCTCGTGGCCGACGATGTCCGCGACCTCTTCGAGGGCGTCCGCGAACTCCTTCTTCAGGATCTTGTCCCGCTCCTTCCGAGCGCGTGGGAGATCCGGGCCCTCTTTCCGCTGTTCGCGGAGGGCCTTGCACATCTCCTGATTCGCTCGGAGCCCGCGGATGTCCTTCGCGGTGATGTCGAACTCGCTGAGGTAGTCGTTCACCGCCTCCGGCTTCACCGTGTAGTCGTCCCGGCTGAGCAGGCAATCGTCGCCCTTCTTCCCCTCAGCCAGCTCCTTCAGGAGCTTCACGACCGGAGCCGACTCGACCACCTTCTCGTGCTTCACGCCGGACTTTCCGACGTACTTCAGGGTCGCTTTCGACCCAGAGAACGAGATGTGCTTCTTACGCCACCCCGTCACCCCGTAGTGGCCTTCTTCGGCCGACCCCTCATTCCCTACCCGCTCGCACGTCTCGTCCATCAGAGCGGCGGCGAGGGCGGGGAGAGCTACCTTCGGGTCCTTCGAAGAGATGTCCTTCTTGATCATCTTCCGAAGGTCGCTGAGGTCCTTCCGAAGACGTTCGATCCGTTCGGCCTTCTCCGAGTGCCGGTTCGCTACCTGGCGATCGCTGTACTCGTAGTGGACATTCCCCTCGTCGTCCTTCGTCTTGGACTTGTACCGAGCCGCTACGACAACGGCCGAGGCCAGTCTCGCGGAAAGGGGCGGGGGACAATCGACGTCATGACGAGCGACCGTAACCAGGTGGGGGACGCAAGACCTACCGTTCGACTCGATCCAGTCGGCGAACGTGCGTAGGTGGCCCAGGCGGTCTTCCCAGATCGCCACGCCTCGGATCGAAGGCTGCTTCGAGAGGATCTTCTTGATCGTCTCCAGCTTGAATCTCTCGGTATCCGTGTCTCCGGGGGACAGGTAGATCTCCTGGAAGTCGAGACCGGCCTGGCGAAGGAGCTGACGGATCCGAAGCGAGAACTTCTGGACTCGACCCGTGAGAAGGATCGTCCGAACCTCTACGTTCTCCAACGACTGCTTCGCGCGCTCGACGACCGATTCGTTCCACCAATCGATCGTGGGCTCCTCCGGCACGCAAGGCGTCGAGAGGGAGTTGAGGTCGCCCCACCACTCCGCCCCTTCTTTCCACCAGATGGGAGGCTCCGGACTCTTGAAGAGAGTCCCATCGAAGTCGTAGACGTGAAGCTTGATAGGCCTCATTCGTCAGCCTTCGTGAGAAGCCGTGTGGGCCCTCTTCCGAACCAGGGCGAGGTCTGCAACGTGAGAAGCAAGGGAGATCCGACCCTCGGGCGAGGCCAACCGACTCGCCTCGGTCATCTCCCGAAGGTCGAAACACTCCGGGGCGAAGTCCTTCCGGATGTCCCGAAGCGCCTGGGCGATCTCCCGAGGGTCTTCCTCGTCGATCCACCTCTCCTGAAGGTCGCGAACGAAGTCCGCCTTCCCTTCGAGTAGGGACTCCCACTTCTGCTTCGTATCGAGGGAGAGGGCCTCCTCGAAGAGGGCTTCGATCGTGAGGAAGTGCTTCCGGATACAGTCATGACAGCGCTTCCGCTCGTTGTTGAGGTGATCCTCCAAGAGCGCGCACTGCTTGCAGATCTCCCTCAGGTTGAAGAGGGGGTGCATGATCGGAAGAAGGTCTTCCGTGGCGATGATGCGTCGGCGGTTCAAGTCCAGATCCGTCCTAAGCCCCGGCGGCCATAGGCTCAGCACCGGGGTGTTAGAACCGACTCTCTTCCTTATCCGTGGGCTTCGTGTACTTCAGGTTGAGCCTCTTCGCGAGGATCTCGTTGAAGTCGCTGTTCTCGACGAGCTGACGCCCCGCTTCCCCGTACATCGTTCCGATCAGGTCGTTGAACTTCGAGTCGTTCACCGTGAACATGTCTCGGGTCAACTTCTCCTTCGTCGAGTGGGGGTCGATGTTGAGAAGTTCGAGGATGATGTCGATGTCGAGGGAGCCCTTCTGGTAGAGGTTGAAGAGCGCGTCGAAGGTGTCGGCGTTGTCTCGAAGCGCGAGACGCGTGAACGAGAGACCGGGAACGATGATGTTCTCGTTCCCGTCGTCGTCCTCCTCGACGAAGCCCATGCGCTTACACATCGGCTTCAGGAGATTGTTCTCGATCATGTCCTGAAGGATCTCTCGGAGGAGCATGTACCGAGTGTTGATCACTTCGAGGTTGATTCGGTCGCCGGAGTAGCTCGACTCACCGGAGAGGAGTGACTCGGTCACGCCGAGACCCGCGTACATCTGACGATCCGTCATCTCGTACTCGCCCGAGAGTTCGAGGAGGCGCTGCTGGCTCCCCATCTCTTCCCAGTGGAGTTCGAAGTTCGTGATGATCGAGTAGTCCGGGTCCATGAGGGCCAGGTCGACCTGCTCGCGGATCGCGTCCACGTCGGCGATGCTGGCGTCTTCGGCCCAGATCACCCGGATCGGGGTCATGTGACGAGAGGCGATAGACGTCTGAGCCTGGCGGAGCTTGTCGCGGTAGACGAGGATCCGAAGGCACCGCTCCAGGAGCGAGTGGCCGCGGGGCTCGTACTGAGACTTCTTCCGGGCCATGTAGTAGACGAAGGACCCGGCGTCCGGATTCGTGTTCAGGGGGATGTTCTGGCCGCTGCGGATCGACTCCACGACCGACGGGGGCATCGACTCCACAACCCGTTGCGCGTGCTCGTCTCCGGAGTCGGCCCTCTGAATCACGTCCTTCGTCTTCGAGTCCGCGATCAGCTCGATCAGCTTCTCGTCCGTGAAGGGGAAGCCCTCCATGTGGACCTGTTCCGGAGGAAGGACGCGAAGGGCGGTCCAGCCCTTGTAGTTCTTCCGGAGCCAGCGACTCGTCCTCTCGGCCCAGTCGGATCGACGCCGCTTCTCCTCGACTGGATGGCCGGAAACGTCGATCTCCCGGATCATCTCGAACTCGATGTCTTCGGGCATGTCCGGGGAGTTGTCCTCCGCGAACACGTAGACCTCGCCCAGAAGGTTGTACTCGTGGACGATCTCGATCAGACGATGGAGGAGCCCGATCTCCTTCGCCCACTTCGTACAGAAGTTCAGCGAGGCCTCGGCGATGTCCCTGTTCTTCGCCTCGGGCTTCCGGAGACGGATCTTCGAGAGAGGAAGCTCCGTGTGGAGATCGACAGCCTGGCCTACGAACGGATCCGCCCCATAGAAGAAGCGGTAGTAGTTCCGCTTCTCGTCCGCCGATTGGGGTAGTTCGAGGAAGTCGGTCGAAAGCTCGGGGCTGTAGAAGTTACCCCCGCTCGCCGACGCGACACCGCCCGTAGCCGGGAAAGCAACCTTGGAGCGGAGGGCGCTCGTGATCACTCGCTTCGGAGGACCCGTTTCTACGTTCGCCTTCTTCGCGATCCGTCGGACCTCGACCGCCTCCTGAGACTCCCGAGTCGTGCGGCGATTGTCGGCCGCCACGACCTTCCCCTTTTTGGGGATCCGTCGGACTTCCAATCCGTCCTGATTCTGGGTCTGCTTACGAGTAGGCATCTCTGGTCTCAGATCTCAGATTCCTCGTCCTCAGCCATGGGCGAGGGCGGAGGAGGTGGGGGAGGCGGGGGCGGAGGCTGGATCTTCTCCTTGGGAATCTTCTTCTGGGGTGGGATCTTCTTCTCCGGGGGGATCTTCCTGATCGGGTCAATAGGACCCTTCTCCGAAGAAGACAGGTCCAGACCCCCTCCGACTCTTCCGACGTCGGAGAGAACAGCCAGGACTCTCCTCAAGTCTTTCCCGACTCGGCGAGCCCGCAGCCTTTCGGTCCGGTCCTCCACCGTTCGATCGAACTCTTCGCAGTCTTGAATAGCCCTCAGGACGAACTTCTCGGAGACTACCAGGTGTTCGGCGATCCGACGATCGATGTCGGTTCTAGCCGAACTGATACGGTAGCGACCCATAGACCCCTACTGTACCTTCAATCCCAAGAGGGAGTCTTCGTCAGGTACCCGTTCTTGTAGGCTATCTTGATGATCTTCTTCAGGAGCCGGACCTGGTCGATGTCTCCGTCGAAGACCCCCTCCCAGCTTCCTTCAGCGCGATCGAAGACCCGAACAATCAGGTCGTACTCCTCCGGAAGATGGACGACCTTGTACATCGCCTCCAGGATCTTCTTGATGATCCTGTAGTCGGCTCTCACCGGTACCAACGGGTCGTTCTTCGCAGTCTTCACCGAATCGGCCTTCCCCTACCCAAAGACACTCCGCGAGGAACCATCCGAGATTCGACGCTTCCGCTTCTCAGGAGTCTCCGACGAGAGAGCCCTACGTTAGAGCCGAACCCTGACGAACTACCGAGAGGGAGCCCGGTTCGGGTGAGATGGGGTTGTTTCAGGAGGCGATTCGAGGCGAGCCACACCATTCGGACGAGAGCGTCCGACATGTCGTCGTGCTTCCCTTCGATGTTTGGGGCTTCGACTGTAGTGATGTACTTCGAGTGATACCGGGCCTGGAGTTCGAGAAGCTCCTTGATGTAGGCGCAGTGCTCTTCGTGGGCTTCCTTCGGCCAGTCGTAGAGACCTAGCCGGTTGTCCCACAACATCGACTTGAAGTTCTGGAAGATCTGGGACGTCAACGGCTTCGTCATGACGACCGACTTCAGCTGGGTGAGACCCCGCTTCTTCAGCGCCTGTTCGAAGGGGATACCAGTCCACTGGTCGAAGATCCCGTCGATCACATAGAACTTGTTACACCACTCCTTCACCCAATCGGCTACGTCGTCGAAGTCGAGGCGATCCACATCCTCGTACTTCCCTTCACCAGCCTTGATCTGATCGACCATATCGACCAAGATCTTCCCCTTCTCATCGATGTGGCCGAGCGAGATCGCCGTCGCGTCTCCCTTGAGCGCCAAGTCGATTCCCATGAAGTAGGGACGACGGGGCATCCCTCGAACCTGGGGTCGGAGAACAGGGTTGATACACTTCGTGAGGTCGGTCTTGTCTTCGATCCAACCGCGAGTACGGTCCGTGAACTCGCCGCCGTACTCCGTGAAGAAGACCGTGGAGTCCTTCAAGTAGTGCTTCTCGAACTCCGTCGCCGGAATCGTCGGGTTCACTTCCCAGGTCGGAGCCTGGATACAGAGCATGGTGTCGGAGACCGAGCCTCCGCCCATACCCATCTGGAAGAGCTTGTAGAACAAGCCCTGACGACCCAAAGGGGACGAGATCAGGATCACGCGGGCTTCGACCGACCCGATAGAGACTCGCGAGTTCGTCGGATCCTTCGGCGAGAAAGCCGAGGTCGAGGGGACGACGGCGTTGTAGACGGCGTCGGCCGAGGATTGGCCAGCGTCGGTGAAGTGGGCCACCTCGTCGAGGATGACAACGATGTTACCGGAACCACGAAGACCCTTCGCGATACAGGACCGGAAGGTGACTCGGATCGAGGCCTTCGCGTTCTTGTTCTCTGAGTAGGGGCCGTACTTCTCAACGTCCTTCGGCGACTGGAATCGCGCGTAAGACATCGTGTTGTTCGCCATGTACGGCATGAAGAAGTCGCAGTTACGGAAGTGGCCGGAGACCTCCTGGTAGAGGATGCCCGCCTGGTCCTTGTCCGTAGCGACCGAGATCAGCTGGATAGCGTTCGAGGGAGGGAGACCGTAGTAGGCCTGGGGGTCACCCTTCGAAATCAGCTTGTAGGTCTCGTAGGCAGCGATACAGGCCGAGATCGTGGTCTTACCGGAGCGGCGGCCGATCGAAAGGATCATCTCCCGCCGGTCGTGGCCAGCGGTCACCTCTTTGATCGAGGAGCGACCCTCTTTGAAGAGGTACTCCAGGTACTCCTTCTCCGTGAACTCCAGGAACTTCTGACGGCGCCAGTCGGAGATCTTGAACTTGACCTTGTCGTCTAGCTCGATCCCGTAATGGGCCTTCAGGATGACCTTTTGGACCGGGAAGAGCTTCATGTTGAGCCCCCAGGGCTCTTCGATGAACTCGATCGGTCCTACGACCTGTTTCTTCTTGGTAATCGAGGAAACGGCACGAGCGCCCGCGAGGGCTATGTTTCCCAGACTCAAGAGATCACTCCTTCGTCATCCGCGACTTCGCTTCGGTCTTCCACTCTTCGTCGAGACTGTTCGCGAACTTCGCGAAGGTGCTCTCCTTCAGCTCCTCTCGGACCCCAGCCAGGTCCATCGCTTTCGCGAAGGTCTCGCCGATGAACTGGAAGAGAGACTTGAAGGCGGGGCTCTCCAGGTCAACGGCCTGGTTCTGGATCTGTTCCTTCCGCTTGATCCAGGTATCTCCGATCGCCTTCAGCGCGGCCACCCGGCGCATCGAGAGAGTCGACGTCTCTTCCCCCTGACGCTCGGCCTCCATCCGCTCGAAACGCAGCGAGGCGGCCTCCTCGGCAATCCCTAGCACAACCTGGTTGAGGACGTCCGGGGACTCCGGGGTCGTCTCGGCGGTGAGGACGATCGGATCGCTACGGAGCGAGGCTTCCTTGATACGAATCAGGTCCCCGGCGCGCTCCGTAGTCGGGGCGAGCGTCTCGTGGAGAGAGCCGATCGCCTTCGGGCGACCGATCGGATGTTCCATCCACTGGGGCTGACCGTTCGACTTGAGGTCGAGGGTATCCGTAGGCTTCACCCCATTCGGGACTTCGCGCCAGCGGACCTTCCCCTTCTCGTCGATCACCTTCACCCGGAGCATCCCGGGCGGGATCGCGAACCCCTTCACGAGGCGAGACACCTCCGGAACCTTCTCGACAACTACGTTGAGAACTTCGTCGATGATGTCGGGGGTGTTGTTGTCTTGGGCGCCCATAGAGGTTCTTGTACTCTACCTCACTTGGAGGCAGACCCCACAGACTCTCAGGGAGAAGTGGGGGGAAGCTCAACCGGCGCAGACTGAGTCTTCACCGTCTTCACGACGAAGAAGGTCTTCCGATAGTTGGGGGACACCGAGAGGAGCGTCGGTCCCGTCATGTAGATCTGGAACGGAACCCCGCCCAAGATCGTGGACATGTCGTCCGTGGCCTTGATCGGGAGAGTGCCGTTCGAACTCATGGAGGTGATGTAGACGTCGCTCGCGACGGCGACTGCCTTGATGTCCTGGTACTGGTTGAGAGCCTTCGCCAGAGACGTAGCAACTGCGGTCGTCGGACCGGCGCCGCTACCATTCCCGGCTCCGAACTCTTCGGACGCAGTGATGTACTGATCGAAGAGGGCCACCTCTTCGCGAAGGTAGAGAGGGGCTGGAGGAGCGACGGCCGGATCCCAGAAGTCCGAGTTCACGATCTTGATGGAGGCCGTGAACGAGGCCGCGCTCGGGGCCGGTGGGGTCTGAACGGGTCCGCCCACCCTTCCGTTTCCCTGGGGCGTCGTGATCATGGAGAGCTTGAACCCTCCGCGCGCGACCTTCGGGTTACCCGACTCCCCGCGACTGGGATCCGAACTCTGAGTCAGAGCCGCTACGAGGATCGTGAAAGGCTTCGGGTAGCTGGGGTTCATGATCACTCCTCGTCGTCGAGGACGAAGCCCTCGAACAAGACCTCTCCGAGATCCTCCGGCGGAGGAACGTTGTCGTAGGTGATGTCGTCGAGGTTGTCGTTCTGGAGTCGATACTCCTGCTCGTCGAACGAAGCGGCGTAGAGGGACGCCGTGCGGTCGTCCGTGTTCGCCAGACGAATCATCTCTTCCTGGTACCGGGCCGCCTGCTTCTCGGGGACCGAGGCGATGATCGTCTTGTTGTACTTCTGGCACGTGTCGTCCACGTTCGAAGCACACGACCCGCACCGACTCATGCCGAGAACGGCCTTGATGGCGTTCGCGCGGTGGACGAGAGCCCCCTTATCGCATCCACTCGTCCCCTCGGGGGACGCGTAGGCGCTCGCTTCGACGTAGAGGTGTCCCGAGAGACCCTCATGCTTCTTCCGAAGCTGGACGAGGGGTTCGCTCGCCTTCTTCAGGAGGTCCGCGGCGAAGCGAGCCTTCAGGCGCGCGTCGAGGTCCCGGCCCGCCTCCCCTTCCGTCATAGCGACGGAGGCCCAGCGAAGAAGTCGACGGACCTCCATGGGCTGGGAGAGTTCCGCCTGTTCGGCGGCCGAGATCTTGGAAGCCTGCTTCATCGACTGAGCCGGCTCGTAGACGGGGCCGGTGTAGCCCTTCGTCTGGGAGATGTTCGCGGTCACGGCCTCGGCCGCCGTTCGATAGAGTTCGAACGGATCCGAGATCCGGGCCTTCATCTCCAGAGCCTTCTTCGTCGTGAGGAGACCGGCGCGGACCCAACGGTCGATCCGAGCGTCCGCCTTCTTCCGAAGACCTTCCGCCGCCGTCTTCGTCTTCACGATGACCCGAGCGTTCTGAGCCGCCGCGAGACCTTCCCGAGCTTCCTTCTCGGAGGCGACGGGGGCGACGTACGTCGGGAACAGAGTCGCCGCGCGAGTCTGTTCCTCCTGGTTCAGGAAGGCCACCTTCAGAGCCTTCCGAGGATCTCCCGAGGCGAGCTTCCGCCCTGCCGCCGAGAGAACCGATCGGTAGTGACTCGCGGCCTCGTCCCACGGGATCGAGGTGACGACCTTCTTCCCGAGGTAGTTCTCGTAGGAAGAGAGCTTCGAGCCCGGGGTCGTGAGGAAGTAGCGCGCCGAGGCGCAGCGCTTCCGGATCGCCGAGTCCCACTTCCCCGAAGTGATCGAGGGGAAAGCCGAGTCTCGAACGAAGACGTTCCCCGAGAGCCCGTGCTCCGCTCGGATCATCCGAACCGCCGAAGCCGTCCGCTGAAGGACCGGGTGATCGAGGGTGTGCCCCTTCGCCAGGTACGGGTCGATTGCCGCCTTCACATCCCCAAGGATGGAAGAGAGGTCCGCCCCGAAAGCCGAGCGCCGCATCGCGTGAGCCACGATGTCCCGGAACTGATCTCCGGGAAGCTCCGAGACGGGAGGGAGAACCGGGCGGGGGTACTCGACGTTCGGGACGAGGTTCTGACCGTCCGTACGACGATTCACGCCCCACGCCTGTGCCAACTCCTGGCGCGTCCCAGATTCGGGATCGTCCTCGACCACCGTCTGGTTCAGCTCGTTCCGGTACTTCTCGAAGAGGTTGACGCTCTCGGGAAGGCGGGCCGGATCTTGGGTCGCGGACTCCAGCCAGTTCAGGTTGGGGAGCTGACTTCGAGCCGCCCACCCGGCCTCCTTCGAGACCCCTTCCTCTTCCATGAGATCTCCGAGATCCATGGACTCTTCGTCGGCAGTCGTAGAGAGCATCCCCACATCGAAGTTCGCGGAAGGCGGGTTCTCGACGCCCGCGAACCCGTCCGGAAGTCCGGACAGACCGCGCGTCGAACGAGGCATGTCGACCCCTAGCTCGCGCTGGGAACGGGGCTGGCTGGTGGTCTTCTCGGCTGCGTCCACGCCATCTCCGTATTCCGAGTCGAAATCGAAACCATCCATCATGTAGTTGGACCCGAGAGTCGGGACCCACCCGCCGTCAGGCAACTGTGAAGACTTCGTCATTCGCGACCTCGCCTCATGGCAGCTCGTACGAACGCCCGCTTCGTGAGTTGGTCGTTCTCCTCGTCCATCTCTTCTTCTTGTTCTTCGGCCCAACCCTCAGGGTCAGCCTTGATGTCGAGGGCGTCCTCGACGATCTGCTCCACTTCCTCGCGGTCTTCCGGATCTTCCTGACGCGAGATAGCCGCCCAGTGGGGAGCGCGGATCTCGTCGTAGAGGGTATCCGACAGAGCGGAGAGGGACTCCACGATGTTCATGTAGGCTCGCCGCATCTCGGCGATCTTCTGGATGTAGCCCTTCCCTCCCAACGACCCGTCGGGGGAGATGTCCGCGGACTTCAACTTCGCGAAGACCGTGTAAGCAGCCATGGCGTACCCCATGGCCGAGTTCGTTGAGCGAAGAACCTTCGCGAGAGGCTTCGTGTTCTTCGGGTCGAAGGCGAAGTCCTGGGTGATCTTCCGTTCCTGGGGACCAGCGTCGTTCCACGCCCACTGAGAGGCGTCGTTCGACTTATCCTTGATGAAACGGACCTCGCCCGCCGTGCGCATCATCGCACGCTTCGCTACGCGGGAAGGATCGGGCCTACGACTCATGGTCATACCTTCAGGGGAGAGCCGCTGTCATTGAACAAGCGTTCGATGACGTACCCGTCCCCCTCCTTCCTCATCGACCAGAGATCTTTCGTGGCCTTGTGGATGAGGTCGTCTCCGGCCGACTTCATGAAGTCGGAGAGGTCCCCGATACAGGCCACGCGCTTCGAGAACGCCGACTGGACGGGCTTCGCCGAGCGAAGATGCTCGCGGTGGACCGGGAGGAAGCTCCCTGAGTCCCACTTCACGAACACCAGCCCGTCCATCGCCGTGATGTCCCCGGACGCGGACCGGACCGTCACCACTTCGCCCTCCGCCCCGGCCTCCGGAGGCTCCGCGTAGGCGAGAAGGGCCCCGAGGTTCCCTCGGAACGAGACCCGCGTACCGGCCCCTACGGGCAGCGGAAGACCGCTCGCCTCCCGACCCGCGTCGGAAAGGCTTCGGATCGACTCCCCGGGCGTGCGAAGATGGCCCAGATGCTCGTCGATAGACGAGGCTTCCGAGTGCATTCCGTTGGTCAGTTCGTCCCAGAAAGACATTCAGTCCTCACAGCGCCACGACGGTCCAAAGAACCGTCGTGGTTACTACACTGCCGAAAGTGATAGTGAATCCAGTGGCCGACTTCCCAGAGATGGTGTAGGAGGTAGAAACCCCCGTATCCAAGAGAACCGAGTAGTTGGCGTCCGGGCGGGCGACCGTGAAGGTGACCGAGTGGGTAGTAGCGGCCACGAAGGAGACCGAGCCTGACGCGAAGGTCACGTCGATCGTCCCGGTCCCGGCGAGCGTTCCGGTCTGAGAGTCGGTGACTACGAGCGCCGAGGTACCTCCGGCGGTGAGGTTCCCGACGATCGAGTTCTGGACCGACCCGCCCCGGTTTCCGTTCACGGTGACGGTCCCGACGTTCGTACATCCGAAGATCTTCAGATTCCCGGCGTTCTGAAGGGTGGACAGCATCGGACCGATGTTCCGACACTTCTCGAAGACGTACGCCGAACTCGTGACCACGGGGATCGGTCCGCCCGTGTCGTAGTCGGCCTGAGTAGCAGGGTGCGTACCGCCCGAGACGATGAACGAGGCGCACTGGGAGATCCCAAGGACCGCCGAGGCGTCGCTCTCATCCGAGGTGCAGTTGTCCATCTGGACGAAGTTCGCGACGGAAGCGCGGCAGGTGTAGCTACCGACGCCCTTCGCAGCGAGGTTACAGTTCTTCAGGAAGATCCCGCCGAACCCGACCGAGAGCCCGGGACCCCCCGAGATCAACACGCACTCCTTTCCGGCGAAGGCAGTCGTGATACGCATCCCCTGGATCAGGGTCGTAAGCGGAGTCGTGAGGACCCCGGACGTGATCGTGACCGTCGGGAGGTTGGTGACTCCGGTGATGGTAGCCTGGCCCATCCCGACGATCGCCACGCCGTCCTTGTTGATGATGATGTTCTCCAGGTAGATACCCGGGAAACACAGGATCACGAAGGGATTCGTCGCGCTCGCATTCGAGGGGATCGAGTCCAGAGCGGATTGGATCGTCAGGTACTTCGCCCCCGAGCCCGCTCGACCAACAATTCGAACCCCATCGATCGCCGAAAGGCTGGCGAGGTCCGAAAGGTTGATCCCGGTGGTGATGACCGCGTCTTGGAAACGCAGCGACCCCGTGGGGACATCGCGCGTGATCTTCAGAGTCTGACCGGAGGACGGTTCGATCTGGAGGGCATCGGACTGGAACGGAGGCTGGGCCATCCTACTCTCCTCAGACGAACACGTCGTAACCGACGGTTCCGGTGTAACTCACCCCCAGCTCGATCGTGAACCCGGTGGTGGTCTTGTTGGTGATACGCCAGGAGATGAAGTCCGGGAGAGTGACATAGACCCGGTACGTCGTTCCGACGAACGGTGTAGAGAACGACACCGCCTGACTCGTCTGAGTCACGAAAGAGAGGTTCCCGTTGACTGCGCTGGTCTGGGCCACTAGGTTCTCCACCTGACTGATCGCCAACTCGATGTCATTGACGACCGATAGAGGAACTCCGGTCTGGGAGTCGATGATCCGACCCGTCGGCGTCTGGATGTTCTTCAGGGAGATTCTACCAGCCTGATCTTGGGTGATCGTGAAGTAGTAGAAGACCCCGGCCGAACCCGACCGGTACGTGAAATCGAAGACGGCTCGGTCGAGTGCCATTCCCGTTCCTACCAGATGAAGTTCGTCTCGAACCCGCGAGACTCCATCCACGCCGCGAGCTTCCGGAGCCCGTCGCAGTCGGAGGCCCAAACCTCGATCGTGTTCGTCCCGACGATCTCTCGAACCCCCAGGTTCTGGATCGAAGCCAGGGAGCCGATCCGGCTCTTCCCGTCCCTCCAGGACCGCAAGGATCCGACGAGAAGCCTCATGTCCAGCTCGGACTTCCCCGAGCCCGCCATGACGGTGAATCGGAATTCCTCGGTGGAATTCGCTGAAATCCAACGGTCCGCCACCTGACGGGCCATCGCGATCTTTACTTCAGGCCGTAGTTCCAACTCGGGTTCCTCTTCCCAGGAGGGAATGGATAGGTTGGAAAACGCCCAACTCAGTCGATCACGCAGTCGATCCGAGAAGTCGGAGTCCGACGGCGACGAACTTCCCTCATGATGTTGAGGTTGTCCGCGATCATCTTGAAGATGTCCGAGTAGAAAGCCATCGACTCGTCGGCCGACATCTTCTTGATCGAACGAATGAACCGGTGTCGGACGAGCCCCTGCGAAACCTTCAGTCGCTTCGCGCTCTCGCTCTGACACGTCGTCTCGTACATGAACATCATGATGTCGATGTCCATGGGGTCTGTCATGAACCGGGAGAGATCCGCTCTCATCTGAACCACATCCACCTTCGGGAGGATCAGAAGGAACTTGATTCGATCGATCGCTCGATAGAGACGATAGCAGACTGTGGGTTGACTCACCCCGAAGATCGACGCGATGTCGGTCTGCTTGACATGCTTGAAGAAGTACATGTCCATGAAGTCGGCTTCGACGGGAGGGAGGAGGTCGAGCATCCCCTTCACCTTGTCCATCATCTTGACGTCGTCCTCGTCAGGCTCGGTGAACACCGAACCGAAGTACGAGAGGGAGTCCTCCGTAGAGAACACCGCGTCCGGATCAAACGAGGCGGCTGAGCCCCGAAAATTTTGACTCGTCTTCATTCGGGGACCTCAAGAGAGACCCTGTTGGTCTCAATCCTCAGGGATATACTCGGGACCTACGGCGACGTCAAGAGGGTCGACTTCGCTGAGAGTATCCTCTCCTGAGTTCTCCGAGACGTCTACCAGAAAGACCTTGGGCAACCAAGTCACGACGTCGATAGACCTGAGTGTGATACGAACGGCAGCACGATCTCCGTTCAAATCTACCACTTCGCCCTCCAGGTGGGTGTAGTTCCCACCTGTGATTTTCACCTTCGCCTCGATCTCGATGTCTGAAGAGACCTGACTCCTCAGCTGGTCCATCATGCCTCGAATCTTCGAGTCGGGGACCGTCTGGAGCGTTCGAAGATTGTAGGGTCCCGAGGAGGACATGACTCGGCTCACCAGCGCTCCGCGCTCTAGAGCAAAGTACCGGGTCTCCGTTAGACCGGAGCCTACGAACGCGTAACCCTCGATCAGGCGGACCGAGACTTTTCTCCCGCCCTTCGAGTAACTGGTGTAGGGAACGAAGATCGGATGGGACTCGGGGATAGACAGACCGCTACGCAACGCTTCTACGAGCGTTCCGTCGATCGCCTTCTGTTCACCCGCCTTGGTCAGCTCCAGCGCTACCCAAGTTATCTTGTCCCGAACGTCCATTCTTCTTTTCGGTCTCCAACTCGTCGAACCTCCCCCTCACAAGCCTGAAGAACTCCAGGGGCTTGATAGAGGAAGAAGAAGCCACTGGGGTGGGAACAACCTCTCCAGGACTCCTGACCGCTCGGGGGTGGACGTACACATCGTCAACCAACTTCGGTTCCCCGCCGTCAGTCTTTACCGTACCTGACTCTGCTTGGATAGGCGAGGGTGTCGGAGCGGGGGCTGAAGAATAGAACCGGGGAGGAGCCACCGCGTCCTCATGTAGCTGGGCGATATCGCACAACAACATAGAGGCACTGGGACGCAACGGACGCGACGAGAACCGACTCGCGTAGGCGAGTAGACGGCTCCCCTCCTTCCTCCCGATCTCCTGGACCTTCCCCCGGTCCATGTATGAAGGAATCAAGGCCAGGCCCAACCCGGCTCGATACGCCAGCATCGACGCGTCCGAGAGTCTCTCGTAGAGAGTGGTAGGGTTCGTGCTACCCAAAAGCTCCGAGACCTTCTGAAGAGCGGAGGGAAGATCCGAGTAGATCGAAGAGAGAATGTCCATCACCATGAGATGGACATCCAGGTGAAGGTACTGGGCCGCGTTCTCCCGAGTGATCGCGCCGAGCTTCGAGACACCCTCCACCGCCTTCAGGGCGTCTCGGATGTGACACTCAGTCAGCTCACCAATCAGCTCCAAGGCCTCCTTCTCGTAGGAGAGTCCTTCCTCCTTACACACCGCCTCCAACCGCAAGGCGATCTGAATCGGCTTCACCGGCTTGATCAAGAACGCCGGGGCGCAGCGAGACAGGATCGTCGCCTTCATCCGCTCCGGCTCGGTGGTACAGAAGATACAGACCAAGCTCTTGTTCTGAGAGCCCGGAATTCCTTCCTCCATCGGCTTCAGGAGTGCGTCGAGCGCGTCCTGGCTGAGTCGGTGGGATTCGTCGAAGAGGTGTATCCGCTGCTTCCCTGAGAAGGAAGCGTAGGTGATCTCCTCGGTGATTTTCCGAATCGAATCCTTACCGCTGTTGGTGGCCGCGTCTACCTCAACGAAGTTCTCGGAGGTACCACCGATCAGAATCGACTTGCACGAGATACAGGCGTCGCAGGCCTGGCCATCGACCGGGGCCTCGCACAAAAGAGACCGGGCCAGGATCCGACCCACCGTCGTCTTCCCGGATCCCCAAGGACCCGCGAAGAGATAGCTCTGGTGGAACCCGGCTCCGGTGCTCACGTACTGCCTCAAGATTGAGACGGTACTCTCTTGTCCGAGAAGATCTTCGTACCTCTGGGGACGGTATTTCGTGTCGAGGGCCAAGTGCTATCGCCTTCCGCTCCGAGAGAGCGCAGTGAGAATCACCTCCGGAAAGTCCTCGGGCTCTTCGATCCGAACTCGTAGGAGGTCGCCGAGGTACTCTACGGTCACCCCCTCCTCCGTAGCCTGGCCCGAGCCGTAGCTACGGAGGAGGAATTTCGCCGCGTCCGGATTCCCCGTCTTCAGGGTCCCGAAGCTCTTCCCGTCCTTACGAAGAACGAAGACGTAATCGGAGTACGGGTCGACGACGATGGGGTCTTCGAACCTCACCCTTCCTCGTCCTCCGCCTCGACCTTCTTCTTCCCCTTCGGAGCCTTCTCCCCGGAGCCCGAGACGAGACCGAGCAGCTCCTCGACGTCAGCCGAAGAACCCTCTTCCTGCTGGGGGCGAGTCCGCCAGTCCCCGTGACGCTTCAGCTCGTCCCAGAAGAAGGCGACGTCCGGAGACGCGATCGAGCACTTCAGCTCCGCCGTCTCTTCGTCGATCTCGACGCGACAGGCGCAAAGGAGATGGTCGATCAGAGCGCCCTGCTGAGCGTTCGTGAGCGTCGCCCACTCGTCGGCCGCGATCTCGATGATGAACTTGAAGTTCGTGTCCTTCCGACCAAGGATGTCGAGGATGTGGGGGGCCTTCTTGCTCGTCCCGAGGACGACCTGGCCCCCCCGCTTCGTCGCCTTCTCCTTGAAGAGAACGGCGATGTCCTTGTCGACCGAGGCGAGGGTCGGGTGGTGGTTGGCGATGTAGTGCTGGACGACCGCCATCACGTCTTTGCCTGCTTCCCAAACGTCACTCATGCTGCTTCTCCTAGAAAGACACGTCTCATGTTTCGAATCCCGCCAGCGGACCAGACCTCTCCGGGATCTTTGCCTCGGTACCGGTAGTCGGTAGCTCTCAGACCGGACTTCCGTAGGAGGGTGAGAGCGCCAGGATGTTTCTTTCCTGTCTTCTCATCTTCCCAACCGAGCGTTGCTTTACGCCCCGTCGCATCGTTGTCGTACACCATATACACTTGGTTCTGAAGAAACCTTGTAAGGAAGTCCAGGTGAGACCGAGAAAGACGCGCGGTCAGCGTCGCTATCACGACGTCGGTATCCGGGACTATCATCCTCATCGGAAGAAGGTCGAAGATCCCTTCAGTGACCCAGACCGAACCCCCCTCCCACATCTTCCTCGCTGCCTCAGGGGCGTTCACCATGACCGGATTCCATCTCGCTTCCGGAGTCCGGAACTCTGAGATGGCTTTCTCGGCCATCGACCGGGCCTCAACCCCGATCAGGCCTCCGCTCGGCGACAGGAGCGGGTAGACCAATCGACCAGTCCACCGCTCTCCACGATTTCCGTACCGCTCTCGAAAGAGGGGGTCTGGAGCCGTGGTATTCGCCGGGACCCACTCTACGAATCGGAAGTGCTCGATGGCCTCTGGAGTAGCCCCTCTCCCGAGGAGGTACCCCTCGGCTTCTTCAGACAGAGAGAGATTCCGGAGATGGTCTGATAGCCAGAGCGCGATCTCCGAGGTCACCAGCGCCCCAGTACCGCCATTCCCCGACTGGGATTGTGAACCGCCGCCGTCCAATGACTCTCTCCCATGCTCCCGATCAAACCCAGATAGCTTCGATCTTTCGGGACGACCACCGCTCGTCCCTCGGGGATCCAGGATACCTTGGTTGTAGTTACTCCCTCAGGTACGTCCAGAGAACCCTTCTCCGAGAGGAGAACCTCGACGTCCGGGATACCGTAGGAACGGACGTAGACCACGGCTTTCTTGATACCCGTCCGGGTAGCCAGGAACCCGTTCCCCCACTTGCGCTTCCGGCCCTCCGAGGCCACCTCGGAGACGACCTCCTCAAAGAAGGAGACCGAGGGCTTCCCTAGGCGAACCGCCGCTCGTAGAGCCCCCGAACGGGCCTCCCCTGAGACCCTAGCTCGAAGGGGTTGAGAGCCGGCTCGGACCGACTCGATCCAGATCAGCGTCTTCGTTCCGCTCACCAGGTAGGGACCAACCTCCATGGAGACGGGAATCTCGACCATGAACGGGGCTCTCTTGTTGGTGAGGGCCGCCATCGGAACCGGTTGAAGAAGCTCATCCACGGCGGAAGAACCCCATCAACCAAGCCCACACGATCTGGAAGTAGGTAGGTCGAAATCGGGCGATCTCGAAAGAGGGACCCAGAGTCGAAAAGTCTTCGAGACCCTCTTTCGACTCCTGTATGACCGGCTCTTCCTTCGGCTCTTCGAGAGTCTCAGTAGGCTCTGAGATCTCCCGGGCCGTCTCCTCCATGTCGTCCAGAACCCACACGAGAGCCGCCATGTCTGGGTAACGCTCCGCGATCGCCCCGAACTCAGACGTCTTCAAGAACTCGTCGAAGTCCGACTTCAACCGTTCCTTCGTATTGAGGCACTGGTACAGGGAGCAGCCCTCGGCTCGATTGTCGAGATTCCCGTCGCAGACCCCGCCGTTCCAGTCGGGCGTACCGGCGCCGTGGAGACAGACCCCTACTTGACCAAGGACAGGAAGTTCGATCTTCCCGTTGAACGAGCAGTTCTCCGACTTCCGAGATAGGCCGTTGCGCACTTCTCGTTTCAGGTGCCGAAAACGGACCTGGGAGAGCTTGTGCTTGATTCGTCCTTCTGTTTTCACGGAGAACCAGTCGGAAAGGGATTGTTGACGCGGAGGCTCATCGGATCTTCACGAAGGACGCCCCGTCCTTCTCTCGACGGATTCGATACGCCGAATCAGCCGCCTCCACCAACAAGGGATTGTGCGTCACGAGGAGGATGTCCACCCCCGTTCGGGCACAAAGAGTCTTGAGGAAGTTGGCCATGTTCAGAACGTACTTCTCGTCGAACGTTGGAAGGGACTCGTCCAGGAACAGAACCGGACGCAACCCTCTCCGGAAGATCAGGGCTAGGCGAAGAAGTACAGACTGTACGGTCGAAACCGCCCCTCCGAATCCTTCTAGGCTATCGCCCTCGATCGAAGCCCCGTTCTTGATCTGGGAAGTGAGGAGAGAGACGTTGACCTTCCCCCTCAGGAACTCGACCTCGGCTCTCACCTTCAAGTCGAGGTCGTCGAAGACGGTCCGTACACCCTCGCTCTGGAGCGTCTCGATCGCCTTCACGCCTTCGGTGATCTCCGAGTCGATCAGAGATCGAATCAAGGCGGAGACGAGGTCAAGTAGCTCGACCCGTTCCCCCAAAGAACGAACCGCGGCTTGGGAGGCCTTCAGAGCTTCCCGAGCCGCGTCCCTACGTCCGAGGATCCGTGAGGTCTCCTCGACGAGGCTCTTCAGGCGATCTTCTTCCACGTCACAGTCGTCACGTAGCGATCCGGCCCGCGCTCGTCCTGGACACGGATCCAGCCCCACTTGTCCCGCTTCGCGATGCCGAAGCGGACCTTGTCTCCGACGCACGCGCCGAGGAGGCGAAGGATGTAGTCGCTGCTGACCGCGAACCCGCTCTCGGGAAGCTCGTTCTCGATCTCGTCCCTCTGACCCTGGGTCTCGACCGGGAGATCGTAGCTCATGGGCTTCCCGTTCGTCGCCGACTTCATCGTGAAGACGACCTTGCCCGGACGGATCTGGAACCGGAGGGTCGTGTCTTCCTGGGCCGCTCCGGAGGAGAGGAACTTCGTCGCGGACTTCACTTCGTCCTTCGCGATCTCCACCCAGTAGTCGTCCTTCGCCTCCCAATCCACCTTGAAGTCGGGGAAGCGCTTGTCGAACTTCGACTCCCCGAACACGGCGCCGTCGCCGCGCTTGAGGAACATGGCCTTCTCGCTCTCCCAGATCTCGACCTCGGGCTCGACGGCCGCTTCGGTCTTCCCGTCCGCCGGCTTCCCCTCTTCCGTCTTCTCGGTCGTCTTCTCGGGCTTCACCTTGAAGGTTCCGAGGAACGAGAGGATCGGAGCCGAGTCCTTCCCGAAGATCCGAAGGGCCGAGTTCTCCAGGCCCCCCATCTTCACGATCGAGACGGCGACGAGATCGGTCGAGAGAAGGCACCCGTCACGGACCTCCGCGACGCAGAACTGAGGCGTCTTCGCGTCGTCCTCGAAGATGAAGGTCTTCGAGTGGGCGATCGCAGCCGAGAGACGCTCCGCCGCGATCGAAGCCGTCTTCGTCGCCTTCGTCCCGAGGATGTCGTCCCAGAACGGGAAGCGCTGGGGGTCGAGGCCCGAGAGGGTGACCTCGCCGCGTCCGGCCCCGACCGTGATCTCTCCGGCGCCGTTGTCCGAGAAGTCGAGGACCGAATCGTCCCTCAGAGCTTCGAGGAGCATGTTGACGCGCTTCGCCTCGACGGTGAAGGGCTTCCCCGTCTCTCCCTCGAAGGCGGCCGGCATCGGACACGAGGAGAAGACGCGCCCGTTGTAGGCGAGGACCTCCACCCGGTTCTCGCTCTTCGCGCGGAAGAGGTAGTGGCAGGAGATGTCTCCGGAACCAGCTGCGACCGTATGGGACACGACTCGGAGCGCGGTGTCTAGGTCGCGCTTGGCTACTTTGAACTTCATCCTCGGATCCTCCTGATTCACATGAAGGGCTTGATCGCCCGTTCCGCCTCGACCAACTGTGACTCCAACTCTGACACCGACGTAGCCAGAGCCGATTCCAACTTCTGAATCGTCTCGTCCACCTTGTCCGGATCGATCTTCTTCGCCAGAAGCTCGTTCCGGATCGACTCCACGTTCTTCTCGGCCTCTTCCAGGCGACCCAACACCCGGTCCTTCGCCGAGGACAGTTCATCACGGCGCTTGAGAGCCGTTTCGATTCGAGTCTTGAGATCAGTCGACGACACGAGACTCCCCTTTACGTCTTTCGAGGGTCTGTATCACCCCCAAATGTGACGAAACCGTTCGATGAGAGAAGGGTGGACTCCAAAGCATCCTTCGGAGCGCGCGGCTTCCGCGCGTTCTCTTCCTTCCACTTCTGATGGGCCGGACACACCGGCTTGAAGTCGCAGAAGTTACAAGCCTTCGTAGAAGGGCTGGGGTCGAAGTATTCCTTCAACATGACCTTCCGCGTCTCGACCGAGCGGTGGGCGAGGGTCTTCAGATCGCTCCGGTCGCAGGACACCTCGACCAAGCCGCTCCACTCTTCCGGCTTCCCCTCGTAGGGCTTGTTCGGACCGACTTCCTTCGGAGGAACGCCCTCGGGGAACCGGAAGTAGGCAAAGGCCAGCCGATTGGGAATCACGTTGTAGGCGACGAAGTAGCACAGGGCGTACCACCGAAGCTGATCAGCGTTCGTGTGGCGTCCGGGGCTCATCGAGTTCTTCCCGTCAACGATCGTCGTACCGTTGTCGTCGCGTCGGATGATGAGGTCGGGGCGACCCGCGATCTTCGTGAACTTGTCCACGTAGCCAGAAAGCTCGACTTCGGACTTCGCGTACTGACCGAGAAGGCGATTCCGCCTCATCGTGCGGAGGTAGTTGAGAATCCCTTCGAGACAGATCCGAAGCAGGACCTCCTTCGGGGGAGACTTGTCGTGCTTCACCCGAGAGTTCTCGGTCCAGTCCTCGTCCCACTCGATGTAGGTCTTCGAGAGACGTAGGGCGAAATCCTTCTCGACAATCTCCGTCAAGCGCTGTACCAGCGTCGCGGGCTCGCGCCACAGCTCATCGTTGTAGAGGCGCTCGATCGCCCAGGACAGGACGTTTCCCATCATGGCGTTGTGACCCGACATCCGGACCTCAGGGAGAGGCTTCCCCTTCCCGGGCCCTCGGCCGAGATCGATCACACCGAATCCGTGCTTCCACAGGTACTTCTGCGGGCACTCTTCGTAGGCCTCGATGTGGGACCACCACAAATAACGTTCGGATGACATAGCCATGGACGCTACCCTCCTGCCTTCTCGACGTAGAGGATGGCTTGCTCTTTCACCATCGAGGGGACGTCCAGGTCTCGGATCGCGTCTCGGATTGAGCGGTCATTCCCGTCCGAGAGGATCTTCTGGATGCTATCGACGAAGTCCTCCATCATGTTCTCTCGGATCTTCCGAACGTCGCGAGCTTCAAGATCGAACACTTCGGAGTTGGGCGCGTACTCCAGGGGGATCTTCTCGCACGAAACCCCCCTCGCGTCGAACGAAAGGTGTACCACGGAGGGAATCCGATCCAGGTCATCTTGGGCTAGGGAACCCCGAGTCAGCGAGCCCACGTTCACGATCGTCTTCCCGGCCGCCGTGTGAGTGATGCCTTGGTCCCGGTGCCAGTGGCCGAACAGAAACACGTCCGGGTCCAGATCATCCAAGTCGGCGTACTTGATCACGTCTTCCGACTCGAAAAGCGTCCCTCCTGACGGAGAGGCCAGAACGTGAGCCATCGCCACCAAGTAGTCCTCCGAACCCTTCTTGATCCGGGTGAAGCGCTCGAAGTCGTACTTCGTTCCGTGGTAAGGAACCCCCACGACCCGAACTCGAATCCCACCCTCTTCGAACAGCCCCTCGTATTCATCGTAGCAACGGCGGAAGGCCTCGGCACCGAACAGAACTCCCAGAGGCTGCTGTGGCAGGAACGAGTAGTCCCCGTAGACACAGTCGTGGTTACCCACGTTCCCGTAGACCGGGCAGGGGTACTTCTGGTGAAGCTCGATTACTCTCCGGACGAGCGAGTGGGAGTTCCGAGTCGGGCTCTTGATGTCGAAGAAGTCCCCTCCATCCAGAACGGCCTTCGCCTTCAGACGTCGAGCGATCTCCCCAACCTGGGTGAGCTTACCGATCACCGTCTCCGTCCAGTCATCCTTCCGCGAGCGCGGGGTGTGGTCGGAAAGGTGAACGTCCGTTCGCCAGATCAAGGAGATCGAAGGGCTCACCTCAGAGGGTTCCCTTCAACGACGGGTAGTTCCGATCGAACCAGGAAACGGCCTCGCGTCCCGACTGGCTCATGATGATCCCGTTCCGAAGCGAAGAGAACAGGGACTTCAGGGCGACCTTGGCCAAGGCCGAGTCCGCCTCCTGAAGGTGGTAGTCGGCGACGAGGAGACTCACGATCTGATCCTCGTTGCCAGAGAGTTCGAAGCTTCCCGTAAGCCAGAAGCTCATCGAGGCCCCTGCCGCGTAGGCGTCGGTCTCGTACTTCACACGAGACTCAGTCTCCGTCGCATAGAGCCAGAGGAACTCCGTGCTCGAAGCGTGGAACTGGATCACGTGTTGGATCTCATGGGTGAGGATCTGGATGAACTCCCGAGGATCTCCGTTGAGGGTCGCGTCGGGCATGTAGACCGTGTCCCCGAGCGTCGTCGTGATCCGAGTCAGGAAGTCCGAGCCGGACGCGAGCCCCCCGGTTCCGAGCGTACGGGCGAGGTCGAACCCCGTCGCGACGGCCTTCATGACGTCAGAGGTCTCCTTCTGGACGACCTTCGCCCCGAACTTCCCGCACATGTACGAAGAGAACTCGGCCGCTACCTTCTTCATGTCGACGGTCATGGCTGACCTCCCGCGCAGGCCGACTGAGGGACACAAGCGTGGACCCCGTCGGACGTCATACAACAGACCGCCCCGAGCGAGGCACAGGTCACGTCCCCTACCGGAGACCAACGCTGAGTCCCTGAACAGACCTGGGGGCGATCGTCGATACACGTCGAGGTACTCGGAGCGCATCCGCTAGGAGCCGGTAGGTGTGGGCAACCGCTGACGACGAGCGTCAGGACGAGACTAGTGAGAATGGGCTTCATGATCCGCTCCGCAGAAGGGGCATTTTCCGGATTCCCGGAAGAGAGTCTCCACCTCGGAAACCGAGGTACCGTGTTCCTGGCGGAGCGTTTCGAGCTTAGCTGTAAGAGTCCCTACCGTCGCCTTAGCGGCCTTCCACTTCTCAGCCAGGGTACGGAGCGCCTCGATACGGTCGCGGGCTTCTAGAGCCCCTTTCGGGTCCGGGAGGACCATCGCCCTAAACCCCTCTGAGGCTTTCCGGGATAGGTCTCGTTCCGACTTCGCCTTCGCGAGCCGAGACCCGGTTCCGGAGACCCACTCTAGAGCCGCACTGGTCTTCTTCGCCCGGGCGACTAGGTCAGGATCTCCGATCGTGATCCCCTTCGCGGGAAGCAGCTTCGACAGCACCTCCTTCGAGGTTACCAGTCGATCTCGAAGGCCTGAGACTTCGGAGTACGCCTTCTGTCCGGCCTTGATTCGGTCCGACCCAGAGATCTCGACCTTCCTCACTGGAAGAAGCTTCGAGACTGCATCCCTGGACGAGACCCACCGCTCCCTGAGGGCCAGTATCTCCCGATGAGAGCGGCGTCCGCCCTCGATCTTCTCGTTCAAAGGGCCCAACGCCCGAACCTTCGAGGCGAGGTCGTCCAGCCCGTCGAACTTCTGTAGTTCCAACTCGAACCGAGTCGTGTCCGCCGTCCGAACCTTCAGATCCGAGGCGGCGCTACGACGGTCAGACTGAGAGAGACGAAGAGCTTCGTTGAGAACGCCGACCTTATCGATGTTCGCGATCGCTTCCGCGAGAACGCTCCCCGGCTTGTCGAGGAGGAAGATCTGTCCCACGAACTGGTGGGCGAACTGGGGCCACAAGTCGGCCCCTGTAGCCTCGATCGGATAGACCCCAAGCTTCTTCACGTCCTCGGGAGCCCCGGATCCGACCCGTTCGAGCGTCGTCCCGTCCAGCTCGTACCGATTCACCTTCGGGCCCTTCTCCCAGGAGAGCTTGTGGCCGTCCGAGAAAGAGAGGTCCACTTTCGAGGAGTCCTTCCCGGAACGGACGAAGCTCGTCCCACGAGTGTTCGTGAACGCCCCGAAGATCGCTCGGATCAGCGCCGTCTTCCCTGAGTTGTTCGGACCGGTGATGATCGTGAGACCATTCACCTCAATCGTCACATCCCCGATAGACTGGAAGTCGCGGACTCGAACCGAAAAAGGCATTGACCACCTCCGCAAGGGGCCGAGAGGCCCCCGCGTTCGTAGACGCTACGCGAAAGGAATCAGGCCTCTTCGCTCTCTTCCGCAGCCTTCTTCTTCGCTGCCAACTCTTCCTCGGTCGGGGGAAGAATGTCGTCGAACAGGTTGTCGGTGACGGCGTCGTCCTCGAAGATCTCCGATCCGTCCGGGCCTTCGTCCGCCGATTCCGACGCCTTCACGGCGCTCAGCTTCGGGACGAGGAGGCTGAAGAGCGTCTGGAGGGCGCCCTTCCTCTCGGCGATCTGCTTGATCAGCGGATCCATACCCTGGGCACGGATCGAGCCGCCCGGAGCGCCCTCCCACTCGTACCACGAACCGCTCTTCCCGATCACCTTGTAGACGATCGCGAGATCGACGACGGATCGGTTGTTGTCGATGCCGACGCCGGACTTGAGATAGAACTTCTGCTCGTGGTGGACGGAGTCGCTCACCTTGCACTTGTCGAGCTTCGCGAGAACGACCGTGCCGGTCACCATCTCCTCGGTCTTCCCGGTGATGGCGTTGAAGGTCTTCGTCTTCTCCTTGTTGAAGACGCGGAGCATCATCCGCACCGCCGAGTAATACTTCCAGGCCTCTCCGCCCTGGGGCTCGGCGTCCGGTCCGTGGCCCTGGGAGTTGATCTTCTTTCGAAGCTGGGAGATGCCGATCACGCAAGAGTCGCTCTTGCGAATCAGGGTCTTGAACTTCGGGAGGAACTGGCTCCACTTCTGAGCCACGAGGCCAATCCGTCCCTGGTCGCCTTCGTCCTCGATGTTCCGATGGAACAGGTCGTGGGGAACGCCTGCGCCCACCGAGTCGAGGACGATCAGGTCCACTCCGGCGCTCGCCATCTGGACCATGATCTTCAGACCCTCTTCGAGGGTGTTCGGCTGCATCAGGAGGAACCGCGACTCGTCCTTCACCGGAACTCCGAGAGTCTCGGCCCAACGAGGATCGACCTCGTTCTCCCAGTCGATGTAGACGCACGTCCCGCCCATCGCGCAGACGGAGGCCGCCGTAGAGAGCGCGAGGGTGGTCTTACCCGCGCCCGCGTTCCCGTAGATGTTGATGATGCGACCCTTCGGAAGACCCGGGCAGGGAGCGACTCCCCGAGAGTTGGGACGACCTCCCACGAGGAAGTCCACCACCATCGCCCCCGTCGGGATGTGGGGCATCGAAGCCTTCAGCTGTCCCTCGGTGAGAGGGACGACGTGATCTTCCTTCAGGATCTTCTTCAGGGCTTCCCGCGCTCCGATCAGCGGGCTGTTCCCCTTCTTGTTCATGATCGGCTTCGCAGCCGCCTTCTGCTGAACGGTCTTCAGGATCGCCGACGTGTTCGGCGCCTTCTTCTCGACCTTCTCGGACTTCTCGGGGGTGGGACTCATAGGCTCTTGTCTCTTTTCGTTCCGGGGAGTCCGCGAGCCGTTAGGAGGCCTTCGACCAGAGGAAGAACCTGTCTTCCTCTCGATACATCAGGCCCTTCTCAACGACTTGTCCGGCTCTCTTCCCCCGCTTGAAGGTGTGGATCAATAGGAACTGCTTTTGCTCTACAGGTGTGAGGGTCTCCGCGGAGATCTCCCCTTCATAGAGCTTCCAGAAACGACCAGCGAGGCGCCCGATCAAATAGGCGTCCGCTTCGTTGTGATTCCAGGTCCCCCCTCCCGCATCCGCACGCGCGGCCTGAACCATGTCGCCCTTCATCATCTTCCAAGACTTCGGTCTCGCTAGCGATTCTCTCGCGTGAGACTTGCCCTGGCCGGGTGAGAAGTAGACGACGTCCTTCTGCTCGATTCGAAGGGCTTCGTTCGAGTAGAGGAACAGGCCGTACATGCCCTCGGAGAAGAGGTCGTTGAAGATCGGAGACTCGATCCCAACGCGGTCCGGCCGAACTTCCTGAATGAGTTTCCGAAGAGACTCCCTCATGAAGATATACCGGTCCACGAAGGTCATGCTCGCCTTCGTAGAGAATCGACCCCTCGCCGGACAGCGCTCCGCTCCGAGCGCCTCTGTCTCATGGACGGCCCATCCGAAGGCCGTCAGCGAGGGGTCGAGCCCTAGGATCCTCATCTCAGGTGAGGATGTCGTCGAGCATGGAGTCGAACTCCTTGTCCGACTTCGCAGCTCCGCCCGCTCCTCCGCCGCCACCGCCCGGTCCGCCACCCGGACGGCCGCCGCCGTTGCCCGAGCTCATCTTCTCGCGGATCTGGTCGAGCGTGAGATCCTGGGCCAGCTCACCGGCGAGCTGCGGGATCGCCGCCTTCGTCGCTTCGATGATGAGGTTGGCGCGCGCCGGATCCTTCTCGTAGAGCTTCCGGAAGAGGTTCTCCCGGCACGGGGAGATCGTGATCTTCTGGTACTGGGCGTCCGTGCAGTGGAGCGTGAGGTCGTGCTGGCCGAGCGGGAACTCGCCGTGGTTCTGCTCGATGTTCCGGTACTTGTCCGTGGAGAAGATCCACGGCATGACCTGGAACTTGTTCTCCGCGAAGCCGGACTTGTCGAGCATGCCCTTCGAGTCCGTGGGCCACAGGGCGATCAGCGTCGCGACCTGCATCTTCGACTGCTGACCCGCGAGCTTCACCCACTCCGGACCGTGGTCGATGAAGTACCCGACGCCCTGGAGGTAGAGGCGCTTCACGCCGAGGAACTTCGGGGTCTTCGCGTCGAGGTCGGGCTTCCCCTCCTCCATCCCCGGCCAGTACACGAACGAGATGCGGTACTTCTCGTCCTGCTTCGCCTTGAAGCGACGGTTCTTCGAACCGAGATTGTCGTCTCCGACTCCGAAACCAAACTCTTCGAAACCACTCATGGCTACTCTCTCCTGTTTGAACGAGGGCTAGTGTCATTCACTGATATGAAGGGACACCCTCTGGACATTCCTCTTTACGCTCTAACTAGGTATCAAACCCTGACAAAATGTCATCCAGTGTCTTATCCACCATCGGTTCGACGACAATGGGCTTCGGAAGGTGGTCGCCCAACCCCTCAAGAGCCTTGTCTACGTCCGAGTCCGCGTCCACTCCTGAGGGAAGTTCCTGACGAGGCCCCACCTCTTCGAACAGCTCATCTACGCTGTTCGGACCCGGACTCGCTACGACGGTCTCTGTCTCCACCTCCTCTGCTACAGATGTACCCACAACGGGCTCCGGAGCCGCCTCGATTTCACTCAAAGCGTTATCCAGGAGCGAGTCCACTTCATCCGGGGTACCGGCGACGTGGCCCGAGGAAGGTCCGGGAACGCGACGGGTATTCCCCCATCGTCCCCCCAACCCGATCTCTTCCTGACAGATCTTGAGCTGATCCCGGAGACGGGAAGCGATGTCCTTCAGGTCGTTCCGCTTCGTTCGGATGACGGTGATTACCGCCTCCAGATCTTCCACGGCGAACAGAAGGGCGCTGATCCGCTCGCGTTCGACACGAAGTTTGGTGTGAGCGATCGCGAGACGATCCGAGTAGCTCGGGCCAGATCGAACCTCCGGATTGTTCGTCATGAGGTCCTGGACCGAAAGCTCGAACATCGCCTCCGAGCGACGGTGCTCGCGCTTGTACCAGTGGAGATCTTGCGAGACCTCCAGGAACATCCTCTCGGTCCTCGACAAGTACCCCCTACACTCCGAGGTCTTCGCGTTCAGACGCTTCGGACCCAACTCCAAAGGATCCGAGTCCAGATCCATCTGCATGGATGCCAGATCCTGATAGAACTTCGTGATTCGGTCGGGGGAAACGGAAGGGGCGTCGTTCGTCGTTGAGTTGGTCATTTGTCCTGACCCTCCACTTCGTTGATGGCCTCGACGAGGAGTTTCGCATATCCGGCCTTCGCCGCCGAGATAGCGTCAGCGCCTTGTTCGGGGGAGATGTTACCCCCTGCCACCGCATTTCTAAATGCGGCCAGATCAGCCTCTCTCGCCAACAAACAGTTGGCCACGACAGCCTCTTTCAAGGTCATCGGTTTTCCACCATCGTCGTCTGTGAGGGAGAACTCAGCCGTGAAGCCCGCCTGAGAATCCCCCAAGCGACCTTTCACCGAACGAGTAGCGATCACCTTCGTGACTCGGAGACCCGCCTTCACCCTCAGGACTAGTTCCCGGATCTCATCCTTCGTCGCCATGTGCTCCTGCCAGTAGTCGATCGCAGAGAAGCGTGTTGCGGGCGCTCTCCCTCTCGTTGTTGACCGCTCGAATCAGAGCCGTCCTCGTCCCAGCGAGAACGACCTTCTTCTTGGCCCGAGTGACGGCCGTGTAGAGAAGGTTCCGCTGGAGCTGATGGGCGAAGGAATCCACCACGGGCATGATGATCACGTCGTACTCTTGTCCCTGGGACTTGTGTACGGTGATGGCGTACGCCAGTCGCAAGATCAACGGTACCTTCGCGAAAGGAACCTTGATGTGGAGGACCGGCGGACCGTGGATCTTGATCTCGACCTCTTTCGCCTTTCGGTCGATCGTGACGACCTTCCCGACGTCTCCGTTGAAGACGCTGAGCTTGTAGTCGTTCCGGACGACCATGATCCGGTCGTCCTCGCGGATGATCTCGGATCCGATCTTCATCTCGCGAAGAGACGGCTGCTTCGGGTTGAGTAGCTCCCGAAGGCGAGAGTTCAACGTCGTAACTCCCACCGGACCGGAATGCCGAGGGGAAAGGACCTGGAAGGTGGTCGGGGCGAGGCCCGAACGAGAGGCGACCTGTGAGGCGGCGAAGAGCTTCTCGGCCGCCTTCACGATCAGCTCGGCGACCTGGTCTTCATCCCTCATCTCCATCAGAGCGAAGTCGGTCCCTCTCGGAGCTTCGGGGACCTCGCCGCGATGGATCGAATGGGCGGCGTGGATGATGGGGGAAGTATCGCTCTGACGGAAGATCTCGGTCAAAGCGACGGTCGGAAAGAGCTTCGAGGCGATCAGGTCTCGAAGAACGTTCCCGGGCCCCACGGAGGGAAGCTGGGCGGCGTCTCCTACGAAGACCAATCGGGCGTCCTGTCTCGTACAGGTCAAGATCCGATAGAGCAGGTGCTGATCCACCATCGAGGACTCATCCACGATGACGACCTCGGCGGGGTGGGGGTTGTCGATCGAGTAGCCCCACTCCTCCGCAGCCCCGTCGGTTCCGGATAGACCGCCCTCGCTGTCCCCCACGATTCCCGCGTAGGTAGAATCGCGGGAAGAGGAGGAGATACCGGCCGACTTGAAGGCTCGGTGGATAGTGGCAGCCGGAGCCCCCGTAACACTCGCTACGCGCTTCGCGGCGATACCCGTGGGGGCTACGACCAGGAAGGGGATCCCAGCCTCCTGCAGCAAGGTAACCGCCATACGGAGGCTGGTGGTTTTACCGGTTCCCGGAAGACCCGAGATTATGGATACCGGCTGACAGACCGCGTTCCTAACGCCGTTGGCCTGCTCCGCCGAAAGGGAAATGGAGCCCGAAGCCCCGAAGCGCTCCAGAGCGAGATTGACGGCCTCCAGAAGGGTCGAGGCGACCTCGCTCTCCCCCAGGAGGGCCCGGATGTAGATCGCTTCGATCTCCGGCTTCATCTTCGCGTTCGCCGCGCGTTCCAGGAGGATCTCCGCGGCGTCGTGCTCGATCTTGTACGACCAGGGGTCGTAGATCGCAGTGAGGCCCTCTCGAACGAAGCGGTCGACGATCAACAAGTCCGCGTCGGCGAGAGTCTTGATAGCTCGGGCGATATCTCGATCTTGGAACTGGGAGTCGATCGACTTCACCCCGCTCAGCATCTCTCCCGTAGCCGAGTAGAGATGACCGAAACCTCTCCCCGATCGGCAAGAGTAGAGAACAGCCCCCTCGATTCGAGAGTGGTTCGTCGGGGACGTATCGAGACCAAGACGGATAGCGACCCCGTCAGCATCGTTGAACGTCACCCCATCGATCTGAACCAAGGCCCACGGATTGACCGAGAGGACCTCTTGAGCCTTGTCTCCGAAGCGACCCCAGATCTGGCGAATCCTCCCCTGAGGAAGATTGAGGTCGTTCAGGAAGTCCAGAGCGCGGAAGTGGGCGCGGGCCGCCTGCCATCGACTATGGATGTGGAGAGCGGTGAACTTCGTGAGTCCGGGGATCGCCTCGATCTTCTCCGCGTCCGTGAGAGCCGTGGCTAGGTCTTCCCCGTAGGCCGCTCGGAGCTTGGCGGCGATCGCCGGGCCCACCCCTTGAGAGACGAGGATCTTCTCGCACGTATCCGCGTCCCAGTCCTTCTTCATGACCGGAGCGCGGAGAATCCGGAGCTGGCGTCCGTACTGAGGGTGGTTGTCCCACTTCCCCTCGAAGCCGAACCAAGAGCCCACCCCCACCGACATCCCGGGGATATCCCCTCGGACCGTTACCACCCCTTCCGAGGCCATGTCCCCGAAGTCTGGTTCCTTCTTTTCCTCGGTTTTGTCGGAGGCAGCCGAAGCATCCAAGACCATCTTCAGGATGTAGAACGCCTTCGCCTCGTTCTCGAAGATGACGCTGTGTACGCGACCCGAGTAGTAGTTCATCGGCGAGGGTTCTTGAGCTTGTTCAAGGTTTCGATGAGTCCGATCAGGTCCTTCGAGAGGTCGTCCGGAGAGAGGGGACCCTTCAGATCGAGCTTCGAAGGCATCACGAAGAACTTGCATCGGTGACCCACGAGGTATTCGAGAGGAGGGAAGTTCAGTCCGGGGATCTCCCACCAAGAACCCTTCTTCCGAAGGACGCCTGTACCATACATACAGAGCAAGCTCTTCCAGGGATCGATGTGGTGTCCGTACCCGCAAACCCCCGAAGATTGAAGGGCGCAAGATCCAAACCCCCAAACATCTCTCTTCCAGGTAGGTCCCGTAGGCCCCATATCTGGAAGATGAGCGATCAGGGCATACACCTCTTGACCCTCAAACACGGAGAAATCGAGGGTCTCGGCCTGACCGTCTTTCTCACAAAGCAAGAGGGCCCCGTCCGTGAAGACGAGACCCTCTGACACGATGTTAGGAATCGAACTCACGATTCCTTGTTACGCTTCTGAAAGGAAAAGGGAATCAGATCTCGCAGGCACCGCCTACACAAGCGGCTTCCTGGGCTCCATTCCCCTCGTCCATCGTCTCGTAGAACGAGAGTTCGTTGAAGTGAACCGCGGGCATCGAGGCCACGGCCTCATTGTACTGATCCTCGGTCAGCTCCACGTACGGAGCGAGCTTGTAGAGGCCGCCGTCGTGGGGAAGGAAAGAGAGACCGGTGACGGAGTCGAAGTGGTTCCAGAGCCACTCCCCGACCGGACCCCACTCCTCGTCGCGGACGTAGATCGTAGCCGACTGGTTGTGGCCCTTGTCGCCACACCAGGTCTCCATGATCTTCAGATAGCGTTCGAGCTGGTCGAGCGCCTTCTCGTCGTGGCGGGTCATCGCCCCTTCCGGAGCGCGGACGGGGAACCGAGCGACCCAGACGTCCACGTCCTTGTCTTCGAGGTGCTCCTGGCCGTTCTCCTTGAAGACCGGGACGCCGAAGTCGCGGATCAGGCGGAAGAGCGGATCCTTCGCCGAGATCCGGACGTGACGGAAGTAGAACTTCGCGTAGCGGGGGTGGAAGCCCGAAGCGCAGTCCACGAACTGAGAGGAGTTCCCCGAGGGCTTCCCGCAGGTCACCGCTGCCGGACGATTGATCCCGATCTGATCGGCCGCGAGGATCGCCGTCGAACGCGCGATCGCGTTGAGGTAGGTCATCGAGTCCTTGTCCCCGGAGAGAGCCGGGTTGTCGCACTGACCCGTGATGTCCACTCCGAGAAGACGGTCCTCGTCGCAGAGTTCGGCCCAAGCCGGACGCAGGTACGGGAAGTGGGTGTAGCTGGACTGGACCGACCCGATCCAGGTCGCGATCCGGATCTTCTCCGCCATCGTCTCGACCGTGTCGTGGGAGCGCATCACCGCCGCCGTGAGGTTGCAGAACTGACCGCCGCCGCCCTCGCCTGTCCACGGGTCGAGCGCGCGCTTGAAGCGGAGGAGGATCTCCCCACACGGATTCGAGCGGAACTCGCCGCCACGCTTCAGGCGCTTCTCGGGACCCGTGATGTAGAACCCGCGCTCCCCCGAGCCCGACTTCGCGAGCGCGTTCCACTCGCGATCGAAGACCTCGCGCGTCGGCTTCTCTTCGAAGACTGCCGAGTTGTTCGCCATGTAGCGAATCGTCGGGAACTGGCCGAGGCTCCAGTCCTTCGCCTGACGCATCTCCGTGTCGTCCGGATCCGAGAACGAGATCAGAGAGGCGCGGCGGAACCCGCCGACCATGACGATCTCCGCGATCATGCACATGATGTCGTGGGCCTCGACGGACTTCAGCCCGCGGCCGACCGCCCCGCGAATCGTCTCGCGTGAGAAGTCCAGAACGCGCTTCAACGGCTCCGGACCCGAAGCCCGCCCGCCCTTCGTCTTCAGCCGAGCGCCCTTCGGACGGATCCGATCGTAGTGGAACGTCACGTCGTCACCGCGATGGAAGGCGGTGATGCCGAAGAAGACCGCGTCCGCCCAGCCCTCGGTCGAGTCCTGGATGACGTAGTCGACGCTGTTCCCTGTCGACTCGGAGATCTTCGGGAGGTTGTCCACGAACGTTCGCTCGACCGAGAATCCGACGCCCGTGCCCTGCATCAGGATGTAGAGGGCCTCGGAGAACGCCTTCAGGTTGTCCACCGGAAGGAAGGAGCAGTTGTAGCCGCACGTGTTGTCGCGAGTCATCGCGTCGCCCGCACACCAGAGCGAACGCATCGACGGCATCACGTCGAGATTCAGGATCGCGTCGTAGGCCTTCTGCTGAAGGTCGTTCGGGACGTTCTTCCCGCGGAAGATGAAGTTGACGTAGCGTGACACCGTCTCCGGCCACGACTCCCTACGTCTCTCTTCCTCCAGCCACCTACTGTAGGTGCGCGTGTAGACGAACTCACTCAGTAGATTCGGGAAAGAGAAACCCGCTTCGAGCATGTGTCAACCCCGTGGTTTGAAGAACGAAAAAAAGGGACGAGTCTGGGGATCCCGTCCTTCTTGAGAATCAAGAGGCAGGTCCTCAGTCTACCAACTCCACACTCATCGAATGGAGGCGAAGTAGGTAAAGACCGAGGCACATTTACCAAGAAACCGAGACATCACCCCGCCAGCAGATTCAGCAACGCGGACTCTAGGTACGAGAAGGGGGAGATGGAACCCTGGAACACGAGTGTCTGAGATTCCGCTACGACACGAATCAACTTCGCACACCCGGATACCTTCCACTGAAGAGCGCACGGGAGAATCTTGTTCTCCCAGTACCAGGGATTCGCCCCCACACTTCTCGCCGCCGACTCGGGAGACATCTTCAGTTCGGAGAGGTGTGCTGCCTGTAGCCATCGAGTCAGCGCCGGGGTTAGAACCCTACCGCACAACTCGATCGTTGAGTCACCACCGCGAGAATTTTTGTACTTGGTCATCTCCAACACGAAACGGCGACGATCTCTTGATCCGAGCGCGTCCGCGATCGCGTTCCCGTCCGTCTCGGCGATTGGTGCCATCGTCTCTCGAAGATGAGCCGCTGTGATCGTCGCGGCGGAGCCCGCGAGTAGACTCGCCTTCTGGACTTCGAAGGAGATCATGCCCAGGTCGATCCCGACTCTCTTCACCAGGGAGAGCGCGAGGTCGAAGTCCAGAGGGTTCCCTCGGGTCCGAGCTTCACTCACGGCGAAGTTCGCCGCGTACTCGTCCATCTTGTAGAAGGCAGGGAGGGTGAAGATCTTCGTCTTCGCCTTCGGCACGAGATCGAAGACCGGGCCGGAAGGCTTGTCTTCCTCCGAGACGAGAAGGAAAGTGATCGAGGGGTCTTCGGACGCGATGTGCTGGGTGAGCGTAGGTAGCGGGAGCTTCTCCGGACTCCTCACCACCACTAGGTTCTGAGAGGTGAACATCACCGACATGGAGAACACGGTCTCCAAGGCATCCTTGTCGCCCCCCTCTATCTCGGTGACCGCCCATCCCTCCGAGGCGCGAGTTGAGCTGATCTTCGAGATCAGTCTTCGCCTCTGGTACTCGTCGGACCCAGCCACCAGCAATACAGGTTCGGCTTTCACTAGACCCCCACCAAGAAAGCCGCGAGGACTCGGGCCGGGGTAAGGGCCGTCCGCCGCGTGTGTAGATCACGTACGGAGCCCCAGAGAGCTAGGAGGTCGTTCCGTAGGTTCGGATCCGAAAGACCCTCCTGGATGGCTTCTACGAGCGCGAGGAGCACAAACTCCTCGTCCCCCTTCGACTCCTTCAGCTCGGAGACGATCTCGGACCAGTTCTTCCCCAGGTAGGCCTTCAGGAGCCGGTCGGCCTGGGTACGGCTAAGCGAGACCCGCTCGTCCACCCCCGGAACGAACGTGTGGAGGGTCCGAGACCGAAGAGTGGGGATCACCCCACCGAAGTCCCACGCCCAGAGGAAGGGTCGAATCTTCCCCGGTACGAACTCCTCGATCGTCTTGAGAAGGACGTCCCCCACCTCGGGAGTGATCTCGTCCAGAGGACCGACCACTACACCCCAAGGCTTCTCTCCGATCGGAGTCTGACTCAGAAGAGACACCAACTCTCGGGCGTCCCCCTTCTTCATAGCCTCCCCAGAAGTACCGAAAGGAAGAACTAGCCCATATTCCTTGGCCTCATTCTTCGCTGCGGCTTCTGACCCCGGGCCGTGATAGAGTGATACGGATCCGATCTCCATGAGAACGGAACCTTACGCCCTAGAGCTTACCTTTCGACTCCAACGCCTGGTACACAGTCGGGTAGTTGGTCTTCATCTCCCCTCGACCAATACCACCAAGGTACGAAGCGACCTGCTGAAAGCTTCTACCGTCCTCGACCATTTCCATGGCCTTGTCTTCCTGGTCTCGACGGAAGGAATCGAGCTTCCCCTTAGCACCGGCTTGCCTCGACGACTCCCAGACCCTCGTCCCCAGGCCGCTGCTGTTCAGGGTGGCGACCTCGATCTTCACCCCGTTCTTCGAAAGCTTGTAGTTGGCGCGAAACCCGCCGTGTTCCACGTTGGCGTGGTCCATCTTCCAACCGGCCTTCTCCAAGGCGTCGGTCACGTCGGTGTCGTTCTTCTTCTTCGAGGTCCAGGCCAAGGCCCCCGCGACCGGAGGAGTGAGACGGATCCCCGCCTTCTTCAGATCCGCTACGAAGGCCGGAACATCGGCCGCCTCCTTCAAGACCGGAAGAAGCGTCGACCGGAGTTCAGGCTTCGAGTGAGCGAGACGAATCAGTTGGGAGCGGAGGGCCATACGAGGTTGAGTTGATAGGCTTCCTACTTTCGTAGGTTCCCACTTCACCGTCCCGCGAGTCTTCTCCAAGGCATCCTGATACTCCTGATCGGAGGGTTCCTTCTTGGTCATCCGGGCGGGCTTGAAGGTTTCGAACACGCGGAGGTTCGAGGCTGGGATACGACCTTCGTAGGCGACCGTCCCCTTCGCTCGAAGGGTCGAGAGCATCTTCTGTTCGAACTTCCGGGCGATCTCGTCCGCGTTCGGCTTACCCCTCCAGTTCCCCTTGAAGTGAACATCCTGTTGATCGGAGGGCATCTCTGGCATGACGCTACTCAGCCATCCGCCGTTGTCTTCGTCGAGACGAAACTTCGTGAAGTCGTTCACCTCGACTTCGAGGACTACGGCGATCGACCTATCGATCGAAGCCGCCCGCGCCGCGTACTTCTCGGCTTCGGAGACCTTCGTGGTCAGATAGACCATGCGATCCGAATAGCCCTTGATCACGTCGTTGGAGTAGGCGTCCTCATCAATCCCTGTAGGACTCCCGGGACGCAGACCCTTGATCTTGATCACCTTCCAACGGACCGCCGACGTTCCGTGATACATCTTCACGGAACCGAAGCTCTTCGAGGAGACCTCGTCGACCGTGTCGACTTCGCTCGACCCGAGGATCTCTCCGACTGTCTTGTTCCTCCAGACAGGAGACTTGAAGATCCGGTAATCGCTCTGGACGAACCCGCCCTGTAGGAGCGCCTTCAGAATCTTCCGAACCTTCCGAGGATCGTCCTCCAGCTCTGTGTCGGCGTGAGGGTACGCGTACGAGCCGTTCCCCTTGATCGCGGGATACCGAGACTGGGTCTTCGACTCAAACGGGCTGAGGTCGAGCGTTCCCGTGCTCGGGTCTACTCCGATGATCGGAGAGTAGTAGAACTTGTCGTCCTCTCGATACGAGAGACGGGCGCTGACGCCAGTTAGAAAGAGAACTCCGGTCGGGTTGTAGCTGTACGTCCCCGTCATTTCCGTCCGCGTCTGTTCCCAGACGAGAAACGGAGCCCCAGGGGAATGCTTGTCCTGAATCCGGTAGGCGACTCGAAGCATGGACCTACGAGGCGCTTTCAGGGAAGTGCTTCTTGATCCACCCCTCTGGATCCTTCTTGTACTCTTCCTTCTCGCTCCTCACGTCGGCCCGCGCCCTATCCTTTGCGGCTCCTCCCTCATAGTCCCCGAAGTCAACCCGCTTGTGGTTGTAGAGAGCGAAGGATACCCAGCGCTTCCCGCCCAGGTACGACATGGCCTTGAACGTTGGGGTTTCCTCCGCCGTCAAGATGGGTAGAAGGTGTTCTCGAAGCTCGGGCTTCTCGTGAGCGAGTCGAATCAGCCTCGTACGCAGAGGAGTCATACCCACAGAACGAGCGATAGCGAAATTCTCGGCCGTGGGATCGAACCACGATTCGCGGATTCAAAGTCCGCTGTCCTGCCGTTGGACGAGCCGAGATCAATTCGGGAGGAAGGGGTCGAACCTTCTTCTGCGGATTCAAAGTCCGCGGTCCTAGCCAGCGCGTAGACGACTCCCGATCAACGCTCGAAGGAGCGTCGTTGCAGGAGAGCCGGAAGCTGGCGCTTGAATTCGGGCCGCAAGATGGAGAACCTTCGCGAGAAGATACCCCACTCGGACGCGGACGTCTCCTCGAAAAGCGGGATGTACACATACCCGCCTTCAGTTCGGAGCCCGTCCTTCTTCGTCTCGCTCATCTTACATGACCCCACGGGGAATTGAACCCACGTTCCGGAGGGTGAAAATCTCCGATCCTAACCAATAGACGATGGGGCCAAGAGGAAACCAGAAACCAGAGCCCTCAGTCGGGATCGAACCGACGACATCCGCATTACAAGGGCGGTGCTCTTCCAACTGAGCTATGAGGGCGAAGGAAGGGGCGGCGAACCGCCCCTCTCACTCACAGTGCCGCAGCCGCCTCCTGAGCGGCGACCGGGGCCGGGGCCTTCTCTTCGAGAGAGACGGCCTCGATCTTCTTCACCCAGTGATCCTTGCCCGAGCCCTTGACGAACTCGGTCATGAGGGTGAAGACCTCGTCGGAGAAGCCGCCGACGTTGAGGATGTCCTCACGCGTCGGAGCCTGGCGAGAACCGTTCGGCGCGAGGTCGATGCAGACCATCTTCGCCTTCGGGTTCCGAGCGCGGAGAGCCTCCCACTCGACCATCGCCGCCGTCGGAGACGACGTGTGGCCAGAGGTGTAGGCGTTGTGGACGACCTTCGTGTCCATCCACGACTCGTTGTCCGAGGCGTAGGTGACGGCGTCCACCTTCTCCTTGTTGTGGTTGAGCGCCCTCATCGGCGCCGAGCAGTTCGTCCCGCCCGGCGGGCAAGACGCGATCTGGTTCGCGATCGTCATGATCGAGTCCCGCGGGTTGAACCGAAGGTTGATCACGTTCTCCGTGAACGGGAGAACGATCGCGTCCGGGTTCCGACGCATGAGCGTCGCAGCGATCAGGGCCGCCACGTCACGGCAGGTGACCTTCGTCGCCATCTCGCGCTTCCCCGTGACCGGAGACGCCATCGACCCGGAGACGTCCGGGAAGACTGCGATTCGACCCTCGAAGGCCGGAACGTTCTTCGTCGCGATCTCCATCGCGTCCTGGAGAGCGTTCTGGACCTCCATCGGGACACCCGAGGTGTTCCGGTAGGCGATCAGGAGCTGGTACGGGAAGACCCGAGCCTTCGCGATCGACTCCTCGTCGCGGAGCTTCGCAGCGATGATCTTCACCATCGCCTTGTCCTCGAAGACGCCGTGGCGGAGGAACGTGTTGAGGTTCATCCGCACCGTCTGCCACGAGGCCGAACGTGCCAGCTCGATCCACTGGGCCTTCGTCAGCTTCGTGTTCGTGAGCATCAGGAACGGCACGTCCGGGATCGGACGCGACGGATCCTTCTTCCACGCCTCGAACTCACGAAGCAGCGGGTCCGCCTTCTCCAGGTCGAACTTCTTCCCCACGAGCCACGCGTAGGTCTCCTTCCGAGCGTCCGTCGCCGGCTTCGGGTGGACCATCTTGATCACGTCCGCGATCGACGGCTTGTCGCCCGTCGCCCGGATCAGCTGAGCATCGGTGCGCGCAGCGAACCACGCCTCGACCATCTTCTTCGGAGCCGTCCCGAGGGACTTCCGGCCGACCTTCCCGGAGCGGATGATCTGGACGAAGTTCCGGACCATCTTCGGGTTGTCGAGGATCCGCGAGAACGACGCCCGAAGGGCCGCGATACCTGCCGGTCCCCGAGTCGTGAGGTGAGCCGCGAGGAGCGCCGGAGCGTCCTTCATGAAGGCGGACTTCCGCCCGTAGACGGCCGTCTTCGCGACGAACTCCGGAGAGACCTCGGCCGCAAGCTTCAGGATCGCGTCCAGCTGCTCCTCGTCCGACGTGTAGAACGTCGACCCGAGACAGCCGGTTGCGGTGTACTGAGCGAGGGCCTCCTTCGGGCCCGCCTTGTAGGCGAGACCGCCGGCCGCGTTGAACATGTCGGCGATCGGCGCGACGCGACCCGCCGGAGCGGACTTGAAAAGCTTCTTGTTTGCCACGGTAACACCCCTTCGAACAAAGGAGGGCTCTGGCAACTGGATAGGAGTTCCTTCAGGAAGATTGAACGTGAGGTCGTTGACGACGAACGCTTGCGTAGAGCGTTGTCCGCGGAGGTTCAGGAGGCTGATCAATTCCTCCCGTAGGCAAGCCTACTTAGCACCAACGTAGAGCGTCGCCGACAACTCGGCCTGACCTCACGAAGCGGGTGGTGGGAATCGAACCCACGATCTTCGCGTTGGCAACGCGCTGCTCTACCGCTGAGCTACACCCGCAAAAGAAACTGAGACCCATAGCGACCCGACGTCCCGCGATTACCTCCTCCCCAAGGAGAAACGACCATGGGACTTGATATGCAGCAGCCGTCCGTTGTTACCGTCGATGACACCAGCATCGACGCCCTCTACGATGGGATCCCCGAGGATTGCGTCGTGGGGTACGTTCTGAGGGTAATCGCCGCCTCGGACGCTGGATACGCCCACTGGGAGAAACGATTCCTCGCTCGTCGCGTGGGGGAAAGCGAAGTGATCATCGACGGGATCTGCGACGTCTTCCCGCCCATCCTGAACGCCGGAGCTTCAGCCTGGGCGGTCGAGGTATGCGTCGACAACGGATACGTCTGTGTAGACGTCCAAGGCTCGGCTGATACCCAGGTCTTCTGGTTGGTCGATCTCCACGGAGACGAGATCCCCACGGTCTCCAACGACCGCATGAACCTGAGGACCTCTCGGCGACTCGCGAGATAGACCCTCGAAGAATCTGTCGAGCGAAGCCGAGGTCTGGAATCGAACCAGAGGGTAGCTCCGCGGAAGCTGGGGACCACCCCACAACGGAATCGAACCGTCTCCCTGCCAATGTCTCCCGATCTCGCTCGACACGGAGAGTTGAGGTCCCGCCCCTCATGCCCTTACGGGCACCCATTGTTTAGCAAACAAGGCTGGTCCTCGACCAGGTAACCCTCCAAACACGTTACTAACGGACGCTCACGCGAACCGGACGGAGAGTGAGGGACTCGAACCCCCGAGGGCCTCTCGACCCATGCCGGTGTTCAAAGCCGGTGCCTTAGCCGCTAGGCTAACCCTCCAGGAGTCTGAGAAACCCGCGCTAATCGAAGACGCCCTTGCCTCTTCGGAGGCATGCTCGCCAGAGCTAGGTTTCCCAGACACGGAAGCTGGAGGTCCCGACCCTCAGAGCCTTTCGACTCCCAACCGCTTTCGAGACGGTGCCGATCCCTGATCGGTTCAACTTCCAATTCTACGTTCTGGCCCCGCCACGGAGCCTAGACGACCAGGCAAACTGGCGGGTCGATTGGATGGAGACCTTTGCGTCTCGGATCCGTCGCAGGCCAGAACCTAGAGCGGAAAGGAAGGGTCCCGACCCCCAGACCCTTTCGAGTCCCAACCGCTTTCCAAGCGGTGCCGGCCCCTGGCCAGTTCCCTTTCCAAACAGCTCGCTCGTCTCAGCGTGTATAGCCATCACACTTCATCATCGTCGTCGCTACTCGGATTCGAACCGAGTCTCCTGGGCTCTACCATAGCGTGGCGCCAGCCACTCTCGCTCCGATTCTGATGCACGGATTCGAACCGTGAACTCTGAGACTCACGAACCTTCGGGCTGCAGCCCTACCCGGAACGCGGGATTCGAACCCGCCTGAAGGGAAGGGTTGCTAGACCTCCCCACCGCCGCCTTTCCCTGTCCTCTAGCGAACAGGTACAGACAGCCGCTCACCATCTGGCGTACTTCCGATCGGGGTGACAGGGATCGAACCTGCGATTTCTCGACCCCCAGCCGAGCGCGATACCACTTCGCTACACCCCGAAGAAACTAGAAGACCGAGGTCCTGGAGCCTTTCAACTCCAGGACCGATCAGGTCAGGACCCCTCTTCGATCGGAGCATTCCAGTACACGTAGGAGGCCCACGCGTCCGGGATGTTCGTCAACGAAAACCGCATGGTGACTACCGGGAGATACGCGGGCTTCACGGGCTGCTTGCGCAGCTTCATCCCCGCGCGCTCCGGAGTCCGGTCGGCCTTCTTCTCGTTGCACGAGTAGCAGGCCATCACGATGTTCTCCCAGGTCGTCCTACCGCCGTGAGAGCGGGGGGTGACGTGGTCGTACGTGAGCTTCGAGAGCGGGAGCTTCCCGGTACCCGGAGGGCAGTACTGACAGGTGAAGTTGTCCCGCGTCGCTACGTTCACCCGAGAGAACTTCACGGCCTGCTTCTTGCCGCGGATCCTCCCGAGGAGACGAACGACGGCCGGCATCTTGAAGGAGAGGGTCACGTGGATTTCCTCGTTGTACTCCTCCACTACCTCGGCGACGTTGTCGAGGACCATACACACGGCCCTCTGCCAGTCCACGATCCTGTGGGGTACCCACCCCTGATCCAATACGAGAGTTGTTTGCACGGCCTTACCCACCTTTCCTGAGCTGTTGTTTTGGTTGCGAGAGGAGGGAGTCGAACCCTCACGCCCCGAAGGGCACCGATTTTTGAGACCGGCGCGTCTGCCATTCCGCCACTCTCGCGTCTACTGAAACTTACTCGAAAGGGATGCCCGGGGGGAGAGTCGAACTCCCACGACCGCTAGGATCGCCGCCTTCTGAGGACGGTGTGTCTACCAAGTTCCACCACCCGGGCTCAAAAACCTACTCACTGCGGAAGAGGGGACTTGAACCCCTACGCCACAAGGACACTGGAACCTAAACCCAGCGCGTCTGCCATTCCGCCACTTCCGCTCTACATGGGGACGGGGGGACTTGAACCCCCACGTCACGAAGGACACTAGCACCTCAAGCTAGCGCGTCTGCCTTTCCGCCACGTCCCCATTACGAATCGAACCAGTGCTCGGGGGGAGAGTCGAACTCCCATGACCGCGAAGGATCGTTGGATTCTTAGTCCAGTGTGTCTGCCAGTTCCACCACCCGAGCGTACGAACCGAAGATTGTCCAAGATCGAGAGGGGCCCTCCGAGGAATCCCTCGGGGGCTGATCCTCCCGTCCGGTATGCGCGAAGAGGGGATTGAACCCCCGACCGTCGCCGTGTAAAGGCGCTGCTCTTCCGCTGAGCTATCCGCGCGTTGATGGACCTACCTGGACTCGAACCAGGTCAATCGCCGCTCGACCACCCCAGGTTTTCCTTGCTGTGAGGCGATTACGTCACTGAGGTTAGGCCCATCGAATTGGTTCTCCATGCGCGCTATTCGGAGGAGAAGCCCGAAATGTACGGCGACCGGACTACGTGGCCCACACCACCCGTTATGTCGCTGCGCTTTGGTCTGCACGACCGGAGGATCGAACTCCGCTAGAACGGCTTGTGATACCGTCGCCCTCTCCAGATGGCTCGCCGTGCGTCAGGCTCGTCTCGACCCGCGGCCCCCGAGAGGGCGGAACCCCATCAGGACCATCACTACCGCCACCGGGGGCCAGAGGATGGACTCGACTGCGAGACGAACACGTACTTTGAAGGGCATCCCCTACCCTACTCGAAGAAACCAATCGGGGTGACAGGGATCGAACCTGCGATCTCACCGTCCCGAACGGTGCGCGATACCACTTCGCTACACCCCGATAAATCGTACTTCGGCGGGTCTCTCACCCCGCATCCTTCCAGGTCCGGATTCCCGTCCGTCTACGCGGCCTTGTACCGCTCCCTCGCTGCTTGTCGTCAGCGGCCCTGTACGATCGTTCACGAGAAGGGTTCGCCCCGACGCTGCAGACGCCGAGACTACTTTTCCGACTCGCTATCCCTCCCGACGGAATCGAACCGCCTCGTACGCCCGTATGAAAGGCATCGCCTCGCCAGAAAGAGAGGGGTGGACACGTCTCCAGTAGGATTCGAACCTACAATGGACCCTTCGGAGGGGTCAGTGATATCCAGTTTCACCATGGAGACATTGGCCTTCTACCAAACCAGAGCGTCTTCGGAAGGATTCGAACCTTCAATAAGCGGTTCGTAGCCGCTCGTGATATCCATTTCACCACGAAGACATGAGTCAGAAACAGGAGCGTCCACGGAGGGAGTTGAACCCACGACCTGTCGCTTCGTAGGCGACCGCTCTTCCTCTGAGCTACGCGGACATGAACCGAGAGCGTCCCCGGAGGGATTCGAACCCCCGACCGACCGCTTAGAAGGCGATCGCTCTTCCTCTGAGCTACGAGGACATTGGCTTGCACGGAAACCCCTACGAAAGGTGCGGGTGAGAATCGAACTCACCTCAACCAGGGTTGCAATCTGATGCCCTCAGCCAGAGGGACCGCACCAAAGAGAACTAGAGGCCGACAAGTAGCGCCGAGAGGGGGTTACCGTGCAAAGGTGTACTCCCGGCAAGTATTCGGCCAGAGCGGGTGGCGGGGATCGAACCCGCGACGTCCTGGATGGGAACCAAGCGCTCTACCGCTGAGCCACACCCGCTTGTATTAGATCGAAGTTACGGAAGTTACCAGACCTTATCGAACCTCATGGTAACTCTCGGCTACATGGACGGAACCAGAAACCAGAGCGGGCAGCGAGAATCGAACTCGCGTCTTCGGCTTGGAAGGCCGAGGCCAAGCCACTTGACCATGCCCGCATACGAACCGGATGGACTCGTCCGGAATTGAACCGGAGTCCACGAAGTCTACTACGATCGAGTACCACGCGCGTCTTCAACTCTTACGCCTGTCTTTCTAACGAGGAAGGCGCGAGGCTTGACAACCTCTCTTTCGGAACTCCCCGCGAAGTCTGCTCGGTTCCCCGCCTCGACTTCGATCGTCCCTCAGATCGCCTTTCGGCTCCCGCTGAGGTACAGCCGGGATTCCCCTAGCTCGATTACGCCAACGAGGAGAGTGCTAGGGACTCTCCTCGCCGACGGATCAGGCCGCCTGAGCGAGCTGATCGTAGCTGCTGTCGTTCGCAGTTACTGTTGGTTGGCTTGATAACCCGGCCTGCCTACCACCCGGAGCGCGCACTCTCTCGTTTCGAACCCCATGTCGAAACCTGTCGAGCCCGAAGACACTAGACCAGAGCCATCGGCGGGAGTTGAACCCGCGACCTCTCGCATACCAAGCGAGCGCTCTTCCAACTGAGCTACGAAGGCAAAAGAGCCGGCAGGGGCGCTCGAATCCCCCATCTCCCGCTTACGAAACGGGCGCATCGCCATCTATGCTTTACCGGCAAGTTCCCAAGGTGTCCCGAGAGGACCACTCTCGTTCTTCCGAGGGCGCTTGGACGTTTTTCAAGGGTTGCTGGTTAGGCTCCTCTCACCGTCCTAGTGGATCCTACAGGGATTGAACCTGCGGCCTCTCGGGTGCAAACCGAGCGCTCTCCCGCTGAGCTAAGGACCCAAAGTGGACCGAGCGGATTCGAACCGCTTCCTTCCGTGTTCCACGGACGCTCTTCCTTTTGAGCTACGATCCTCTGTCTCGCCCCGGAAGCGAAACAGTTCGTCAATCGTCCGCGCGAACGACCAACTAGTGGACAAGAGGGGGATCGAACCCCTGACCTACGCCATGCCATGGCGTCGCTCTCCCAGCTGAGCTACTCGCCCAAAACGACCCTCGGTAATACAGGCCGCCAACGAAGGAACAAGGCTACTCTCGTCCGACTCCCGAAGGAATCGTTCTCGTACGTGTCTCCGACCCGGGGCTCCTAGAAGCGCGGAACCGGAACCGACGCGAGATGATCCTCACCGACAAGGATCGACAGGTACTGCACGGTCTGCTTGCGCCTACCGTTTCCCTCCTTGAGTTTGGAGCCGGACCCGCCTAGGGTTTCTCGCCACCACAGCGTCCTAGGTCGGGTTGGTGTCCGGCGTGATCGCGGCCCCAAGAGTTGAACTTGGCATCCCTGGGTTATGAGCCCTGGGCAGCGTCCCCGCTGCACCGCATCTACAAGAGCGCGAGAAGGATTTGAACCTCCGACCTACGGGTTATGAGCCCGTCGAGCTGCCAGACTGCTCCACCGCGCATCGTCCAGGTGGGGATCGAACCCACGACCTTCCGCGTGTCGAGCGGATGCTCTTCCTCTGAGCCACTGGACGGTCTCGATCTAAGAACCATGGAGCAGATGGGATTCGAACCCAACGCACCTCGTGTATCAGACGAAGTAGTGCGACCAGCAACTTCCGCTCCGTTTTCGAGCCAGACACTAGGGTGATCGGGGGGAGTTGAACCCACCGTACCTCGGGTCACAGCCGAGTGCCTTAACCGTTAGGCTACGACCACCATGAAGAGATTCGGGTGACAAGAGCGGAGAAGACGTTTTTTGGACTGCCGCTCTACCATCTGAGCTACCACCCCCTTTCGGAGACGGGCGGGACTCGAACCCGCGACCCGCAGTGTTGTTGTAGTCCTATTCCAATTCACCCGACGTTCCCGGGAGGACTCGAACCTCCGACCTGCCGTTTAGGAAACGGCCCCTCTATCCACTGAGGTACGGGAACACGATTGCGAGAGAGGGACTTGAACCCCCACGAGCGCTTCCGTTACTTCCCTGGGAAGCGCTTCCCGTACGGGTTTCACGGATGGGCCTAGGACCCTGTCTCTCCGAGTCGCCTCGGCGCGTCTGCCATTTCGCCATCTCGCATCGAACACTAGGGAGAAGGGGAATCGAACCCCCACCGGGCTCTACAGGACTCTCCGCGGTTCGCGACCCTCGGATCCTCCCGTTGGCTCGGGGTGCGCACCCCTTACCGTCCCTGCCGGAACTTTCATCCCGGTGCGTCTACCAGTTCCGCCATCTCCCGTCAACGAACGGAAGGAAAAGTTTGGGCGACAAGTGTTGGCGAAGATCTTTTCGTCGCTCTACCAACTGAGCTACCGCCCCGTGAAAGTGGGGCGGGCTGGACTCGAACCAGCGGCCTCCGGCTTGAAATGCTGTAATCCTCTCCGAATTCACCCAACGTTCCCGGAGGGGATCGAACCCCCGACCTGCGGTTTCGAAGACCGCCGCTCTTCCGGCTGAGCTACGAGAACCCTCGATTTATGGCTTCGAGGTACCTTTGCGCGCGAAGGAAGCGTCCCGTGGGGGATTTGAACCCGCCGTCGCCAGATTGAGAGTCTAGCATCCTAGGCCAACTAGAAGAACGGGACATAGAGGCGAGACAAGAGAGACCGAGACGAGGGGCTTTCGCCCCACATTACCCAAAATGTAGTCCCGATCGAATTCTCACCATGGACAGGAGGGGGATTGAACCCCTGACCTCTGCATTGCGAACGCAGCGCTCTCCCAGCTGAGCTACCCGCCCAAACGAAAACCAGGTTCTCGAATCGGACTCGGGTAGGTCGATTCCCTTTCGGGAGGTGGCCTACCCTATCCCTAGCTCCTCGGGCCTGGCGCTACCGAGAAGATCCGAGCCAGCGAGGACCGAGGTCCCCGCGAAGATAGCCGTGCGACAAGAGTGACAGCGACGTTTTCTAGGCCCGAGCCTCGCTCCCTTTCGGGAACGACCAGGATTCGAACCTGGCTCGATTGTTGTTCATACAATGTAGTCCCCATCGAGTATTCGCACGAGTCGGGATGACCGGATTCGAACCGACGTCTCCTGCGCCCAAGGCAGGTGCTAAACCAGGCTCAGCTACATCCCGAACAGAAACCATGCAGCGAACTGGAGTTGAACCAGTGCCTCCCGGGTTTCAACCGAGCGCTCTACCTATGGGCTGAGCTATCGCTGCGTATGCTACGGGTCGGAATTGAACCGACGACACCCCGCTCTTCAGGCGAGTGCTCTACCAACTGAGCTACCGTAGCAAGACACGCCCCCGAAGAGAATCGAACTCTCCTCGACCCTGCTTGACAAGCAGGCGTCTTCACCAGAGGACTACGAGGGCAGGAACCAGGAAATTTAAGGCGACAAAGATCCCGAAGACACAGAGCGAGCCTTTCGGCCCTCTCTTCTGGTTTTGGTAGAAGAATGTAGTCTTCAGAGCATTCGCCCACGGGCTGTTAGGGACTCGAACCCAGCGCGGTCGGTTTTGGAGGCCAACCTGTGCCCTGCACCCAGCCCAATAGCTGAGACCGTCCGGCCTACGGGCCCGCACGATCTCGTACCTCCTCCTACACATGGCAGGTGAGATCTAAGAATAGCGACCGGCGCTCGCCCCGAGTGCTCGTCCTCCCTACCGGAGGCTGCGTTCTCGAAGTGCTTTCGGTCTACTCCTGGGGCAGGAGTCGAACCTGCGGTAGGCGAGTTAACAGCTCGCTGCCTTACCACTTGGCTACCCAGGAAGGATCTCAACGGACCCCATCGGAAGAAACGAAGGAGGAACTCCGGCAGTAGGGGTCGAACCTACGACATCCTGGTTAACAGCCAGGCGCTCTTCCACTGAGCTATACCGGAATGTGAGGGAGGCCCTCCCGTACCCGAGCCCTTGCGAGGCGATTCGAGTACGAGAGTCCCCTCTCCGCGCCCTTGGGGAGGGCGCCTGAAGGAACTCCTATTCAGTTGTCAGAGACCTCGGAACACAGAGAGCCGTAGTTCACTACGTACTCCAGCCACAGGGTGGCTTTTTCAATTCCCAGTCGAGGATTCGAACCTCAGTTGTCCGAGTCAGATTCGGAAGTCCTGCCGCTAGACGAACCGGGATGGGACACCGGGGACTCAAACCCCGTTCTTCCGATTAAGAGTCGGATGCTTCATCACTAAAGCTTGTGTCCCGAACTGGAACCGAGGAACTGGGACCGGTGGGGATCGAACCCACGACCGTCGGGTTAAAAGCCCGCTGTTCTACCGCTGAACTACGGTCCCGAGAGGGGAACCGCAGGGTTTGAGGTTGACGTACATCTTTCGAACCATGGAGACGCCAGGAATCGAACCTGATTTCCTCCGAAGAGGGGCGGGGTTACAGTCCGCCTACGAGGCCACTCGTATCATCTCCAAAAGGAACCATGGAGTGTGAGGGATTCGAACCCTCAATGTCCGAAGACTCCTGATTTACAGTCAGGTGGGGCTACCAATGCCCACGTACACTCCGCGAGAGAAACCGAGCCGAACCGAAGTCGAGGAACCGAACGAGAGGACCGAGGGAAACCAGGACCCTAAAACGACTTCAGGCCGCCCGGGTTTCCCTGGGCGGCCTGACATCATCCCTTTGGGGGGTAGAGAGTCAGGTCACCCGGGGGTACCCTGGAGGTGGCGCGCGATCAGATCCGAGGCTACCGCGACCGTTCCTTCCAAGGCGCACCACGCCGTATTCGGCTCGGAGGCCGGATACATGCTTGAAGGCTTGGAGGTAAAGGTTTTGGAAGACATGATCGCCGGTTACAGGTTGACTTTTCGAAGCTAGTACAGGCCGAAGAGGGAGTCTAGGGAAATCGACTCGGGTGAGTCACTTTCTTTTTCGTCGCCTTCTCGCCGGACTGTTACGCCGTCCCGATCCAGTTCGGTGAATCTTTTTCCGCTAACTGGAAAAGTCCACTTTATTCGCCCAGGTAGACGAAGCGATCTTCGCTCTCAAGGAGGCGTCGATCGTAGCAACAGAGGTCGGATTGGCCCACCCTCCCTCACACTGAGGCGTCATCGGAGCCAACTCGATCAGAACTGGAGCGACTACGTCCTCCCAGAAGGACCACCAGTATCCAGCGTTCTCTTCGAAGTTCGGGAAGACGTACACCACCGGAGAAGGAGCCGCTCTACTTCCCCGAGGGAAGACCGGCTTCCTCTTCTCCGAAAGGATCCCCCAGCAGTCGTTCAGAAGACGCTTGTAGGAGACGTTCGAACGGTAGGGAGACGTCACAGAGGAACCTCTTCTTCCCGACTCCCCATAGAGAAGATACACGTCCGCCCGAGGATCTCGCGATCCCCAAGTAGAGGAGACGGATCTCTCCGCTCCTGTCACCCCTTCGAGCTTCTCGGGACTCTTCGCTCTCTCGCTACCCTAACAAGGACTACAACGACAACGTCTACAATCACCTACAGCAGAAGGACTAGAACCAGAACTACACATTGGGTTTGTATCAGTTGGAGTAGAAGCTCAACTACACAGTTGATTGAAGATCACACAATCAATCTATCCCTCTAATCCCCTAACTACTTCTCTGGATCTCCCTTACGGGAAGTTCCTTGTTCCACCTAGCTCGGGATCCTTCTCCGAGGAGAAGGCGAGACTACCAACTGGAACGGGGGAGGTGATGATCGAGGAGGTCTGTTCTTACCGTAACTACCTCTGAGAGCCTCGTACGTAGGCTAACTTGCGGTGGGAGTCTTTCCATCGGGAAGGAGGTCTGGGGAACTCTCTCCGTAGGGGTTCGTCCGATAGCGCCCACATAGCTCTATGACCCTTTCGAGTCTGAGACCCCGTAAGTAACTCCTGTTGGAGGAGGAACTCTCTGTCCCCAAGGTCGGACCGAGTATCCCTTGTGGGGAGGAACTCGGAAGACAGTGGGAGGGAATCTCACGGTCGAGATCTCCGAAGAGATCCCGAGGACGAACCAGGGTGGGGTTATACGGGAGCTTTTTTCTTGAGTCTACCCACGACCGTAGACACACTGCGGAGACGCCAGGAAGACCTGTAGGAACCCTTGGGGTGTCGGGGAGGAAGATCCGGGTGTCCGAGGAGATCGACAGCTCCTCGGGGCTCCTAGGGGTAAGTGTTGGCCGACCGGAGAGGTGTAGAACCTCTTGGCTCGTCCGTTACAGGTAGAACATGACCCAGATCACCAGCTCGAAGTCGGTCGCCCTCATGAAGTTCCTCTCGGCCCTCGCCCGAAAGCTCGGGGTAGGGGCTCACGTCTACGTCGTGGGTGGGGCCGTCCGGAACTTCCTCATGGGACAGCCGGTGAAGGACCTCGACGTCGTGATCGACTCGATCGCCCTCGGAGAAGGTCGAGACAGCGCCTGGTTCGCGTCCAACGTTCTGGAGGCGATCCCCGAGTGGTCCAACCTCACGACGAACCAGTACGGGGTCGCGATCCTCACGGTGAAGGGACCCTGGGTCCTCGACGGCTTCTCCATGGAGGGGGAAGTGATCGAGATCGCCAACGCTCGGAAGGAGTCCTACGGGTCCTCGGGCGGGAAAGGGAAGGGCTACAAGCCCACCGACGTCCAGCCCTCCACGATCGAGGAGGACATCTACCGGCGCGAGTTCACGTTCAACACCTTGCTGTGGCGCCTCGAAGACGTTGCGGAAGGACCGGAAGGGGCTCCGGTGATCGACATCACGGGGCTCGGCCTCACCCACCTCAAAGAGAAGCTGATCCAAACGCCTCTCGATCCGGACCGGACGTTCTCCGACGACCCGACGAGGATGCTCCGGGCGATCAAGTTCCTCATGCGCTACGACCTCCGCCTCTCCGAAGAGGTCGAGCGGTCGATCATGAAGAACGCCTCGAAGATGACCCAGATGCCTTGGGAGGCGGTCGCTACGATCCTCGTCCGTGACATCCTCTCGCTCCCCAGCGCGAAGGAAGCTCTCTTCCGGATGATGGGGCTCGGGCTCGTTCGAGTTCTGAAGGGGATGGTCCAGGACCAGCCTCCCTTCGCCTCGTACATGGCGGGTCAGTTCGGCTCGGGCGAGGCGGACCTGAAGCTTCTCGTCCTCATGGATGACCTCGGGCTCGGAGGACGCGCGTTCAGCTTCCTCTCCCCGGCCCAGAAGGTTCGCTTCAAGGCTCTGGTCGTCGGGGCCGAGGACGAGTGGGTCCGGAAGCTCTACACGCTTCTCCAGAAGCCCCCGATCCGATCTCTGGCTCTGTTCGCGGACTTCGGCCTCGAAGGGAAGGCGCGGTCAGCCCCCGCGATCTTCGCCCGAGAGGCGATCCTCGAAGACCTCTCGTTGGTCGAAGAGCCGGAACGGATCGAAGCGGTCGTACGGGAGATGCTCGGGGGGATTCCGCCGGCCCCTCCCGCCCCCTAGGACGCCCGCTCGGGCGGGAGCCCCATCGCTGTGCGGAACGCTCGGCGACGGCTCCTAGCCTCGTCTACGGTCCCCGGCGGTGGTCGAGGAGGCTCCAGCGGGTCGAGCCTCGGGATGTACCACCCGACGCCGAGCCGGTAGACCCATCCCTGAGGCGGGGTGGGGATTCGAGTCGCCATGACGCGTCAGACGGCCGGGAGCTGCTTCTTCATCCATTCAGCGAAGACATCGAGTGCGTCGTTCGCGGAACCGACCTCGTGAGACCCGGGGAGCTTCTTCCCATCCGGTCCGCAGACCGTGAATCGCTTCACGTTCGTATGGCCGTACGAATAGTTCTTGTTCGGCACCATCAGAGGGATCTGCTTGTTCAGTTGGCGAACCCAACCCACGACCCCTTCCGAGGAAACGATCGCCGAGATCTTCGAATCGGCGCTCTGGAACAAGTCGATCGTCTTCGGCATCCCCGCCAGATCCTTCGGGCTCGTCGAAAGACGAAGTCCGCGTTCGGCCTTCTGGATCCGCTGACGGAGACGTTCGACGCGACCTCCCATGTCCTTCCGGTACTGCTTGATGACGTCTGTCTTCTTGTTCGACTTGTACATCTCGTCCAAGGTCTGGTCGAACTGAGCCTTCAGCTCTTCGTAGCCCAAGCCGGACTCAGGGTCGACGATCTGGACGGGAGCCTTCCCCGCGAGCCGAGACATGTAGATCGAGGCGACCTGTTCAGCAAGGTCGATCCGCGCTTCGCGAGCCTTCGCTTCCCGAAGCCGAGCGAGGTAGCGGCCCGCGACACGATTGCGAAGATTCGCCATCCGACCCGAGAGAAGACTCTGGACCTGGGTCGGGTTCTTCTGGAACAGGTTGAGGATCTTCGCCTGCTCGTCGGGGTGAGAGGAGATGTACTGCTCCAGGACGTTCATGAACTCGATCTTCGCCCCGGAGAACTGAGAGAGGGTCGCTCCGATCGCCGCCGCGGACTCGCTGTCGCTCAGACCGCGCTGACCGGAGCGGAGGAGATCGAGGTACTGCTTGATGCGTTCCCCGCGCTTCGCTCGGATCGTGATCTTCGGGAGCTTCTCGTAGAGCCAGTCGAAGAACTGCTTCGCGAGAGGATGGTCCGGGTGGGTGAAGAGGGCGTCGATCACGGCCGACCACGAGTCGGGCTCGTCCGAGTCCGGCTTCGTGACCATCTCCTCCTCGTTGGTCCACGTCTCGTTGTAGCGAGCGCGAGTCTTCTCGGACTTGATCACGTCGAGTGCGCGCCGGAAGACAAAGGTGATGGCCTGGCGCGAGGCTTCGTCGGGCGTGTACCCCTCGGCCATGACCTTGCTGTTCTTCTGAGCAGCGTACCGACCGGCTGCCCAGAACGGGGACTTCCCGCCCATGGCGAGGTTGTTCCCCTCTTCGTCGGTTCCCCAGCCCTGGAGCCCCATCAGGGACTGCATCAGGTCGGCCGCCTCGGTCGTCCGCTCGACGTTCTGGGAGCGGATGATCTTGTTGACGTTCATGAAGGCCTTCCGGTAGAGACCGGTGTCCCCCTTCGAGAGCCACTCCGGAGAGACGCCGCCGATCTCCTTCGCCATGTCCCCGATCTTCCCGAGAAGTTGGGTCTTCCCGGTGAGGCCGCGGATCCGAGTGAAGGGGGCCGCGCCGAGGAAGCCTTCCAGGAACTGGGCTCGCGCGAGCACGTCCATCTCGTCGAAGATGCCGGCCGTCTTGAGGAAATTGGATAGCAGCAACATGCGTGAGTCTCTCCGGCGCCAACGTTGGGGCCTTCCCCCAGAAGCTCATCGTTTCGTTACCGGGAGTGGAAAGAAGCCGGCCTCGTTCGTTACCTCTTCGAGGGGATCTCGTACCCCTCCGAAGGCGGTGTATACACTACCGATAGTGCCATCGAAAATTCGACCCTGACACCTGGGTTTTTTCTTTACGAGGCCCCACCCGTTCGGTATATGTACCTCGACCTAGCGTGACCTCGCGTCCGTTCAGGTTCCATTAAACGCCCGAAAGTCACTGACTTCAGGGCCGATTCGGAGAGTCCCCCTACCAATGTCTATCCTCCTCGGGTTCGACCCGACGCTCCCCTGTCCAGTTTCGGAAGAAGACCGCTACAAGTTCCTCACGAACTACAGCGACCACCTTTCGGCCCAGACTCGCCCTTCCCTGTCCGGTCGAGACACCCTCACCGGCAAGTGGATGGAGAAGTACGGAGCCGAGACGCGGGCGATGCTCGTGGAGCACCTCAGCCACAAGCTTCCGACGTCGCGTCGGGTGAAGGTGGTCGAGGACCACGTTCAGACGTTCCTCGTCCGTCTCGTCGAGCGAGACACGCTCGCTCCGAAGATCCTCGAAGCGAAGGGCTCCCGCGGGAACCCGATCAACCCCAGCGTCCTCCGCGTGTGGTGCTTCCAGAGCGCCTGTACCGAGATGCGTGGGTGGGGTGTGGACGCTTCGCTCCGGAAGTCTCTCGGCGCGAAGACGAATCGCGACCGGATGGCCGATCAGGGGAAGCTCCCGACGGTGGTCGTTCAGTCGACCGAGGCCGTGATCGAGCGTCGCTACGAGGTCGAGAACGGGGAGGTGGTATCCGACATCCACAACCCGAACGAGGTCTCGATCGAGAGGTCGATGATCTCGTCCGAGACCTGCGCTCGGATCCGTTCGCTCGTTCAGCGGAAGGTCGGCTCTTCGGATCCGAGCCTCGTGGGTCTCGTCTCTCTCCTCATGGAGAGCGGAGACCATCGTGAAGCGGCGGCCGAGATGGGCATCTCCCGTACGAAGATGAAGTCGGCGATGTCTCTGATCCGAGAGGCGCTCGAAGGCGAAGATCTTCTCGCGGTCGACTAGAGGTCGCCCGGACCCTGTCCGATCTCCTTCAGCGCGTTCTCGATCATCATCTCGATCCCGGTCTTCGTCCGCCCCAGAAGGTCCGAAAGGTCCTTCATCTCTCGGAGCGGACGAAGCATCAGGGACGGAGCTTCGGTTCGTCCGACGCCCATCGACTTGTGCTTCGCGAGAACGCGCGCGGCGTCCTTGAACTCGCCCTCGACCTTCGCCGCCATGGCGTTGAGGTCGGCGACCCTCCGGTTCAGCACCTTCGTGACTTCACCAGCCGCTCCGCCAAGGATCAGCTTCTCGGCCTTCTCCCACTGCTCGGGGGTATTCGCCCTCTTCGAGAGCGCGCGACCCGCTACGCGAGCCGGAGAGGCCTTCTTGCTGGCCTTCTCGTAGTCATCGGCGACGTTCTGGGCGAGGTCCCAAACCCAGTGGGTCTCGTCGTCGAGCCAGCCACCGAGGTCCTTCTTGTCGAACTCGCTGGCCGCCGCCTCGGCCAGCTCGGTCATGTTGACCTCGCCGGTCTTCGGGTCGACGTAGTCCTCGACCATCTTCTTCATCCACGTCTTCACAGACGCCTTTGAAGGATCTGCTGCGGTTCTCATCTCAGTGTCCTCCGAAGCCTGAGGTCTGATACAGCGGCTTCCCGTCCCACTTGTAGGCGGTCTGGGAGTCGGTGACCTTCACGTACATCCGATTTCCGCCGGACGTCTGAGGGATCTTCTTGATCTCGGGTCCGGAGAAGTGGTTGGGCTGGGCCACGACGTAGTCCGCCCCGCGCTCCTCGCGAACGACCTTCCCATCGACTGGTCGGATACCGACCTGCTTCCCCTTCAGAGAAGTGACCTGGTAGAAATTGATGTTCGTCTGGTCATAGCCCCAAGACGAGTACAGCAGATCTCCGACCTGGAGTCCATGCTGGAAGTTCTTCTTCTCTTCGAGGCGCTTTCGCTTCTCGGCGACCTGGGCCTCGTAGCTGATGACCTGGTCCACGATCGATCGGGAACGAGCGGCGTCGTCTCGGAAGCGTCGGTACCAGAGGGGCTTGTCGGCCTTCCCCGCCCAAGCCGCTGCCATGATCGCGCCTTCCATCTCCCAGGACCAGATCTCCAGCCCTTCCGGAGTATCCTCCCGCTTCAGCGTCGGGTTGTCCTTCGGGATGAAGCTCGCGCGTGGGAACGTGAAGCTTGCGGCTTCCTTCAAGAGCGGAAGGAGCGCCGACCGAAGCTCGGGCTTCGAGTGGGCGAGGCGGATGAGAGATCGGCGGAGAGTGTTCATGTCGCTCTTCGTGGGTAGCTCTCATTGCGGGCGTATAGGTCCCGAAACGACGAGAGTGTAAGAGTCAGGCCTTCGCCCGTTACTAGGTCATGGACACGGCCCTCGCTCCACGTCGACCCCTTCGCCGTTCTTTCCTCTCGCGGGAGAAAGTGAAGGAGATCCAAGATCTTACGTTGAAGATCGCGGGAGAGGTCCTTCCGAGCGGGGTCGTTCCGCTCGTTCGCTGGAACTACTCGCGGGAGTCGTTGGGCCTCGCCTTCACGAGCTTCCTGTGCTTCCGAGATCCTCGGATCACCTACTCGCGCCGTCTCATGAAGTACGCCTCGGAGGCGGAACAGATCGAAACCGTCTACCACGAGATCTCCCACCTCATCGTCTTCTACGATCTCTCGGCGAACCATGACACAAGCGGGGTCTGGGAGGCGATGCGAGCGGAAGGAGACCACGGACCCCTCTTCCGCGCTGCGATGGCAAAGTTCGGATACCCGAACCCGACGGGTTGCGGCCGCTAGAGCGTAAGTCAGGGATGAGCCGATTCGCTTCAGAAGGAGAAGCGCGTTACCCTCGCCAGGGAATGAGTCAACGCGTCCACTCTTCGAGATTCAACCCCGATCAGACCGAGAGGGTCATCCTCAACATCCGAGACGAGAAAGACCCGAAGAAGAAGCTCATGGAGCTGGATCTTCCTTCTCGTCTCTCGGTTCCGTTTGGCTGGTGGCTGAAGACTCGGGGAATCCTGAAGACGTGATGGAGACGTACTCCAACGGGGACGTCACCACCGAACACGGAGTGGATCCGTCGACCGGGAAGTACCGTCTCCGCCAGAGCGTTCGTGGAACCCTCGTCCTCGACGTCTCGGCCCCCACGAAAGAGGAAGTCCTCTCGGCGGGTCGGATCTTCGTACTACACGAACTCGTTCGGCGCGACGACCTGAGGGCCACCGGGGTCCACGAACCGTGCGAAGGGTGCGAGTTCGAAGATTCGTTCCCGAAGCCCTAGGTCAGGCCTTCTTCGAAGCGGTCTCGACGACTTCCTCGTCCTCGTCGTCCTCATCGGCCGCCAAGAACGTACTCGCGACGCGAGAAGCGCTCTTCCCGCCGTCCCAAGCGAGGATCTCCGAGACCGACGGGCTCGCCGAGGCGATGATGGGAGCCGGCAGAGGCGGGTAGGCCTCCTGGATCATCTCGCTCCACCCGCACTTCGCTTTCTTCGCGTGCTTCGAGAGGAAGCCCGTGATCACGTCGTGCTTCGAGCCCATGCGGGCGTTGAGGTCGCAGGCGATCACGCCCGCCTCGTGGTCGACGTCCGAGCAAGCCTGGAGGGCGAGCTTCGAGGTCTTCCCCGAGAAGCCGTAGCGGCCCCCCTCGCGCTTCCCGGCCGTCTTCTCAGGCTTCCCCGGTCCGATGTCCGCCATGCAGGCCCGGAGCATCCTCGCGCTGCGGGAGCCCGTCCGCTTCTGGTGCTCTTCGAGGAAGCCCGGGGTCTCCGAGTCCTTCTCGTAGATCGCCTTCGCGAGCTTCTGGGTGAACTTCTGGAGGCGGTTCGTCGCCGATCCGCAGACGCGCTCCGCTTCCTTCGTGTACCCATAGAGGCCCGAGGCCGCGGTCTTGTCGGAAGCCGTCTTGTCCTCGTCTTCGGAGACGGGAGCGAGGTCCATGAGGAGAGCGCTGTCCTCTCCGCAGGCGTCCTTTTCGGAGGCGCCCTTCTCCAGCTTGTTCTTCAGCTTCTCGACGGCCGGAGGCGGGTTCTCGACGTTCTCCTTGAACTCGGGGCCGACGACCTTCGAGACCTGCTCGGGGGTCATCGACTTCCCCTTCTCGAACTTCGACTCCTTCAGGCCCTCTTCGTAGTCGTCCGCCGAGAGTTCCCCCGCCTGCTTCTTCAGGTAGTCGGAAGTCGGCTTCTGACACGAGGGGGAACCGGGGTTCTTGTTCTTGCAGTAGATCGACCAGGCCGTAGCCCATGCCTGATCGTCGGAGTAGTCCGGGTTTCCCTCGGAGACCTCCTTGAAGTAGCGGTCCACGTCCTTCGGGACGTCGACTGCGTAGTGTTCGACGCTGGCGCGCTTCGACTCGAAGCGGACCTCGATGATGTCCCCCCACTTTTCGACCATCTTGTCGTACCACGTGTCGAAGGCCTTTTGGCTCTTGAAGGACTTCTCCTTCCAGCTTTCGCCTCGGACTTGGTACATGATGCTGTTGGGCCAGTCCCCGTCCCCTTCAGCAGCGGACTTGAACTCATCCTTGTGTTCGTCCTTCTGCTCGTTCCATTCCTTCTTGTCCGCCGGGTCCATGTTCTTCGTCGGGTCAGCGGGCTTCCCCTTCTCGAACTTGGCATCCTTCAGCTCTGCTTCGTAGTCGGCGACCCGAAGAGAGACGACCTCGAACGAACCTTCCTTCGAGGTGGACTTCAGCTTCTTCTGAGCCTTCTGGGCTTCCATCTGAGCCGTTCCGCTGGAGGTGTACTCACCGAGGAGCTTCGGCTGCTTCGCCTTTTGGGAAAAGGACCCCTTCTGGACTTGCCAGATCACGATCTCTCCCTTGTCCTGGCGAACTTGCCAGACGCTCCCCTCGTCGAACTTGTCTCCCGGATATGAGTCGGCAGCGGACTTGAACTCGTCCTCGTGCTCGTCTTTCTGCTTCTTCCATTCCTTCGCATCCGCGTCGGACATGTTCTTCGTCGGGTCGGCCGGCTTCCCCTTCTCGAACTTCGAATCCTTCAGGGCTTCAGCGAACGCGTCCGTGGAAAGCTTCATGTCCTCGTCTCCTGAAGGAACCTGTTCGATGTCCGTTACCGTCGTGTCCGCATCCGGACCCGACAGATAGATAGTGAGCTTCTTGTCCCGAGCCGGGTCGAGGACGTAGAGAGTGTCCTTACTGACGCGGACGATCTCGTACTCCCGAGAGGGCTTCCCCTTGTAGGAGACTTCGACGACGTCCCCCTTCTTCAGACCTGAGGGGATCTTCACCGTCATCGGGGCGGCCTTCTTCGGGAGGTAGGATCCACCAGCAGTGACCGGAACGGAGCTATCCGCAGCCGCGCCGCCGTAGTCCCGACGTGTTCGTAGAGGTTGGGTCACGATCACATCCACTTGAACATCGGGGTGAGGGTACCCCGGTTCTTGAAATTGTAGGCGACGTACTTCAGCCGCTTGTATCCGTCGCGCTGGTAGCGAAGAGTCTGGGTGTCTTGGGCGATCGCCTCGTCACCCTGAAGATTCGTGAAGTACGCCTTGACCCCTTCCGGGAAGGAGATGAAGGAGACGTGGGTGAAGACCTTGCCATCCTTTCGGAACCCGTCAGGGAACCGGTCCGTGATCTCGAAGTCCACGATCAACGGAGGGCCGTCCTCGAAGTCCTCGGCACCCGCGAAAGTAGACCAATCCCCGCTGTCGAACGGACGGATCTTGCCTTCCATCGCCTTCTTCAGGAAGCGAGCGGCAACCCGTGTTGCCATAACGACTCGACCCGCTTGAACCTGGCGACCGTCCATGGTGATCTCTCTTTCGACAGCTAGGGCGGGTCGACGGACGAGGTAGTCCGGCCACGCCTCGAACCACTTCTTCAAGAACTCTTCCCTCGGGAGAGTTCGAACAGTTTGCTCCGGATCGGGGATGTTCGGATCCGCGACGGACACCTCGGTGTCGGTTACGTCGAACACGACCGAGGCGTGAGACCAATCCCGACCTTCCGGGTTCCAGGCGATCATCACGGCGACTCCGCGATCCGTCCACTCCCTCAGCTGCTTCATGGAGCAGGGAGTGATCAGGGTCGCGCGCATCCCGAAGTGCTGACAAGCCGCGAGGGCCTGTTCCCAGGAAGCTCCCTTCATGGGCTTCGCGCCCATGACCTTGTTGACGGTGTCCTCGTCGTGGAAGGACCCCTGGGCCCCGAGCGCCATGCTGAGCGACGCCGCCATACAGCTGTACTGAGTACGCTGACGAATCGGAACGATGTCCGCTTTGGCTGACTTCGACGTCATGAGGGTCGTCCAAGAGAACGGAATAGGCTTTCCAAAAGGCTCACGGCTTTCCTAGCGAGGACGCTACGAACTTCGCGGCCAGGCGGTCGAGCGCTTCGAACACCGTTGTAGGAGCGGGAGACGTCCAGTCCGAGGCGTTCCCGGGGATGTAGACGGGATTCTCCAACTGGCGGATCAGCGTCCCGAAGACGTAGAACTGATCCAGGTACACGCTGCTGGAGTCCTGGACTAGAGTGAGGGTCGTTCCGATCGCCGACGAGAAGCTGTTGAGCGCGACCGTCGTCCCGTCGTAGAGACGGACCGTACAGGCCGGAGCGGACGGCTGCATGTCGAACATGAGCTGGGTCGTCGGGAAGACGGCCATGTGGCGGAACGTGACGCCCATCGCCGAGGTGACTGTGCGGATGAACGGCTGGGCGCCTCCGCTCATGATCACTGCGCAGTCGTTGAACTCGATCGTCTCGGGGAAGTTCCCGAATGGAACGGTAGTGACGTTCAACTCGATGAAGTTGATCCTCGACCATCTCCAGACGTTCCGGAAGCGCGACTCGTTCAAGGTGACGTCGGTGAGAGGTCCTACGGGAGATCCGATGAACTCGACCGGAGGAGTGAACGTCCAGAGACCCGGGTCGACCGAGAGCGCCCCGTAGCTCGAATCGAGGAAGACGTGCTTCGAACCGGGAGCCGCTTGGATCCAGGCGAAGAGGGACGCCCACGTGTTGAAGATCCCCGGGGCCGTAGGCGCTCCTACGCCACGCCAGATCGCTGCCGACCCACCCCCAGAGACCACGAGTCCCTTCAAGGCATCGAGGGCCGCCTGCACGTCCGTAGCGTTCAGGGGAGGGGTTACCGCGCTGTCGTTGTAGGCGAGGTAGGCGGCCTGTCCTACGAGCGTCTTCGTAACCGTCCCGGCGAACCCGGGATTCGAAAGGGAGATCGCCTGTACGTTCGGAGAGGCGATCGCGTAACCCGCGACCGAGCCCGGGTCCGAGCCCTTCAAGATCTGAGCGCTGATCCCGCCGAATCCTTCGACAGTGATCGAGAGAACCGATCCCGCCCCTAGGCCGAACACGGGATGGGAGTTCCCGCCAAGGTGACCACTCATGAACAGTGCGAGAGTGGAGCCGTTCGCGATCTGGAAGAGGGGGAAGGTACCGCCAGAGGTGAGCTGGCACGATTGATCGATGATCACTTCATCGATCGTCGCCGAGACCGAAAGCGGGGAAGGACCAACCAAACCCTGGGCCGCCAGGTTGAGGCTCGAACCGATGTAGGAGATCCCTACCTGACCGGAAGGCCCGACGAGAAAGAACCCGTCGTCCAAGACAACAGTCGTAGAGGTTCCGAGGTGCTTACCCTCCCACCTCATCGCATAGGAGACGGTCCAGGGGAGAGTGAGGTGAATGGGAGAGACGAACGAGTCGTCGAACAGAATCGTGAGAGGACCCGCGAAAGCGGCTACTGCAGCCTGGAGATCCGCCTCAGTCGTTACGACCCCAAACGTCGGGGTCCCTCCCGGTCGATAGATCAGGCCCCCGTTTTCCCCGAGCCCGAGACCGGGCATCGGCACCCAGGCCGATCCGTCCCACGTCAGTACATCGCCTAGGGTAGGCGGCGGACCACCCAGGAGATCGGGGCCGATCGCAAGGATCTGCTCCCGAGCGCTTTCCTGGGTAGCGCCGATCGCGGCGAAGAGGGGTCTAGGTCCGGACATGGTTCTCCCCTATGGGAGCCCATTGTCTCCTCAACGGGGGACCTCCGATCAGCGCCTTCGGACGGCGCGCTTCGGCTTCTCGGGGACGGGGGCCACCTCCGGCTCGGAGGCCGCCGCCTTCAGCGCCGCGTGGACCTCTTCGGTCACACGAGCGAGCATCTGGTCGTAGGGTTCGCTCGTGAGAGCCTCGTACTCGGCGACCTGAACTTCGGCGCGCTGGCGATTCTCGTGGACGCTGATCTTCACGGTCTCGACGTGACGATCCACGTACGCGATCTGATCTTCGAGCGCGGCCTTCTCAGACTTCGAACCCTTGAAGCCTTTCAGCTTCTTTTTCAGCTCCTCCTTCGCTTCCTCGTGAGAGGCCCCGAAGAGACGAAGAGCTTCGTCCGAGAGGACCTGACTCTCGTGATCCTTCGTAGGAACCGAGAGGATCTGCTGAGCCTTCTCCAGTTGGAGGGCTCGATCCTGAAGAGTCAACTGGATGTTCTGATCGATCCAGAACTTCACCCAGCTCGTCATCTTGTACCCGGGGCCCGGGGGGTTCCCCGGAGAAGTCTCCGGGTCGACCATCTGATGAGCACGACCTTCCTTCAAGGCGAGGAGGTCGAGTTCGTAGCGCTGTCGGATAGCCGAGGCCCACGTCTCGTGGTTGAGGATCTGAGAAGCTGTTCGTACCTTCATGATGTAACCCTATCCCTCCAACCACTCTACAATTACGTTCAATTCCGTTACTGTGATGGCTGTCGTTGCTGAACCGTTTGTGATCCACACCTCAACGAAATCGGTACCCGAATCGGTAAGCTGGACTATCGCCTGGACTTTCATGTTCTCGCTTCTACCCGCGCTACTGGTGGTAGTTTGAGATTCGCTGGAGGCTAGGGTGACGCCGTTCACCGCCACGCGAGCCAGAACGAGCTGGTTGTTTCCGCTGTTTAGCGAGAGGGTGACCGAGACCTTGAAGAAACCAGTCCTCGCGCCGATGTAGGTTGCTCTGTTGTTAGAGAGCGAGAAGCGCTCTACGAAAGGTCCGCTCGTCGTAGTTCCCAAGACTTTTACGAAGGTGCTTTGTACCGACACCGGCGTAGAAGTAACGTTGTTGGTCGTGTAGTACTGAGCGATTACCGTCGAGTTTGGAATCCCTCTACAATCCGTAAATTGGGACTTGTTGTCCGTAGAAAGAACTCCGGTCAGGTAAGTCCCGCCGCCCAAGAAGGCCACGCTCTGTAGGACGTACCCCTCCTCGGGGATTGTAGCGCCTACATTTACGTTGATTCCGGTTTGTCCAGGGAGAACCACCAAAGCCGCCTCGGTGATTCGAAACCTCCCTGAGAAAGACGAAGGAAGAACCAACAACGTACCTCCTGCCTGGGCGGTAAATTGACACTGGTTCAACCCCACGGATTGGATGGTTCCGTCGAAGGTCAGAGCGTTCGAGTTCCGTAGCTCCGAGTTGGTTAGAAGAACCGTCTCATAGTCAGCTATTCTGCCCACTGTTTGGCAGTTGATGAAGCGAACATCGATCCAATTTAGGTCCTGAGTTCCGTCCCCGTCCAAGCTCAAAGCCACGTTCGCTTCAAGAGAAACGAAGTTGAGGTTGAGAGTTAGGGCGGAGGTGATGAGAGCGGTCCCTACCAGACCCGTGCTTTTGATTCGGCTGATGTCACTCCCGTAACCAAAGATAGAGGAGTTGACTCCGCCTACGATTCGATTCCCTACCAGATCCACTGTCGTCGGGAAAATGTATGTCGTGGAATCGGCGAGCGTGTGAACTCCGCCTACTGGGGTTGGGAGATCCGAAGCGCTGTTAACCACTACTACGTGAGGGGAGGACGAGGGAGCGGATCCTGGCACCCAAGCAGCCCCATCCCAAACAAGAGTTTGTCCGATGGACGGCGCTAGAGAAGAGCTGGGCCCTACTGCGTCGATTTGAGCCCGCGCGTTTTCCTTGGTGGACGAAATAGCCGCCACCAAGTTTCGAGTCTTCATCGCTCGTCTACCAGAGCTTCACAACCCTCTGGAACCGTCACGACCGGTAGCCCAGAGCATCCGCGACCCATGGAAGGATCTCTCGGAGCGCACCGCTCGCACCACACGCAAGCCCGAGTCGACGTACACACGCCGCACTCGTTGTGGACGTCGTCGAGGCAGGCTCGCCCCGTCTCTACCTAAGGCGGTGGGCATCCAGGAAGGAGAAAGAACGCGAGTAGCAGAAGACGCTTCATGGCTTCGCTCCGGGCTTCGTGATCCACGGGTACATCTCTCTCCCGAGGTGGGCGAAGAGGGGCGTCAGAGGACCCAGGTCGGGGAAGGGGACTCCGGACGCTTCGGCGATCGCCGCTACTCGACACGCCGCCTGAAGGGTCAGGGTAGCCGGGAAGACGTTCACGGCGAAGGCCTCAGGGACGAGGGAGTAGGCGATGTCGACCCTCATGTGGGGTTCGGACTTCGGGTCGTTCAGTACTTCGACGGTCAGGGTCGAAGGGTCTGCGCCCTGGAGCTTCACGAGGCCGCGGTAGTAGAAGCTCGCCTCGGAGAATGGAGTGGGGTGGTAGTGACTTCGACGAAGGATCGGATTCACGAAGTCCGGTCCGAAGTAGAGGACCCGACTCTCCCCCGTCGCCATTCCCGCTTCGAGAACGTAGGCGAAGGGGATTCGCTCGTGGTGAGCGAAGAAGAGGTAGACGCCGATCGCTCCGAAGCGAGAGCCTCCGGATCGAACGGGCGAGATGACATGGACCCGGTCGAGGGCCGGGAACTTCATGTTCAGCGTCGTCGCCATGTCTGCGAGGTACTCGCGAGCGAGCGTCATCGAGTAGAGCTTGTGGTCTCCCGCGTACATCGTTCCGATCGGAGTCTCGATCGGGGAAGTCTCCCACCCGTCGAGAACCGAGACGCGAGCGAAGTAGAGCTGAACCGGGAAGCGAGACTCGATCGGGGAAGTTCGGTGGTGGGTTCCCGTTCCGACCCAGTAGTCCACGATCCGCGGATCCGCGCGCGGATCGCGCGGCGGAGGAGCCGGATCGGTCGCGTGGAACGAATCGATCCCGTGGCCCTGGAAGAGCTGGGGGTGCTTCGCCGCCGCGTCCTGGAGACAACGGAGACTCGCCTCGACGGCCTCGGGGGTGATGATCACTTCAGGGTCCGGGAACGCGGTCCGAAGAAGCGAGGACACGGTCTGGTTGAGGTCAGTCATCGTCTCACCTTGGCGATAAGGACTCCACCGCAAAGTGCGATCTGGCAAGCGACCGAAACCGCATTCCGAACTGACGATCGGACCACTTCTGTAGGGTCGACGATCTTCGGAGCTTTTCGGAGGTCCCTCCAGTTCTTCTTCACGAGGTCGTACCCGAGCCAACCGGTGGTATCTTTCGAGAGACGAGCTTCAGCCTGACCTATCAGGACCGGGGCTTCTTCCCCCGCTCTCTTCGCGAGAGACCCGAAAATCGAGCGAAGTCCGGACCTCAAGATCGAAGCTCCGACCGTCTCCGGGAGGTCGAAGGAAGCCGCGAAGTACGTCCGACCCGCCCCGGGGACGATTCCACCTCGTAGGGCCGTCTCCGCAGCCCGTAGGGCATCCTCCACCCGAGACCGACGGTCCTGTGCCTCTTGCTTCGTAAGGCCGCCTACGCGAAGCGTAGCCAGGCCCCCGTCCAAGGTGCTCGCTCGTTCGGTGAGCTGGTCGCGTTCGAACGGGTACTCGGAGGATTCCGCCCGGGCTCGAAGGGAGGAGACTCGGCGATCGATCGCGGACAAGATCTCCTCGTCCATGTACGAGACGAGGAGGGTTCGGTCTTTCGAGATCGTAGCTCGTCGGGCGTACCCCAACCAGGAACCTTTGAACTGATCTGCGGGACGACCGGCGTCAGGATCTACAAGCGTCGAGTTCGTGACGGTCGTGAGATCCTCCAACCAGTCGAGAAGATCTCCAGGAGACCCGCTGTAGTCCACCGCGACGCAAGAGAGGACCCCCTTCTTGTCGTTCACGAGGATCGTAGCGAGGGCCTCCCCGGAAACGCTCGGGGCGAAGATCAGAAGACCGCGTCCGGGCCATTGGGTGGCCGCCTCCATCGCAGCGGCTACGTCCTCGGACTTCCGAAGCGGCCGGCGGAAGACCGCGACGAGAGGCCCGTCCATCTCTCGTTCGTTCGCTCCTTCCGGAGCCATCGCGTACGAGACCCAACCCGAACGAAGAAGGAGCCCCTCCTTCTGTTCGAGGACGATGCCGGTCCCCTCGTGGGCGGCGATCACAACGGAGCCTTGTTCCCCAACTCCTAGGACGGCTTCCACGACCTTCTCCGCTACGAGCGGGTCCTCGTGGGACGCCATGTGGGCGATCCGCGAAAGACTTTCCTCGTCCGGGGGCGCCGAGAGCTTCGAGATCGAGGCGTCCGCGATTTCCGCGGCTGATCGGATCTCTTGAACCACTCGAACGGGATCCCAATCTGGAGCTACGGCGAGCTTTCCGATCTCTCGAAGTAGAGCGCTCGTCAGAAGAACCGTCGTCGAAGTCCCGTCCCCTACTTCAGCCTCGGTCTTCAGGGCCGCCGTTCGAACCAACGTCGCCCCCAGACGTCGCTTCCCTCCGAGTTGGCTTTCTCGGGTGAGGGCGGCCCCGTCGGTCGTGACGAGAACGGATCCGTTCTTCGCGACCATGACCTTCCCGCCCGCGGGCCCGTAGGTCTTCTCCACCACACGTGCGACTTCGTGGACCCCCTCGGAGAGCAGGACCCACACCTTCCGTTGATCCAAGACCGGCACTGACGACTCTACGCGTAACGTCTGAAGATGACGAAGAAGAACCAGTCCAAGAAGGCGGGGATCCGCGCGAAGAAAGCCGGAGAGAAAGCCAAGGCTCGCCAGACCGAGAAGATCCGAAAGGCGACCCTCTTCAAGAAGAAGCTCGCCACCTCTCTGGAGAACTTCTCCTCGAACCTCGGTCCGGGAGGATACGAGTACTGGCTCCTTCACGGAATGAACTTCATCCTGTCCTCCTACGAGGAAGGGATCTGGCAGCCGATCTTCCCCGAGGTCTACGAAGGGAAGGCGATCACTCGAACTGATCTGTTCGCGCGGATCATGGACAAGCAGTTCGACGGGAAGGACCTCACCCCAGCCGGTTCGAAGGCCGTGATCTGGGCGTCGCTGAAGCCGAAGGAGATGTTCGCTCTCGTGACCCGAGCGCGTCAGTTCTCCTGGGCTGTGCAGAAGGATCCGCTCTCGCCTGGAGCCCCGGAGGTTTGGGGCTTCATCCACGAAGTGATGAACAAGTTCGTCGAGAAGCTCGACGACGACCAGAAGACCTCGGACGGGAAGATCAACCTACCGGCCGATCAGTACGGGAAGATCTTGCCCTCGGCCGTCGCCCAGACCGTCGCGATGCTCTCGGGAGTCGAGGACCCTTCGGTCCAGACCTCCTAAGCGCTGAGGTGGTCGACCGCGTCCGCGAGTAGCTTCTTCGAGACCGACTCGTAGTCCTTCCCGCGGAAGGTCGAGATCATGCCGTAGGGGGCGTCTCCCTGTACGTATCCGGAGGCCTCGGCGCCTTCCTTCACGCTGATTGATACGGCGATTCGAACGGGGTTCGTTCCCATCGCGACCTCGACGAGCGTGTAGAGGGAGTAGTCCCACCCGGGGACAGATCCCGGAACCGACTTCACGAGCGTCACTGACGCCGGCTTCGGCTTGATCTTCTTCAGCCCGGACACCCAAGCGGTTCCGGCTTTCTTCGCCGCCTTCTTCAGATCGTCGTAGGTGAGCGAAGCGACACGACCCGGACGAAGCCTCTGGCGAAGGAGGTACTGGTGGGTCTCGTGGGTGTTGGCGATCGACATGATGTAGTCGTCGAGCCCGAGGGTCATCTCGTCCATGCCCTTCAGCGTCTCGTAGACCTTCTTCGCCGCGTTCTGGAAGTGGGTCTCCATGAGGAGGGCGCGCTTGTAGACGTCGGTCGTTTCGTCATAGAGCGCGAGGAAGTCCTCGGAGAACTCCATGCTCGGGAGAGCGGAGACGGCTTCCGCTCCGTAGTACGAGACGATCTTCTCCGCGAGCGCGTCGATCTCATCCGTGATCGCGGTGTAGAGACGCTCGAAGAGGAGGTGGTCCCCGTAAGAGGTATCGCCTCGAACCTGCCAGTGAGAGGTCCAGTGGCTCCAGTGAAGAGCGCGGAGGATCCCCAACAGCTGTTTAAGGAGGACCTTGTTGTCGGGGTTGGCGGGTTCCATCGTCTCCCCGTCTCTATAGCCGCGCTACCCGGGCTTTCGATACGAAGTCCGAGACTCGTCCTCGACACCGCGCCAGGGCTCGGCTTCTAGGAGGTTCCCCTCCAGATCGAAGACGCCCCATTGGTTGTAGCGCCTTCCGTGAAGGAAGAGCGTCCAGACGGGTCCGAAGGGAAGGCTCACTCGATGGGGGACGTCCCCTTTCAGAAGGTTCAGCCCTACCTTCCATCGCGGGGCCTTTCCGACTTTCGTCTCCTGGTAAGCCCCGAAGATCAGACTCACCCCGTCCCACGGGTGGGAGTGTAGTGTGTCTTCAGGATCGGCCTTCTTGATACGGTGAAGAAAGAGACCGAACCCTCTGAAGGAGAGGAGGTAGTACCGGTCCAGAGACTCTCTACGCGAGACCCTCATACCTTCCGGATGACAGCCTTCTTGTAGTTCCAGGTCAGCTCTTCGTTCGCGCGGATATCCCGAAGCGCTCGGAACTCGATCGCGGAGATCCCCCTTCGAAGGACACACTCAGTGTTCGGCGCGCGCTTCGTAGACTCCAACGAGTCCATGTTGTAGAGGAGCCCGTCCCCCGAGATGATTGCCCTCATTCCGTTGACCCACGGGAAGAGGTAGCGATTGATCGTGGGGATCGTGAGGGTCGCCTTCGACTCGTCGGGAGGGATCGGCATCACCCAGCACCGCTCGACGGTCTCCCCCTTGAGAATGTCTCGGATGGCGAAGACCCCCCGCCCTCGGTTGTCGCTCACCCACCTAGGTTCCGTGGGCCACCCTTCCGGAGGACGCGGCGGAGTCTTCTTGAGACATGACTTGCACACGAAGGGAGCGTTCTGCTCCGAGACGTTCTTCGGATCCTTGTAGATCAGACCGCAGTCGGGGCAGGCTCTCACTGGTCGCCTTCTTCCATCGGAGGTGCCGTCACCTCATGAAGCCAATCCCCGGCTCGTTCCGCTCCCAAAGCCCAAAGCACTCCGCACACAGGATGTACGAAGACATTGTGGAGGAAGAACACGAAGCGCGAACGGCGGGTCACGGCTCTTGACTATACCGGGAGGCCCTTCCGAGCGACGAAGGCTCTCCATGGCGTGTAGGTTCGGGTCTTCGGGTCCAGAAAGAACCAACTGTTCGTCTCAGGACCCGCAATGAACAACGTCCACGCCTCTCCTTCGAGGAGGTCAACTCGGTGATAGTCGATGTCGCGGATGAAGTTGAACGACCCCGGGCGCAGGGTCCGCGTCACGAGAGTCGAAGTGGAGTCGGTCTCAGGCTTCTCGCGGAACTCGATGTAGCCGCCCTTCAGCACGATCGAGAGCGCCCACTTCCAGGGATGGGAGTGGAGTTCCTCGTCCTCGTCGGAGCGGTGGAACTGGTGGATGTAGATCCGAACGAACTTCTTCCCCAGATTGAGGAGTCGGTACTTCGTGAGGTAGGGGCCGTCGAGACCGGAGATCGTTCGGTGGAAGAGGAAGTCGAGAAGTCTCACGGGCCCTCCGGAGGATACTCGGCGAGGCCTGCCCTCACAGCCACCTCGGCTACAGCCTCATCCATGAACGTCTCGATCGTGTGAGTCGCGTCCCCGTCCGAAACCCGGACGAGAAGACCGCAAGTATCACAGACCCCGGAGAAGTTCGGGGGGATGGTCACGGAGGCCGCGGTTCCCGATACAGAACCCGTACAACGAAGACGGACGGCTACCATATCGATTCCACTTGTCCCTTCAGGACGGTTCGATACTGGTTGAGCTTCCACTCGAAGTCGGCTCGGAATTCGGCGATCTCCTCGCTGACCGTCTTCCCCTCTCGGATCTCCCCGAAGTCTCGAAGGGCGTGCCACCACGTATGGCGGTACCCGCCCCAGGGGTACTTCTGGGCTTCCTCCATACAAAGGAAGTACCAGTTGCCGTTCTCGTCGGTTCCGCGGGGAACGAAGAGGAACATGAAGAAGAGAGCCAGCTCACAACCGATACGAACACGCTCCTCGGTCAGAGGTTCGGTTCCGTTCAGGTAGAGGCGGCGTCGGCGGGCTTCACCCATTCGTACAATCCTTCGGTCTCTGTTACGGCGAACCCGTTCTTGACGTAGAACCGGGCTTGGGATTCTGGGTCTTCGTCGTATCCCCCCGGAGTCACTAGGACGCGTCGGGCTCCCTGATCCGCCGCTACCTTCAGCGCTGCCTGAAGAAGTCGGGAGCCCAGCCCCTGGCTCCTCGTATTGGGTCCCTGGACCAGAGCGCGATTCACCCACCACACTCCCGGCTCGTGGGTTGAAAGGTCGACGGTTCCTCGGCGAAGAAGATTGCTGGGATCTCTCCAAGAGACCGTGATGCACCCGAAGGAGGCTTGAATCGAGAGGTCCAAAGATCAGCGCTTCCCGAGTTCTTCGGTGAGCCGCTCGACCTCGGAGATCAGCCAGGCGAGATCTTGGGGGGCGTTCGCGATCAGGTCCGCGTTCGCCCTCACCGGCAAGCAACACGTCCACACCGTGGCGATCTCCTCGGAGTTCGACGGACTTCGGATCGTGAGTGGAGGAGTCCCGTCTGGATGATTCTTCTGCCCCATGCGGAGATAGAAAGGAGTAGGTCCTGCCCACCAAGGCTGAGGGGTAGCGGCCTTCAATCGAGACTTGATCTCGTCGATTCTACTCATTGAGAGCTTACGCCTTGGCGGAGCTTCGCTTGAAGCTCGCGGTACCGGAGAAGCCCCACCACATCGACCGGGCCAATACGACCCTCCAAGCACGAGGCGGAGAACTCGGGGATCGTGTAGGGGAGGTAGAGCTGGTCCCACTTCGGATCACGGGTTTCCACATTCACCGCGATCAAGGCGTAGCCTTCCCCGTCCTGGGTCTCTACCTCGACCGCCGAAGCTCCCTTCCGAAGAGCCGCGTCGCAAGCGTCTCGAAGAGCTACCAGCCCCTCGGCGTCGGCCACGATGTAGGCGTCATCGTGATGGGCCCCTTGGGCGTAGAGGTGGATCTTCATCCGAAACCGTACCGGGGTTCACTCCCCGAGGTCGATCACGGTGGTTTGGGTCTGGACCCCGAAGACGTTGACGAGCCAGTTCACGGTGACCCCGTCCGCTCCCGTCACGATCACGAGAAGGTTCCCCTCCCCATCGAAGTCGAAGGAGACGTCCCAGAGGGAGGCCGCCGTGTTCTTCATCGGGGCGTAGACGTCGATCGACGAGATCAGGTCAGGCAGCCCATCCGACTCGCGACGAAGAAACACGCGCTTCTGAACGTGGTAGGCACCGTTGTTCGAGGAAGACCCCGCGACCACTTCCACGTCGAACGCGGTGACCGTGGAGTGATCCACGGTATCCCGGGTCGCCATCGTAGGCACGCTGTCCGTAGTGACCACCGTCGGAGATCGAGCGTCTACACCCATGATGAGAACCCTCCTGATCACCCATTACTCCTTCGCCAGAAGGACTCTTGGACTTGGACGCAGAGATCGTTGATCTTGGCGTAGTTCGGATCCTTCGGGAGCGGAGCCGTAACCTTCTTGGCTTCGGCCTGAAGCTTCGTCGCCTGTTCCATGAGGTGATCGTAGGACCACTCGCCCCGGCGGATCGCGAGAAGCTCCTCCGCGTCGTCGCGATAGACGAGCACCCCCTTCCCGGAGCAGATCTCCAGGCACATTCTCATGAGACGAACGAGGTGCATCGCGTGCTTCGTGTCGTAGCCGTACTTCGCTTCGAGCGCGGCACGCTTCTCGTTCCGATTCTTCTGCCAGTCCAGGAACTGGTTCCAGTGCTTCAGATCGGTGCGGTAGCGCTTCTCCGCCGCGAGAAGCTCCATGACGTTCGGGTCGACCTCGATCTCCCCTCCGCTCTCTCGGGTCTTCTCGATCGTGGCCTCGTAGGCTCCGATCATCTCGGGGGAGATCTTCACCTTCTCCAGTCCGTAGTCCTTCCGGTCGGGCTGAACCTTCGGCGGGTTGAGGAGCCACTTGCGGTGGGTCTCGATCCGTCCGAGCTGGGAGTAGGCGTACCCCGAGAACGTCGCGCGGATCGCCTGGGAGAGGAAGATCTCCCGAGCCTCCCGGAGCATCCCTCCCTCCTCCGACATGAAGAGGACGTCCGCGTCCCGGACGAAGAGGACCTCGATGATGTTGGGGTTGCAAGCCGCCGCGAGGAGGCAGAACTTCCGGACGTCGAAGAGGACGCGATCGATCACATCCTCAGGCTTCGTTCCTGGAGGTGCGTCCTCGGGCTTGATCTCGAACTGTTCGAACTCGTAGGCGAATCCGAGGACGATCTCCTTCGGAGCCACCACGATCCCCTTCGTGTCGACGTCCGAGTCCGGAAGGTTCGTCCCGTAGGCGTGACTTCCGTGGTTCGCGAGGAAGATCGTGTGGGCCGCGTAGTTGAAGGGAGGATGGAGGTTCTTGGACATAGCCGACCTGTAACGAAGGAGAGACGGGTACTTACACCTCGGAAAGGCGAACGCCTTCGCCGGTGGTTGGCCGGGAAGGCGTTCGGGGAACTTCGAGGTCTGGAGGAATCAGGCCGCCTGGGCCACCGGAGCCGTCGGGGGCACGAGTCGGAGATTCGGACGGGTCCGAGGCTGGGAGGCGTTCGCGAGCCTCAGGAGCGACTCCTCGTCGAAGCGAAGCATCAGCGCCTGGGCCAGCATCGTGTCAGCATCCGGAACGTCATCGCGAGGATGGACGCAAAGACTCTTGAGAGCCTTCCCGGTCTCGTCGATGAGGTCGATGTTCCCGGCGCGACCGCGGAAGATCCGGTACTTCTTCCCCGACTTCGAGACGATGAGAAACCAGTCCTCGCGAGCGAGCTGTTCCTGTTGGTCGGGGGTGAGGTGGGCTCGAAGAAGGGCTTCGGCCTTCGCGTCGGCTTCCTTCCGAGTAGCGAGACGAGCGAGGCGCTCTTCTTCTTGGACTCGGCGTTGCTCGGCGTACCGGGCCTCTCGCGCGATCCTCTGGTCGGGCGTCTCCACCGGAGCAACGACGCAGTTCCGATTGTAAATCGTCGCGGTTCCCGCGTTCCAGTTCGCCCACGTGTTGTCGATCGTGTAGACCGAACCAGACGCAGTGACAGCCAGGGTGCTGTTGTTCCAGGCGGACCACGTAGCCGAGTTCGTCGTGTAGGACGTAATCGAGCTTGCGGTCGCGTTCAACCACGTCTGATCCGTGTTCCAACGGACCCAGATGTTGTTCATGGCCGCCATGTTGGCCTGAGTCGCGGGGAGCCCCACGAACCTCTGGAGATCTCTTTCGAGGCTCGGAGCCTCGGTAGCCGTTGAGGTGACGACCTCCGAAGCCACCGAAAGCGCAGACCCAACGGGCATCGACTCAGCCCCCGACCATCGGGGAGATGAAGATCACTCGACCCGCCTTCGGATCGAACTCCTTCATCTGGTCCCCCTGATCGCCCTTCTCGTTCGAGCAGTGGAAGGCCTTGTAGCCCTTCTTCGTGAGGTCCTCGAACGAACGGCGAGCATCGTCGACCTCGACGGCCTTCGCCGGGTCCCAGATCTTCTTCACGTCGCCGCTTCGGTCCATGATCTCGAAGAGGAGCTTCCCTCCGCGGACCTGAGTCCGAAGATCGGCCTCCGTGAGCTTCTCGACCGAACCATCGTGGCGCTTCACGTCGAACTGGGAGGCGATTTCCATGAGTCTGTATCTCCGACCGGGACTTGGGCGTAGGCGTCCGGAAGCCTGCGGACCTTACGCCTTCGCCCGGTCAGGGCTTCTTCAGATTCTTCATGGCCCGCTCGCTGAACTGAATCCCCTTCGCTTCGGAGTCGTTCGTACGACGCCACCGACCGAGGAAGAAACCGCAGGCGAAGACCGCCCAGAACAAGAAGAAGTTTCCGATCACGAGCCGGTTACGCCGGGAGATCGATTGGGTCCGACCGGATTCGAACCGGTACATGTCCGTTTATGAGACGGGGGTTCTGGAACCTGTTGAACTACGGACCCGGTAGGACTTACGATCCGGGGACGAGGAAATAGAACCTCCTCTCGATTGCCGCTTTGCGCCAGGGGTTTTGGCGGGACACATCGGGAGGAGGCAATCCTCTGCGTTTATAGGTCGCGAAATAGCCTTTACGGAACCGGGGGTCCCGAGGCTACTGAGAGTCCCCGCACGTGTCGAACTTCCCGCCCCGTATGAAGCCGTGCCACTGACAGCTATCCTCCCCTCCGAGGATGTGGATAGAGGGGCTGACGGTGATGTTGGGAAGGTCTCCAAAGTGGTCCCAGGCTTGCTTCCCGTTCAACCAACTCGCCGGAGGTCCTCCATCGAGAGGTCTCAGGAAGGGAACGGCCAAGCGACAGTTGTCGTGGATCGGACAGTCGAAAGAGAATCCGATTCCCTGACGACCGTCCATGCTCACCAGCTCAGGATCGGCCTCTGAGAGGAAGACGAGGTCCTTCAGTCGACGGGGCTTCATTCGACCACCCGACTGGCTGCGTAGGCTCGGACGAGCCTCAAGTAGTCGGAGTTGGGGGCTCCTGCGGGAGTAGCGCTCGCTACGATCTTCAAGGCCTCCTCGACGTCGACTCCGGATCGAATCAGTAGGCCGGCATGGAGCGCTCCGGTTCGATCCGCGCCCAGCATACAGTGGACGTAGTAGACCGTGGCGGGTTCCTTCAGATTGAGGTAGAGCCCGTGGATGTACTCCACGACTCCCGCGAAGTCCCAGCCGGGGGAGTGGAGGAAGACCTTCGGGTCGTCATTCGGCGCCATCCCTTCAAAGGGCCACCAGATCATGTGGGACTTCGGACGAACGAGACTTCCGTAGACGAGATGGCCGTTCCCCAAGAGCTTCTTCGGGTCCCAGCCAGGCTGGCGAACGTATGGGGGCCAGCTGTCGGCGGGGAAGTTTCCCGGATCTTCTCCGAACGCCTTCAGTTCATCCGACCAGGACGAGCGTTCACCGGTGTTGTCGATGAAGGAGATACTGACGAAGCGATCAGCCGAGAAGTCGAGGGAGAGAGCCGACTCGATCTCGGGATAGGCGAAGTCCTTTCCGACGAGAGGCATGTTCCCTCGAACGAGAAGGTGGTGAGACCTCGTTCGAGGAAGATCGATCACGGCTACCCGCTTGGGATCGAAGGTCGTGCTCACGTCTTCACTCCTCGGACTCGTTCTCTCGGTCGTTGTATCGAATCACCTCTCGGGTCGAGAGAAGCTCGAAGCTGAGAGGGATACAGAGACTCTCGAACTGAGAGACTTTCGTGGTCTTCAACCAAACAATCGCTTTCCACTTCTTCACCGAGAAGCGGTCCACATGAGAGACGCGAGCGTCGGCTCGGAAAACAGCGTTCCCGAACCGTCCCAACGGTACCGCGTTAGGCGATACCGTAACTTGGTACGCGACGCGTCCTTCAGTAGAGAAAGCGAGACCCATGTTACTCCCGTCGGGGGAGATAGCCGAGTCACCCATCTACAAAGGTGTCAAATGAAAACGACCGCGTTTCTCACGCGGTCGTTTGGTCGGCAGAGACTCGGATCTCTATCGGCGGAGGGGGAGTCTCTGGTCCAGGGCGATCAGGTACGCGACGCGAATCGCGCGGATCGTACGGTTCAGGTCCTTCGAGTTTTCGCGGCAACGCTTCTCGGCGCCGACCGCGAACTCGACTCCGCTCGTGTAGTCGGGGCCTTCGGATCCCCAACGCGCGATCAGGGTCGGCCCTCCGATCACCTTGTCGCAGAAGTAGAGGTCGTGACGCTCGAAGGTGCCGAGGAACAGGCAGCTTCCACAGTCGTGCTTGTGGATGGGGCTCTCGACGCCCGCGATCTTCGCGTTCTGGTTCATGCTTCGCTCTCTTCCTTGTACTGACGGGCCGGGGGGTCGATCGGGGGGGCCAGGATGGCCATCCCCTGGAAGCGTTCCGCAATCTCGACCGCCTTCTCTTCGGTGTACGGGATCGCGAGGTACTGCTGCTTCGTCCAGCCTCCGCCGCGCTTCGTCGTGTCGTTGAGGAACTCGCAACGCCCCGTCGCGTCCCCTCGGACGACGATGTGGGTGTGGGTCTTCAATCGCTCCCGAAGGGTCTCTCGTCGGTTGGTCACGCTCTAGTAACGAACGAGACCGCGACGTCTACACTCCGATCTAGTAGCCGTCCTTCGCCCAGCCGCCGCCCTTCAGAACGAAGGCCGAACCCCCAGAAATCAGGCGCTTTACCTTCCCCTTGCACTTCTTCTTCGTGCAGTTCTCCAGAGGAGGGTCGGACATCTTCTGCTCCGCCTCGAAGGTCTTCCCGCACTTCTCGCACTTGTACTCGTACGTCGCCACGAGGGAACTCTACTTTCCGAGAAGCTCCTTCGCTTCCCTTTCGACCCATTCCTCGACGGTCATGCGAGCCTCGGCGTCCGAAACACCATTCGCGGCCCAGGGGAGGCTCTCCCTCTCCTCCGTCGAGAGCGTGGAGGTAACTTTGAGGGGGAAGGCGAAGACTTCCGCCACCGGTTCCCCTGACCACGTTGAGACATGGTCTTCCACCCAACGCTCGGCCTCCTGATCGTCGAAGGCGGAGACCAGGAGCTTGTGGGTAACCAAGACCTCGAAGACCCGACGCCTTTTCTCCTTCATCAGGCCTTCTCCTCGATCGTCTGAGTCCCTCGGCGCAACGTCCAGGAGTCCTCGTCCATGTCGACGTGGAGAGTGATGTCGGGGAAGTTCGCCTTGAAGGTTCGGATCTCCTCGTGGGTGACGGCGCGGAGAGTCGGGTGAACGGTCTTCGAGGATCGAAGTTCCAAGCGGTAGACGAACGCCGGAAGGGACTGAGTGATTCGGCAGGGGACTCGGAATCCCATGGAGACGTAGTTCTGAGCGACGACGGGATCCGCGTTCAGGTTCGCGATGGCCCATCTCTGTACGTTGATCAGCCCCACCGCCTCAATCACGAGTTCGGGCGGGATCGCCTCCAGGTACCACGGATGGAACCCTAGCCCTGTGGTGAGCAAGGGCATCCTCATCGTACCAGCCCGATGACGCTGGAGATCGCGGAAGCTCCCGAAGTCGAGGTGGAACTGGGTCTGGATCGTTCCGATCTCCGAGAGCCAGTAGGGAAGCTCGACGCCTCTCGGCCGGTCTCGCAAGATCCCCTCGCACCGAGAAAGGGCCGCCTTGTCGAGAAGAGAACGGAAATCCGAGGGGCCGACGAAGTCCTCCGATTCCAGGAAGTAGTCGTGGAGCATGGAGGCGCTCCGATAGGTGATGTACTCGTCCTTGTCTTCCTTGAAGGAACTCTTGTACTTCGCGCTCAATGCGGAACGGATGTCAGAGCCCATGGCCGAGATACTCGGATCAGGATGACACGCGAGCCAGTTCAACTTGTCCCCTGCCTGACGGAGGTTCGTCGTCCACGAGAGGTTCGTGTGAGCGCCCGCGGGAAGAAACGCACGAAGAATGTCGAAAGCTCGGGCCGAGATCGCCCTCTGGTGAGTCTTCGCGTCGTCCCCTTCCTTTCGAGGGTACTTTTTCGCGAGGAAGTCCTTCACCACAGGCATCGACTTCATGTAGAAGCTCCGCCACCTCTCTTGGATCGCCTCTCCTTCGGGGGTGCCGAGGGGGTTCTCGAAGATGGACGTGGAGAAGTCCATGTACCTCGTACTCGCCTCTTGGCCAGAGTAGAGGGGCCAATCCTGGATCGCCTTCGCCGCGAGCATCGAGACCCCCTCGACGAAGACCGTGGTTGTCCCGCAGTCTCCGATCGAGGCGTGTCCGTATCCTCGGAAGTACTGATCGATGAACTTCCCGGAGCCTACCTGGCGAACCTTCTCCAAGTGGGAAGCGACGAGCGCGGGGCTCCGACTGTAGAGCGCCTGGATCATCGCCAGGTCTTCCGGAGACATCGAGTTCCGCGAGACGGCCTCGTTGATGATCTGCCTCCAGGCTTCGATGACCGAAGCTTGGATGTCCGGCTCGATACCCTCCCAGGACCCTTTGAGGCCTCGACGATCCGATAGATCTTCGACGATCTTCTGAGCCGCTTCCGCCCCGACGTTGGTGAGAGACTCCAAACCGTCGAGGATCGTAATGCTGGCTCTGGTCATGGCGAGACGTTACCCCCTTAGGGTGTCTCGTAGACGGGGCTAGCTTTCGATCTCCGGGAGCGGGAGGTTCCCGTACCGGGAGTAGTGATCGAGGAGGGGAATCAGCTCTTGGGTGAACTCCGGGGCGAGAACGATGGACTTCTCGTCTCCTCGTCGGAAGGACAACGACCCCTCGGCTTCTTCGAGGGAGAGCTTCTCGCCTTCGTCGTTCTCCAGGTCGTAAGCGCGGAGACCGCGCTCAGTACGAAACGTCCGACGGATCGTCATGGTGGATACACTTCGCCTTCCGGTCAGCGTCTCTCCCCAACGATAGCGCGACAACGACTTTGATACGAGCCCTCGCGGCTTCCGCGTAGACGGGAGGCCAATTCATGATCATGTCGACCAGAGTGGCCTCGTTCGCTTCCTCCGCGATCTCGAAGGCGTGGATCCGGTACGCTTCGAAGGAAACGGCCGGGGTTCGGTACGGGGACACCTCGATTACTCTTGGGTGGCTCCGCGAACGAGAGCGAGAACGGACTCTCGGAGGTACATGAACTCGCCGTGGGTTCGGACGACGTCTCCCTTCGATCCGTAGATCACGACGGGGTTCCGGTTCGAAACTCGGATCGCCTCCACGCCTCCGGATTGACCGTGGAGGCGGATCTCCAGATCTTCGTCCGCGTAGACCTGTCCGTAGACGGAGCTGGGCTTCCCGTAGACTTCGAGGACGAACTCGAAAAGGCGCCGCCACGCGCTCATGTTCGTCTTCTTCCACTCCGGTACGCCCTCGACCGACTCGAAGTGTCGATCGACGATCTGATCGAGGTCGACTCGACCGACGACGTCCTCCGGACGCTCCTCATGGAGGGGGGCGACGACCACCGCGACCCTGCAGGACTCCCGGACGTCTTCGGCCAGACTGTGCAACGAGGCGCGACTCGACATTCTCAACTCCTCACGGGTGGAAGAACCCGTATGCGATCAAGAGCATTACGCCCCAGATCAAAATCGAGGGGATCCCGTCCCCCGAAGCCCGATGGAAGGAAGGGCCCCTTCGAGGTCCCTTCCTTCGCGAGCGTCGCTCAGAAATCGAAGTCGCTGGCCCCACCGTAGTCCTCGTCCGTTCCGAAGCCCGCCGAGGCGAGCGCCGACTCCGCGTCCCCGTCCATCGAATCGTCGATGTCGTCGGACTCGAACTCGTCCGGGCCGTCGCTGAAGTCCGGGTCCTGGCCGTCGTCCTCGATCTCGAAGAGGTCGGAATCCGGGACGATCTCTTCCCCGCGACAGACCTCACACTCCTCCAAGATCTCTTCGGAGGGGCGACCGCCGTCGTGGTTCGTGTACGACGGGGCGGTACAGCCAACCGTGACACTACCGAAGCCCTTACAGCCGGGGCAGAGCTGGAAACCATTGGGGATTTTCCGGGTCGAGTTCGTCATCGTCGTTCTCCGCCTGTGTAACGAACGAGGTCCGGATCTTTACACTCCGATCTTCGGAAGTGTAAACGAGACCCCGTCGCTCGTTACATAGGCGGAGAGAACGATGGCTACTTCGAAAGGTACCTGTGGGGCGTGTTTCCGGCCGGTCAGCCTCAACAAGGAGGGGCTACTCGTTCGCCACGGATGGTCTGAGGCCGGCGGGCAGCGCCAGGTCGGAACCTACGGGAACGTCTACCACGACGGCGCGTGCTTCGGGGTCGGATGGAAGCCTTACGAGGTTTCCTCGGATTGCACGAAGGCCTTCTTGGCGGAGGTCTTGTTTCCGATGGGTCTGTCGACCCAGGGCGACCTCGAACGCCTCGCGACCTTCCCGGACCACATCTTCTCCGGGAAGACCCGGTTGACCCGACAGACCACCAACGAGTGGGACGGGTACGCCTATTGGCAGGCGCTCCTTCGCCACGGAGATATGTACTCGATGGACGTCCCGAGCTACGAGACCTACCACTCGATGATCGTGTCCAAGACTCAGACGAGGTGGACCGAGATTCTTACGGACGCCCTCTATTGCTGCAAGATGATCCAGGAGTGGGCCCCGTCGGAGGTGAAGACCGTCGCGAAGAAGGCCCCTCTGGTTCACTTCCGGAGTCCGCACATCACGTACTCCCCGTGGTGCCGCATGTCTCGGTGGGGGAACAACGGCGGATACCACCTCACCGATCAGAAGGGTGAAGTGACCTGCGCGAAGTGCCAGAAGCTCCTCGCGCGAGCGGAGCCCTAGTCTATCCCGAAGTGAATGAAAATCACTTGGCCGGCGATCAGGGCGAGCGCCGCGATCAAAGCGACTCCCGAGACTTCGAGGGCGAGGTACGCGAACTCGGGGACGAGAGCGCCGACGACCATGACCCCGGAGAAGAGAAACGCCACGCTCGAAGCGACCGTCAGGGCGCAGCCCATGCCGGTGGAGCGGATCTCCCTCACCTTCATACGACCGCTTCAGCTTCGAGGCGTGCGCAGATGTGGCAGAGGTATTCTCCGGGTCGGCCGATGTAGACCGACCCGTCGGGTCGCTTGCCATCCGCCGGGATACGCTGACCTCGGTAATGGCAGTCGCTCAACTCCGCGTTGAGTCGCTCACGTTCCGGAGTCATGAGTCGCTCGTTCACTTCTTCGGATCCTTCTCTTCCTTCGACATGTCGAGGAAGGCCGCCCCGAGATTCTCCAGTCCGTCGAGGACTCCGTTGATGTCTCTCCGAGCGACACCGGTCTCCTCGTGAAGGAGGACGACCAGCGCCTTCCGGTTCAAGCCGGACTCGACGAGGGTCTTCACCGCCTTGTCGATCTTCCGGATCGCTTCGGCGAGGGACTTCGCGTCGTTGGGTGTGATCTCGGGGAGTTGGGCTTCCGTCTTTGCCATGGTGACCTCAGGCGAAACGTTCGGGCCGACGTCCCATGAGGTTCATCGGTCGGGGGAAGGTACGTTGAAGCTTCTGGAGGAGGAGGTTGTCCACGACGACGATGTCGGGATCGTCCATGAGAGAGTCCGCGACGTCAGCGACCTCCCTCTCGGAGAGGGCCGCGTCGGGATCCGCCGCCTGAATGATCCGAGCCCGTTCTTGGGCCCAGTCCATCGCGCGACCTCGCGTCATGTCGACGAAGATTCGATCTCCGACCTTCAGTCCGACGTGAGGCCAGTAGGGCTCGTATCGGTCCGAACCGAAGTCGATGTGAGACAGTTCCGTTCGAGCCCACCGATCTCCCAGCGTGGGGTTCGCGAGGATCCCGAACGGTGTCACGCCGTCGCGGCTGTTCCAGACGTACTCGATCAGAGGGTCCGGACCGGTCCCTGCCCTCGAAGCGTACTTCATGAGGGCGAAGGCCTCGGCGTGAACGTACTGAGGCTTCAAGGGGCCTCCTCCCCGGACCGAGAAGCCGTCACCCCGGTCTGGTTCTGGTACTTCGAGCCCTTCGACCCGTAGGGGTACTTCGCGGGCCCGAGGAGCTTCTGGAAGCTGACCTGACAGATCGAGTCTCCCTCGCGAAGCTCGACCGGCGGGCCGGCGACGTCCAGCTCCAAGGTGATGTACCCGGAAAAGCCCGGGTCGAGGAAGCCGGCCGTCGCATGACAGCGAAGCCCGACCCGAGCCCAGGACGACCGGCCGTCGAGGCGAGCCAGGAGGTCGTCAGGGACGGCGATCTTCTCCCTCGTGCTGAGGAGGTAGAGAATCCCCGGACGGAGAACCCATCTCACGCCCGAGGCGTCCCCGGAGATCGGCGCGACCTCTCTCATCTCGGAGGTCCCCGGTCGAATCGGCTCGGCTCCGAAGCCCGGAGCCGAGACCTGCATCAACGGCCCCTGGACGTGAAGATCCACGGAGGCGGGCTGGACCTTCCCCTTCTCGCGAAGCTCCTGCCAGTGGTCGGGGAAGAGCTTCTTCAACTCGTGGTTGATCAAGACGTCGTTGAGCATCATTCGAACGGTACCTCCGAAGAGGGACCCTTACGCCGCCGAGGATTCCTTGTCGGTGAGCTTCAGAGGAATTCCTCGGCGGAATAGCTCGTTGAGAGCCGCTTGAGGGATGGCGAGCGCGATGTCCCGCTTCTTCGGATCGGAGAAGAACCCATGGAGGCGACCCTTCGCAAACTCCTGGAGGTCATCCGAGTGGCGTTGCCTACACCACATGAGGGCCCAGATCTCGTGGACGTCGTTATCGTCGTCCTCGTTCTTCGCCGACGTCCGGTAAGGGCCGTCTTGGATCGTCTCCGGGTCCTCTTGAACCGTCGGCGGAGCTTCCTCTTGGGTCGTCTCCGGGTCCTCGCAGCAGGTCGAGTGGTCGTGGGTCGGAACGGTCTTCCCGAAGTACGCGAAAACGGCTCGCTTCGCGGCTTGGTATCGACTTCGAGCCCAGATCAACCCGACCCCCAAGAAGGGGACCACGCTCATGATCGCAATCAACTCGTCCTGACAGAAGTGCATATCGTCTCCCCTCCTGTAACGAACGGGGTCCCGGTCTTTACACTCTCGGCACCCCTTAGGTATGACCTCGATTTTCCTCGCCGGAGACAGCCAGTCCGTGAACCCGGGCGGAGCCGCCGAGCGGGCTCTGAGGGGGTTCGGGTACGCGACGAGCCGAGTCTCGAACATCGGCATGGGACCCTACGACTACGTTCGGATCTCCGACCTCTGGAGACAGTACACGAACGGAGTCGCGAAGGCGAAGCCGGCTCTGATCGTTCTGATCTTCGGGACGAACGACGCTCCGAACCAGCACCTCGAAGACGCACTCGCGAAGCTGAAGAACTCCGTGAAGCCGAAAGTGATCCTCTCCGGACCCCCTCAGTACCCGAACGCTGAGCATCAGGTCCTGGGGGCTTCAATCAAAGCCGTCTACGCGAAGGTCTTCGGCGTCGACTACTTCGACAGCTACCCCTTCACCGATCCCTCGCTCCCCCGAGCCGCCGACGGGCTCCACCTCACCGTGAGCGGAGCGACTCCATGGGGGAATGCTATCGCGGCGGAAGTGGTTCGGCGGGTCCCTCCACGTTGAGGAACATCCCTTCTCTTACCCTCCGAGGAGATCGAGGATGTCGATCTCCTCGGCCTCTTCGATCCCCTTCTTCTCGAAGGTTTGGATCGGACGGTGATGGGGGGTCAACCCGTACTTCTTGATCGCCTCGCGGTGGACCTTGGATCCGCCGTACCCCGCGTTCACTTCCCACTCGTAGTGAGGGAAGTCTTTTGCGAGCGCGATCATGTCGTTGTTCCGATACGTCTTCGCAACGATCGAGGCAGCCATGACCGACGGGTACTTGTCGTCCGCCTTCTTCTCCCAAGTCACCGAGAGGTTCGAGGGGACGACCACTTTCCGGTCACACGGGCCGTCGATGAAGACGTCGGGTAGCTCCTTCCAGAAATGACGGAGGGTTGCGGAGATCCCTTCTCTCCACGTCTCCCTCATCCCGATCGTTCGGATCGCGTCCACAGTTCCGACGAACCGGAAGACCCCTAGGGCGTGTTTCTCGATCAGGACCAGGGCCGCCCGTCGCTTCCCGTCTGAAAGCTTCTTCGAGTCGCGTAGGAGCCCCTCGCACTTTTTCGCGAAGTCCTCCTCGTCTTCGACCAGGACGCCTGCGACGTAGAAGGGACCGGCCCAAGCTCCGGTCCCGCTCTCGTCGATCCCTAGGATTCGATCTGCCATCTCAGGCTCTACGACGCTTCACGAACCTTCGGCCGCTTTTCGCGCGATCGCCCGACGCGTTACCTCGGAGAGCATGACGCGTCGTCTCTCGTCTCGCTCCTCTTTCGTACCGGTGTTGTCGGTAGCCGACAACAGGGCCTGGTCGTCCCACTCGGTGTTGTCGCGTACGTCGACCTGGAGCGAGTCGTGACCTGCGTTCAAGTCGAAGCCGTACTTCCTCTGAAGCTCGGCGACTTCCTGTAGAAAGGCCGCGACTCGCTCTGTGTGGACTTCTCCCGTTTTCTCGTTGATCAGATACTTCATGGCTTCCTCCTAGATTCGGACTCCGCCTCATGCCGGGGAGGTCGACCATGCTCTTCTTCGAACTTCTTCGCCGCGTACTCCGAGCGGGTAGCGCGGCGTTCTTTCCATCCTTCGATCCGTTCCTTGCGGCGGATCTTTCGCTTCACCCGACTCATCCTCAAGAAGCAGTTACGCCCCGAGGAGGAAATCGAGCGCCCGATCGTACTGATCGAAAGTCTCGACGGTCTTGCTCTTGTTGGAGCTGTCGTACCGCGTCGCGCGGAACTTGACCTTCGGCGTCTCGGTGAGATTCGAGATCAGAGCGTCGACTCCGCCGACGTTCGTCTGGTAGAAGAGGGTCGTCTCGGAGACGTAGTCCTTCGTACCTTCGAGCACTTCTTCCTTCGTGGGCTTCCTCATTGTTCGAGATCCTTTCGATCCTGGTAACGGGCGAGGAGAGCTTCTCTACACTCGCTTCTTGCGCTGAGGCTTCTTCTTGGGGAAGAGGCCGCGAGGAACCAACGGCGGAGGCGGGATCGAGGACGGGAGAGGAGCGAGGGCGACCGGGCTCAGGCAGGCGTTCTCGTGGACCCACTCCTTCCCCGAACCCCACCCCATCGACCGGAAGACGAAACCCTTCGGAGGGTTGACGATCCGAAGAGTATGACCTGTCGTGGAGAAGGTTTGCTCCCCGTCGTCCCAACTCGGACGTTCGTGCTCGACCTCGACCCGTGACCAGAACTCCACCGTCTGGTCGCACAGACCACAAGTCACTCGAAGATGGAAGTCGACATTCTCATACATGACGTCAGGTCACGTTCTCGGGGACGATCCCGAAGAGAGCCTCCACACGCTCCGGAGTCGACATGTCGTGAAGCGGCTTCGGATGGAAGGGCCGAAGCTCGTTGCGGACGTACCGGAGGGTCCCCCCGTTTCGACCGTGATGCTTCGGGGGAAGTTGTTCGGCTTCCTCGGGCGTGTACTTCCGTTCGACCTCGACCTCGACCCGAGTGACGAAGGCTCCGCGCCGGAAGTGTTCCGGGTAGGCGTCGAAGTCGACCCCGACGCTCCGGAGCATCTCTCGCTTCTCCTCGCTCGTTTTGTTGAGAAGTTCCTTGTGATGGAAGCACGTCGAGGCCGCCATCGTGTAGGAGTTCTTCCGCGCATCCAGCTCGCGCCAGAGCAGCGTAGCTGCCGCGTCCGCGATCGTCGGGACCGACCACGCCCGCGAATCGAAGAGAGGAGACTGGCCCGCCTTCTCCGGGATCCGAGCGTCGAGATTCCGAGCGAACCACGACGAGGCGAAGGCCGCCGTCATGGACGCGATCTTCTGAGCCCGAAGTCCGAAGTAGCCGTCCGAGTCTTCGTTCGGCTGAAGCAGCACGAGGGAGATCTCGTCCGACTGAGTGTAGCCGACGCGAGCCCCGGTCTCGGCGACGAGCGCGCAGGTCAGATCGTACATCATCGACGACAATCGGACGTCGTACGGACGTTCGAGGTCGCGGGTGAACGCGGAGAACGCGCGCCCGTCGAGACGGATGCAGATCGGGTACGTCAGGCGCCGAGCGCTCTCGACGCCTTCAAGCTGCTTCATGTGATCGCCCAGAGTGTCCATCATTCCCATCTTACTCTCCGCTCTTGAAGTTCAGAGGATCCGGGTAGACCAGGAGCGTCACCGGGAAGACGAAGAGATCCTCAGGACGACGACCCGACGCCAGAAGACGATCGCGGTGCCAGTTGACGTCCCCCATGTCCTCCATGAAGGTCGCCCCCTCGATCATGGGTACCTCGCCCGGGGTCGCCTCCGCGTCGGAGAAGCGGTACCAAGACGAATCCGGCTCGGAGCCGAGTCGGATCGCGTAGACCGTCGGCATGCTCATCAGCACTCCAGCTTGAAGAACCCGGGCTCTTCGAGGGCGACGCGCGCGAGCCGAGCGCCGAGCCTGCAGATCGCCTCGTGGAACTCGCTACTGAGATGGTCCGCCGCGTAGTGGTGGGCGAACTCATGGAGGAGGAGGCGGTTGATCGCTTCGAGGTTCGGCTTCTCGAACCAGTCACGCCCGAGACGCCCCATGTTGAGGGTCAGCTCGTAGCCTCCGAAGGTCGCCGCGAAAGGCCAGGTCGCTTCGCTCGCGATCGTGATGTGGAGACGTCCGGCGCCGAGGAGTGCTCCCGCGAGGCGTTCGGCGTAGCTCACGACGGCCCGCATCCCTTTCGTGTAGTCCTCGGGCTTCACGATCTTCAGGTCTCGACCGTCCTCCGAGTAGGGCTTCGGGCTCGGGGTGACCTTCCCGCTCGGGAGCGCGGCCCCCGAAGAGCGGATGTTGTCCCAGACCGCGCGCGAGAACGTCCCGGCCTCGATCACGGCGTAGCCCTGAGAAACGGCGATCTTCGTGCTCTCCGGATCGCTCGGGTCGCGGATCACGCGCTTGTCGCCGTACCGATGGGTGAGGATCGTGTTCACGACCTCGGGGGCGACCTTGTCGTCCGAGAGGACGTCGTTCGTCCAGGACGCTCGCGCTTCCTCGGGAGTGATCTGGTCGACGCAGGCGTTCAGGACCTCGGTCCGGATCTTCCGGAGGTAGCTCGGGGTGACGTTGTCGCGGTCCGTGTTGAGGGGGACCTTCTGGAGGACGTTGATGTGCCAGGCGTCATCGGTCTCGACGACGGGGATCCCCATCTCGTAGAGCGTCGCCTTCTCACCCTCCCGCGGCTTGTAGACTTCGATCGTCGTCTTCCGCGCCGTCGGACGGAGGTAGCCCTCTTCGTCAGCGATCTCGGTCGGGAGCGTCGCTTCGAAGCTCTTCATCATCTCCCTCGCCCCGATCAGCGCGAAGGGCTCTTCTCCGACCTGGAGAGTGAGGCGGATCGACGGAGGGACGATCAGTGAGTGGATCGCCGCGATCATTCGCTCCACATCGGCGCGACTCATCTTCAGCAGTGTCTCGACCCGAGTCCCTTCGACGCGCTGGTACCCCGCGTTGCGTCGACCGTTCTTGTTGAAGACGATCGTGCCGGTGGTCGTGGAGATCGTCGTCTCCTTCGAGAGAGCGATCACGAGCTTCTCGCCGAGGTTGAAGCGACCGCGTTTCTCGGCGTTTCCCTTCTTCTTCGACTCGGCGAAGAGGGTGTACGCGTGGGAGAGATCCGCGAAGCCCTCGGGGTTGTCGTCCTCGACGAGGAGCGTCCAGTAGCCCCCCGAACTCGGTTCGAGATGGACGCTGACGGTTCGGACGTTCTCGTCGAGAGCGTTCTGGATCAGCTCCAGCGCCGCGAACTCGATCCCGCGTCGGGCGAGGAGCTTCGCGAGCCCCTCCTTGTCCACGTCGAACATCTGGGTCTTGGTCATCAGAAAACTCCGAGGTAGTGGAGGGTGAGAGCGACAACGGTTGCCGCGAAGATCCAAGGCAGGGCCCAGATCAGAATGAAGCAGCCGATCCCGAAGGCGCCCGCCCCGAGGAGAGATCCCGTCGCGAAGACGGTGAAGAGGGCATCAGCGATGCCCGCAAGCCATCGCTGGACTCGACCCTTCTTCCCCAAGGCTCGGAGGTTCCGGCGGATCTTCTCGTCGCGCTCGCGCTCTGCCGTTGACTTGATCACAGACCCGCCGTCTTTCTGAGAGCGCGTAGCGCCTCGACTTGCATACGAATCGTCTGACGTTCGAACTTCCGGAGGTCGATCGCGTCCCGCTTCCGCTGAGAGCGAGTCCCTCGACAGTCGCGGAATTCCTTCCGGAAGCGGAAGCCGTGGTTCACTTCGAGTTCGAAGTGCTCGATCGCGTTTCGGCGTTTGTCAGAGATAGCCATCTCGTCCTCCCCTGTGTAACGAACGAGGCGCGCTCCGCTACACTCTATTTTTCACAGGGACGGGATCAGGATGACCTGCTACCACCAGCGTCGAAGGGGACGCCCGTTGATGTCGTAGCCGAGCGAAGCGAGCTGGGCTTCGTGGCGCCAGTTGCTCAACTCCATCTCCCGACGGTACTCGTTGATCTCGTCGGGGTCCATCTGGATCTTCTCGCCGAGCGCGCGGAGGAAGTCGTTCCTCATGATGCGCGTCTCGCGAAGATCGGCCTGAGGATCCGAGCGTTGGGAGGTCATGAGACCCGCCATGAGAACGAACCCGTCTGCGATCTGACCGCGTTCCGGATTCCGATCCACGTGGATGTTCGAGGGAGTCGGGCTGGCGTTGTAGACGTACCCCCTCGCGTCGAGTTCGTAGAGGGCGAGGAGGAACGTCGTCGCGGCGAGGCTCCGAAGTCCCTTCACCATCTTCACGAAGGACTTCGCGGCGTCTTCGCCGAAGGACTCCTGGATCCCCTTGTGGATGGCGAGAAGGCGCTCGGACCCCACGTCATTCCGATTCGCTCCGTAGCCGCTGTAGTATTCAGCGGTGGAGGCCATGCCGGTGGAAGAGATGATTTCGCGGAGAGTACGGGGTCGGGTCACTTTCGGTTGATTCCTTTCTCGATGAGCTTGTGGACCATGACAGCGAGCTTCTCCCAGTCCCGAGGGTCGAGATCTCCCGCGCACTCCTCGATCGCTTCGACGAGAGGAGTCGTAAGCTCCCCCACCGCGTGATCGTAGGCCTCGCGGGCTTGCTCCTTCTCGAAGCCGCGATTCTGAGCGATACAAGACCGCGCCTGCTCCGCGAGGTCGATCGCCTCGCGGAGCTTACCCAGGGTCACTCTGATCATTCGAGTCCTTCCAAGTCCGTAACGAACGCCGCGCCTGACTTTACACTCATTCGTTCGAGACTGTCTTTCCGCGGCGAGTCGTTCCGAATTGGGAGACCATCCACTCCAATTTCTTCACGAGGAGCTTCGGCATGTCCTTCAGTTCCGAGGCGTAGACATGATCCTCGAAGAGCGTCTGAACGGACTTGGATCCCTCCCCCAAGCCGACGCCCACGAGATGAATCCCGGCTTCCTTCGCTCGACGGATCTGACCCTTGATGACCTCTTCGTGTTCCGGGTCTGGTTCCCCGTCAGTGACGATGAAAAGGGTTCGGTGTCCCTCCTTCCGGGTCGAAAGAGCTTTCAACCCGAACTCGATCCCGTCCGCCATCGGCGTCCCACCCTGGGCGACCAGGTTCCCCAGCCTCCAGGCCACGTCCTGGTATCTCTCCTCGAAACCCTTGAAGACGTCGTAGGTGATGGGATAAACGCGGTGGTACTTCGCTGCCTCGGACCAAGATATGGTTTTCACCAAATCCTTCCAAGATTCCATGTCAACTCGGAACCCCGCGATCGCGAACTTCGCGCCGATCGAAGAGAGACCGTCGCTCAAGATGTAGAGGGCCCGTTTGGTGTTGATCGGCTTCGTCCCCTCTTTCATTGAACTGGACTCGTCCAGTACGATGATGGCGGAGAGGGAGGTGTCGATCACTTCGGTCTCTTCGATGAACGCGCGGCTCGGCTCTCGCCCCCCGAGGACCGTGACATACGAGTCCACCAGGTAGCGCTCGCTGAGGCGAGTTCCTTTTCGAACACCGTGGATGTGGTCGCCGTTCTCTAGGGCTCGGAACATGTTGCGGAGCTTCGAACGAAGGTACGACGTCTCGGACTTCGTAGAGGCGACGATCTCCTTCAGGACTCGACGGGCTTCCTTCTCGTTCCCTCCGACCATGACAACCCGGTCGTCGGTCGTGGAGTAGGGTCGGTAGGGCTTCTCCCCCTCTTCCATCTTCGAGTCTTCGTCCTCGAAGGTCTGACTGAGGACGCTCTCCAAGGCGCTCGCGTAGTCCTTCAACCCGCTCGGGTCGGAGGTGATGATCTCGGCCGCCGCCTTCTTCTCGTCCTGAGGCTTCGAAGGTTCGGGCTTCGCCGGTTCCGGAGCCCAAGCCAGTTCATGTAGAACGCTCAGGAGTCGAAACGCTAGTTCGGTGCTGATTCCGAACTGGAGCTTCGCTATTCGGATCTCTCGTTCGGAGCCTACGTTGGGGATGGCGTCCTTCAGAAGAGGGGCGAGTGCTCCAGTTCGGATCATCTCCACGACCTCGGGACAAACGCTCTTGTAGTGGGCGAGGGCCTCTCGCGTCTTCTCCGTGGAGTATCCGAGCCCAACTTCGCGGAAGACCGCGAGAGCGATTCGAGCTGGAGAGGGAGGGATCTTCCGGTCTCGTTCGCGGGTCGGTTCTTCCTGGTCCAAGATGAAGTCGGCCAGGTCGGCCATCTTCGTGTACACCCCAGGAAACTCGGCGCACCCTATCCGCTCGATGCGAATGTCTTCGAAGATGTTCTGGCTCTCCATCAGAAGCGAGAGCGTCTCCGGGTCGGAGTACGGGATCCGCGAGTTGTAGTAGGGGGCGATCGCCTTTTCGAGGTCGTTCCCTCGGATCGGACACTGGCCCGAGTAGAGGCGGTGGAACCCTTCGTGGTTCGCTCCGCCGATCAGGGCCATGAACGTTCGGACGTTGATGTTGTCGTCGGTCGCCGCGATCTGAATCGTAGGCTTCACCCGACCCTGGTTGAACTCGTCCGCCCACTCTCGATAGTTCTCTCGGGTTGGGGCACGATCCGCCCCGTCGGCGATCTTCGAGAAGTGAGCGACCTTCTCGATCGCAGAGCGATACGGGAAGCTGCCGATCATGAAGAAGCGCCTCCCGGCGCTCCGGATCGGAACCATGTAGCGTTCCCCGAGAATCCCGAAGAGCGTCGCACGATGTCCGGCGCGGACGCGTCCTCCATGGAGGGATCCCTCCATGGACTTCTTCGCCTTCACCTCGTGGTGAGTCGGCTTCGGCTTCGAAGGAGGCTCGGAGGTCTCGGACACTACGAGAGACTTACTCCCAAATCCCTCGCCGGTAGCCGATCCGTTCCGCCCCATCGTGGCACTCGATGTGGAGCGTCGAGAGATCCGAGACCGCCCCGATCTTCAGCTCATCGAGACCGCTGAGCGGGAGGTAGTCGCGCCCGGGGAACTTCTCCTTCCAGTCGCTCAGGAACTTCGGGACCGCGAGCACCAGCTCGTACTGGAGACGACGGAAGAAGTCCGCGTCGTACATGTCCGCGAAATCGGGGGCGAAGTCCCGCATCGCCGCCTCGGCGGCCAGACTCGCCTCGACCATCTCGATCGGATCCTTCCGCTCGTAGTCGGCCGGGGTCCGAGGGCGACGGTAGGCGAACTGATCTTCGGCCTCGTTGTGGAGGCGTTGACGATCGAGGGCCTCGATGAACCCAGGGTAGGTGAGGAGGAACAAGCGCTCTTCGTCGGAGCCGCTGTGTTCGGACGACCAACCGCCCCCGTAGCAGGGGCTGTAGAGGATTGCGACGCTCATGCTGCCTTCTTCGAGCCCTCGTACCGGGCCCTCTCGTTATCACGGGCGGTCGCCCACTCCGCGCAGTCGTCTTCGTAGGAGCGGAGTTTCTCCGGACTCTCCCACCAAACCTTCAACTCGACGCCGCCCTGACGAGGGCACGTCCAGAGGACCGGGATCTCTCGAAGGAGACCCTCCGCCCGACAACGGGCGACGTGGGCCTTCACCTTCGCTCGGTTCGGCTTCGCGACGGGGAACGCGATCGAGCCGGCCCACACGCGAGGGTCGTCCTGCTGGAGGACGACGCCCTGGAGCGGCTTCTGCCAGCAGTCGGGATGGGCCGCCTGGTACGGCCATCGCTTCGAACCCACCACATCGCCCGGCTGGAACGTCTTCGTCATGACCTAGTAACGAACGAGACCTCGAAGGCTACACCTTCGATTTCCGTTTCCGTTCCTGAAGGAATCTCATGAGGGCGACCTGGCAGTGCGGAGCGTTCGAGAGGATCTCCATCGTCATCCGGTTCGTCGCCCACCGAGAGTCGTCGAGCGCGACCCTGTCCCAGGTCTTCCCTCGAACCTTCCATCTTTTCTCGGACATTCCTTCAGGTAGGTCCGTGTTGTTCCAGTAGGCGTAGTCCTGGATCCATCGAGGGAGACGACCGATCTTCTCGATCAGACGCGGAAGTCCGTAGGGGATCACGTAGACATACTTCGTGTATCCGCGGTCCGGATCGACGAAGACATGGAGCCCCGCGTCTCCGTAGGCCCTCACGAAGTTCTCGCTCCCGGTCACTGAGTCCACGAAGTCGTACTCGGAAGCGAGCTTCATGACGCCGTTCCAGATCCGAGAACGGAGGAACTCGACGCCGCGAGAGAAGTCCTGGAACCGGAATCGGAACCCGTAGTAGATCTTCGTACTCATGGATCACTTACCCTCCGAGAAGGTTCCGATGAAGCCGAGGCGCTCTCGACCTTTCCCGGGACAGTCATGACACGGCGTCTCGACGTAGGGGTGGAGCGGGCCCGGCTCTGGGAGAGAGGGAAGGCGGGCCTTCACGCACCGCTTCCAGAAGCACCCCGTCGCGTCCGGATAGGCGTCCTGGAACTCGCAGTAGCGTCGAGCGGCCTCGACCTGGTCTGGGGTGGCGGAAGGGCTCCCGGGGCCTCCTAGGCAGCCGGAAAGACCCTCCTCAGGAGTCTTCCTCACCGACCAGCTCCAGGATCCCTCGGGCCAGCTCCCGAGCCGTCTCGCGGTCGATCTTGAGGAACGAGGTTACTCGTCCCGGGGTTCCGCTGGGACGGGTGAGGAGAACGTCTCCCGTCCCCGTGATCATCACACCCACCGTCCGCGAAGAGTCGTCTTCGACGAAGAGGTAGCCCTTGGTCTTGTTGATCTCGATCATCATCGCTGGAAGTTCCTCGTCTGTCCATACTCCTTCGTCACCGTCACGGACGAGGGGGAGACATCGATGGTCAGCCCACCGCAGCCGCCTTCGAGGACGAAGTCGAGCGCCTGCTGATAGGTCGGGAGGGGCTCCCGACGAAGCCAATCGGTCTTCTGATGCCAGAGGTCCCCGACCGTCGAGAGGTACTTCGCGAGGGCTTCCGCCGTCGGGAAGACGGGAGTGACCGGAGAGCCCTCGCTCACTTTCTCCCAGACCTGCCATCCTTCCCCGGAGGGCGGATCGACGTCGACTAGGCCGTACCCGAAGCACTCCTGGCAGTCCTCTCTCCGAACGAAGTTGGAACCGGCCTTCGGTCGGGCGCGGCACTTCGCGCACTTCGCCATTCCCGAATCGAGGAACCCGGGCCAGGTCTCTTCGAGCGGATGGTTGAAGTCGAGGGGGACGCGGTAGATCTGTCGGCTCATGTTGCGGGCTCCACGTTCTGGACGCAGGCGGCGACCAGATGGTCACACATCTGTTCGTAGCCGAAGGTCTCGTTCAGATCTTCGCGCGAGATCTCGTTCCAGCCACAGTGACCGACGAGGGGTTGCTCGGCCGCGACCGATCCGCACTTCTCGCACTTCACCCTCGGCATGATCGCCGGTCGGGTCTGCATAACGAAGACCCTCATGGCGTCGACCTCGTTCCGAAGTCGACGACGAGTTCCGTCTCGGTGAAGACGCGCCAGACCTTGAACTCGTGAGAGACCTTCCGCGCTTCCACCAGCGCGAGTTCCGAGGTCCCGAACAAGAAGGCTTCCTCGCGCTTCGAGGTCGTCCCCGAATAGGGAGCCTCGGGATTCTTCCCAGAGTAGGTGAGGTAGAGGGGTCCGGGACTTCCGACCGCGTCCACGGCGACGTTGTTGAGGGACACGACGTAGTAGATGGCTGAAGCCTTCATGTTCAACCTCCCACCACGAAGGCCGGAGCTGGCTTTTCGCCGGGGCTCGCGTTCTCCGGGCCCGCCCATTCGGCGAAGCTCTCGCGACCGCGATTCTGTGAGACCGCGACGGTGGTGACACCGGAGCCGGTCATCGTTCGGTACGAGTGATCCGGGCCTCCCGCCACGAGGACGGGGAGATCGTCGGACGCGCCTTCGAGCGCCTTCCGGAGCGCCCCCACGGTGAGGTACCGACGGATCACCGGGGTACCGCTCCGATCCCGAGGTCGACCGCATCGCGCTCGACCTTCACGGGCGGATCCTGGATCCGAATCCCGAGTCGAGGGCCGTGGGTGCGGACGAGACGGCCGATCGCCTCGTCCGAGGTCTTCCCACAGTCCCACATCTCTCGCTTCCCCTCGATGTAGGCCATCGTGTCGGTCGCCCGCTTCTCCAGAATGATCGTCGTCATGAGTTCCTCGCTCTAGCCACTCTCTCGGCGTGAGCGGCGCGAGCCGCTTCCCGAACCCGACCGTAGAGCGACCGTCGCTCTTCGACCGGAAGATCCCGAGCCTTCACGCATCGGACTCGCTCGCACAGGAAGAACCCGGGGCCGTCCGTCGCGCCGCAGACTTCATCGTCCGTGTAGTAGGCCGTTCCGATCGGCTTCCCGCACGCGTCGCACGGAGTGCTTTCCCGAAAGCGTCCCGAGCCGGTGTGTCGATCGGTGTAGGCGAAACGGCGGAGCACGTTGCTCACGACGAGACCCTCACGAACCGGCGCTGACGAATCGTTCCCATACACGCCTAACGAACGAGGAAGCTCCCGTTACACTGTTCGGAAAGCGAACGTGGGGATCGGATTCTCCGAGACTCGGCCTCCGTCGTCCGCCCACCGATCGAGCGCCAGAGCCTCTTCGGAATACCCACGCGATTTCAGGATCTTCAGAACGAAGTTCTGCGGGTCCCGACTCTGGGGAATCTTGAGGAAGATCCGAACGACAGGATCGTACTTCATGGAGGCCCCTCCCGCCGGACTCTCCGGCCGGAGATTCTCCCGGGTGCGGCGAAGAATGAGATCCGGGTCGAGGTTCGTCCTCCGAACGAGGTCCTTCACTTCTTGGATGAGATCCTTCATCGCTTCTCTCCTACCTTCGGGAAGACCCGTAGAAGCACTGGGTGCAGTTGTAGTTCACCGGAGCCGAGAGGAAGATCGCCTTGTAGGTCTTCCCGCACTTCGGGCACACGTAGGACTCCTCGGGGAGCGAGGGACCTACGAAGAGAGGGGTGGCCTCCTCGGGGGGCGTAGCGGGCTCGGATGGAGCCGGGGAGGGCTCCTTCGGGGGCTCAGGCTCCGCAGCCCCGAGAAGCGCGAGGATGTCGTTCATGACTTCTTCATTCGCTCGCGAAACAGGACGAAGGCCTTCTCGACGGCTCTGAGAACGCGAATGAGGTTTCGGTCCTTCCGCTTCGAGAGGGCGTCGTAGAGAACCTGGTCCATCCCGTAGAGCCGACCGTAACAACTAGCCGTTCGGAGAAGGATGTCAGAGGCGAATTTCCGAACCTCCTCAGCGAGGTAGATCTCATTCTCCCACGCGATGCGAGTGCGGTTGAACTCGCCCAGCTTCCGAAGTTCGACGTCTCGTGGCTCCCACTTCAGGATGACCCGACGTTCGTACTCGACCGCGAGCCGATAAGCGCGAAACGCTGCTTCCAGGGTTTCCGAATCGGGCTCGGGGATCTTGTAGAGGCTCATCCCTCTTCCTCGTCCGGAGCGACGATCCCCGGAAGGGCCGGAACGGAGGGTCCGCTCCCGAGACGGTTCTGGAGCGACTCGACGCCGAGCTTGTGGAGGGAGAGGGCCATGAAGGCTTCAATCTCCGCCTTCACGGTCGCCGAGACCTTCTCCGAAGCCTCCTGGAACGACTCCAGAACGAAGGGGGCGTTCGACTGGATCTCCTGGAGAGCCTTCTCCACGGCCCAGATGATCTCCTTCTTGTCGTCCTTCGAGAGCGTCTTCTTGTCGAGGAGCGTCCGCGTCGTCTCGACCTTCTCCTTCAGGAACCCCACGAGGGTCTTCATCTTCAGACGGAAGGTCTTCTGGATCTTCTCCGCCTCGGTACGCTCACCGGGAGGCGGGTCCTCCATCCTCTCGTGAAGGATGGAGTTGATCGTGCAGGGGACTCCTCCGCCCATGTTGAGGCTCGTGATCATCTCTGCGAACTGGGCCGGCGAGAGATCGATCTCGATCAGCGTCTTCAGGTTCCCGTGGTACCAGTCCCGGCTGAGGCTGTGCTTCACGGAGGCCTGGGTGATCGAGAGCCGGAAGAACGTCCCGTGTTGCTCGATGCTCGAACCGAAGAGGTGGCGACCTCCCTGGATTCGTCCGATCGAGACCATCCCGAAGGACTCGTGCTCCTCCTCGAACTCGGTGTCGAGGGACGAGTTCACGGTCTCGGTGCGCTTGTAGGGGCGGCGGAAGTCGAACATGGGGGACGCCTTTCTTGACGCGAAGGTCTCGCATTCAAGTAACGAACGGGGCGCCTCCCTTTACACTCCAGGCTCGCACTTACAATCTTCCGGATGCTTCCCACATCCGCGGCAGACGATCCGGTTCACGCACGAGCTACAGATGTAGTGACCGTCCGACTCGCATTCGCCCGCCGGTTTCCCCCTCTTGAAGTCTGGGCAGGGGAACTTCGGGTCTCGGACCCCGTCCATCCACATCCCCTCGCCCGTCAATTGGGCGAGGCGGATCTTCTTCTTGGACAGTTCCTTCTCAGTGGATTCGATCTCGTCTCGAAGAGACCGGACCTCTTCCAAGAACTCGGCGCTCATGCCCTACTTCGTTCGGGCGCGGAGGAGCTTCTCGATCCGGGCCTCCTCGGCGAACGCTTCCCGAAGGTAGTTCATGAGGTGGGGCTCGGGGCCGTCCCCCGGCGGGGGAAGGTCGATACGTCCCAGGGTCCGACTCTCCCAGACCCGAGGGCCTAGAATTTTCCGGACTTGGGTGATTTCCACGGGCGCTTCTCTCGGCTCGTGCATTTGCTTTGTCCCTACCCTAGGCCGGCGAATAGTCGGATCCTTCACCCTCCCTTTACGCTCTTTCGTTCTTGATACTAGCCCAAAAATCCCTGGGGATCTTGGACGGTCAAGCGAGGGGCTCGGGGAGGATTTTCTTGCGGTGTCTCTCGATCACCAAGTCCATTCCCTCGCGAACGTAAATCGCTACCGGGACCCGAGTCTTCTCGGAGAGGAGCTTCAGGGCGTCGTACTGATCTTGGTGGAGGTAGACCGTGGTGCTGATCTTTTTTCGGGACACGAGCGACTCCTAAGTCCGACGAGAATTGGATAGACCTTCGGCGACCTTCAGGCTGAGGCCGAGACACTCTACGTAGAGATGGGCTTCTTCTATCTCGCTCATGCCCTCCGCCGTCTCGATCACTCTCGCGTTCGGAGGGATCGTTCGACCCCACGCGCTTCGAAGGCGGATACAGTCGAGGAGGAGCCTGGCCCTCTCGTTCCGAATGAACCCGACGGATAGGGTTCGAGGCGCCAGGAGCCTTCTCACTGCGGAGAGAGTCCGACGTCGTAGGGCTTTCGTCGCGAGAGGGATGTCGAGGGTCTCCTTCCGAGGAACGGACGTAGTGATTCCGATCCCATGAGAAGCGGCATGAACCCCTAGCTCGGTCTCGTGGATGTAGTAGGGGTGGACGAGGATCACCTGTACGGGACTCTTCGTTGAGTCGTGGAGGATCTTCTGGACGTCGGTCGTGACGCAGAGGAAGTCCCAGTCGCTGTCCGGACGAGCGCAACCCGAGGCGCGACTTCCGATCAGGATGATCCGATCGTTCAGAGAGCGCCCCTTCGACTCCAAGGCGTCCCTCAGACACGAGTAGGGGTTCTCAACCATCCAGCCTCTTGTCCGGGGAGGAGACGATGTTCAGATTCGAGTAGATCACCATCCCTCGAACGTTGTGGACAACCTCTCCGTAGATCCAGTACTCGGCGACCTGAGGGAATCCCTTAAATCCCTTCGGGTTTCGAAGATAGGTCCAGCTGTCGCGAGGTCCGTGAAGGTACCCGCCGGAGGCGAGGACTCCCTTTCGGATCGTCTCAGACCGAACCTTCGCCGGGATCTTCAACCATTCTTCAAGAGCCCGAGGATTCGAGAGTTTCGGGTCCGGGGCTCCTCGAACCAGGTTGCGGATCTCGGCCTCCATGAGGTCGAACATGCGGATCTTCCTTCCGCACTTCCCACACTCCGCGTCGTAGCCGAAGTGATCCACTCCGGTGACGTACATCTCGAACCCAAAGACCCATCGCTTCGACACGTACCACGAGTGACCTTTCGTCACGCATTCGCGCTCGCGGTACCTCGTGTAGGCTTCTTCAGCGAGGGTTCGGACCCGTCGGAAGCGATCTCTCAGGGTGTACTTCCTCGGGGCTCCGCGAGCGTTCTTCCGATACGGGCTCACTGAGGCCTCCGGTTCGAGAGATGGGTCTCGATCGTCCGGAAGATCTTCTGCGCGAGGTCCTTGTCGTCGACCGAGATGCGCCCGATCGACTCCTTGACCACTACACGCTTCGAGGCCTCGA